GTGGTGTTATAAAGAAGTTTTAAAAGTGTTTGTTTTTAAGAGTATGGGTGGAGTTCTTATTATGGGAAGAACTACAGTTTATTCTTTGCCTAAAAATTTGAACGGGCGTCTTGTGATTGGAGTGTCTAATGTTGGCTTTGGAGGAATGGATACAAAGGCTGATATTGTTGTCAAGGATTTAGATGTTGCTCTTCGGGTTGGTTCCTCTTATGCTAAACAGGCGTCCTGTAATTTATGGATTGCTGGTGGAGCATCCATTTATAAGCAATGCTTTGAGATGGGCGTGGTTTCCTATGCGGAAATCACCATCGTACCAGAGGTAGATAGGAAGAACATTGAGCACCCAGTTCTATTTCCTGTTGATGAACTAAAGAAGCTTGAATTGGTAAAGGAAGTTTACTACCCAAGCGGTTTAGTCGATAAAATTTACAAGTTGAGGACGCATGAAAAAAGTACTTGATGAAAACAACTCTTATTTTCAAATAGAGAAACATGATAAAGATGCAGCCAAGATTGTAGTGTCTATTGCAGATGCTTCTGATTCTGGTAAGGTTGTTATGATTTCTGTTGAGATGGATACGGAAGAGTTCAAAAAGATGGTACAAGAGGTTTGCGGATGATTCGATCACTCGGCATTATTGTTGATATTGAGATGGATGCTGGTAGGATGTCAAGGAGTATTTCTTTTGCTCCATCAGAAGAAAGCATTCAAAACGCTTTGGATCTTGCAAAATACGAAGGGAAAGATTGTGATAGCACACATCTTTTTAGAGTTTTGTTTTCCGAATTTCTTTTACAGAAAAACCTTTCTAGTTTAACTTCAAACATAATTGAGTCTATGGACAAAACTCCGTTGATACATCCAACTCAGTTCCCAGAGAGTCATCCACCAGATACCGATCCTAGTCCAAGCTATCATGGGCCAGAAACTGTTGACAGTGTGGATTATGATGAAGACGGAGAACCGTGATGAAACTTAATGATGATGATTTGAAAGCAGCAAAAGAAGCTTTTGAGCTTTTAGATAATGCCTATCCTTTCTTGCCTCATCAAGAAGGAGATTACTGGTGTGAAGACCCTGACAATGATTCTGTTGTTTTACTTTGTCAGAAAAATGGGGCGGTTCGGTTGATGATGTCTAAAGAAGATTATGAAAGCATAAAGGTTTGGGATGATAAACAGAGTGTGAAATAGTATGAAATTAATTGATTTTCTAGAATACAATCAAGTTTATGATATTTTGCGTTTGGGCAATTGTGTGCCAAAATTTATTCCACTAGAGGACTTTGACGATTTTTTTGAGACACTTTGGTATGATTATTTAGGTCGTGCAAACTATCGCGGTGATATATACAGTATCATTCAGAGTCAATTAGTTAGAACATACGGAAAAGATATAGTAGATATCGAAGCAGCCAAGCAGGTTGCGAATGAAATTGAGAAGATGCTTCCTGAACCCACGAGCAATTGTTATACGGATGAATGGGTGGAAGCTTGGGAAGAAGATAACGTTTGAATTATTGGGGCGTCGTTCAATTGGCTAGGACGACGGATTTTGATTCCGTTAATTGAGAGTTCGAGTCTCTCCGCCCCTGCTAAGAAAGGAAAAACAAAATGAAGATTCTAAGCAATAAGATTTTGGTTGAAGAGCTAGAGCGTGAGGAGCGAACAGAGGGTGGACTTTACATCGCTCAGACGACCGAGGAGTTTGTCAAGCGTGGTAAGGTTATCGATGTTGGTCCTGGCTTCTTGTCGGAGCACGGTATTCTTCCAATGGTTGTTAAGAAGGATGATATCATTCGCTATAATCCAACAGGGCGAATTGAGATTAAGCTTAATGGTCGGAAGTATTATCTTCTCGGTGAAGAGAGCGCTCTTTTGGTGGAGTAACAATGACCGAAAGAGTTAAGTTTCCCGAATTTGAGTTGGTTGGACCAAAGTGTAAAGAGCCTGGATGCGATGGAGTTCTTGTATTCACGATGGACAAGCAACTTCGACATTGTTGGCATCAGTGTTCTAAGTGTAATAAAAAATTTGGGATGAATAAAAATGACGATTGAGCCTAAAATCATCATTAAATTTCTGGAGATGTCGCGCCAGATCAAAAAACTAAAAAAGAAAGTTCGACGCCTCAAGAAACAACTTAAGAAGTAAAAACAAGCTAACGTAGCTCAATGGTAGAGCCCCAGTTTTGTAAACTGGATGTTGAAGGTTCAAGTCCTTTCGTTAGCTCCAATAAACAAAGGATAAAGTATGTCAATCCCTTCCGATGATTGTTGTTGTGCGATGATGCATACTCATTCCACAAGAAGGTGTGATTGTGACAACGATTTTGATTGTCCGGATGTATTAGTATTAAGGGGTGGAGATGTTTTTGCTTTACCCATTCGAGATGGTGGGAATTCTTTTGTTTCGATCAATTATTGTCCTTGGTGTGGTGCAAGGGTACCTAAAATAATTGTTGATGATTTTTTCTTTTTTGGTGCAACAAGCGGGCTTCCACCAGAGCCATTTGAAGAAGCTTTCTATCTTCAAATTCAAGATTATGAAAAACATAAAGTTGTTTACGCGGTAAAAGCCATTAAGAATGAATTCAACATTTCGAATACAGAAGCTTTCCATTGGGTGCGCGATAGTGTTAAGCCCTTTACCATTCCACTAGGACCGTTTCCTCAATCAGAAGCTGAGCAGATGAAACATCGTTTATGCCAGAACGGTCTAACTGTTGCATTGGTTTCTGTTCCAGGAGGCGAAAAAGTATAGCTATGTCAACTGAATATATTATCGAAAACAACAAGAAAAAAAACTATATCTATGCTACTCGTAGATTTGGTGACGTAGAACCTTCTGATTTGTTTGGAAGCATTCGTGACGTGGCTAGAAAACTTTACAAAAAGCTTACACCTTGGTATGCTACATTTGATGTAGATTATTACTGCAAGTATTGTATCTGTCTAGCTGATATGTTTGCTGAGTTTACAGCAGGATGTACACCAGACGACATTGAAATTCATCCAGATGATTATTTCCATTATCCAATGGAAGACTGTTGGGCAATGTCATTGTATATGGATGTAAAGGATGTGGATAGGTATATAAAAGAACATAATCATCTAATGGATCTTTTGGTTCGTTCTTTCATTGAGGAATAAATGAGAACAGTAGCTGGAACCATAGCTCTTGTAAACGAACATTTGGATTATGTTTTTCTTATTTGCGACTTGCCGGAAAAGCATAAATGGTGCGACAAAAAGCTAAGGGTTTTGTGCAGCAAAAACAGTCGTTTATCTAAACGGAAAAAGCGGCATGCGCGTGAGCTAATTGAAGCTATTCGTAGCGATTGTCCGATGTTTACTATTGAATCAACCGTATCTTTGCTGCGGAGGTATAAAATAGAAGCTGAAAACGACTGTATGAATTCTGCAATCTATTTTGCGTCACAACAAATTAAACAACATGAAGATGAATTATGTCTTTTTTATCTCACAGCTGCGTCGGTGTGATAATGGAAAGTTTTGATGATAGTATTGAGAAAATTCTTATTCATCCATCTAGTAAAGAAGATTTTATTGCCCTTCTAGGGGAAAAAGTAGAACTAGTATTTCAATCTAATCCTTGGTTAGGAGTTCCTGTCCTATCTGATTCTAATTTGTCGTTAAGTATTATTTATGTTATCTTTCGAAATGGAAGCGTGAGATGTTATGATGTTTTTACGGGGATGTCAATACATCAAAGAAAGACTGAACAATGAACTTTACTCTTGGCGTTACAGGTCATCGTCCCAATGGTTTGCCCGGAGGGTACGATGAAACCCATCCGTTTTACACATGGCTTCGAAATGAAATTCGCAATAAGATTTCACAATTGAAACCCTCGGAAATTATTACGGGAATGGCGCTTGGTGTTGATCAGATTGTTGCTGAGATAGCTATTGAATTGAACATTCCTTTTGTTGCAGCCGTTCCTTTTGAAGGGCAAGAATCGAAGTGGCCACAAAGTTCAAAGGAAAAATATGATCAGCTTCTTCGGAAAGCTGAAGAGGTTGTAATAGTTTCTGAGGATGGGTATGCTGCCTGGAAGATGCAAAAAAGAAACGAGTGGATTGTAGATAACTCTGATGCGATTTTAGGTATATGGTCGGGGCTCAAAGGTGGGACTGGCAACTGCCTTGAATACGCTGAAAAGAAAAATAAAACCATTCATCGAATCAACCCAAATTATTGGGATAAGTAGAGGGTATTATGGGTGACAAGAAAGAACACGATCCTTTGAAATTAGTTTCCGAGTATATGCTTGATGTAGATGAAGATCAGTTGTATAATGATATTGCGTCTGCTTTGGATTTTTTACCCGCAGATGTAACTCAAAAGATACTTGCTCGACTTTCAGAAAGGTATAATGGGCACGCTAGATGGTATCCTGGGCGTGGTAATACAAAATATGGAGTTCCTTTCTGAAGTTCTATTAATATCTTAAGCTATCTGCAATGGATAGCTCTTCAATTCAAATTTTTCACGGAGACAACTTAGAAATTCTCAAGACACTTCCTGATGGTTGTGTTGATTTGGTTTATTCTGACCCGCCCTTTGGCACGCAAAAAAAGCAGCAACGCGTTCTTGTTCAATCTAAAGGAGGCTTTGGAGGAGATAGGGAAGTGATAGGGGAATATGGTTCCTTTGAAGATTCTTTTGATGATTACATAGGTTTCATGCGCCCAAGGCTTGAGCAAGCTCATAGAGTTCTCAAACCAACAGGAAGTATTTACATTCATTTGGATTATCATGAAGTTCATTATGTGAAGGTTTTGATGGATGAAATCTGGGGACGTAAGAATTTCTTGGGAGAAATTATTTGGCAGTACGAATGGGGCGCAAAATCTAAGAGAAAATGGTCGGCTAAGCATGATAACATCTTGTATTATGCAAAAGACATTAAGAGTTATACTTTCAATTTTGATAAGGTTCCAAGGGTTCCGTATCTTGCTCCTGATTTGGTTGGCCCAGAAAAAGCAGCTAAAGGAAAGACATGTACTGATGTCTGGTGGCACACTATCGTAGGAACAAACTCCAAAGAGAAACAGAATTACGCCACTCAAAAACCATTAGGCATTCTTCGTAGAATAGTAGACGTGTCTTCTAACCCAGGAGATTTGTGTTTGGATTTCTTTGCTGGGAGCGGAAGTTTTGGAGCAGCCTGTCAAGAACTCGGAAGAAAATGTATTTTGATTGACAATAATCCCCAAGCTATCGATATTATGCGAAAAAGACTTTCACCATGATATATACTAGAAACAGATCATGGGTAAGAAATCTCGCAGGAAAATAGTTCCTATAGTCCCCAAGAATTCTCCAGAATATCAAGAGCTTATGCAAATCCGCAAAACTCTTCTGGAAGCTCAAAAGATGATAGAGGAGGCGAAGGAGAAGCTTCTTGAACAGAATAAGAAGCCAAATGATCAACCAAATTTAATTATCTCGGTGAAAGATGGCGACTAATAATTCGTTTGATATTATCATAGCGGGCGGTGGAATTGCTGGAGCCTTTGCTGCTTATCGCTTATCGAAACTTACTAGAAACATAAAGATTGGTCTTATTGAATTTGGTCGCCCGCCAGGGAAAAGACGAAAGCAACTAGAAGGTTGGTTCGGTTGTTTCCCAACAAGTAATTCTCGCCTTTATCAAAATGATATCACTAAGGTCGAAGCTTTAACGGGTCATCACTGTGACAAAGTTTTTGACAAGCTAAACCATATTCTTGCAGATTTTGGCTCAACCAAGTTTATATCAAGCAAGAAGCCTTCTGTTACCGCAAAACAAAGAGCAAGTAAATTAGGGTATACATACAATCAGTATGATTATATTCAATGGAAACCAGAGAACGTTCATTTGCTTTCACGATTCATAGCAGAAGAAATTGAGAAAAACCCAAGCATCCAGTTGATTTTTGATAACGGTATTAATGCTGTAACGAAGAAGAACAAGAAGTTTGTTCTTGAAACGGAGCAAGGAATTTTCGAAAGTGATAAGTTGATTCTTGCTCTTGGGAGAAGTGGCTGGAGAATCGCTAAGAGTATTTTTGATGGATTCTCTATGATTGAAAATGATGATTATGCGTATTATGGGTTTACAGCTGAGATTCCTTCTGTTTACATGAAGGAATGGAGCGGTAGTCATTGTTCGTTTGAGCGAGACAATATGACGATTGGGCCGCTATGCTGGAAAGGTACTGTTATTCCTGAGGACCATGTTGACCTTGTTATTTCTTCGTGGCGTTCAAATGAAGAGAGATGGAATTCTGAAAAAGTATCGTTTTCTGTTACGCGAAAAGATGAGTTCCCAGCAGAAGGTTCTAAACAAACAGAACGATTGGGTAAACTTGCGTTTGTTCTCTCGGACTCTCGCGTAGGTAGAATTCGTGCATCAGAGTATTTCAATAACAATTTAGAGATATCTTTGGTTCCGGAGTATCACTGGTTGAAGGATGAGATTGAAGCTCTCAATGAACTTTTCCCAAGTTATCTTTCTAAGGGCGCAATGTATTTTCCGCATATTGAGCTTGTGCCGCCTGTTATCAATATAAAGTCGGATTTGTCAACCAAAATCGACGGGTTATATGTTGCTGGCGAATCCGCTGGAGTGAAGGGCATTCTGAGCGCATGCTTGACCGGATATATAGTCGGTGAATCTGTTGTAAAGTAAGGTCATATGAAAGAATTAAACAGAGCTTCCGTGGAATCAGATCTTAATAGACATCACGTTCAGTATGAAGACCCGCTATGGAAAGAGGATGAGGCGGAAACTAAAAATCGAGTGATTAGTGTTAAACTTTGTACCACTAAAAATTTAGATTACAAGCTTACTGAATGGAAATTTTTTGACAACGGGAAATTAGCATTTATACTAACAGCACAATATATGAGTAAGAAACAGCTAAATTTTCTTCATACTGTTGATGGTGTGCAGTTCTTGATGAAAGTGTATAAGGCGGGAGCTACAAACGCCAGCAAAATTCGCACTGAACTCAAAAAAACATTATGCTAATTAACGTAAATGAGAAAACTCATAAGATTATAGTTTCTGATGGCATTTTCAAGCAAAGCTTTAACACAGTAGAAACACAAGTTATAGCTGCGCTTGCAGCATATATTCACCGCTTTGGGGAAAATAATCCTGTTCCTTTTGTGCTTGACACTGTTAAGTCGAGCGAACACTACATTCGCTTTAATACCGGATATAGGATTTTAATTCCAGCAGGCTTGTCAGCAGAACTAGCCAACAGGATGGTTCTCTTCAATTCGCGGTGGGATTATCCTATGCCCGAAGACATTGAAGCTGACGAAGAATAAGGAACTACTCAACATGTCAACTCGATATATTCCTCTCTTGGATGTAGGAAATGTGTTGGTTACTGTTAATATGTCTGCCGTATATCATGAGGCTCTGCGGTTGGGTTTGGCGAAGAGCGAATACGAAGCCAAGAAATTGCTTGATTATTGCGACAGTTTCTTGAACCTTGGCATGATGGATATGGAGACATTTCTTTTCGGGCATTTTAATTCTGTTCATTTGTCGGGAGGTGAACTCGTTTCATCTTTGCGGGCCTTTAAAGATTTTTGGGTCGATGGTAATTGGATTTCTCTTAATACAGAAATTCTAGATTATCTATTAGATAACGTTTATCAGTTTGATGATATTGCCCTCGTGAGTAATATTGGCTTTGATCATTATAAAGTAATTCACGAAATGCATCCATTTTTCAAACATGAACATGTTTCTTGGTTTGCTAGTTGTGAAGTGGGAGCCCAGAAACCAAGCAAAATATATTATGATTTGCTGATGAGAGGCGCGGATGAAGAAGCAACTTATCTTTTCGTAGATGATCGTGAGATAAATCTCAAAGCCGCACAAATTAGATTGTGCCATAAATTTGATGTTCAAACATTTCAATTCAATTCCGCCACAGATGATCATCGTCTTTTGATAGATGAATTAGAGGATATGATCACCGAACAAAAAAGCATCTTTTAGCTGCGATTATTGACTACAGAAACTTCTCCTTATATGGTCGGAGCCAGGAGTTGAAGATGGCGAAATTGTCCCTTATTGTTCTCGATACAGAAACGACGACGGTTGGTATTGAAGGTGATGTTATTGAAGCGTCGTTTTTTCGTTTGCGTGATAACAAGCAGAAGACATGGTATTTGAAGGCTGTACATGAAGATAAAATTTCCCCGGAAGCGTTGGAAGTCAACGGACACAAGCTTGAGGATATTACTTGGAAAACTGAAGAAGGAAGACAAAAATATCGGCTTCCCGAAGAAGTCGTTCCCGAAATTGAAAACTGGCTTTATGAAGATGGCTGTGCCAAACTTGACCGAATCATGGTGGGACATAACATCAACTTCGACTACTTGCAATTGGAAGAGTTGTGGAGACGACACGAGGCTTTGGAAACATTTCCGTTTTCCTTTAACAAGATTGACACGCAGATGATGTGTGTCTTCTTGGATTGGCTCCGAGGAGTTAGTCCAAGACGATTCAATTTGGGCGCGGTTGTTAAGAGACTGGGTCTTGAAAAAAGAAAAGCACATAAAGCCGAAAACGACGTGCTTATGACGGTCCAATTATTGAAGTATTTGGAAGGCGCACTTGGTCCTTTGGTTTCAAAGTCGGGGATTCCTATTCTTGGCGAAGGTGAAGCTGTCGAAGAGGAAGAAGAGCTACCTTCTGTGTCTGAAGAAGAAGCAGAGCAGGAGCATGAAATTCGAGACCAAGCTGACTGTGAACAGGAAGAGGATGACGAGCTATGATTGATTTTTCCAAATTTGATAAAGAAAAACCACAGCTTCTTTCAGAGCAAATTTGTGAAGGCTTTAAAGCTGGCGAGATAGTATATATTGGAAACGGGCGGGCGATTGGCGTGTATCACTGTAAGTATCCTGTTCAATACATTTACGTTACTCTGGAGATTGGATAATGGATTTTTCAGAATTCGATAATAAGAACTGTCGTATGGATGCAGATTCTGGCAAATTTTATTCTACCGTTATTAAAAAGTGTCCACCTGCAAAGTTATATGACGGCCCAACAGAAGTTCGCTTTGGGCCTATTAATTCTGCTGGCTTTTATTCGCGATTTTTGCCGTTCATTACTTTGAAAGACAAACAAAATGGAACTTGATAAGTATGAATTAGAAGCTGATTTGGTCGAGGCTATTCTAAGAAGCCCAGCTGGTTTTGATGTAGGTCTTGCAGGAGTTCTTTGTGTTCGTAAATATGAGCATGAGTGTTGGGCGGTAGAATGGGAAGAGTACAATAATCCGCACTCCGAGATTAAAAGGGAGTGGCAAGTTCTTGAATTTGAAAATCCGCGAAAAGCCGCAGAATGTTTTATTGACTTGCGACGTGAAATTGGATTAGGCCAGGATAACGACGGAACGTATGGTGATTATATGCTTGGGCGACGACGCAAACCATTTGTAGATAAATGGGTTGCTCAAGGCGGCACACATACTTCGCTGAAGTCTAATAGGTAATTTAAAGGAAATCTTTATGAAAAAGACAGAAGGTCCAGGCTATGTTTTCGCCGCAAATTGTGTAAATTGTAAGTATTTAAAAGTAGAACATATTGTAGAACATATTCCAGTTGATGATAATTTAGAAGAGTGCCTGTCCGAGTATGCTACCAAGTATATCTGTGATAAGGGCTTTACGCTTAATAGCAATGGTCCTTCAACACCAATCAACTGTAGTTTTTATCCTCAGATGATAAGGCATGCAGTTGTTGACCTTTTATCTTCTGTGCAAGACAATTATGTTCATGAAGGAATGGTTGATAAATTAGCTTACGAAAGACTTAAAGAAGAACTCAAACAGCGCGATGGTGAACTAGAGGCTTTTCTAACCAAGCTGGCAGGTGTACTATGAGTACCATGAAGTTTCCAAAAGATGACATGCTTGAAGTTATTGATATGGAAAAGGGAGAAAAGGAAGGCAAGTACGAAGTGGTTGATGTGGGTGATTGGGTAGGTGATGGCCGTGGTAAGTATTCTTATCAGGAGATTGTTTTTACCCATGAAGACCATCCTTCTAAGTTTTTTTCTGTGACCATTTCAAGGACTGGAAGCTATTATTCTGAATGGAATTATGATTCCGAGTATTGGAAAGACGAAGTTGAAGTAGATGAAGTAAAGAAAGTTGAAGTTGTTCGTTATGAATGGAAATCGGTTTGAGTTAAAATGATGAAAATAGTAATTGGCATCATTTTGTTTCTTGTTGTTCTGTTTGGTGTACATTCTGCTTGGCATTATCAAGTGACTAAAGCTTGTAATGAAAAGATTTGTCCTGAGGGAATGTCTCCTCAATACTTTCGGCGCGATGCTTACTGCGGTTGTATTGTGAAACCTCAATGAAACAAGAGTGTAATTCAACTTGCGATGGCTGTGGTTGGTTGTTGGGGAAAGAAGATAAGGCGTTTTGTCTTCTTTATGGCGGGCAACTAAGCGCCACCAATAATCAGTATGTAAGACTTTCTGTTTGTCTTGACAACGAAAAGGTAAATCAAAATGAGAAAAGGTGATTGGATTCAGACGTGGACTGGGAAGCAATTTTATCCATTGGATCCTCGCCCTGAAGAGATTGATTTAATGGACATTGTTGTTCCGCTATCTAGAATTTGTCGGTTCACTGGGCATTGTTCTATGCCATACACTGTGGCGGAGCATAGCATTTACGTTGCTAATCACGTCTCTTTGGAGAATAGACTCTGGGCTTTGCTTCATGACGCTTCTGAAGCTTATCTCTGTGATTTGCCTCGCCCTCTAAAGAATCTGCCGGAGGCGGCGTTTTATCGAGAAGCCGAAAAAATACTTCAAGGAATGATTGTTGAGAAATATGGTCTTTCTCCTACTATGCCTGCGGAAGTAAAAGAGGCTGATGACCGAATGCTTGCGACTGAAGCAAGAGATTTGATGCCCAATAAACCTGCCGTATGGGGACGCATGCCGGAACCCTACGAGGATATTACTATCCTTGAGCCATGTTGGGGCGAGCGTATTCGTGTTGTCCTTTACAATGAGATTGTGCAGGAAATTGCAAATAGAGCAAAGTAATGATTATTCAAGATTTGCCAGACGGTTTTATTGTTTGTGTTAATGCTATGTTGAATGACGCTAGCGCTTGGGGAGATTTAAATCCAAAGGTGCTTGCTTTTCACTTAGAAATGAAGCGCATTTTTGTGCACGAACTTATTGCACGCGATTTGAAAAGTTTTATTGACATGAACGTTTACAGCGATCTTGATTCGGAATATCGTTGTGATTTTGCTAATTTTGACTTTTCCGAATACAGTGATAATGAACTTTATTACTGGTATGGAGTGGGGTCAGCCATCGTTGATTTCTCGTGTTTAGGCCGAGGCGTTCGAGATTACGCTACGCTTATTTGGGATAGCGCCAGCAAAGAGCTTGATAAAAGAAATCTGGAATATACATTTCTTTTTGAATTAGAATTCAAATAGGAACAAAATGACACTTCAAGTTCAAGCGTTTATAGGTTATGGATTTCAAATATCTATAGAGGATTTGGATTTTGATCAAATTGAAACTTTTCTGTATCAGCGAAAGCAAAACGATAAGTTTCAAACAGTATATCACGGAAGCGCGTATACCGGAGATGAAAATCTTGTCCTTTGTATAAAGGAAAGTGTTGCCGTTTGTGACCCAGATATGATGTTGAATTGGCGCAATCGCCGTTCTGCTGAATACTTCAAGCAAGTAAATTATGAAGAGTGGGACAAGTTGCTAAAAGATTTTGCAAAGCAATTTGAGCTACCAGAAGATGAAGTAAATATTGGCTGGCATCTTTGCTGTCAGGTAAGTTAGGAAATAAGTAAGCGACTGTAAAGACTGTTGCAGGAGATTGACGTTCTATGAAATTCTCAGACCTGAACAAGGCGCCTTATCGCAAGTACATTGTGTGGTTGCCCATCGTACTATTTGTCGTGTCCGCCATCCCGTTGTTGCTGAACTACAGACCCGTCTGGCTTGTTATTGTCAACATTGCAGCCAGTGTGTTGATAGGGGGATGGACCCTCGTCTTACAATGGCTCGACGGTCTGCATCCGGAGCATGAGCCGGAGCGGGCGCAAAAAAAAGAGCTTGGCGAAGACCAATGAGAAGCATTAATGATTAGAGAACTTGCTCTTCGATTGTCTGTTTGGATTTGGTTTGCCATAGCTATGGTTTTTTATTCTTCTGGCGAATACTTATCCAAACATTGGGGATATAAACCTTCTTTGCTTCTTGGCGTTAGCATTCCAGCGTTATATTCTGTGGGCACACTGTGTTGGCTTGCGATCGTTTTGCATAAAAACGAAATTGCCAGAATGAGTATGATCTGGCAGATTGTTACTACTGTCATGTCAGTAGTAGTGGGTGTTGTTTTGTTGCGAGAAAAACTAACGACAAATCAATGGGTTGGCGCAGCAATTGCTTTGGTGGGATTATATTTCTTAGCGAAAGAAGGATGATTATGGATTCAATGAACGATACGAAAATTGCGATTGTAAAGGCGGCCCTTGAGAAATATGGGCCAAACGAGCGAGCTAATAGCTATGCTGATCATATTGGGTTTTTGCTTAGTGTGATTGAATATCAAGAGCTTTCCATAAAAGAACTTAAACAGAAGCTAAGCAAAGAGGCCAAGTATGTAGACCCTGAATTCGTTGAAAAGCTTAAAGCGCTTTTGAAGGAATATGGTTTTATTTCCCGTCCTACGGCATAAGGGTCAATATGAATATATTTGGCACTAATATGGCGGGCCTTGTTATTTTGGCTAACGAACATGATTGTCAACTAAGACAGTCGTTAAATTTTGCAAGACAATGGGCGAAAAAAAATATCACAATTCCTTGTGAGTTTATTTCGTTCGAGCGGTACGGAAGAATATCTCACGAAGATTTTTTTCGACTTGTAGAAAATGCGATATATCTCCATCGAACGTCAGAGATAATGTTTTGTATAGAAAATGGTCCGGATTTGCTTCGCGATTGTAGGTTTACTTATGATTATTGGTCGCCGTGGGGACGGGGAGTGGAATTTCCAAGAGCTTTCTTGGATCTTTACAGGCGTTATCCTGAAAGCTCGTACGTTACAACCGCTCGTGTTCCAAAAAGAATACAACGGTATAATCCACTAAAAGCGCCGGGATATGGCCCTTCTTTCCCAGAGCTTTCTTACCCAGAAGAACCAGAATATGTTCGTTTAAATTCGTATTATCCAGAATGGGTTCACGTCTCTTCAGCTTCGTTTTATTCTAATGTTTCTGTTAACTCTAACGGGAAAACAATATTAACATTAGAACCAATAAAGAATAGGTATGATACACACCGTGCTGTAAGCATGATGCTTTAGAATTGGAGATTACTATGAACCGAAAGCTATATGTATTCTTTTCTGAAAAAATCTACGGAACAGTGTTTGTGGATGAGTCCGGAAACTTTGTTCATTATATTCACGAAAATGATGGGGCTTGGAGGTCAGAGTATCATAATCCGATTGTTCGATTTTTTGGCGGAGAAGTAGCGCCAATTGCTGTAAACGGAATCAAAGATGTCGAGCGCACTGATGACGCAGAAGATTTTGTAAACGTAAACAAAGCAGCAATTTGTACTGCGATTAGTAATAGCCAGGAGAAGGCAAATGTATAGAGTAGTAAATGTTACCTTTACAAAAGAATTTGACGCAACTTTTCTTACTGATTTGCCGGAAGATAAAATTGAAGATTTGTTAGATGCTTATCAGTATGAAATCGATCAAGAATGGGACGCGCCTGAATGGCAATTTTCAGCGTATGATCGCTTGAAACAAATCAAGAAAGCCAAAGACCTCCCAACAGAACTTTCAAAGTTTGATATGGTTATTGTTGAGAATGAAATTCTGTCTGCGCAGGAAGGGACACAAGAAGTAGAAGACATCAAAAAGCAAGCTCAACAAGACCTTGATGACCTTCGGCTTAAGATGGGTCTAGCTGAAGTTCAATGTAAGCTGCCTGGGGTTGAGTGATATCATTGATATGATGTTTGCCGCTCATTGGAGATTAAAATGAAACCACAGCCCCCTCAACGTGAAAAATATCGCGTATACAAATGCGCCTCTGGTCGTTGTGATAATTTTGAAGAGCTTCTTTTTGAAATAGAAGATCTTAAACGTAATGGGATTGATTTGAATAAAGTTTCATTTGAACTTTCTTATGGAACTCAAACTTCTTTAGCGGGGTCAGCCCCACAATATGTTATAGTAAATTCTGATGTTGACGAAGCAGAAACGGACTTTCGTTATGAAGCAGCCGTAAAACGTTATCAGTCTCAATTGGAAGAGTATCGAAAGAAGCTTGCAGAAGAATATGAGAAAGAGTTTGGAAAATGAGTAGCTTTGATAAAGCTAAAGCTATTATGCGAGACGTTGAGCTTGATGATCTAATGGAACAGGGCGCTCACGATCAATATTACTATGGGCGTCAGATTTTCAAAGGTAATGGTGTTGAGATTCACGCATGCCCAGCAGATATGAATTATGTTATTGAGACAAATGCTTTTATCATCTACTGGTATGTGGATGGTCATCTAAGTGTTTATATGAAAACGGTTGATGGAAAAGTGGTTTCACAATCTTCAGCTGAAACATTTAAGCCTTTCGATTTATCTTTTTTTGCTGAGATTGAACAAAACAAAATTGGTTGTAAAATATTAAGTGCAAACGAAGAAAACATCAATGGTTTGGTTAGAGGAATCCTTTGTGAATTAACTATAGATTAGGAATGAATATGAGCGAAATTACTCGTATTGAATACTTTGTTTATCTTTGTGGGAACCCTAAATATTCAGCGTATACTTCTTCTCAATGGGAGAATTTTGCTGTTTGGGAACCATATAGTAAACTAGAAGACTTCTTAGGTTCAACTTTATTTGACGAAAAATGCGATTTGGCTCGTCCGGTCTATATGGACTCGGATAAATATTGTCCGATATGTACTAGATGTCATACGGTTCGCCCAATTGATCGAGTTCATAGCTGGGGTGTTACTATGTGTGACATTTGTTTCACTGGTAGTTTTTCAGATAATGTTCGTGATTTTACAGTTATGGCGGCTTACAACGGTAGACCTATCTGTGTAATTTACAGAAATTATGATAGGGATAATTATACCAGTAAACAGATGGAAGAAGAAACAAAGAAACTTCTTTTGCTTTTATCTGAAAATCATCCTCCATTAACGGAAGAACAGTTTGATGTAGAGTTCCCGATGGATGATGAAAGTGAATGGATTAGACTTGGAACATCGAAGGATGGCTGGCGTCTTCAAAAAATAACTGAACAGCTTAATAAGGATTATCTAAAACTTAAGACTGTTTTTACTGATATTTTCTTTTTGGATTATTATGGCGATGACGGTGCCCCTGTATTGTATGTTTTACTAGATGTATGGAAGACTCTTTCTCAAGAAGAAAGAGAGATTATGAGGTCTTTTGTGACTGCTGAAATTGAGAAAAACAATATAATGACAACCTTACCAAAAACAATTGGAGATGACGTTTTTGATCCTAAATTGCTTAGTCGTGCAAGAGGCTGTCTGTTGGGACAATTCTGCGGTGATGCTCTGGGTAGTTTGGTAGAATTCCATAAAGAAGAAACTGTCAAGCGATTATATCCAGATGGTGTTAAAGAGATGCATGACGGTGGGCGCTGGAATTCTGTTGCGGGCCAATTAACAGATGACTCTGAGATGGCTTTGATGTTAATTGCGTCAATTCTTAAAGACGGAACATATAACGCGCAAACGGCTTTAAAGCATTATATCTACTGGGTTAATACTAGTCCAACTGATGTTGGAAGAACTACAGCTAAAGCGCTTGTAGCTGCACGCGCGGCTTTTGGTGCAGAGCTTCGTTGGGAAGATATTCTTGAATATATCGATCAACATGGTGGAACTCCAGAGAGCCAGGCAAACGGTGCGTTGATGAGAGTTTCTCCGCTTGCTATTTGGGGTGTCAATCAAGACCCAAACAGGCTTGCAGAATACGCCATTGCTGATGCACGCCTGACCCATATCAACCGAGTGTGCCATGAGTGCAATGGAGCATATATTGTTGCTCTTCATCACGCTATTAATCATGGGCATATTGGTGCTTATGAAGCTGCTGTCAAATGGTTGCAAGCGAATGGTAAAGAACCGGAAGTAATGAATAGGCTTGTGCTGGCGGCGAAGGAACCACCAAAGAATTTCTTTAGTTACATGGGTTGGGTGCTAACAGCATTTCAAAATGCTTTTTATCATTTGGTGAATACGGATACAGCAGAAAAGGCGATTGTAGAAACTGTCGGGCACGGAGGAGACAGCGATACTAACGGGTGTATTGTTGGCGCTCTGATTGGTGCTGCGAGAGGCGTAGAAACTCTCAACATGCAATGGATTGATAAGGTTCTAAATTGTCGTCCTGAATCCGGTAATCCTCTCGTGAAAAAGCCAAGACCGAAAGAGTTTTGGCCTGTAGACGCTTTGATTCTAGTGGATAAGCTTTTGGCTATTGGAATGTGGAGCAGTCAGTAGGAGAAAACATGTATACTCATTTAGTTCTAACCCCAGGCTTTGCAGAAACCGCAAAAGCTTATTCTATTATTCTTGAATACGACTTAACTCCGTGTAGTGAAGATGAGGCTGTTGAGTTAGAGTGCAATACATCCTTGGCGTTAATTCGTAAATTAGCATTAAATATGCTTGACGCGTATAATAAGAGATATTCACGTAATTTGCGTCTCATTAAAAGTGATTGTTGCAACAGAACTTTAGAGGACTTTCCAGCGGCTAAATTTTGTGCTGTATGTGGAACTCAATTAAAGCCAAAAGCAATTATCATAGATGATTTTCTTGAAATGATGGTTGAGATTTTTGACGCGCCAGAAGAACAGTGGCATTCTTATGGTTGCGACACGGATTTCCACAGCGTAACGTTTAAAGAGGCTATTGAAGCTTATAACGACCTTACGCTTGTTGAAATAAAGTCGAATGCTGAAAAGGTTTTGGCGGCGTCCATTTTTGATAAACTTCAGCTTAATTCTTCTCAATTAAATCTTCTTTTGCGCAATGTTGACAAAAGTGATTTGAGTTGGCTTAAAGATTTCAAAAAGAGATATTCTACCACAACAAATCAGAAAACAACCAAAGCGGGCAAAACGAAAAGAGTTTCTAAATGAGAATACTAAAAGTTGATTTGAATCTTGTTTTAGATTTAATTGGTTGCGGCGAAGATTATGGTTTTGATAACAGTATATTATTGGAAGCGTTTGCTGAAATGATGGACTATAAACTTTCTGATGAAGAGATTGAAGAATGTTCTTCGTGTTTCCTTTCTGAAGAAGCTAAAAAGCAAGGATATAGCCGAGAAGATTATGAAACAAGCAAAACCAAATTGACGCATTTCAGAAAACAATATTGCAAAGTTGAATAGCTATGAAGAATGCATTTTCAAACATGAGCGAAGAGTTTAAGTCTGATCTCATTTCGAAAGTTATAAAAACTTACGAAGGTTTAAGGAAACAAGCTTTAGAAAGAGCGGGGGAACCAACGCAATTTGATTGCCCTGATACTAGCTGTGGTGGCAAGCTGTGTGTTTTGAAGCCAGTTGTAACACTTGAAGAAACCGCAAAATTGTTGGCGGGTAATCCAAAATACTCTAAGAAAAATAGACTGAAGAAAAAGTTTGCAAAACAGTATGATAAGAAATATAGAGCTATGAAAATTGCCGCCTGTATGATGCAATTAGTTCAGCATCCAAAAGGTTTTGTTTGCGGTAAATGCGGGATGACGCAGGGGTATTATCAAACAATGGCTCAAAGTATGATTAAGATTGAGTCTTTACCTATAGGGGCTAAGCTTATCTATTAGGAGACAAATATGAAGTTGAATGTTGATGAGCATGGGAACATTGTTCTAAGTGAAGTTTACAATGCTATTGTAATTAAGACTGACTCTGGTTGTTATGGAATAGCTCAAAGGGATAATGGCATTGAAGTTGTAAAGGATGGTGTTTTGCTGTTGGCAGCTGACGATTCTATTTCAAATTTAATTGAAGAGAACACCCGGCTTCAAAAGGAAAATGCTAAACTTCGAATAGAACTGTATACCCAGCGCGAGAATAATTGTAGCCAAAGGCTTCTTTCTTTTGGGCTTTATGGACTGCGTGAAAGTGGCGCAAAGTGAGAGATAAATCTAGCTTGCCGTCTAAAGACTATATTGCCTTGACGCTGGCGGCTTGTCCTAAATGTTATCTTATGATTTATCCTGATGGAAAGAAGTCTTGTCGATTTCTTGATAGGTCCGTCTGGTGGTCACCTTATTGGAAAGGTGAAGTTAGTATTGCTACCATTGTAGATAGAACAGTTTATCTTAAGGAGTGTCCATGAATTTGTATATCGCATCTATGCGTGATAGAATTCCGTCTGATGCAATTGCTGTAAATACAACGTCTAGCTCTACTAGCAGATGGTCTAAAGGTCTAAGCCCATTTTTCTGCGGACCATGTGAATTGTATGGAGGGTACACATCTAAGAATGTAGAGAACCTTTGGCAATTTTCGAAGCTGTATGCTAAGTATACGGATAGTAACGGGAATCCTACTTCAGAGTATTTTGAATGGGCACAAAAAGGGTGGAACGATACTTTTGCTCATCGCTATCCTATGGGCAAAGGAGCAAAACCTCTTTGTGCTTATTGGGATGGAATCAAGTTAAATTATATTGAAGCTAGGAAACAGATTTATATTCCTTTTTATGCTGAAGCCGTGGTAAAAACAGAAGCTTATCAGAAGCTCAAGAAACTGTATTACGAGTGTGAGCTTACTGATATTTATCTTCAGGATTTTGATGGGTATGACCATAAGCTTCTCAAGATGACATATGAAGATGTTATCAACGAGCCCAATAGAAAGATGGGACATGCTTTTGTGCTTGGAATGTTATTGGAAGGATACTTGAAGGTATAATGAAAATACTACTTGATGTAATTGATACTGTTGGCAGTTATGTTGGATGCGCTGTTGGCTCTGTATTTTTTGCCCCTATTTGGGGCGTAACTGAAATTGTTAACAAGATACACAAATATAAACATGGCCATGATATGGATGAATTGAGTTATGTTGCTGTAGGTATTATGGCTGGCACAGCAATATACTTTCCTGTTTGGCTTATTGTAGCTATTATAGCTCTTCCAATTCAGTTAGTAGTATTTCTATGGAATAAGCTTTTTGGTGTAGAAAAAGCGCCGTCAGAAACAATTGATTTTGAAGAGGCAATGAAAAAAGCACATGATGGTATTATGAAAGATAGAGCCGAGCGTGAAGAGCGCAGCAAAACTATTCGTGCCGCTCTTCCTGAAAATGAGCGGAAGCTTCGTGAGAAATTGATTTCAGAAGATCCAGAATTGAATACGGGGAAAACATTACTATGAAAATGTGTGAAGTTTGTGGTTGCTCTGCTAGAAAACAGCACAAGTTACCGGAAGAGTGTATCGCAACTTTAAAGAAGGAATTGGAAAAGGTCAAGCAGTTATACCAACAGGTACATGGGTGCTGGTTAAATGAGATTGAAAATCATGCGCAGTATGTAAAAAATGTTAATAGTCAGCTTGAAATTATCAAAGCTAAACTTTATGGTGTAAAAGAAAAGCTGGGTTAGTAGAATGGCAATAAAGATATTAAATATGAATTTAGATGTGTTGGATAAGCTAATAAACGATGACGTTGGTTACTATGCTCAAGTTATCTATCAGCGTGTTATTTCCAATCGTTATCATCCGGATGAATTAGCTCATTATCTTCAATTTATTATTGAGCAACAGCGCAAAAAAGAAAAAGAAGAATGTGTTGCTATTTGTAATGAACTAGCGGCAAGCTACGTTGATGGAAGTTTTGAGAGCGAAGCAGTAAAAGAATGCGCTCAGAAAATTCAAAATAAAAAATGTTAACATTAAAAGATCACGAAGGCGTTTGGAAGAATTCAGATCCACGAGACTTATGTTCATATGGTTACTATAGCATTGTAATTGTGCGCCCAGGTCCTGATGACGGAAAGATTGTTGCTGGATTCGGAGATATTGATACGAAACATGACTGGATGATTCTTACGTCATTCCCTGATCATCGTGTCATTCATGCTGATGATAAATGGGATTTTGCTTGGTGGTGGACGTTAGCCCCTCAGATGTAAAGGAAAATCATGGAACAAGAACTAGACAAAGAAGTGCAGGAACTAGACACAGACCTCGTTTGGCCTTTCAAGACTTGGCAGGAGGCTATTAGAGCCTTGAATGTTAAAATTCAAAAGTTACAGCACACCAATATTGAACTGACAAATGAGAATGCTGAACTTAAGCAGGAAATCAAAGATTTAGAGTGTGAAATTAAGACTTTGCATGTAGAGTATGATGTAGAAGAAGTGATAATTCCAGAGTAAAATCTTACCGAGCGTTAATAGCTCCAAGTAAGTTATTTTTCCCTTCGGCTGTTTGAATAGCTCTTTCTAAAAGCCCTGCTCTAATTTTGTTCGCCATCGGTTCGTAGCTATCAGGCATTTCTCTAAGTTCGTTAATGCTTTTGCGAACGTTGGAAATTTTGATGGACCAAGTCTTCTCAGAATTCACGCAACGATAGGTAAAGCGAAGGAAAATGGGCTCGTCATTTTCTACGATATTGCCGTTTTCTTCTAGGACATGTTTCTTCATGTCGTCAAGCATTAGGATGAAATCATCCCAATTGTCGGGTCTTTCAGCGTCGCGTAATAATTCTTCTTCGGTAGGTTGTGGTAGTGTAAACTCTTCGGTGTTCATGAAGAAGTATATATCTGCCTTTGAATGCAAAATGAAATCTAAAGAAAATTAAAATGAACGATGAGCTTAAAGAACTATTGTGGGGAGTTTTGATTGCTTCTGGGATAGTTGTTTTTATCGTAATGTTATTGCTTGCTGGCGCCGGAATAACAAAAGTATTAGGGATGTAATATGACTCTAAGCGATCAACAAAAAGACGAAATTGTCACGCGTTTGCTTAGTGACTATGAACATTATGGTCCGGAGAAACTTGCGGCGGCAATGTGTGGGACAAAATACGATGCGCCAAAGAAGATACGCCACAGGCCAATCAAGTATCATATAGACAATATGCTACGGACTAAAACTGCTTTAAATATTCTTGTTGTACTGTGTTCTCCTGTGATTGTTTACATGCGGCTAAAAGAGCGAATGAAAGAAACGTTTAAAAGGAAATCATAATGTCTGATATGGAAGTTTTTATCATTATTGTTTTGCTTGTTTATTTTCTTTGGGATTGAAAAGAGGATATATGCCTAAAGTATATCAAATATGGTCAGAGGGCTATGTTGCTACTGGGGAGGATATCAAAGTATTCAAATTAGGCGAAGCATCAGGCGAGTCCTTTAAAGCTGCCTGTGATAAATTCTTCTCTGATAAACCAGCGGACTTTAAAGCTTCTTATAACCCAGACCGCATGACGTTCTGGAGTTGTAAGTTGTTTCAAGATGAAGAAAGTGCTAGTAAAGAGACTTGTAAGTATGAGCATCTAAATGACTTGAATGAAATCTTTACTCCTGATGACACACTAGAAGAGATTGCCAAGAAAATGGCAAGAATTCATTATATCAAAGACCCTGATACTCAGGAAGTTTATCTTTATCCAAGCACAACAGAAATTAGATTGATTGAAGTTTCGGATTCTATTGGAACAACTCGCGAGGTTGTTCCGTTTAGATATCCCGCATTTGACAATCTTCGTTTCCCATCTTTGATTGTTTTGTTGAGCCCAGAAGAATGGGAAATGATTAAAAACGGTGAGTTGGAATTGCCTGAGGGTTGGAGCGGGGAACCGTTGAAGATATTTGGGGCAGATAAGGGTAAATAAAGGACAGCCAGCAATGGAAAATTATGATGACATTGTACAAATTCAAGAAGTTGTCGAACGTGAAAGACATGTTCTTATTAGCGAGGAGTTAGCTCAGGATATATGGGAGGCTTATTCTAATAGTTGGGCTGCTGGTTGGCTAATGTTAACTCCAATGGATGATACTGATAATATTGAGGACAGAATAATTAGCGCATTTGATGCTTTTTTGCGATATAGGTCTTCAGGAAAAACATTGAGATTGGTTTACGAATGAACAGTTATTTTGATGGAAAGAGCTATTTTGTCGGGCCAATATGTTGTCGATGTCAATTCTTTGCCGATTACTTTTGTTCAAGGTGTGAGGATTGCTATCCAAAAGCGTGTTTATGTGAACATTGGAACTTAATTAAACCAACAGATACTTGTGAATACTGGGCGGAACGAAAAAACGCTGATAAAATTGTTGATAAGGAAAGTCTACCTAAAACATCAGATATAGAGTGGGATGAAAACTTTAAGTGCAAGGAAACAAAATGAATTCTACTTGGGAACAAACACACAAAAGTGGCATTACTGAAGGTAAAGTTGTTCTTGAACAGATCAATGATGTGCTTGCAAATTTGAGTCCAGATGAACGTACGGTTTTTCTGAGCGTTTTACTACATGGAATAAATTTCTGTCGGCATTGCGGTTCTGAGTTAAATGGTGGTTGTTGTGAATGTCAGAATGATGAGTAAAAATGACAAACATTAATACAAACGAAAAAGGCGAAGTAACTAACTTTCAGGAGTTCTTAACCGACGCTGCAAGCAAACTATCTCAAGATGTAGACGACGGAGGGCAGATAGTAATCTATACAGGCTATTACAAATGGAATGATGGAACTATTCATAAAGAGCCAGAGATTCCTGATGCTTTGGTTGAGACTGCTAAGAAGGTAGCACATCTTCATAAGGATGATGAACCAGAAATAATAGTTTTTTGGTATCCTCATCCTAATGAGATTCGTTTGTTGGAAATGTCGCCGATGATGCCAGGTTGTGGTGAAGTACATCCTTTTAGATTTGGTCGCGATAATGAAATAGGTTTTCCTGTTTGTATTATTGCTTTGAATGAAAAGGAGTGGGATATGCTTCAAAGGGGAGAGTTGAAACTTCCTGATGGATGGAATCAAGAACCAATAAGGTTGGTGTAAGATGATTAGAGTAGCTCAAAAAGAAAAAAATACAATGCAAGTTACGCCGGAACTTATCAAACGCTCCGAGGAACTCGGTTTGCAGTTATCTCAAATCTGTGATGCGATTGAAGATAGGTTTGAGGCGGTATTGAATTCTATTGCGAAATGTTTTGATGTAAAGATAGATGACTGGTATTTTTGTGAAGAGGTTGAAATTCTTGACGTTGTTAATTCTACTTATCTAGAAAGCGGATTTATTGAGGTTGAAGGGTGTTGTATAATTAGGACATCTAATGACCGCAAATTTGATTATACGTACATTCTGTATGGTGGCAAGCCTCTTAATTTATCATATGAAATTCCAATAAACTTTCTCTTTATGTCGAGTGATGAAGTTGAAAGCATTATCCTAGAAGGGATAGCCGCGTATCAGAAATATCGTGAAATAAAAAAGGCGAAATCAAATAAAGCCAAGCAGACCAAAAAAGAAAAAGAAGCTGAAAAGTTATGCGCAATTATGTCGAAATTAACGGATGATGAAAAAGTTTTTCTTAATGGGAAAATAAAGTAAGGCGAGTAGGACAAACATTATGACTGACGTTTACAGAAAACCAGGAGGCGTATCAGTGGTATCATCAGCTTCAAATAGCAAGGATTCCATGCCTGAGATTTTACTCCCAACCAGCTTGAGCAATCAGTTTAAATCTTATTTGATTGCGTTGGAACATATGGCTATCGATATTCCAATGATGATTAAGGAATTTGAGCAGGATGGGGATGGAAATGCTTTGGCGGTGAGGTTGTCTAATCATTTAGATAGAATCAATTCAGCGAGTAAGACGAGAGGCTAAATATGTCGAAAATAGAAACTAAAACAATCGGTTCGGTTTATATGCACATTTGCAATAGCGGGGCTACTATTTCAATTATAGATAGGGGGTTTGGCCCAACAATAAAAATTGGCACGTCATCATTTGGCAATATCAATAATAGCACCGAGATTTTTACAGATAAAGAGTCTTTGAAGGAATTGGTAAAATTATTTACCAAAGCTATTGATGAAGAATATTCAAACGATTATTGCAACAAGGCTGTGGCGAGAAAATGAGCCTAGTACAACATGAGCGATTGATGTATCTAGATTCCTTTCTTAAGGAGAACTATCCTGAAGAATATGGTCATGGATGTGAAGTGGAAGTTGCTGTCAGAATTCTGAAGCGTCGTCACGATAAGTTTGCAGAGATACAACAAAAGATAGAAGATATTTTTGCAGATGAACGAACCACAAAGCATAGTTTTGCTACTCACGAGACTTTGTCGGGCGTTGAAGATAAGATAGTCGAAGTGATTGATAATTGGCGCAGAGATGGCGATAAACGCAAGAAAAAGAAAGGATTAGGATGAGCTATGAACGACAAGATTAGAGAGTCATGTAGGACATGTCGGCACATTATGCGTAAGCACTGTTATTGTACTTTGACGGCTTCAGAATTTTGCGGGCAGACTAGAAGTCCTAGCGATCCAATGTGCGATAAGTATGAACTAAACGAAAGATTGATTGAGTCTAGCGAAAACAATAAAAAAGCAATAGATATGATATTTCTTGAACTTGAATACGCGCGAAAACGTTTTGGTTATTGAGATTTCTATTGGAAAGCAAAAGGATTTGTGTTATGAGTTTACTAGAAAACGCAAAACGAATCAAAAAAGAAGAAGCAGAAGCAGCTCTAGTTAACGCAAAATATCAAGAGGAACAATATGCTGTTTGTAAGGAAAGGAAAGAACTGCTTACGACTCATGTACTGCAAGAGTTGCGTCAATTAGATTGGAAAGAATCAAAACATGGAACTTTTCGGTTAGAGGTTCCTTCTAATTCATCCATCAATGATGTTTTTGCTTATCTTTACGCGGGTGAGCACAAAGTTGCGTGGTTTAAATCTTATGTGAGAATTAGTCTGGTTAATGGTAAGACCTATTATGATGCACAACTAACTGCGCGATTTCATTTATTAGGAGTTGATAAATGGTTCGAGGAGGAGGATATTTATATTGACGTACAAAGAAATACAGTTTATTTTATGCATCAAATGCCAGAATTTTTAAATTGGCTGGCGAAACAACTTTCAAAATGGGTGGAAAATGAATAAATATAAACTCACAAAAAGTTTGGGGCGTAAATTATGAGCGATTCAAGACATGGAGCAGGTGTCTTGGATATCGTTTCTACAATCGGAACTCTTGGAAGTGAATGGATTCCGACAGAAATTCTTGTTCCTAGGCTGATGTCTCGATTTGGAATCACAGCAACTGAAGTCGAATCTTCATTACAAGAAGCTGTGAAATCTGGTTCTATTTTATGGCGCGAATATGCGGGATATTATGCGGTGAAAAGGTAAAGTTTCTTTTGTGCCAGATTAATAAGTCCGTTGTGAATTGAGGTTTACATGGAAAAATCAGAATGTTCTACATGCGGTCTGAAAACAATACATGCACATTCATGCTTGCCTGATTTACGATATGAATATAAAACATTCAAGAGGATGACCGAGCTATTGGCGGAACAGTTACAAAAGGCAAACGGAAATGGCTGGTACATTGAGTGCTATTACAAAGGTGATGAACAACCGTTCCAAGCACATGGCCCAGGAACAATTGAGGAAATTTATGAGAGCTTACATAACGTTGTTTGTAACACTATCGGCGGTAAGATAGAAGTGAAGATTACACAAACACCTGGATGTAATCCAATGGCGCTGTCGGAATCGAACTCAAGTTGTGAAGTATAACGGAGGCTAGCATGTCTCACTATTGTTTTGATGGCTCTAAACATGAAGCAGACTGTTCATGTGATTGTCCTTCTTGTAGTTCTGTCATTGATGATACTAAAAGGCGCGAATTTAATGAAAAATTATCCAAACGAATCAAAGAAGAATCCATGAAACTTTGGGGAGACAAATTCTTTATTGAAAACTTGATAAAAGAGTTTAATAAGGCGGGGAAGAAGCCGGGCGCATAATGAAAACACTAAAAAGAAAAGAAAGCTGGGAACTATACAGAAGCAACACTGATTCCACCCCTCTCCCAAGAGTTGTAATGCCAAAAAATTACAAATACTCATGCGATGAATGTGAATTTAATACTGAGTATGAATGTGGATGTCGCGGCTTAGCAAATATATGTAATGATTTCTATTTTAATCCAACAAAGTGGAAGTGGGAAGAGGAAACATGAACGACAAACTATTTAAGATTCTAAGTTGGGTTTTCCCGCCACCTAAAACGAGGCGAGGTTGGGTTATTATTGGGAATGAGGTGCGTAATGTTCTGGCTTCAAAACGCGCACCAGAAGATAGACAATGTAATCCTCTCCCCGAAGACGGTCCTTTTTGGTACTGTCGTGAATTGAGTTGTGTTGTTAAGGAAAAAGCAGCGATAGGAGTCCATTACGCTGAGATTTTCGACCGCAAGTCAGATGCTATCAAGGTGCTTATTGAAAATGTGCACGATACGATAAGTGAGATAGAGCGCGGAATTCAAGACGATTATCATTACTTGAACTGTCTGAAGAAACATCTTGAGTATTGTGTTGAACATAAAGATGATGACGATGATAAGGATTTGCTCATCGTGAATGATGAGTTACCGTTGAGCGCATTTGAATAAGTTGAGCCCAAAGGAAAGATTGAAATGATCACTTTCTATTTCGCAATTACAAACTTTATGCTGGAAAAGAATGGTTTGAGCTATTCTGTAGAAAACAAAAACTATGGGCTGTATGATATCTATTGGAATACGATTTGTTCCTCTACGTTAGCTAGCACACCTGGGAAGGTGGTTGATGCTGCCCAAGATTACAAAGAGCCTATCGCAATTTGCAAAGCTGTCGTTGAAAATGATATTGCTATCGATTTTATGCAGGCTGGGCTAAGCGAAGATAAGGACCCTAATAAACACTTTTTAGCTACTGTCGTGGAAATGATGTGGCTAACTAAAAGTAAAGTGTCGGGCGCATAGGCTTGCATTTGGTTAGAGGGTGGACCTATTGAAGCCCTCTTGAAAAGGAAAACATCATGATTCCAAAGACACAAAAAGGACACGATCAGGAATGGGGAATTCTTACGGAAGAGGCGATGAATATTATTCGGGATCCTAAGAGGCGCTTTACTGAAGAGGGTCGCGCAGCGATGCAATTGTATGACATTTGCATTAAGAGGGAATTAAATAACAATTTGGTGAGAATTTATAGCGAACTTCAAAAAAAACTTCATTGATGTAGCAATAGTCTGATATATACTAACCAACAAAGGCAATATGACTGCTCTATTTACACAGGAGGTTATCATGGCGACAAAACAGACCGCGCAGGTTTGTTTAGCCGTCGTGGATAATTCCAAGCGTAATGGCGTCTATTGCTGCTGTCCAAGTCGTCTCCCCGCAAGGGTCTAAAATAAAACGTATTTACGTAAGTAGACGACAGGACATAGCTCAATTGGTAGAGCACTCCGTTTGGGGCGGAGAGGTTGGGGGATCATCACCCTTTGTCCTGACCAATAGAGAAAAGCAATAGGCGCCATAAGCAAACAAGCTTGTGGCGTTTTTGTTTTTGGGACCGTAGCACAATGATAGTGCAGCAGATTGTCGATCTGTATTATGCGAGTTTGAGCCTCGTCGGTCCCGCCATTGAAAATTTGGGTTGGTAGCTCAGTGGTAGAGCAGCTGATTGTAGAAGGCGTTGAACAGAATAGTGTTGCAACTCGGTTCAAAGCTGGAGCCTTCGCGGTTAATCAGCCTCGCGCAAGTTCGATCCTTGCCCTTCCCTCCAATTGAAAATTTGGGTTCGTAGCTCAATTGGCTCAGAGCGCTCGGCTCTTAACCGAGAGGTTGCGGAATCGTTCTCCGCCGGACTCACTAAGAAAAACTTGGGGCTGAAGCTCAAAGGAATGAGCAGTTGGCATTAAGCCAACATAGGTTGCGAGTTCGAATCTCGTCGGCTCCGCAAATATCTAGCATGTTATATATTCCCGCATGCAAACAGAATCCGACAGCCAATCATTAAAAGAAGCATTTGAAAAGTTAAAAGGTTACGCTGAAGTTATTAATGAAAATGATCTCAAAAAGCAAGATCTATTTCAAACTTTATCTCAGAATATTTCTGAAACCAATAAATTTTACGAGCAAGCTTCTAATTCTATTCGTCGCAGAGTAGATCATGATAGTTTTTTACGAAAAGCGCTGGTTGTTGACCCTTTGCCTCCATTGGCGAAAGCTGAGTATATGGCAGAGGAATATAAACGAAAGATAAGTGTTCCGACATTGTATCAACGTTTTTGTGTAAAAAACACAAATGAAGACGCTAGTTTTTATAATAGAGCAGATAGATTGGTGCAAAAGGCGATACAGAAAATAATAAAATCTGAGACGCAAATTTTACTCTACTTATTTGCAGTTTGTACAAATAATCGACTCATCATAGATTGTCGTAATGAATCGCATTCGATCAAAGTTGCTATACAAAAAATGAGAGAAGCTATCTATAATGCTGGTTTGCAATTTGATTTACCTAAAGATCACTCTATTGCAATAAGTCATTTTTTCATAAATTTTCTTGATTTTGCCGAGCTAACTAAAGATGTAGCAACAAACAAAGAAAAGCAAGAGTATATGGATTACAACAGGATTTGTAATTGTTCTTTTAACGCTAGTCAACTTGTTCCACGGGGAAGAATCTATGGTATTCCTGACCCAGAATATTTAGGAGTTATGCCTATTGTTCAAGATATAACTGTTACTAAAATAGATTCAGAATTTATGTTCTTAGAGGGGGCTTATGAACATGGATATGGTATTATTATACCTGAATTTGTTTTTGCAGCCGATATTTGATAGAGCTTTTTCTGTGAGATATATTCTTCCTATGAAGACCTGGAAGCAAGCAAGTATAGAAGCTGAACTTACAGCCATCAGCAAGTTAGACCCTAATATTTTCGATGAGGATCCTTTACCTGACCACCCTTATCGAGATAACCCCAATACAGTTAGTGTTGTTGAGATACGTACGAACGTGACTTGTTTTGATAAGCTTAAGACATTCTTGCGGTCGATTTTTTAAGATAGCAATACATTTGCATATTTTTTGTTATGACCATAGACAAAAGCGCGACATTATTTGGCAGCCAAGCATTTAAATATAGAAAACTAGTTGTTCAATGGGATCCAACTGAAACCGGCGAAACCCTTGCTTGGCAAAGAGCGGAAGCTTGGAAAGCTGACGGATTTAAAGAAGGTGACGTTAGCGCTAATTTTGCCAAAAAGGAAAACCTTATAAGAAAAGCTTATGATGAATACTATCCTGAAGGCAAGGAATCTTTTGAAGAGGCTTATAAGAATACACTTGAGAAGGCAATGAAGGAAGTATCTGTAGACCATTTTTCTACATTGCGTACAAGCAAAAACAGACCCGGTGAACCGTTCGAGAAAGTAACTCTTGAGCAAGGGGAACCGCTAGCTCCTATTGAGGAACTTGAGACATCATCTAGACCGTATCCTGGTCTTAGTAGAGCCTGCACCATTTTTGAAAAATTGGTGAAAGCTGCAACTGCTAAGTAGAACCTAAGTCCGGCATATCAAATTCATTATTATGATCGAAGCCGGGGCAATTACAATTGTCTTGCCAGCATGGAACGTAGTTACTTACATTGTGTTGAGCACATGCATGACCACAGTGTGAGCATTCTTCTTGACAGTCGTCAAACCAATTTCCATGTTCGCATTTGCCATCTTTCATCTTATATCACTTTACATCCCATTACATAATCTGGCGCGATAATCTATAGGCGAGTTATATATCTAGTATGGCCACACGACTAAATCAAAACATTATCGATGATCTTCGTTGTATGAGAGGGTTGGAAATAACTGAGGAAGAGCAAGCTGGTTTTTAGAAGGAACCTAGAAAGACTTGGCCTCAAAGAATAGAAAGCGCTGTGATTGATCAATGCGAAACAGAGTTTTATGAAACGATGTATGATCAAGATGGGCACCCGGTAAATGTACTTAAGCAGTATATTTCGAAAAACAGTAAATCAGGTGATTTTACTACGTACGATACAAGTCATGGTCACTGTGGTTTATGTGGTAGTTTAAGTTGTAATGGACAGTGTTTTAGGTGATCTCTAAATAATTTTGGAACAACTCTAAACTTTTGTTGTCTTAATATTCCAGGAGGATATTATGGACAACAAGTATGTTATGATAAAGTCAGCACCCGCACCATTATCAGAAGAGGTTGAAACCAATAAAATTGAAACTGAGCTAACCATTCTATGGGGCGAAAGTGTTCTATTTTCAGGGACAGTCAACAAACCATTTTCTATTGGTGAAGAAAACTGTAATTTCACTGTGCCTGGAATTAATGTCTTGGTGAAAGATGGCGTTCTTTTTGGACCTCAAGCCATTTCTCTTACAGAAGAATTCTCTACTGTTACTTTTGGTGACATTACAATCAAGGCTAGGCTTGTACGGGCTGGAAGAGTTTATCCTACGTCAATACTGTCTGGTTGGTCACATACAGCGTACGTAGGATTATCTGGGACGATACACGTAGCCTTACTGTTTCTATTTGCTTTCTTTATGCCGCCGCTAGGCATTAGTGATGCTGAAGCTTCTACAAAAGATCAGCTTTTCCTAATGCAACAATATCTAAACGCTTCGGCTGAAAGAGAACAAGAAGCAAAAGAAGATGCCGAAACAGCCGAGGACTCAAAAGACAATCAAGAAGGTGGAACAGGACAAAGAGCGGTTGGGGAAGAAGGAACTATGGGTAATCCTAATTCTCCTGCAAGAAACAATAGGTATAGTATTGCTGGGCCAAAAGACAATAAAGACATTCATATTTCTAGAGAGGCGGCTTTGAGAGAAGCATCAAGCTTTGGAATGATTGGTATTTTGAATGTGGGAAGCGGAGGAGACCCCAATGCTCCCACAGCAATTTGGGGACGAGACGAAGCTCTTGGTGCAGATTCTTTTAGCTACCGAGGGAATATGTGGGGAACTGATATTGGAGAATCTTTTGGTTCAAATGGATTGGGTTTATCAGGAATAGGAGAAAGTGGTGGCGGTAAAGGAGAAGGCATTGGTGTTGGTTCCGTAGGAACAATTGGTCATGGCGCAGGGCTAGGAGATAAACAAGGCTTTGGAAATGGTCATGGTTTGTTGAAAAGCGGACATAAAGTAAAGGATATTAAGGTTCGCCTTGGAACAACAACGGTTACAGGAAGACTTCCACCAGAAGTTGTGCAACGCATTGTTCGTCAAAATTATGGCCGATTCCGCGTGTGCTACGAGTCAGGCTTACGTTCTAATCCAAGCCTTCAAGGAAGAGTTGCTGTTCGATTTGTAATTGGAAGAGATGGCGGAGTATCAAACGTGGCTAATGGTGGCTCAGACTTGCCGGACCAAAATGTAACCCAATGTGTTATTAGAGCTTTTTATGGATTGAGTTTCCCCGAGCCTGAGGGTGGGATCGTTACGGTACTATATCCTATAATTTTTTCACCGAATTGATTTATCATTTTTGCCATATAATAGTATGGCTAAACCAAAAGGTATATTTACCTCTAAATATTCACAATTTAAATATGGCGTCGGTCTTGGTGTTGAACAATTCGTCGTCTCTGATTTAGAGTCATTGGTAAGTCTAAATGATAAGGGATTTGCGCCAGATTGGGTCATTCGAGTAACAACTCTTCGTGCAAGTTTTAGATTGGTTTTAGGCAGTCAGCTTACTGCTGATGGAATTACCGTTATCAATTCAAATTCAGGAAGAGGACAATGGATTCGAGATTTGACTGCGGCTGATACTTATTGGCATAAACAGCCAGCGTGGTATATTGATGCGGTAAATGGAAATGATGAGAATGCTGGAATAACTCAATCTAGCCCTTTGAAAACTTTTGCTGAGTGGGCAAGAAGAATAGCAAATGTAGTTAAGACGGCAACGACTGTTAATGTTTTGTCTTCGATTCCTGAGAGCGATCCGTTTCCAAGTTCTCTTTGTTTAGAAAAAAATCTTACAGTTGCAGGAACTTTAATTGAAACATCTTCTGGAACTTTTACAAGTGTTACTCCGCTTTCAACCGCAACGAATGAAGAGATGAAGGTTGCTAAATCTTCAGGAAATTGGACGACTGATGTTGATAAATTGTTATATGATGTAAATGTTGATGCTTGGGGATTTGTTACTAAAGACGTAGGATCTAATAGCGAAGCTTATGTTACTCAATTTGCTCCATTAAGTGTTAGTTCTATGGGGAACGCATTAGCTACATTAGCTAACGGCCATGTATATAAACTGTATAACATTCAACACTCTATTTATATGGATAAAACGGTGTCGTGGTACGGCTCAGGAGATTTTATATTTGCTGATTTAATAGTTTATGGTGGAGAATATGTTCCAACGTATAAATATACGCGATTTATGGATTGTTCGTGTTCTGTTAATTTTATACGTTGCGCTTTTGAAAGGTCCGCGCCATCAGTTGGAGTTTTCTTTACTATAACAGATTCAAATATTGGTTTTCATTGCTGTAGAATTGGATCTGTTGAATCGGGCGGAGTAACAGTTCAAACATCAATATGTGGCGGATATATGAATCTAGACGTGGTGTTTTTATCAGGAACCACAGAAGAAAATTCTTCATTAAATGCCTATGGTTTTGGTGGAGGAGTTAGTATTGCGTATGGAGGACTTACAGCAAGATATTCTTCGATGCGTTGGTGGGATATGCCTGTTATAGATTTTTACGGTCCGATATGTATGTTCAATTCACCATATCATGGGTTAGAAATTGGAAACTCTGCTGTGCGAATACAGGGTGGTTACGGTAATTCAGCAGGCAAATTCATAGGAAAAGATATTGCACAATATGGTTTGTATGTGTGGCGAAGCAGAATTACTGGCGCTTCTGCAACTAATTGCTATGTGACAGGCACAACTGGCGACATATTGATTGGTGGGAAAACACAACTTATGCCAGAAATTGATGCCTCGGCTGGAGCAGTTCTTCCGGCAGCAGCACCTTGTACTACTTGGGCACAATTTGCAGCCGCACCGTTCAGCGGCAAACTAATTGATTATACTAGCGCAACCTATTTTGGTCCATAATCGGTTGATAATGGATTAAGTTTTCGAGAGCCTAGCATATAGGTTCATCAAGAAGATATTGCCGGGCCAGCGTAAGCGCCATTCGCGTGGTTGAAGGCTTTGCCGTTGAAAGGCGCCGCAGCGATCTGCGCGAACGTTGTGCAGGGTGCAAGAGCCGGAAGAACTGCTCCGGCAGACGCTGTAAGGTCGGGCAACAAATTCGCATAGCCGCCGACTGAAAGCTGCGTCGTCCCGTCAACAGTAATCTGCGCAAAGTTGCTACAGGAAAATTGCGCTCTGGCACCGACAGTCAAGCAAGTGCCTGTGTTGCCACTGCCGAAAATTGGCGCGTCTCCTGCGAACCTGCCACCGTCACGGATCCGAATAGGTGAGGAACCGTCAAAGGCTCCCATCGAATTGATAACCTTCGATCGGCTATTCACAGACACGTAGCCGCCAACGACAAGGTAGTCCCAAAGAGTCGATTCACCCCCACCATCAAAAACAGCGTAGCCAAGACGCTGTAGACAGCACCGAGCAACCAACGATCCGCTGTTGAAGAACCACGACCATGGCTTTGCGGAATCTGCCCCGAAGAAACACATGGCGAAGTAGTAAGGACCAACCGGTTGCCAGTAGCCAAACTCAACACGGATGAAGACGGCCATTACACTTCCGTCAACGCTTCCCTTGATCGACTTGTACCCACCAGCTTCTTCGAGAAAGCGAAGGTCCCTGAACACAACGTTGTCGGTAGCATCTGATCTGTTGTCAGAAATGATGCCTATACCGTTATAGGCATAGACGGTCGGAACGTTGTAGACCGTGAATGTATTCCCGACTGCTGGAATAGGGTACGGAGTTGTGAATGTGATCGTGTTGTCGCCTGTGACGTTCGCAGGCTGCGTGACCAGTGCAACACCACCGCCAAGGTTCTTCGCAATGCGAACCCAGGCGTTGCACTCGGTAATGTACACACTGCGACCAACGTGTGGTGCCCAGTCGATTGCCGCTGTGATCTGTGCTCCAGTGTTCGCCGCGTAGTTGGGGGCAGTGTAGTATGTCAGCATGCCAGTAGCGACAGCTGTTCTAGTTCCAAGAATGCGAAGCTTGCCTGCATTTGTCCAGCCAACGCGTCGCGGGATCGGGTCGGTTGTAGGAAGCGTGCTGAGTATCTGCACTTCCATCGTGATCCCATCCGCAACTCCGCCCGTTCTTCGGTACCATTCTGCTAGAGTCTTAAGCGCAGCAGAAGTGGTATTTCCAACATTTTCATCATTACCATTGATAGGATCAATATACCATTCTGTTTGTTTTGACCACACAAAATCTATATGAGCTTCTCTAACCCATTGCTTTGTTCTTGACTTAGCTGTAACAACAGTGATGCCGTCCGCTGTTAATGTTGTGTCTGCGATGAGCCTAAAGTTTGCGCGCAGTGTTTGAACACGAACAACCCAGTCAGCCGGGAAAGCTTTATCATCAATTTCTGCCAAATTAGTTAAATTGGTTGTGGTAAACTCTTTAACAGAGAGACCAACGCCATAGCTATACTGGGAGTATTTGGAAGTGTATATGCCTTTAGGACGACTCATAATTTAAATGTAAGTTTATTGCTTTATTAATTTGTCGGGCTTTCCTTAAGTTCTAATAATCTTGAACCAAGAGGATTAAAATGAAATTACGCGAATTGATTGAACGATTGCAACAAATTCAAGATAAAACCAGCACAAGAGATTATGATGTTGTTGTTTCAGACAGTCATGTTATGATTGAAGATTACAACTGTGTTGTAGGGAATATTGTTCGTGATTTTGAAATTGAAATTGGAATCATCGGAAACTTCGATGAATTTGTGACCACGGCGAATTTTGCTAAAGCTCAATGGGATAGCCTAGAAAATACCGTTTCTTTGACTTTGGTTCCTCGTTCCAAGTAAAAGTGGCTGTCTGCTATATATTACTCTTGTTTAGACAAAGTAATATGAAAGGGTAGGAGCCGTATGGTTGATAAAAACGAAAAACATCCGATTGGTGTTGTTGACGATCTTTCAAAAGATGAATTGAAGTTCCATCAAGAAGTGTTTGTCAAAATTCACGATGCAATTGTAAAGGTCATAAATGACACTTGCACAGAGGAACAGCGTGATAACGAAGTGTTTGGTTATCTTTGTGCAGCCGCTATTCTAAGAGTTGCGGCAGAAATTGCTTTGAATTTAAATTATCCAATTCAGGATTTCGCTGTTCTTAGTGACAGTATGTTTATCTATGAACAAAACATTCGTCTTGCTACGGACAAGGGGTTTCAGCAAAAGCTGCTTGAGAAAATTAGTGCAAAAGTTGGCGTCAAGATTGACCCCAAGAATGCAAATGAATTATCGGAAGCAATTAATAGTTTGCCTCCAGAAGAGATTTTCAAAGCGTTTATGGAAATCAATGGAGATGAGCCGCAAAAAGAATCTATTCCACCAATTAATGTCAAGCCGCCAAAATCTTCATTAAATTAAGAGCGAACATGAAAATTGCAATTTATTCCATTTCAAAGAATGAAGCTAAGCATGTAAAAAGATTCATGGATTCCGTAAGGGATGCTGACTACGTTTATGTTGGCGACACAGGCAGTACGGATAATACTTGTGATTTGTTAGTTGAACAAGGAGCTACTTTACTAGTTGTAGATGTTAATCCATGGCGTTTTGATGTTGCTAGGAATTATGTTTTAGATCGCCTTCCTCTAGATGTAGATGTTGCCATTGCTTTGGACCTTGATGAAATTATGTGTTTTGATTGGCGAAACATTATCGAAAAAGCATGGGAAGTTAACAATACAACAAGGCTTATTTATTCGTTTGTTGGAAGCCATAGGGCGGATGGTACGCCAGACCTCGTTTTCTTTTCCAAGAAAATACATTCTAGATTTGGTTATGAATGGAAATATCCTGTTCACGAAACCCTGTATCCAAAGCATGCTTTTAACGAAATTGTAGTCGGGGCGCCCGATCTTTTTATCGAGCATTTTCCAGACCACAACAAGCCAAGGGCTTCATATCTTCCATTGCTAGAATTGAGCGTGAAGGAAAATCCCGATAATTTGCAGCATATAATGTATTTGGCGCGCGAGTACTTCTATGCTAATAGGTTACTTGAGGCTGAAACTTTATTCCATGATTTTATTCGTCGAGAAGGTTGGATTGTAGAACGTGTATTTTGCTATAGAATGTTGGCAAAAATAGCAAAACTAAAAGGAGATATGGATTTGCATTATTCTATGCTCCTTAAAGCTTGTGCTGAAAAACCAACCGAACGAGAACCTTGGTTTGATTTGTTGGAATACTACTATTTGAAAGCCGAGTGGTGGAATGGTATTTTTGCTGCCAAGCAAGGTATGAAGATTGAAGAACGTCCTAGTCACTATCTTACTGATTCAAATGCTTGGGGCGCACCGTTCTACGACCTTGCGTCATTATGTATGTGGAATTCTGAGCTAATTGAATTCCGCTCTGACGCAATTTGTACCTGTCAAAGAGCATTAGCATTATGCCCTACAGACCCGCGACTGCAAATGAATTATGAAATGATGAACCGAATTTCATGAAGCCTAAAGACAACCCATATTGCACCTTCACAACATTGCGCCCTCAAGAGAATGTCGCAGATGCGACAAATGGGCATGTTGCAAAACAAGCAAAAATCATAACTGAAAAGGATCTGTCTCCAGATCAAAAAGAAGTTTATGATTTGATGTTGAAGTTTGCAAATACTCCGCAATTAAAGCTATTGACAGTTGGCGGAGTTGCTGGGTCTGGTAAGACCACTGTGTTATCGTTGTTTGCAAAAACGATTAAACAGAGGGCTTTCTATTGTACGTTCACTGGTAAAGCAGCTTGCGTTCTTCGTAATAAGCTGATGGAGCATGGCGTTGACCCTGAGTATTGCGGTACGATTCATAGTCTTATTTACGTTCCAATTGTTGATTGGCGAACAAAGCGCATTTTAGGCTGGAAGAAACGACCAGAACTTGATTGTGATTTGATTGTTGTAGATGAAGGTTCAATGGTTGGGCAAAAAATATGGAATGATTTGCGATTTTATAATAAGCCCATCTTAGTGGTCGGCGATCACGCACAGCTTCCGCCGATTAATTCCTGCATCAATTTGATGGAGAACCCAACGCTAAAGTTGGAGAAAATTCACCGTCAGGCAGAAGGTAATCCTATTCTCAAGCTTTCGGCTATGATAAGGAATGGTGAACGATATGAGAATTATGACTTTGGTGATGATAGAGTAAGATTTGTTAGTAAGTATGATTCAAAAGCTTTAGGGCAATTCATCGAAGAAGCTTATCTTAAGCCGGGCATCACAAGCGCTGAACGTTTAGACTCAGCTGTTCTAACATACTACAATAGTTCTCGGGTTAAATTCAACAAAGGTGTTAGAGCCGATTTGGGTTATGGTTCTATTCCAGAAGACGGGGATGTTGTTATTTGCTTAAAGAATTGGTATTATGATGATGGTTCTATTTACAACGGAATGCGCGGCCTAGTAAAAGAATCAGTTAGTAATATATCCGATAATATGTATACTACCAAGATTGATTTTATGTACGATTATATGGGAATCGAAGGCCATATAAATTCGCAACAGTTCGATAACCCAAATACTTTTTCTACATTGGAAGATGTTGAATATGCTACAGGAGAACGTTTTCGTTCCTGGGGTGATGTAGGGTTGTTGTTTGATTATGGGTACGCTCTTACCTGTCATAAGGCTCAAGGCTCACAATTTTCTAATGTGCTAGTATATGTCGAACAAAATAGCAGAATGACAGACTCAGACTTTAGACGATGGATATATACAGCTACGACTCGCAGTTCAGATAGATTAGTTGTTGCAATTTGAAAGAACACAATGGAAAACGCTAAACCAAAACTCACATATTTTGATGGCTCTAAAACTCATGTAGGCAAACAATTATGTTGTCATTGTAAATTCTTTAGCGGTAAGAACAAGGCTTGGTGGAAGAAAGAGGTTACTGGGCATTGTGTTCGGTGCAATGATTGTTATCCACAGGCGTGTTTTTGTATGGGAAGTAACGTTGGTTTAACAGACAACTGTAACCATTGGGTAGAACGCTCTGATGCCGCATTAATAACCTCAGAAGACACTCTTCCAACAAAGTGTGAGCTAGAGTGGGACGATAAACATAATTGTAAGGTTTGATAATGAAAACCAAAGAGCTAATTAAACTTCTTCAGGAAACGGACCCTGTAGGAGAAACGGAGGTTGTTGTTGGAGCGAGTGACATTTATTTCTTACAGCATGCTCCAATGTATTACGACGGCTTACCCATCATTTTAATTAGAGATGATGATAAGAAACCATACTACAATATCGCAGGATTCAAGGTGACTAGCAATGGCAATAAAATCACGATTAGGACGGTTGATTTTGAGGATGTTCTTACAAACGACCCTAACTGCACTGTCGAGCTTGCTGACGATCGTGCTGTACGAACTTATAGTAAACAGATTGAACATTTGAAAAGACATTTGTTAACAAACTCTGAAACTTTTGTTTCGCTTCAAGCATATTCCTGTAGAGGAAAGGCTTTCTTTGCGGAGGCGGGGAAATGTTTAGACTTGGATACTAACGGCAATCTAGATTCTAGCTTAGGCTTTACATTTGAAGAAGGCCAAATTTTACGAGTAAGGTGGCCTGATAAAGAAATTTCAGAACACAAGGTTGTGTTTCAGGAAATGGAAGAAAGAGTATTTGATAATGGACAGTTTTGTACTGTTCAAAATCAAATCCCGCACATCGAACATACTATCAATGGGCTTTCATTTCTTTTGCCCATTGATGGCGAGCTTGAAATTTGCTTGGAGGACTTAGCAAAATGAAAATAAATAAAGTAACGTATTCTTATCAGCGCGGGATGTTAGTGCCTGCTATCCTTCAAACTATTTACAATCTTGTAAACTTTATTATTCCGTTTCTGTTTGGAATGTTTGCAGGATATTACTCAAGGCATGATGGGCGATCAATTTTTGAATCAATTATGTGGGTTGGTATATTTACGATAGGTTTTATTGCCTCAGATATTACTATTAACATTTTTCATGAACGCAGCGCGATAAAAAAAGAAAAGAAAAAGATTGAGGAAAGCTTGAAAAAGGCTTTAGGCGATGATCTTGATTTGCAGGAAGTATCAGAGGATAAGATGAAGGCTTTGTCTAGCGAGGAAAAGAAAGAGTCGTAAGTTATCCGTAGATGTCTTCCATGGCTGGGTCATCTTCAAACTCAGTCGTCGCGTCAATTGCAGCATTCTTTTCTTTCATCGCATCAATGTATGATTGACTTGGGTACATAAACTCAAGCTCAACCATTCCTCTCTTAAGCAAAGCCTCTCTAATAAGATATGTGTTTCGAACGTCAACGGCTGCGGTGTGCTGGTCTTCTGTTTCGCCTTTGATTCCTAGCTTAACCAACATGTCTTCTAGTCTTGCACCTTTATCAAGCTTTTTATCTTTGATATATTTTCTACTCATAGCGAGAGTGCATTCCCACATCTTAGCGGGAAAGATTTCTCCGACACGTTTCCACATAGCCTCACAGAAACGCTGGTCGAAGGAATAGTGATGAGCAATCATAATTCGTTCTTCTGGGCTTACTCCATCTTCGTTCAAGAATCGATTTACCATGGGAACAACTTCTGCAAGATATTTTCCACGACTCATTAGTTCCCGTACGGTTTTGTTAGTGATTTCTAATGCTCGTGGCTGACACCATTCTGGATGTTCGATACGTATTTCCCAGATTTTTTGGGTCATATCCTCCAAACGAAGAATAGAAATCTCAGTTAGTTCTCCTTTTTCTGGAACTAATCCCGTCGTTTCCGTATCTATGAGATATCGTTTCATTTTTAGCCCTATCTTTTATCAAACGAGAATACTTTGTTGATCGTTCCCGCAAGATAAACTGCAAGCGAGCGGATACGATCATTGTGGATAATAGGTTTTGATATGAAAGACGGTAGTACTCGACCTTTTTTAACTGCTTCGACGGCTTCCTTGGGGTCGAAGGCCCATACTCGAAAATGTACAGTAATAGGGGACATTACTTCCATTTTTACATCGTAGCAAACTTTTTGTTTAGGTTTTTCTGTCTGGGCCTCTTTTTTCATCTTGGGCTTGCCCAATAGCTTTTCGGCAACTTCCTTCATTATTTTTGTTGTTGGCATATAGAACTCCTATCGTTAATACAATATATTACACAGCAGCCATGTCAAATGATAACAATCTTGAAAAGATTTTGGGTTTATTGAAAAAAGAAGCAAAGGAGCAACCTTCTCCTTTGTCTATCGAAAACATTCCCGCAATGGAAAATGTAGGCTCAAGTAAGCCTGTCAAGTCAGAATTATCCATTGAAAATATTCCGAAGCCTAACGAAGAAAAAAAGACAGAAGAAAAGATATTATCCACTGACGAAAGACCACAATGGCCCATTCGTGGTGGTTGGTCTTCGTTGGGAGAATTTGGGCAAGGTGACGCCCGGCATAGAGAAGGAAAGAGTGAGCAAGAACTAGCAGCAACTGGAGGGCACGCAGGATTAGATATGGAAGCTAATGCAGGAACCCCTATTTATCCTATGTTGTCTGGAACAGTTCAGAAGGCTTATACTCCAACCGCTAAATGGAAAAAGAAGGGTGACCCAGAGAAACAAGGTAATATCGTTGTGATTGATCATGGCAATGGGTTGATTACAAGATACATGCATCTTCAGGAAGTTACAACTTCTCCTGGAGCCAAAGTTACGCAGCAAACCCAAATAGGAAGCGTTGGTAATTCTGGCAACGCAGTCAACACAAACCCTCATCTTCATTTTGAGGTTCTTGAGAAGGGTTCTCCTAAGAATCCGAGAACAGCAATTTTAGAGAAACCTGAGCCAAAGTTAAAATCTAAACTGGATAGGAAAGCCAGAATGGTATTGTTTCAGCGATTAGTAAAGCAAGCTGTTGCTGCTGATAAAGTTTGGGAAGATGAGGACTAGTCTTCTATTGGGTCATCGTTGCCAACGCCGTTGACAATAATCATTTCATCAAAGTCAGTCAAACCGCAGTAAGAACAATGTTCGTTGTAGATTTCAAAAAGCCCCAGAGTTTTGCCGCAGTTTGGACATTTGACAAACGCTCTATTTTCTAAGAAGAGCTGAATGACTGTGTGAAAGAGGTCTTTCCCGTCATGTTCTTCATCCATGCTTGGATGCCCTTAAATTGCCAATAAATTCATATCGTTTCTGAAAGTCCTCCTTTAAGATATATAATTCCCAACAAATAGGTGAACAATGTTTGAGCGTTTTTTTCGTAAGGCCGCACTCGATAAGATTATTTCTAAAGCAGCAGCTTCTCTTTCCGAGATTTTAGAAGAAGAGCTTGAGAAAGCTAGACTTCATAATCAGACAGCTGGAGAAAGCAACCCTCCTGCCAAAGACAAAGAGATTCCCAATAAGCCCGTGTTTTCTAACAATCAACCCGTTCATATTGCGCTGAATACGCCTGGAACAAGTGTTACTGTTCCTACGAACCCAATTATTGGTGGAACGACTTATACAGATGAAAAGGGGCAAACAAAGTACAAAGGAGGCAAGTACAATGTTATGATTTGGATTCGTCCAGGCAGCCTAAAGAATAGCAAAGGAGATATGCGCCCTGTGTTGACGAATTCCATTGTGGTGGTTGCGGAGGCTGGTGGGATGGGCGATTCTGAGAACACTAAAGCATATGGTAATGCAGCATTTGTTAATAACGCTCTTGCTAAAATTGATTCTCAGATGAAAGCTCGCTTTGGTGATGTATCGCTTGGTAAGTATGGTCTTGCGGCATTTTCGGGAGGAGCGGGGGCTGTTCGGCAAATTCTCAATGAAACGAGCAACAAAAAACCAGATGCAGTTATTGTTCTAGATAGTATTCATAATCTAGGAAAGGAAGTTAATCCGAAGAGTATCGAGCCGTTTGTTCAGTATGCTAAGCTGGCAGCAGAAAATCCTAATTCAGCCAAATTGTTTCTAGCTTACTCGCGAATTACGCCTTCTCGTAAAACAGACAAAGGTTATGAGAACTACGTGTCATCAAGGCAGAGCGCCGAGTATATAGCCAATCAGGTTGGTGCCAAGCAAACAAACGTCGATAAAGCTTATGGAAACATCAAGCCTTATGCTGTTCACTCCGTTGGTGGAGTTACTCTTATTGACGCCTATGACCCGGCTCGGGCAAAAGACCCTACCCGAAAGTGGGATGAAGCTAAGAAAGCTTATGTTAGTCCCCTCAAAGGCACACTTCAGGAGCAGCATGTTGAGATAGCCAATGCTGCACCAGATATTGTTAGTGAACTCGCTATAGATTGGAACGCCTAATGATTGTACTTAAAGATGTTGTTTTGACCTTTGTGAAAGAATGGCTTGAGGGACAGAGATCGCTTCATAAGAAGAATAGTTTTATTGTACCCATAACGAACGGAGTAGACTCTGTTGTTTGTGCATCTTTGATTGCTGATATGCGGGCAAATCAAAAGATATGTTTTGTGAATTTAGGGTTCAACCAAAAGAACGAAGAAGTTTTTAGAGCTTGGATTGAAAAAAAATATGGCGTTGATAATTTCGTGTTTTACTATCTTCCGTTAGAAGGACTAAATCATCTACGCGATGTTGGTTTATCTGAGTCTGAAGCCCGTAAATCTTTGATGTCTTCTTGGTTGGACGCTTTAGCAGGTCAACACCAAGGGTTAGTAGTTTCTCCCACTACTCGAAATGAATATCGAATGGTGAAAAGTATTTCTCGTGATTATTTTGATGTTTACCCTTTGATTGATTTGCACAGAAGTGAAGTTATAGAGTTGGGAGAGTTCATTGGTTTACCGGTTGAACTATTGAAGTCTGATAGTAAGTTTGAAAAGGATTTTGGCGTTACTTTCGCGGAGCTTGAATGGCTTGACAGGGAGAATGAAAACACAGGCATTATTTCTTCTCCAACATTACCGACTCAATCTCGTTACTGGGGAATGTATGATGGGCGCAGAAAAGAAATTATCAGTAAAGTTTATTCTAAAAACAAGAACAATGCCCACATTGTCCTACCTGAGAAAAAAATGTGTATGATTCGTTCGGCATTACCTGGAGTTACAAGCTAGGTTGATATATAGTCTTTTGTCGGTGCAAACAAAACCGGCAGGAGACTGATTTGAAATGTTCACTGAAAGAAAGAATTATAACACCCGAGGCGCAGGTTCGCGCACCCTGAAGGGGGGTGATATAGTTCAATAAAAAAAGCTTGTCTTGCTCCCCAGCGAAGCAATCTCAAACACGAATGAGCTTTGATGAGAGATTCTGTGGCAACACATCGCTGGAACGACAGACAACCATAAAAAGCCCGGCCGGAAACGGTTGGGCTTTTTGCTTTCTAGGTTTAGAAGAATTGATATATAGTTGAACCAAGAATGTCTCATTATATCTATGAAGTGACAAGTAAAGAACGTAAGCAATGGGCTTTCGAAGAAATTAGATGTGCTGCCATAGGTTGGTTCAGTCGTTGTAGTTTTTGGAATGAAGCTTGTAAGGATGTTGAAGGGCGCGGCTTTCAACCGGAAACATATGAATATTATTTGGAAATTTACAAGCTTTGTATGCTTTGGGAAATGGATGAACAGATATTTCGTTATATGGATTTTGGAACAGACCGCACAGATAACGAAGAAAAAATAGAAATAGGAGCAACAAGGAAAGAAAAAGAAGAAATAGGCATTACTGAACCACCTTCTGTAATTGAATCGCCGTATGATGGTTCTCAGCTTCGTCGGCGGTACTGGAAAAAGGTTACCGAGATTTAGATGGCATATAATTGAATCAATATATGGATGCATGTCTTTTTGGTATAACAGGCGGGATTGCAAGCGGTAAAACAACCGTATGCAAGATGTTGCAGCAAAAAGGTTTACCCATTATTAGTTTGGAAGTTCTTTTATCAAACACTATTCGTCCAGGTTCCATTTATCATAAGAAGATAATTGATCTATTGGGAGAAGATCTTTTATCTGTAAATGGCACAATTGATTTGCTAAAATTAAGTTTGCGTATGTGTGAGGCTGGTTGGATAGCTGAAAATGTTAATGATATTCTTGAGGATGGCATCGACGACAGCATAAAGAAAATTCAATTGATTTTAGCTAATACTAAAACTAGTATTGCTGGGATTGAAGGAAAAGAAATTTTAGGCTCAAGGATATCTGCTTATATGAAAAAGGTCGTGCTCGTTACCTGTCCTGATAAAATCAGAATTGAAAGGTTGGTTGAACGAAGCAGCATGAGTCGTGTAACAGCTATAAAAGCCGTCACAAATGATTCATACTTAAATGCTTTTAGGTTTGCAGATTTTTCAATCAACAATTCGGCGGGCATCGATGAGCTTTCGAATAATGTAGAGTGTATGTTAGAAAAACTTCTAAACAGTCTTAAACTGGTTTGAGAAACGATATATAAACCGATAACAACCAACTAGGCGTTAACATTCAGAAAAAAGGTAAGAACAAAAATGGTACGAAAAGCTGTTAGAACGGATATCAAGGAATTGGTTTTTAGTCGTCTGGATGCAATCCTGGCAAAGCCCAGGACCAGCGCACATTCACCTCTAGCCTTGGTTGAGGTTGTGTACGCTCTTCTGTTCTGCGTATATGAAGACCGCAGATACGAGCGTTATATGAACGAAGAGTATCCGGGCGCCAAGGCTTGGTATTTTGATGAGAGTCTTGACTTCCAGATTGTGACAACGCGGCTACAGAAGTTGGTAACCAGATTAGCTGAAGAAGACTAAAAAGTATTTAAGGTAATTATGCCGGAAAAAAAGAAAAAAGCTGCTTCAACATCGAAGATAAAGAATTGGGAAATTAAATTTCCGGTTCCGTTGGTTCTTGATTCTACAATCAGTGACGAATCACTTATTGCTGAGTTAGCGGCTGTGGAAACTGAAACTGAAATTAACAACGTTTTCAATAACGCAATTGAATTAGCCAAAGACGGTCACGTTGTTACTTGTTCGAAGCCTCGGCTTTTCAAACTCATTGAAGCCGCGCTCGAAGAAGCCGTTAATGAACCTGGGCTTCTCATCGAAATTCAAGAATGGGAAGATATGTTTCTTATTCTTGTAAAGGATGAGAAAGAGAATGTCATTGGCAGAGGTCAAATTACTGAGGTTGGTCAAAAAGTTGACCCCGAAGTTTTCAAGAAAAAGTTTACACAAAATCTTGTTGATTTCAAAAAACGGTTTGATTTTGGTCAACAAAGAATGACTAATTTGACATATAAGCTAAAGACGCTCCGAAATGGTATGTTTAATAACATGGCCAGCAAAGGAACACCAGAAATTGTAAATTAAGGACGAATGTCATTAGATAAAGAGCTTGCCTCAGATTTTCCTACAGCTGAAGATGATACTTTCAAGGCGGCGTTAGACTCCGTATCTTCAGTCACTTCTGCTATTCTCCAAAAAAATAATGATTCGTCGCCTGTGGACGATTTCGACGATTGTGACCAAGCACAAATCACTGATTTGTTTTGCAAATGTCTAGCCGATTACCGACGTGTAATCAAGGCGTGCATTCGTGACGGCATTGAAGTCGAAAATGATACCCAGGAAATCAAGGAAGAATATGTTACATCCTCCAGTTTTCAAAAAAGGCTAGAAATTATTGCGAGTATTCAGGAACAAATCATTTCCATGGCGGAAGCTTGTGATAATCCCCCTCGCGGAGTTGTTAGCAAATATTCAGAAGATCTTGTGTCCCGCATTGAAAATGGAATCATTATTGATGATGGATTTGAAGTGTACGACGAATAGTGTACACAAGCTAATAATCCAGCATTCCATTAGAATTTTCGCAACCTAATACAGTTAAACACAAAGGCTATATGGAATTCAACAAATCGGTTGAAAATATTCTTACCGTCGCTCGTTCATACTCAACCCTAGTAAAAATTGCTTCCGAACAAAGTCGGCAGGTTTTTAGTGTTGTTGATTCTATTTTGGATATTCCATATGACGCAGCTGCCAGGATTCATTCTAGACTTAGTTCCTTCGCACAATATGGCGGCGGGAATCGTTTGTATGGTATTTTGGATACGGTCCCTCCTACAGGCGCAGAGCTTCTTCCTATGGAAGACCAGCCTTTCACGGTTATAGATTCTTTCGCTAAGAAACATCCAATTACACATGAAGAGGGTGATGACCGCTTCAAGCTAGTGCTATATGACGATGGGATTCAATATCCTATGGTTTTGGTTAGTTCCAGTGAAGGAACCGAGATTCGATATCTTGACACTTCGTTCTTTGATCTTGAAGACTTTTATGAGAAAACAAAGAAGAAAGCAGAAGAAGATTTACCAGCAGCAATAGCCCAAATCAATAGGGAGCGAAAAGAAAGAAATGAAGATCCTGATAGGCCGAAGAATCAGCCTCCAGAGATGCCTATTACTACAGATGAAGAAAAACAAGAAGTATTCGATGAAGTACATGCCGCTTTAATTTCGGACAAAGTTGTTGGAAACATGTCTTCAGATTTTGATGCGCCCAATGGTTCGCTTGGACAAGTGAGCGCAGAGGCTGTCGGCAAACTTCGTGCCGTCATGCCTGAAGGCGAATCAAATGTTACCAAGATTGATTATGCTAGATATTTTAAGTATCCAGAAGACGCTAACGTTTTCGCTCAGATTATGGCTATCAAAGACGTAACGAAGCGTCTTGCTGAGGCGGAACAATTCCTACAGAAAGTAGGAATGGTGGAAACAGAAGAAGAATTGACACTTGCTCCAGCTTGGAAGTTTGTAGAGCTTTACAACATCATCAATCCAAATTCTCCGTATTATTGGTTGGAGCGCGCTCGGTCATATGCAGAACGCGCAACAAAAGTTTGCACCCTTTACAATAAGATTTATACGTCTCTTATAGTCAATCCGCTTCGTGTTAAATTGGTTGACGCACAAAAAGTGGACGGCAAAATTGTAAGCGCAAATGTTCTTATTAGCGACGAAAAACTTGCTTTAATCGAACGCGCTTTGCCCTCAGCTGAGGAAGACCTTGAAACCAAGATGTTTACGTATGTTCCAGATACGGAGCATAGCTATACATCTACTGTTGAATCCCCAATTCTTGCCAAAGAAGTTCGTAAGCTGAAGTCTTCTATTTACTTTACAAAAGCTATGTTAAGTGAAGTTCACTCTGAAAAACCAGATAAATATGCTATTGCAAAGGTTGAAGGCGGCTGGAAGATTAATTCTGATATGACTCAATATATTGAGCACATTTTCACCTATGCAGACGTAGATTTTAATTTGACGTTTGAAGCAATTGTAAAGGATCAAGGAGATTCTTTTTGGAAGATGTTTGATGAGTATGTAACAACATATGAATCTCTTATGAACGACGCTATTGCTGATGGCGTTAAGGTAAACGTCACAAATCGTGATAAGCTTTACACCAAACGCGGCCACGAACAATTAGATAAAGAAAAAGCCGCTTATGATCAGTTTGGCCGCCTGCTACAAAAGCAACATATAGTAAGAAGAGATGATAAAGCTTGGGATTTTCCATCAAATGATGAAGTTAATCCTGAAATTGTTTTGGATAGCAATGAAATCCAAAGTGAAATTGAGCCTGCACAAACTAGTCAAAAAGTAAAGCTTCTTTCCAGAGCGCTTTTAGAAAAGATTTTTATTGGGTTTGGCGACTCTGATGAATCTCGAAAAAGCTTGGAGGATATTGGGGAAGCCATTGATAACGCAAAGGTTTTTTCTTCTGACGTTAGTATGGATATAACGGTTGGAAAGCTTAACGTTGTTACCAAGAACATGCACAAGATTCTTCGGGAATATTCTGTCAATCGTTTGCGTGAAATTTTTATTGACCCAGAAGCTAACAAAGATGAAGTTGAGCGAATCAGTGCTATTACCGAATCTGGCAAAGATATGGCTGGTTTCTTCCTAGGGAAAGACACAGTCAAAAACGTTCTTGCGCTTGAAAGCAAAGTTGATTCTCTGGAAAATAAAAAGCAAGAGATTGAAACATATGACCCGGAAGCTCAGCAGCAGGAAAATCAAGAAAAACTTGTAAAGGTTCAAGGGGAAATAGCTAAGTTAGACGCTGAGCTTGAGGCTGACAGTAAAGCTCATATGCTGTCTAATGAAGAAAAGATGGCGATTAAAAAGAGGACTCAGTATTTGAAGAGCGTGGTGAAAAAACTAAACTCTGCACCAAGTCTTCCTACAATAAAGGATGTTGAAAATCAGCTTGTTTCTGCCCAGAAGAAGCTGGATGATTATTTGAGCGCTGTTGAAGCAGAGATTCCAAGTAAAATTGCAACGCATGTTTACTTCCAATTGAAAGAAAAGGTAATGGAGTTGGGTTACCTTACTACATGGAGTGATACTGTTCGGCGTGAAACTAGACAGAAGATTGTTGAGGCTATTTCTGAGATTTTTGCAAAACAACCGGAGCTAGCAAAACAAATCGTTAGAGAATGTTTGGACAACAAAACTCACGGATATAAGTTCAGCGAAGCTAAGGTTAATAAGTTTTTCATTGAGCCGCTGAAAGCAAAATATCCAAACTTGAAGAAAGCTTGGAGCGGACAAATCAGCGAAGAAGACCAAGAACTGTATCGTCAGAACCAAGAGGTTTTAGGTAAGATTATATTCATGACTGATGTTTCTGGACAAGAAGATACTGATGACACAGATGATCTTGGTAACGCTTTGTCTCCTGCCCAGCTTACAGAAGAAATGACGCAAGAATTGGTTGCAAATACAGCCCAAAATCTTCATGCGTTCGATTCTATTCTCATCAATTACATTAGATATTTCGCTAAGGGCCAGAAATATAATCAAGCCATTACAACGCTTCATAACTCTAAAGCAAACTTCCGTAACCCACAAGAGTTTTTGGAGCAATATGAAGCTATAACTGAAAACTTCGTTATTTATGTAGCCAGCGCCATTGAAAGAAACTTACGGCAGTCTACTGAGTTCAATGAGCGAATCAAGGAACAGTCGCCAAGAATTTGGGCTTACATGTATCCTGATAAGCAGGCGCAAGAAGAAGAGCCAGAACTTCCAGACGAGATGAAGGAAATGTATCTTGTCGAAAAAGAAAACAATCAAAAGAAAGTCTGGTCTTATATTCGAACCCGAATTGAAGAGCTTGTAGCTATCTACAATCAAACACTTGAAGGCTACGATGATGAAGATTTTACTTCTGCTAATCCAGCAAGAGATTTGGTTAAAAGGCTTTCAGTACTAAAAGTCAGGCCAAAAGCTATTCGTAGTATCGTATCCAAGCTTCGTAATAACCAGCGTTTACCAGAGTCTAAGGTTATCGATGTAATTTCAGAAGCGCTGTCTTCTCAAAATGCTCAACCTGAAGTTGAAAGTAATTTAGAGCTTTCTCGAAACATTTTCACCGCCATGGTGGAAACTAGGTCTATGCTTGCGGACAGTAGCGGCAGGTATAGCTTAACAATTACGGATAACGATATCATCAATCCTGATGCACCAGCAAATTTCGCAGCAGATAAGGTTCTAAAAGGAACAGGCACAACAGAAGGTATGTTGCTTAATATCCTTGAGCCAATTACAGCTGTTGACCCAGAGTTACTAAAACGCACTGTTCATACAATAGGTCGCGCTAGAACTATCAGCCGACCAATGGATAATACTCAGGAAAAACTTATCAACTCTATCATCGAGGAATTTGTCAAGTTTGATAAGCAGCTGTCAAATTATAGAAGCGCGGCTATCTATAAGCTTTACAAAGAACGAGAGGACGTAGAAGCACAAAAAGGACAGCATGTCTTTACCCCTGAAGAGATAAAGGGGGAAGTGTTGAAGATGATAGCAGACAATGGTTCAACTTCTATTCTGTCTTCGCTTTTGCCGAATGCTGGAAGCAACTCTTTGAAAGATATTATGGCAGCGTATGCTGGAGAAAGATTGGATTTAATTAGCCGATTTGAAGAGCATGCTAACTTCATGTTCTCTAAGAGGAAGCGTGAGATTAAAGACGAAGAAGGAAACGTTGTTTCAGTAGAAGACGTTGAGCCTACTTTCCCTCTTACAGATAGATTTGCATTGGTGCCTACAGAAGGTATCATCGATAAGATTTATCAAGTAATCCCTGATAAAGAAGGGTTAATTGAAAACGGCATGACGGATATTCAAATTAAGAAGATGATCAAGCGTAAACTTGAACTCCTTAACTTGAGTAACCGGTTGATTGAGCGAGATGAATCTGGGAAGTATAAGGATACTGAGTATACCACTCCTCCCAAATATTCCAATCCTGGGCTTAAAGACCCACAGTATTTCGAGCATATTTCTAGACCATATATGATTAAGCAGAAAGAAAATATGGCTAGATTGGATACCTTGTTTGCTAGCGAAGAAAAGATTAACTGCTCAATGATGGTAAATATCTTTTACCATTTGGAAGCTAAATACATTTGCCCAATGGGCAGGAAGCTAGCTGACAACAACGCAAACGACGAAGCTGTAGTAAACGCTGCAAATAAATTGTTTGCGCATCCGTCAGTTCGTGTGTACCAAAAATCAATTGGCGAAAGTGCGTTACAAGCGTATATCGTCAAGAGACTTGAGGCAATTAGAAATGGCGAAAGTCATTCAACCGAATTTGTTGTTAATAACATTACGTTGGTTGACGCCGTTGTTGATTCTTCAATTCGCTTGGTAGCAAGCATTCGTGAAAACGAAAAACAAAAGCGCGCACAAAAGGGAACGCAAGATTTCGCAGAATATGAAGCTAATGCGCGTGAGGTTGCTGATACTTCTTTTGATGACCATGACATTGATAGGGCAGAAGACGCCTTGAATGAACAGCAAAGCATCATTGAGCAGAATCAGAGAATCATGGATCAGCCCGTGGACCCAGCAGCCATAAAGGATATGGTTGTATACCTGATTAGCTCTCGCACAAATCAGAGTTTGAATTTTGCAGCCAGAAGTTTTCTTGAAGAAAAGAAGCTGCAAGATAAGGTGGAGTCTGCTAAGATTTTCAAGACTCTACCAATTGTATTCGACAATAAGGTTTCTTATATTGATGTTGAAGCTCCTCCTGACCCAACCAAACCAGACGCCAAGAAAAGGATAATTAAGGAACCAGTATATGATAGCCCTCTATATGGAACGAAGGGTAGTCCAATCGTTATTAGATTGGCTGTCAAGCAGCTTGTTGTTGGGGGCGAAGATAAAGGTACACCTAAGGGCGTTCCCCTAGAGTATTTGAACTACTTCAACAACGCAAGCAATGCTAACGTCAATTCTTGGCAGGATATTCAATCGCAACAAGAAGAAAAACCAAATGACGTTCAACAAGGGTTGCTTGAAAAATATAATCCCAAAGGAATTCAACGGCTAAAGCAGCTTTCTAATATGATTGGCCGACAAATCTGGGGAACATTAAATCGTAACGATTACTTCTATGTTCGGTTAGTTCCATTTGAATATGGAGGCAAAGTGCCTAGCCTAGAAGGACCAGACGTGCAGGATTTAGAGCAGTCTGCTCCTGATGATATCGTATTGTATATGAAGGCTTACGTTCAAGATGCTCTTTCAGCTTTTACCAGAAATGGTAAGGTTTATATGGATGCGGTTCTTACTGGAACGCAGCTAGCACAAGTGAAAGCTGCTTTCAAGAAAGCGGCATCGATGGAGACAATGTTCTTATCCACCGAACGAAAGAGACGCATGTTGATGGAAGTTCAACAGGAAGCTGGTCAAAAGCTAGTGCAGGAAGAAAACGAAAAGGCTGCGCTCAAAGAAGAAGACGAGAAGCTTCTACAGCAGGCACAAGAGCAATTCATTGGCTGGTATCATATGGAATTGGCTAAGGTTTCTTCCAAAGCCTACGCCGAATATGTTAAGCTCCAAAAACGGCTTAGAGAAGAAAGAGAAGTTAATCCAAATACTCCGGTAAATCCAATTCTTGGTAAAGAGTTCAATGTTGTTGATTATGTTGACTTGAAGGGCATAAAAGAACCAAAACAATACGACTTGATTCCAGCTGAATTGAAGCAGTCTTTGAAAGCAAAAGTTGAGCGAGAAGTATCTTTGGAGCAACTCAGAAAGAATTCTGAGAAGGCGAAAGAAGCCGAAGAGACTTATATCCAGACCATTCAAAAATTGCTTCGTCGTTTCCCGAGGACTCGCATGGGATTGGATAAACTACTTAGTGCCCCTCCATTTGGAGTTGCTCCGAAGTTTGAAATTATTCCAGCTGATAGGCGGCGCGTCATTGAGACAGAGCTTCGAGGTAAAGAAATTGCTGAACGTGAAGAAGCGCTAAAGCAAGTGAAGGCACCAAAGAAGAAGAACCTAGACCTATTGGAAAAGGATGTTATACCTATGACTGGTGAACAAGCCGCGCCAATACAAGAACAGGGTGAAAATATTGACCCAGAACAACTTGTAACTAATATCGAAGAAAAGGCCGACGCACATGATGAAGATATTAGCTCTGAGCTTAGTGGTGCGGCAGACGTAGAAACACAAGAACAATCTGCTCCGGTATCTTCTGAGAAGCCAAAGACCCCTAAATCTAGGGCCAAGGCTACCAATAAACCAAAGAGCAAAGCTAAGAAGTAACAGAAGCAGAATACAAGAAACAAAAACGCCACCCTAATAAGGTGGCGTTTTCTTTTGTTTGTTTCTATGTTTGTCTTACTTTTTGATAATATCCATTGCCGCAGCAAACGAAGCCTGACTATCATCTAATGGTTGATTTCCGAAATATTGAACCTCTTCACCCTGAAGAAGAAACTCTTTAGCTGTTTCAGGCCACTTTTCTGTTACGGGCCACAGGTCTTCATATGCGGTAAGCATTAGCGCCGTAGCAATAACGTTTTCTAAATCAGCAGCTTTACGAGGAACGGTAATGTTCCCTGAAGCCTTATCTAATCGGAAGATGCCGAACCAATAAAAGTCTGTTGGACCAATAGCCTCGACTGTTTCTTTATCTTCTGCAATAAGCGCGTTTTTGAATTTAGGATTTTCTTCAAATCTCTTGTATGCTACTTGATCGATAATGTGAACAGTCACAACCATTATATCTAAAGAGTTTGGGTCTAAGAGAACAGTTACGGTATTGGTGTCAATTGGTTTGTCCGTCGCTGGTTCACCAAAAGAAATGCCGGTATTTCTTGCTGCGGCGAGTTCATACTGAATTCTCTTTATATCTTCTTGCGTATAGCCTGTGTCAGCTTCTTCTTTTTCAAGAATTGATTTCAATGATTGCCTGTCTGCATCAGTCATACAGGCTGAATCCATGTTTGGCACAAAGTACTTGTAGTCTGTTTGGTTGACTATATCGCTATTGGCGATTTTGGTTCGGATAAATAGGTTGTTGTATTTCTTTAGCGCATCAAAATACAGATAATAAAGTGACTTCCATTCGGCAGATCCCTTTGCTAGAATACGGTTTTTCGAAGCGATAACATCCATGATTGCTTCGGCTTTTACTTTAGGCTCCAGTTCTAACCACATAGTATACAATTCATTTTGAGCAACACCGTTTTGAACTTCTTCGTTCATCATTTCTTGAATTGATTGTTTTGTTGTGTCGGTGTTCTTTGCGTTTCTGAAATAGTTGATAATAGTTGTTGCATATTCTCTACTGTTGCTGATGATGTTGAGCACGTCTTCTGGTGTCGCAACAAGAGCAGGTACAACTTTGATTCCTTCTGCGCTTTCACCGCTTTCTTTCGCAACAGCAACTTCTCTGGAGTAAGATTTGTACGCGTTGTAATATATCCAAACTATTTTGGTAATAACTCGCTGAATGAAAAGGGCGAGAATAAGCTCATAATGCTTCTTTAGTTTTGGTATTTCGCTTTTTGCAATTTTAGGATCTATATCTAGAATGTTATAAATAGCGTAAATATGGCTCATTAGGGTTTTTTCATAACCATAAACTTTGCCATCTTGATTTCTAGGAACAACTACCAAGCGTTCATCATCATACTCGTCATACGCTCCACTATCAAGTTCTGTCATCAAGTCCATAAATCGGTCTGGATCTTGGTGCTGTGTTGCAGATGTGAAGTTATTAAGAAGTAGACTTTGGATTTGTCTAAGTCTTTCTGTGGCAGGAGTGTCCTTTACATATTGCATTGCTTGGTCGGCAAGTTCTTTAAGAGCAGGAACTCCTTTTGTTCCACGTTCTTCTCGAATTAGTTGATAGATTGTACTAAAGTTATCATCGAAAAGCTTCCTGCTATTGTTAGAAGTGCCTTTGAATTTATTATGTTTTTCAGCAATTTCTCGCCTTCGAATTAGTTCGTCTTGATCTTGTCGTGTAAGAACCTTGTTAGGTGAACCGCCACCATGCTCTCGAATTATATTGTCTGCAAGAGGCCGGGAAGCAGCCATAAATGTTGGTCCGTTTCGATATTTGCCGCCGCCCATGCCGCCAAGAATTTCACGAGCCATTGTTAGAACACGTTCTTTTTGTTCTTCGCTAAGCTGTTCTCCAACTGTATCTCCGGCTCTGTTCTCGGGAATAAACTTGCTTGTATCTGTCGCTGCTTGTTCAGGAACGTTTGTTTCTGGTGGAACTATAGGCGGAGGAGCATTGCGACTAATCTCAGGCTTTTTGTTTTTCTTTTGCTTGATTGGAACGTCCAAAGTAATGTCTGGTTCTGTGATGCCAGGAATAGATGGAGGCTGATTTGGGTCTATGTCTGTTACTCCTGGTATACTAGGCGCTTGCTCTGAGCTTTCACCATCAGTTACTCCAGGAATACTAGGAGCTTCTTCTTTTTGATCAGCTTGTTTGTGCATTAAATCTAAGTTTGTTGACGCATCTACGCTTAAGCTGTCAAGAAACTTTACTGCGATAGCAAATTTGTCATCCTTCATTATCTTTGCTCCGGGTTGCTTTATTTTGAATCCTGGGTCGATTTCTTCAAACGTTCTGCGATTAAGGCTTTTCGTCGAATAAGAGCTTTTTCTCTAAGGTCTTTTAGTATACTCTTTTGTGCTAAATTGAAACCTTCGATAATGGCATCACTGGCATCAGCCCCTACAAGATATTCATCGCGGATATGTTCTATGGTTTGATGAAGAATATCGTCTTTTTCATCCTCATCCATATCATCTTCATATAACATGGCAGCAATAGAAGTTGTGAATTCTTTTATTTCTTCTGCTACATCTTGAACTATCTTACCTTCGATAACATTGCCTTTTTCATCGGTTCCAAGGGTTCCGTCATGAATGCCTTTTTCTAATGCTTCAAAGAACCCAGGAACATCGATTGTTCTTTGAACTCGTCGTTTCTTTGCCTCGGGAGTTGTTTCCGGAATGGGAGGAGCAGCCTTTGGTTTATCAGAGACCTCAGGTTGCTTTATAGGCTCATCCGTTGGCGTCTTTGGAATAGGAGGAGCTTCTGTTTCAGTACTTGGAATAGGTGGTGCCTTTGTGTCCGTATCTGGAATAGGCGGAGCAGTTTGTTCCGATGTGTCCGGAATAGGAGGAGCATCCTTATCAGGTTTTGGTTCTCTTACCTTCTTGGGCTCTGTGCTGTCAGTCTTTTTGCTTGGTTTTTTAGTACTTAAAATATTAACCATAGAGAATAGATTTTCTATGTTCTCAAAACCAAATTTCTTTTTCCAAATTTCTTTTTGGTTGTCGTCTGTTAAAGCATTGTACTGGTTTACTAGCTCTTTGCATTTGGCTAGAATTTTTACGAATTTATTTTCGCCGACCAAATCTCCGCTTCTCCTAAGAGTTCGTTTGAAGCTTTTAATTTCAGCCTCATTGTAATCATGATACTTCTTAGTGATAAATTCAAAAATTTCAGCGTCTTTAATATCAGATTGCATATTGCTGTTAGCAACAATAACAATAACAGCAGTTACATATCTGCCAAGAAAAACATTATACCACGACCCTTTAGTAACTTCAGAATAGCCAAATAGTTCTGCTGATCTTTCATAGAGTTTAGAGCAACTTTCAATAGAAGCCATGAAAGGCTCTATAAGTTCCATAAGTCCGCTTGTGGTCTGCGCTCGATCTTTGTAGTTTATTTTTGTTCCGTCAGGAAGCGAAATATTTTGCTGTAGTAAGGCAGCTAAGAACTCTTTTATTTCATCTTTAGATTTGTTGTACCAAACAACAAATGTTTCAAATGCGTCTTTTTTAGAAAGACCAAGCTCTAGTTCTCCTGTTAATGAAACGATTAGTTCGTCGAATTCATGTATGTCTATTCTAATTTTTTCTGGTTCAATTTGGCGTATGTTGCCGTCAGAGTTCTTAGAAGTTAATTTGACGATTTTGTTCATAAAAGCAACGGCGAGATCAGCTTTATACACGTCAGGAGTAATAGTTGGATTCTGTTTTCCTACTTCGCTTACAATTTCTCCTTGTTCATTAATTGCGCTTATATTTCCATCTAGAATAACTTTGAGTTTATTGTACAGAGCCAGTAATGTTCGGCCCTGATGAATATTCTTTTCAGCTGCAAGTGTGCCGTTATGAAGCCTTGTAATAATTGTCCTGAGAAAATCGTCTTCTTTTGGCTCCATTTTGTCTGATGGATTATTTTTGCTTGGTTCTGTTACTTTCTTAGGTCTCTTGGCGCTTGCTCTGTTTAATTGTTTCCATGCCGATTGAAGAATTTTAGCAGCTTCAATTACATCCTTAGCGTTTTCAACATCAGCAATATATGTCTTGTGTTCGTCAACAAATCGTGATATGTCATTTAAACTCTCATCAGATGTTACGTTGCTTATTCCTTTATTAGTTCTTCCGCGCTGATTTAGCTCGCTGCTAAAAAAGTTAGCTAGAATCTGAATAAAATCTGTTATGTCTTTCTTGCTAATGTTGGACTGTCCAATTTGATTTCGAAGTTTAAAGTTTGCTTTTTGGAAATCTGATGCCTTTGGCGCTTCCTCTCGCGGAACACCCATTGGTTTCTTTTCTGCGGGCTCAGCTTTCGGCTTGGTTGATTTGTCTTTTTCAGGAGGAAGCGGACTTGTCATGCCTGGAATATCAGGAGCTTTTTCCGGTTCTTTATCTTCAACCTTTTCTTCAGTCTGTGTTTCAGGAACAGGCGGAGCAGCTTCAGGACTCTGAGTTTGTTCAGAGGTTTCGGGAATAGGCGGAGCTACTGTCTCTGCCACAGGTTGTTCTGAAGTGGGTTCTGCCACTGGCGCAGTATCAACAGTATCTCCCGTTAGAGTGTATTTATTTTTGTTCTTATTTCTTAGTCCACCAAGCGCATAGATGCTTTCATCAATTTTATTAACAGCTTGAAGCGCGCTCGCTTGGGAAAGTCTGATGATATTGTCATAGAAGGTTTTTTGTAGCTTCTTCATGTTATAACCGCCTAAAGTCCTATTTCGCTGAGTTCCGGAGTAGTTGTAGAGCCTGTTTGTATGCCAACTTATTGAGCGCATGTTTGACAGCGCTTGCAGTTTTTTCTGTGTTTTGTTCTTCCTGCTTCGGCATAACGTCATCAATCAGCTGATTGTATTTTTGTTTCAATTGTACAGGGTCAGCACCCATTTTATCCGCTTCAATAAGTTCTTCGAGAACAAGCTCTCTGTGATCCCTCAATATTGTTTTGTAATTAAGCTCTTCTTTGTTTTTTGTTTCTGATCTGAGCGCGCTAACAACTTTGTTTATAGCAGTGTTCAATCTGAAAATTCCATTGCTTTCATATGTAATATCTGCAATCTGTTTTACATCGTCAACGGAATCTAGCTTGGAAACTGTTACTTCACCGTTTTCATTTTCTACAATTGTTGCTATAACAAGTGAGCCGTTAATAAATGCTGTTGGGCCGCTCTGTTCACGTATAGTCATTTCTACAGTGCCGCCTGTTGGATTTAGCTTGGTTATGGTTACAAAACGCTTGGTTGCTTTTGCAGCTTTTTCTTTGTCCTTTATAGGAACGTCTTCTTGCCAAGTCCAAAAGTGAGAATTTATTTGCGCGCCTTTGGCTTTTGTTTCTTGATAAACTTGTTTTGCTATTTCCTCAAGCTTCGGACCTTGTTTCAAAGCCATGTCAACCTTGATGTCTTTGATGAGGGCACTGTCCTTACTAAGAACTTCATCCGTGACAAAACGCTTGTCAGGAACAACAGTCTTTTCTTTCTTAGCTTTTTCTTCGCTGAATTTCTGCCTTGCTTTCCATTCTTTCACTAGCTGCCCTCGAATTTGGCCTTCATGTTCGTCAATATATTTTCTCAATTCTGTTTCAATGGCGCCAAGAACCTTGAACATATTAGGCCGATACAAAGGTGACTCTCTAACAGCAAGGTCAGATTTTGGTAAGTGTTTTAGATCGGTTGGTAAGAATCTGTTGAGCACTCGTTTGGATTCTTCTTCTAGAACTTCTTGCATACGTTCAGAAAATTTGGATGGCGCAGGTAAGGCATGCTCTTCAATTACAATATCGCGAATCGAAATGCCGTCATTTGCATTGTCATAGTCGAGCAGAATTTCTCTGGCTCGGCGTTCAATATTTTTGTCGTTTCTTGCCAAGGGCAGTTTCTCAAGCATGTTTGAGAATTTCTTCTCTTGTACCTCTGGCGAAACATCTCCTCGACCCCATAGGTTCATAGTCTCATAATCAGGTTCGATAATCATTGATTTGACCCAGCTGAGATATGTGTCTTGATTCGGCACCTGAAAATCAACTCTTGTTCGCTTGAACTTAGCTGTTCGAAAGAAATACATAACAGCAGTGCGTGCTATATCTGGAAGAATAGACTCATAAAATTGATTGGCAATTTCCCGATAGGCAGCTACCCATCCTTTTTTGACAGCAAAATGTTGGCGTCCTTGATCGTCTATCTCATAAATAGTGATATCATCGTTATCTAGTACTTCGAATTGCGCGCGAGTAACAGTTTCATTATATTGTCTTTGTCTTCTTCTCTCTTGCTGCTCTTGTCTTATATCCAAGATGTTATCATCATAATCAGTTATAGCTTCGTTGAGGTTTTCATCTGTCTCATAGTTTCTTGGCGGATAATTTAACGTTGTCTTTGTCTTTGTGCGCGGCTGATTATCATACAAAAAGTCAAGCACTTGTTCTGCAAGAGCAAAATCTTGTTTTGTATTAAATTCTTTTGAAATCTGAGGCAGTAAGGCTTTAATTTCTTCAACAATGTCTTCTGATAAATTTCTACACAATTCAACAGTATTTTCTGAGTCGAAACCATATAGTTGGTAAATGATATTGGAAACTTCTAGCATCCAACTATCAGCTTCTGCGCCCTCTGGTGAGACTTCGGGCTCTGCCAACTCTTGTGGCTCTTCTGCTGCTGGTTCCTCTACTGTTGGCTGAGAACTCATTGCTTTGTTGAAATTGGCAACAGCATCAACGGCATCGCTGCTCATCTTTTTGTTGTACAATTCCTCATCAATCAAGCCTTCTTCTAATTCTTTATTTAGTTTGTTGATAACTTTTTCCAGTTGAATTCTTAACGCTTCGGGCTTGTCCTTGGTTTTAGCAACAAAATAAGCTCTTAAATTTTCTGGGAGAACATCATACATTAGACTGTGGATTTCTTCCCAGTTCCAACGCATTTCTTGTTTTGATATTTCTACTTCTTCAGTAGCGTTTTTAATAAATACGGAACTTGCCTCTTTGTTCATGCCATACTTCGAAAGAACTCGAATCACAGAAGCTGAATGATAATTACGCATGTTTTCCTTCAAACTATTCGGTACAAACATATATCAAAGTATTATCAGCCTAACAAGTCTTTTGCTGGCTGAAATGCTATTGTGAAAATTATAAGTAAGAACTGGCCGGAAATTGGTTATTCGTCGTCTGTCTCAGTCTCAGTAATTGTTTTTTCAATTACTGTGGCTTCGATAGTTCCAGTTCTTAGTGGAACCTTGGCAACCTCAATAACACAATTGGAAAATGCGTCACTTGCCCCGATGGACCATGTAACCTTTTGAACAAGACCAATCACGTTGCCTTCACTGTCGTATATCTTTGTGCCGATACTTGTTCCGTCGCTGTTTATATACAATCGTGTTTTTTCCATTTTAACTCCTACCACGCTCTGAAATTGCGAGTATTAACATACGCGCGGCTGTGCTCTTTAAACCAAGTAGAATCATTCATTTGATGCCATAATACAGAAGGATTCATAATTAAGAATTTATAATCAAGCTTGTTACATACTCTTTCCATAAGCAAATCTGGCGGACAATGCTTTCGTTGTATAGCGTTCATCCCAATTATAGCTTTATAAAAATGTTTTGAAATCTGGCTCGCAGATTCTGCTCGCATTATATGTCCTTGAGCGCCTAACACTTGCCCAGGTTGCACTTCATGCAATGAGAAGTTTTCAATCGCAACGCCTACGGGACGAGTATAGTAATCCCAATATTGAGGAAAAAATATATCGTGAAGACTAAGTACAATAGGCTTATTTATTGTAGATTCTGCCGCGCAGAGTAGATTAATGGATTTTTTTAACCAGTTTCTGGTAAAAAGAACATCATCCTCTAACTCAACAACAATCTCACTTCGTGCCGATGCCCACTCCAATGTGCGCGCTATATTATTAACGCCGGTATATTTTACTTTGTCGATTTCGTCATAAATGGCAAGCTCATCTTCGGTGCGAACAGTTAACCCAACCTCAGGTAAAACATTAGCCTCAAAACCATCAGAAAAAACCCTTATATCACTAGGATTTACTAGACTGTCAGCCGCAATACAGGCTTTTAATGTAATGGGAAGAGGGTCAGGAACCCTTGGATATGTAATAATTCCAATTGAAATTTTACAGTTGCATGATTGGTCAAAGGTAGCCATAGAAGATTTAACCCTTTAAGAGTTCAGCTACCAAAGCTTCTACATCACTTAGCTTCACGATAAGCGCATCAGCTTTGATTGCTTTCAAAATCATTCCCTTACTTTTCCCCTCATTGCTCCCAGGCCCAATCTCAAAACCCTTCTCAAGAACATAAGCTCGAAGCTCTTCTTGTGTAAGAGGCTTTGGAAGATACTTTTCTAGCAGCAATGATTCTTTTTCTAGTCTTTCCATTTCCTTCGCCCGAGCAGAATCATCCTTAATAGCGTCAATAGAAGTAGAAATTCCACTAATTAACTTTTTGATAATAGCAAGCTTATCCGCCTCTGAAGATTTTTCCGTACAACGAAGCTGAATCTCTCCTAAAGCTAGCCTCAAAATATCTTTGGCTAGTTCGTCTTTTTGCTTCATTGATACTAAAATGTCATTTCGTAGGTCTTGCTCTAACATAATAGCCTTCTTTCTTTAATCGTCCGTATCGGATGTGCTAGAATCTACCCTGTTGGTCATTCGTAATATACCCCAGATTCTACCCGCCAATTCTCTACTAACAGTATTTTTTGCAATGTCTCCAAGGTGCAAAATTACTTTTTCAAAACCATATTCCTTCGTTAACTGGAAAAGCTGGTCATATAGATTTCCAATTGTTACGAAATTGGGACGAGGAACATTGGTTCTGTTCCTATTGCTTTTACCTTTGGCAAACATCTTTCCTCTAAATTGTTTTGGATTTTCTAATTCTAGATGGACATTTGAACCACAGAAGATGGTTCCAACGTATCTTGATAGAATATATATCCGTTGTTGCCTAGAAATATTGCTGAAAAAATATATCAAAGACACGCCATACTATTAGGAACGTTTTTTCTTTAGAAGGTTACATTCACATGAATATCAAGCAAATTGAAGAATCTATCTCTTTATTTTTGAAAATGGCCGACGACCAAAGTTTTTATATGTCGCCATTTCAAGCAGAAGAAATTGTTGAGAGACGACTCAATAAAACAGCAGATTTTTGGCAAGAGAAAGCTCAACAACTGGGTATGGAAGCTCCTCCAGAAGGAGTTGTTCTAGAGAGCGGTGGTTCAAGCTCTACATCTAGTGATGTCGTGTTGGATGACGGAGCAGATGAAGTACTAGATGAAGATACATCTGGCGAGATAGTGGGAGATGAAACAGACGAAACAGACGAAACGGATGGAACAGACGAGTTAGATGTTTTACCCACAACTGACGACGTTGAAGAGACTGATCTTGACAGCGCCAGTGATGACCTCGATGTTGAACCAGATGCTGACACTGACCTTGATTCAATTGATACGGTTTCTAGCGCGGCATATAACGATGCTATCAAGAAAATGGCAACCATAAATAAAGCTGCATTGCTTGATGATTCCATTAGTGATGACGACGATTTGGCCAATCAAGCTCTCGACGGTTTGTTTGACAGTGAAGACAGTAAAAACAGCGAGGATAACCCTCCAATTGAAACATTTGGCTTGGAAACAGATGATGATTCAGACCTAGATGGATTTGATTCAGAAAATGATGACTCAGACCTAACCGGGCTAAATCTCGATGAAACAGGTGATGACCTTCTTGATGAAACTGGCGATGACCTTTCTGGTTTAGATACAGTTTCCCCTCATATAGATGAGTCTGAACTCGATGATATGCTGAGCAGCGAGTTAGATAGTGATATCTCAGATGAAGACAACGAAGACGGCGGAATAGATTTGACAGACATCTTAGGCCCAGACCAAAGCGAAGATGACACAGCCATTGAAGGCGTTGAAGATTTTGAAAACTTTGAAGATGAAAAATAACATAATCTAAAGAAAATAAAAGAAAACGGCTGGTAAAAAATACCAGCCGTTTCTAATTTAAGCAACTATTAAGTTATAGATTGTACTTGTCGTAATGCTTGGCTATCTCTGTCGCTACACCAGAAACTATACCCGTATATGTCTTAATGTTCTCGGTGTAATATCTTTTCTCTCCAAGCGCTTGCGAATATCCTTGAATGTTTCCTGCAATTGCTTGATCAATTGCTCCCTTGTGCTTACTGAACAGAAAACTATACCAATCACCTAGCCCTTGCGCTAAAGAACTATATGACCTCCAAAACCAATCTTTGTTTATGTAACGCTCTCCAGTTTTTAAGTCTCTTTGTGGGTCATCCATGATAAATACTGAACCGTCCCAATATGTGTTCTTTGACCCAACAGCATGATAGTTGCCTACATTGTAGTTAAAGCAACCTGCAAAGCCTGTTTCAGCTTTGATTTGTGAAGTTAATGCTACTAAAAGGTTTTTCTTTTCCTCGGGGCTTATACCGGGATGCTTCTGTATTACAATCTGATTCAAACCACGTAAGACATCTTGTTCGTTCAATCCCGTCTTTTGCTTTGGAACGATTCTATAACCTTTTTTAGTCGCAGCTTCTAAGATAGCTTTTTCTCTAGCTTCCCCTTCCAAACCATTAAATCTATCACGATAGTTCTTCTTGGGCTTTTCTTTCTTTTCGCCGGAGGGAGTTTCTTTTTTTGTTTCCCCCAAAAGCTCGCCAACCCAACCGGAAAAACTATCTGCATTTAAATTCTTATCATCTAAAGCTAGTTTGGATAAGCCATAGTACGCCTTTGCCCACTTGCTCAAAAGCTCGATATCTTTTTTGCTAGAATTCATCTCAAGAATATGTCCTATTATTGCTGGTGAGATAAGAATGTGTGAGTTCCTAGATCTCTATGATCTGTCAGATCCCAGTTTTCCTAATTCCTTTGTAGCTGGAACTCACAGTGCGGAGATTGTAAACGCAGCCAGCAGAACATCCCTTACATTCGTAGGACCAAAGACTTCCCCAACCATCCCCAGAACGATAAATCATAATATGTCCGCTGCTTCCATTGTTGTATACTAAAGCGTCGCCCTCTAGCATAGAACCCCTGGAAACAGTCTTCCATAAAGAACTGGTACCATTGAAACTGCTCGTGCTGTAGGGATGTTCATCGTCCGTCAACTCAGAATTATATGACGGAACTTCCCAAGCCTTCGCTACCATTCCAGAACAGTCCGCTCCATAACTTCCACTATGAGAACAACTAGGGCAGGAGCCGCTACAATAGCCCTTGGTTGAATTGTTTGGACCTTCCCCTCGCCATCGTCCATGTCCCCACCAATAAGAAAAGCCTACGGCCGATTGCGCCCGACTAACAATACGTTTGCGCAATTCGTTACCATCATTGCTCAATTCGTTCCCGTCGTTGCTCAAATTGTAAACCTTCAAATAACTTCCATGAACCCAACCAACCGTCCCAGCTTGCTTTACTTGATAAAAAGAACTCGTTGGCGAGCCTGATTTCACAGCAACTACTGTCGTCCCTTCCGCTAATACCTTTAGAATCCCATAAGATGTAGAAGGGCCTTTTCGAAAATTAACATTTGCCGTCGTTATCAGCGTCGTACCAGATTCTATGTAGCTCGATAACCCCTCGCCGCTAATGTCAATGTCATCAGGCACACCATAAATTTCTGCCGATTCTACCGCCGGGGCAGCTAAAGAACAACCAAATGTTATGGAGGAGAAAACAACCAGAAAGAATTGAAAAAGCTTGTACATACATTAACTGTATGCAACGACTATGCCATCTTATATTTTGAATAAACATGGATAAATTAATCTATAGATAGCTCGGTCAAGCTTGAAATATACTTTATCAACCCTGGCGTAAACATGAAATCCAAACGCAACTTCTTCGCTTAGCCCCGGCATATATCCGCTGAGAATGACAAAATCACTATCGATTTTACCTCGCAGCTTCATCATGTATTCTTTCAATACATCCCCTACAAATATTCGCATTTCAGATTGAGCTTGAGAATCACGAGCCGAACGAAAAACAAATTTTTGTTGGGCTTGATATTTCAAGTCATAACTAATAACTCTTACTGTGTCTTCTGGAGATGCCCCCATAATAGATTTTTTCATGGCTGAAACGTCGCGTATAAGTTTCTGGTGTACAGTTTTGAATATATCTCTTTCCAAAAACACGGATAAATTGTTTTGGCTATTGCTTCGCAAATATTATACTTGCGTTCATCTATAACAATATACGCAGTTTCAAACCAGTTTTCTTCTAACTTAATAACAACCTTAAATGAACAATCCACTTGACCGCGAAGCATTACCATAAACTTTTGTAGCTTATGCTCTATAAACCCCTCTATACGAATTGCGCTGCTTTCGCCTTCTATTCTCTTTCCAACAAAACCTTTTTGTAAATCCATAAAAACATCTACATAAAGAAGCCGAACTACCTCGTCCGGTCGTTTCCCCTCAAGAGTTTTTAATAGATTTCTGTATTTCGCGCTATACAGAGAATCTTCTATTATTTGTACTGGCATGGGTAAATTAACCTTCCAATAGCTTCTTCAAAACTCACGCATAAATGAGAATCAATAGTCAAATCAATAGTAATGGTTGGTGAATTTATTTGTGAGAAATGTGCTTCTCTTACCTTTACTTCATAAGGTATAGTTGAACAACCCCGTAAACCAAGAGCAAATTCCTCAAATGTATGTCTGATTGCATTTGTAACATTGGCAATTATATTACCGGCTTTACAATTTTCCCAACTTTTCCAATCCCTTCCACAATTGCGCAAATAATATTGCAAACAGCCAACAATAAATTCCGTAAGCTCTTTGATTACTTGCTTGGGATTATTGTACTTGATTCTTTCAAGCATTAAATGCAGCGCTTTGTCTTCAATAATATCAGGATCCATAACTAACGTCCTCAATCATAGCAGTTGGAGTCGTCGTATCCAGTATTCTCCGCCCACCACGCTTGATACGCTGCGTCATCTTCAACGTCAGGCATAGTTCCACTAGAAACGCTGGTAGCGCTCGTCGCCTTCTGCAATTCTTCAACAGACGTTTCGTCCAAATACTTCACGCCATACTCAATAAAATCTCTCGCTTCTTCGGAGGTATCAAAGAAGTCAAAAGAATATGCCTTGCTATGGGTAATGTCCGCTCGAAATCTTCCCTTACATTCGCTGCAATTACATTTGAAAACGGTGCCCAAAGGAGATCTCAAACAATCGCCAGACTCAATATATTGCCATACCATAAGCCCTTTACGATTGATCATCGTCCATTCATATTCCATAACGGATTCTTTATTCTCTGTATTTTCTGTAGACATCATCAACACTTTCTTGCCGGGCTTTGATATATCTTTCCGTTAGAATAACTCTTTTTATAAACTCATCATTCGAAAGCTCTTCCGTGTCATGATGGTAAAGATAATGGTTGAACACAAATGAAGTCGTTACTTCCCCATATGTTCCAAATTCTCTAATGCGTAAAGGCTCTCCGCAAACATCACAACGAATATACCTTCTTCGCCATCGCCCATTTCCTCTTACCAAGAACCTTCGCCATTGCCTCCGTAGCTTTCCCCATAATGTCCTTGGCCTGTACAAAGATTTTTCTTTCTCAGGCGGGCTACGATATGGATGATTTACCATGGTCCATTATCGTTTGTATAACATTTAAACATCTCTTCAACCAACATCTTTGTCGTTGCATGCCCAGGATGCTCTTTTTGATAATGTTTTAAATATCTATCCCATAATATGGGGTCAAAACAATAATATGGCATTCGCACATTGGCTTCGCCACAAATTTCACATCGTTCAAATCTCTTCTTCCAAGTCCCACGTTTCCAAACCAGAAACTTTCTCCGGATAGAGCGAAGTTTACCTATCCAAGTTCTGGGCCGATAAACTTTTTTCTCTTCTTCCGGCGGGCTGCGATATGGACCAAGAGAATTCATCACTCTACAAAGTGATAGTTTGATAAACCATTATAAGATCCTACTTGCTTAGCTGTTTCGTTTCTTTCTTCAGAAAACTCCGAAAGCCAAACCGACCGATGATTCGTACAATTGTCTATACTCTCAAGAAAGAATATCTTGTCGTTTTTGTAAATTACCTTATATTGCTCAAAAGCATAATACGTAAACTTTCCTTTTGAATACCCAATACTATAATCAAACCTCATCCCAACTTCAATATTGTCCCATGGAATGTGCCGTAAACTCTGCCTGCCATACCTGCGAGCTTCGTATTCTTTTTCAGTAATCTCTTTCATTTTTCTTCCCTACGGAGCATTCACATCGAAGTAGTTAATATCACAAGACAATTCTTTGAGCCCGGCGGTAGCAAGAGTTGCTAAAGTTTTTCCTAAATCATCTTCAATTTCAAAAAACTGAGAGCTATCTCCTGTCCTATCCCAAAACTTAATGCTTTGATTCACATGCCCATAATGATCAAAACTTTGAGTGAGTGTCGTTTGCTGGTTGAAATTCCTACAGTAATACAAATGCCGGCTCGCTCCAACATTACCAGTCGTTACAATTCCTGCCCACTTCTCCGTTACTGATGCTAAGTCTGTTCTAGAAAGCGCCATCCATCCAGCATTTCGAATCAAACCTGTGCTGATGTTCCCTATGTTCCAACCGTCTGTCAAAAGATAAAAACTGGGGCTGACAGAAATTATGGGGCAAATGATGTTCGATAAACCTTTACCGTGTCTATCCGCTGCCCATTCTCGCTTCAAACAATTATATAGACATTCAAGTTCTACCCCGCCATTTATCGGAATATTGCTTGCTACACCATTGTTCAAAGCATAACGATGTAAATGAATTAGCTTTCTTCCCACATCAATATATACTTCCCCGTCCCCATAACTAGCTCCATCGCTTAACTTTGTTGGGTCTTTCAATATATTCAATGAGCCGCCGCTCTTACTTTGAAATGCTCCAGGCGGCATAAAACCCTTAATCTTAGCAGAAGTAAACCCATTCAAAGGCTTTCTAGTAATCCCTTCATGCTCTTCCCCACCATCAAACGCATCAAATTTCATCGCCGCGCTCCAAGAATTATAAGATCCTTCTCGCTAACAGCAAATAATACACAACTCCTGTCCCCTTCTTTTGTCGGCTTCGTCGCACATACTACCACTCCAGCGCTCTGCCCCTCTCCACAAAATTGAAAATATCCCTTCCTCCCAGCATGATATGGATGATTATCTACCACTTCCACCGCTTGATTCTTCTTCATCACTTTTCCCCATCGCGGACCAAATACAAATCGCGCATCAAATACGATGAATATAATACGCCGCTCTCAAAATCCCGCCGACCAACTACATAAGGTGACCCATCCTCCCTCTCCAATACCATATACCTGTCCGTCTTGTATACCACCGCCCTTATGGTCCGACCATATCTCCGCTCCTCTTGCGGTATCTTCTTGTATTCATAATTCTTGTTATACCCCAAACAAAATGAACAAAACTTCATCCCAACAACAAAATTCTCCCACTTTATCTCCACCGCTCGCTTCAATCCGTAAGTTTCATTCTTAAATTCTTCCCACGTATATGCCTTCTTTTCCATCCTCTCGCCTCCAACCTGTATCCTACACCCTCCCCCTTCCCTTGTCAACCAAACCCTCAATTCGCAGGCTCTCGCTCAGGTATCTTCTTCTTTTCCTTCTCCTTAGGCTCCGTCCGTAACGTCCCATATGCTACAAATCCACCACCACATCTATGCCCATTATACTCCACCAATGATTCATATCGCGGCACTAATATCAGCCCAAGTGTCCCTATCTTCCTCTTCTTCAATTGCTCCTCTATCTTCCCACGTATATACCCAGATATCGTCTCCTCTCCCCTTTTCTCATGATCCTTACACTCTACCTCTATCACAAAACTATGCACCGCACCTAATCCATCCCCTCCCGTTACATAACTCTTGTTCCCCAATAACGGCCCTACCTTATACCCAACCCCCATCACCGCTAACTTTACCGCATCACTTATCCCAGCCGTCAATGTCACGATATACAACTGCCATTTACACATCGCTTCCTCCTACTCCCCACCCTACACTACCAAATCCCCTATGTCAATCTACGGCCAATTTCCCTTTTTTAAACTCCGGAGCAAAGCCAGCAAAATAAATCTTCCCAAAAAAACACTTAATAACTTAACTTAAACTTAAACCTTAACCCCAAATTTTATTTATACCATTTCCTATATACACCCAAACCCCAATAAAATTTAAATCCACCCCCTTCCCCTTCTCTTTATACACCCTATACCATATACACTATACACTCTCTCTTAGAGAATACTCTCTTAGATAATATACACACACATACTATCGCCGTACCGGCCCCTGGTTAATTACTTGGGTTTACCACTGGTGCCCTCTGGTCAATTACTGGAGTTTGAAGATATTTATACCTGGAGTCGTCTGGTTAATCACTGGAGTTTACTGCTAGTGCCTTCTGGTCAATTACTGGAGTTTGAAGATATTTATACCTGGAGTTTGGAGTTATTTATACCTGGAGTCGTCTGGTTAATTACTGGAGTTTGCTGGTCTGTAATTTCTGGATATTATGGATTACAGTGACACTGTTACTTTTCGTAAAAACTTATGCTACAACGTTAAAAATTACCCCAAATATACATCAATAATAACAATGACTTACGAAGGTGTTAGTTTTTAGATGTTTTGATTTGGTTTAAAGTGGTGGAGAGTGGGGATAAATGGGTTGTGATATCCTTTTGACGTGGGCCGGGCGCCGGGGCCGCCAGGGGGCCTAGGGGGTGGGCCTAGTGTCACGTCACGCGCTGTGATGCCATCTAGTGTGATGCAACGTCGTATAGTGTAACGTAGCGCAGTGACCATATATTGCACTATATCGTCACTCGGTCTGCGGTGTCGTGTAGCGTAGCGTAGGCCAGCGCAGTGACCATATATTGCACTATATGGTCAAACCGCCTAACCCTGCCGTTACCTTTTGCGCGACGCTTCCCATGGTATCATTAAAGTATAAGGTAATGGTTCGGGGGATAATCCCCTTCCGAAACCTTATGGTTCCCCGATGTTTCCCCTAACGTTATCCAGGGGTTACTAGTGGGTTCTCCGGGCGTTCTAGAGCGCTGGCAATAAACCAGTAAGGAACCGATCTGCCCCTAGTTAGGGGTTATTAGGGTTCCGAGAACAACCTAACGGCGCAAAGCCTGGGGAATCTAACGGTAACCTTTGGGCAATCAAAGGGAAACCAAAAGCCTGACCCAGCAGGATAACTGGGATTCCACGGAGTTTACAATGTCGTTCGCCAAGTCGTTCGCCGCTCGCGTTCTCTCCGCTGCTTCCGCTCAGCAGACCGCTCCGGCTCCGCAGGTTGCTCCGGTTGCCCAGGCCGCTCCGGCAATTCCGGGAACCGCTGCTCCGGTCATCCCTGGAATGGCGCCTTCGGTTCCGGTGGCGCCCCAGGCCACCGTCACGCTGGAAGCCATCAGGGCGGTCGTTGCGTCGGCTTACCCGACGCTCAACGCCGGACAGCACGACGCCATCACCACCAACATCGCTCGGCTGACCGGGTTGCCGGTCACCGGGGCTCCGCCGAAGAACCTCGGCGGCTACGCCGCCGCAGCGGCGTTCGTCCTCAAGTCCATCCCTGGCGGGCTGGAGTTGCTCCAGGCCCAGGAGAAGAAGGGGTTGGGAAAGCGCGTGACCGACTTCCACACGGGCGTCACCGTCTGGAAGCAGGCTGATGTGCTTCGCCACGATGCTGAGACTGGGCTGGTCGTGCAGGGAAAGGAAGGGAACGCCTATCGGTCGGTGACCTTCACCGATGGCAGGGACAAGTCTGGGCAAACGCTGCGCAAGGCTCTCGTGAGTGCCCTGGCTCCCAAGGGAGCCGTCGAGACGTTGTTGGCGGCTCTGTGCCTCGCCCGGTCGTTTGGCATCACCGATGAGATGATCCAGGAACTCGTCACCCGCAGCGCCGCCATCATGTCCAAGTAGTTCCCTTCTACGTACCCACCTATTCGCCCCTGGTACTGACCCTCAAAGGGTTGGTGCCAGGGGCACCCTTTTACCCGTTAAAGCCCCTGTAGTTCAAGGGGTTTTAACCACTACCCCTGCGGGGGATTGGAGGGACGACTCAAGGTGAGTCATGCTCCCTCATTGGGATTCAATAGGGTGTAAACCCGCAGGAGATTACCATGAATAGTTCGATTACCCGCAAGGCTTTCATCGCGATGCTCAATACGTTCGTTCGTCAGATGGAAGGCGTCATTGACGCCTGGAACGCCATTGAACGGATGAACCATATCTGCGCCGACGTTGAGGCGCAGATCTTCAGCAACAATAGTGACCGCTACCACGACGGTAGCGTGACCACAACTGATTACAACATCCTTCTGCGAGGGCAGAAGGTGGGGTACGTTCGGGTGCGGGAAACTCACGAATATCGGGAGGAAAGGGAGGTCTTTGTCTCCTTCACCGAGCTTTCCCCTCGCGAATGGCGGGAGCGGAAGGCTTCACAGCGGGCTGCGGCCCGCCGTCATCAGGAGGCGTACGACGCCTCCCGTGAAGTCGTCGCTGCCGCCCTGGCGGCGGGGCAGTCCGTCCGTGTCCAAGATGGACAGAAAGGGGGGGTTTTCGTGATTGGCGACCACAGGGTCGCCGCTGTGCGGCTTCTCACCTCGGCGTATTTCGGTTTCTCTGAGGAAGAGGCGAATCGTCGCCTCGGGGAGGCTTGGTACAAGGGTAGTGACAGTTGGGGGGGATTCACATTCACCCTCAACCCCGAGTTGGCACATCGCCAGTTCGGTCGTCCTACCAGCATCGAATGGGAGATGACGGCCTGAGGGCCTCTTTCCCAGTCGCCGATGTTTGCCCCTTTCTCAGCCTTCGGCTGGGGGAGGGGCGTTCTTTCGGCGGTTAAAAGCAACCGCCTCTGAGGGGCGGTATACAAGTACCCTGACGTGAACGAAGGCTTTCCCTACCTTTGGTGAATACCCTATGGGGTAAAGGGGAGACGGTAACATTATCCCACCGACAAGCGGATATGTAGCACAATGTGGAACCTAATGAGTTATTGGCATTAGGGATGGGTTCGATTCCCATATGTGCTGCCGAGTGAAGATAATTCTTTCATTCGATTGTGGAGCATTCACAAGTAACAGGGTGTGAGTGGATTGAATCTCCAATCCAACTCTAACTGGGTTTAGCTCAAGGGTAGAGCAACTTATGTTTCAAGGTCCTTCCTAACCAGCGGGACACCGAAACATAGGGATATATCGAGTTCAAGTCTCGATAGCCCAGCCAAGTTAGTTGTCCTTTTCCTCTTCGGGGGATTAGCCCATAGGGACGTGGGCACACCAGCCGTTATGTGGACGGTTGGAATGATTGTTGGGGTAATCCCCGTTGAAGGAGAATGAATCATGGCACGTCGTAATGCTGCTCGTCGGGCTCGCAATTCAAAGAGGTCTGCCCTCGTGACTGCCGCTATTCAGATGGCTTGCAATGCGGGCTCCGGGCTTCAACTCTTCGTCGGAGCCTCCGTCGAGGAGTGTGAGCATGATTACGCGAAGAGCCTCGGTGCGGAAGCTGCAAGGCTCCGCTCGGGGCTCTTGGGATACGGGCTCAATATGGCGGCATTCCGCCATGAACCGCCCGTCGTTCAAGACTACGTGAGGAACTACATCCTCCTCGCATAGTTTTGCCGCCGACGTTTGCCCCTGTATCGGCCTTCGGGCCGGTATGGGGGCGTTCTTTCGGCGGTTAACAAGCTCCAGTGGGGTAACCAGTCCCCCATGAAAGGATATTACCATGTACAAGTCCAATTCATTCGGCTCTCTCGGCGCGTCCCTTGGCGTGGCGAAGGTGCGGGAGCTTTCCCGCGCACTTCATGTCGCCGACTCCCGCCGTGAGGCGGCGAATGTGCAGAAGCTCATCGAGGCGAAAGCCTCTGAGATGCGTCGTTCGCTGAAGAATCCCGAGAGCTATGCTCTCGTGATCAATGCCCTCAAGAAGGAGGGCAAGCTGTAGAGCGGGATTCCGCCGATGTTTGCCCCTGCTTTGGCCTTCGGGCCATTGTGGGGGCGTTCTTTCGGCGGTTAAAGGAGGCGCAATATGAGTGCGCTCGAACGCAAGAAGGCCGCGAAGCTGGAAGCGCGGCGAAAGAAGTGTATTCTCTACGAGACAGCCAAGAAGGTTGTCTATAGCGCTGGCACTAAACAGGTGTCAGCAATGGTAAGCCGTCCGATGGCTTGCCCTCACTCGGACTTCACATACGACTTGTGGGAAGTCGTTGTTTTCAACAGCGACAATTCCACCTGTCGTGCCAGTTGCTATCTTCCAAAGGAGGAGGCTCTTGCTCTTGCTCGTAATTGGGCAATTGAGTTTGGAGCCATTCTTTGATACCCGCCGATGTTCGCCCCTTTCTCAGCCATTCTGGCTGGGGGAGGGGCCTTCTATCGGCGGTTAAGAATGCCAGATATCGTCCCCACTTCCTTTTCCCGCAAGGATTAGGGGGTCAAGTTGAAGAAGGACAAACCGGGATGAACAATCCTGGAGGGACGGAGAGCTTTCGAGTTCTCAGGTGGTTCAATTCCATCATCTGGCACCAAAGCAAGTGTGTATCTTTAGGAGTTTGGGATTGTTTTTGCTCCGGAGTTCGGGAGCAAAGCATAATCATTCTCCTAAAGAACACAAAGGAGGAGAGATGCTGACGAAAACGAATGCAAGAAGGTTGGTGGAGATTGTTGCGCAGATAAAAGACTTGTCTGCCAAGAACGGCATGATCGATCAACGCCACGAAGATGTGGCGAAGATTCTGGGGACGTATAAGGAGGATGAATATCCTTCTGAAGAAGACCCCGAGTGGCGCAAGAACAACGACGAGATTGGCAATCTCTACAACGAGCTTCTGTCCATCATCAACACAAGTCTCCCCCTGTAGAGACTTCCGCCGATTACCCGCCCCTTTTCAGCCTTCGGGCTGAGGAGGGGCGCCCTTTCGGCGGTTAAAAGCTACACCCTATCCCAAGTATGTTCTCGTTCTCTCCATTATGGTATGGTTTTCAGTAGGGGGTAAAACATAAACCCCTTCTGGAAACTCTACCTCAACAATTCCCGATGTTTCTTTGTGTAGGGTTGTTGCCTACACGAGAGATAAAAGGATAGTTGATAGTATGACCCCCACCAAAGGGTCATTTATTAATGGGTAGAGGGTGAGAACAAACCTGGAGTGGAATTATCGAATCGCCTGATAGGCGGCCTGGGGGCGGAACAACAACTCGGAGAATGATCATGAAGACGACTTCCAAGATGAACGCGCTTCTGAATGCGGCCTGTGACCATGCGAAGGCGCGTGGTCGTTTCCCCATGTACTTGGACCCGGTTAGGTTCGAGTTTGACGGGGACAGTGACTGTTACTTCGCCGCAAGAGCGAGGGACTTCACGTTCTCCAAAGGGGCCGCAGCGATCATTGGTGCCGACATGATCGTCACCATGTTCGCGGGGGAGGAGCAGTGGGGAATGTTCTTCTCTACTCGTGAGTTGCTTGACCCCGAAACGCTCAAGTGGCTCAAGGATTCCGACCACTTGTTGGAAGACGAGTGGAAAGCAGCGGAGTCCTTGGCGAAGAAGGCCGAGCAACTCGCCTCTCAGGCGCGAGTTTCGGCCTTGAAGGCTCGTGAAGCGAGCCTCAGTGCCAACGACTTCCAGGTGGTCATGGTGGAGATTGAGCGAAAGCCCATCTTCGCCGCGCTGCCTGAGACAGTGGAAGTTCATCCCGTCTTCAGTCAGATCAACCGAGAGGTTGATTTCGATTGCAACTGGGATTGAACCTGTTTCTCCGCCGATTGTTTGCCCCTGCTTTCGCCTTTCGAGGCGATTGAGGGGCATTCTTTCGGCGGTTAACAAGCAACCACTGGAGGCTGCTATGAAGAAGCTGTGGTTTTGGGTGCATAGTGCGCCCACGGGGTTCGTCAAGGATGCTGATCGTCATGTTGTTGTGATGGCGATTGCTACCGAGGACGAGATTTATGGCCCTGGTATCGGTCTCGACAACTGGCACGAGACTGGTATCGAGGGCACTCTTGATGGTTGCCTCGCGACCCTCAAGAAGAATCATCCATGCGTCAACATGGAGACAATCCTCGGCGGCTGTTTGGGTTACGCCGTCGAATAATAGTGGCTGATAAGTTGCTATCAAGAAAGGGCAGGAACGTATAGGAGTAACAATCCTAGTTCGAGTCTCCCCATAGGAAAGATAGGGCAAAGCCCACGTTGGACAATCTTTCCGCAGGTTTAGGCGAGCCAACCTATGGATGACTATAAACGGTTATAAGGCTCAGGGTCCAATGTTACTAGGTTAGGAAGGAGACCCAATGTAACGATAGCGGGTCTGGAGACAACTGAATAGCCCACCCTTCGGCAAGGTGGGCAATCTTAAGGGTATGACTATTATGGTTGTATCCTTAAGATTGCCCAATTAGCCCCAACATATACCTGAGAGGAAAGAGTCATGATCAAGGTGTGTTTCAACGAAGTGCCTGCCAATGTGGCGCAGTTCGTGGCGAAGAACATCCAGTCGGCGCAAATCGTGCGAGCGGCACGACCGGCGCCGATTGCGGCAGGAATGAAGCATTCGCCCAATGTCATTGGAGGACGCCGTTACGGCAAGTACTCCAGGGGCGATAAGAACCGTAACCTCCGTAAGTCGGTGACGACCTATGGAGGACACACCTTCAAAGAGTTGATGGTGTTGATGGGCAACTCCGTGCCGATCAGCCAACTTCTCGCCATGAAGGAGACGAGGGAGTATTACGTCGGTGTTCGTCACGAATCGTGGAAGAAGTTCCGCGACCATCAGTGGAGGTAGTTCGATGGAAAGGTATCAGTGGGAAGCCTTGGCGGAGACGTTGTTGATGCTCTCTCGTGCTCAGACCATGAGCGGTTTGAATTACGAACGGGTTCGACAGTTCGTCCGTGGAGAGAGGCCGCTGTCGCGGCGAATTCGCCGGTCGATCAACATCCTCTCCAGAACCGTATTCGATAAGTAGTTCTGTTCGCCCCTGCTTTGGCCCTTCGGGGCCATTGTGGGGGCGATTCATTGGCAGTTAAGGAGAGGTCCAATGGAGAAGCTTCTTCAAGTGATGAGGTCGAGGAAGTGCTCCTATACGGAGTACATTGAATTGAGGCTCGCCGTATTGGCCGACATCGGCAAGGGCGGCGACGAACTGGTAGCAAAAATCTTTCGGGGGTTGGGGATTCCGATTCCTGTGGACCCTCGTTACAACTAGGGTTCCTTCTCGCCGAAAGAAAGGAACACGTCATGCTCTTTGAAGTGCGACCGCCGAATTCAATGAAGAACGTCATGGTGACGTTTGAATCGAGTACTCGGCGGGAAACAGCTGCCGCAAATGCTGCTGTTGAATCAGTTCTCAAAGATGAGGACTTGCAGCCTTTTCATCAGATGGGCTGTGACCCTTTCTACGGGAACGACGCTCCCGGCATTCATGGTTGGGAAATCTGGGTTGACGGGGAGAACATTGCGCGGGTGGCGGCGCTTCTTCCAAAGATCCAGACCATCTACGAGAAGGAGTATATCCTTCGGGACTGGATGGAGGATTGAATTGGCAGGTTCGATTCCTATCCGTTCGGCCAAGGAAGGAGATGAATCATGAAGGTTCGTATGATGATTCTGGTTGATGGACAGTATCGTTGGGTCGATAGCAAATTCAAAAGCAGCTTGGAAGCTGCTCAGGAGGTGAGTATTCCCTATATCGCTGGTGCATCTCGTGGTGAGGAGGGGTGCATCGAAGTCACTGGCAACAAGGTGACTTTCGTCGGCTATCCCGTCAACGTTCTTATCAGTGAGGATGAGAACCCGATCACCATGGTCATGTCTGTGAGGGAGCAGAACATGGTCAAGGAGTCGTATCCTTGCACGCCCGAAGAAGTCAACGAGATGAGGGCCGCCAACAAGGAATAACCGTATGGAGCAATACGTTCACGACTTCGGCATCATCTGGCAAGTGATGTGTAAGACCTACATTGCCCACATTCTTTTTGTGTGGGTGATGGTGGTGTTCACAGTTGAGAAGTGGCAGGAGTATCAGGAGGCCAGGGTGATGGTTCTCCGAAAGCTCCATAAGTAAGGGAGAAGAGAGAATGAAGAAGGTTGTGTTCGCATTCATCCTCGCCGCTATCGTTAGTGGTTGTGCCAAACCGGAGCCGAAGGTTCCTGTTGTTTCCCAGCAGCCCCAAGTGGCGCGGGTCATCTATACCGAGAAGGATTCTCCTCTCGACTATACAATCCGCGCCGAACAGGCTGTGATCGAAGGGGGTAGGACGGCGAAGCAGGCTGCCAGTCAGGCATATGATTGGGCAGCAAAGGAAGCGGAGGAGTTGGCCGACAAGGCGCGACGCGCCAAGAAGGCGGCCAAGGAAAAGATTCACGAGATGACGGAGTGACGTAGTGACGTAGTGGATGGTGTTCGCCCGTTATTCGGCTATAGAGCCGGGTGACGGGCGATGCTGTTTTCTTTTAACGAGAGCCTTTCCCAAGGAGAAGTAAGATGAGCAAGAACGAACTGATCGCGTTGGGGCTGGAAGCGCATGAAGTCGATTACATCGCCGAAGCGGTCGCCAAGAATGGCGAAGTACTCGGCGACATCGTGCATGTGGACTTCTGCGTCAGCCCCAGGAGCGTTGGCGTGGAAACGGTGAATGAGGCGTACGACCTGGGACTGTGAGGTTCGTCATGGGGTTAAATGAAGTCATCAATGGGCTGAAGCAGGGCAAGTCCTTCGAAAGGGCAGGGACGAGCACTGGTGGTGGGAAATATGTGGAAAAACTGATTGCTGTGAGTGCAATCTACTTCAAGCATCAGATCGTTGGCGCCATGAGTGGTCATGGTTGGGGAGGGTCGAGCCAGTTGGAGATCAATATCCTCAACAACGGTCGCTGGGACGAAGATGGATGGAAGGAGATTGCACCAGCCAGAGGTGAACAGTCATAAGTGGAGCAAACGATGACAACGATTATCGTTAACATATCGGATGACCTTTCCCTTGCAGATCGTGCCTACACGGTGGACGATTTGCAATTCTTGCTGAGTGATGCCTTGCGGTCTCACGGGATTGGCTGTCACCTTACGGTGCTCCCAACCGAGACAGACGAGCAACGGATCATTCAGATCATCCAAGAAAGCAAAAGTGTTTTGCACGCCATCAAAAGCGTACGAAGCACTTTTGGGTTTGATCTGCTCACCTCCAAGAGAATCGTGGAAGACCTTATCGCCAAAGGTACAACTGTGGGCGGGAAGTTGTAGAGGGAGGACACCATGCCAGCAGTGAGTCGTAAAGAAATCGATCATGAGCGTGAAGTTGACGCTCAACTCAAAACGGACCTTTGTAACCTTGCATGGTACGGGTCCGACAATCCTGAGGTTGTCAAACGAGCGGAGGCCAAGGAACGTGAGTGGAGCGAGAAGCACTATCGCTCTTTCATGGACGACCAGTTGGAGAGTCTTCGTTGTACTCTGCACAAAGAGATGATGGAAGACTTGTTGGATGACGATTTGGAAGCCTGTCAAGACAGGAGGGCAACTTCCAGGGACATCAGCGATGACCCTTACGACGCTCTGGACTTCCACGAGCCTTCGCCGTATGTCGAACAGGAGCCGGACTACGAGTCGGCGGCCGAAGAGTTCGCAGATTACGACGAGTACGATTGAAGGGAGGAGATATGATTCACATCTATACAAGCACTGTGGTTCCTCTCGCCACGGTGGAGAATCACGTCGGCTATATGGCTGACCTTAATCTGCTTGAAGACTACAGGTTGGTTCATCTCGATCACACTGCTCCGCACAACTTTCAGGCGGAAGAAGCGGAGAAGGTGATTGAGAAGCACAAGGCCAAGCCGCGCTTCATCTACGCGGTTGCTTGTGTGATGGAACCGGCGATTCTCCGGATTCTTCGGAGGGTCAGGGAGGGCAAGCTTTCCCACGAAGATGTCAAGGTTTTCGTTCTCTCATACGACGCCAACGAAAAGGAGGAAGTTTGCGAGTGTCGAGTGGATGGCGATGGGGACTTCATTGACTCCTGGCCTGATGGGTTTTTCGAGGCATGTTCCAAAGAGTTGTTTGCGGAAGGGGATACTGATGGCACCACGAACGCCTGAGAGCAATCGTAGGCCGCCGACGATTAGTGACAAGCAGTTGGTCAATCGTCGCATCCGAGTGGTCTATCGGCGCCGCAGCATTGACTCCTATCACAACATCATCTATCACGATGATATCGAATGTGAGGGGGTTCTTCGGCTCAATCCTTCGGGATATGGGTTGACGGTGTTGACGGATGACGGTCGGTCGGTTGGGTACTTCCGCGCCGACTGTCCACTCCAACGCGACGAACCGATGCCCAGTGATTTCTCCCACATGAAGGGATACGATGGGCACGCTGATTTGAGCTATGAGTTGACGCCGGTATCCGACGAAGTGATTCCGGTGGCGACACCGGAGAACGTCGGGGAACCGGCGAAGTCTCCGGTGATGTATTACCGAAGTGAGGCTCAAGGCGTTCTCAGGAACGACCTGAACAACACAGTCGTTGGTACGATGGAATCGTATCGAGTATGGGTCGTCACCCAGAATCAGTGGCTGGAGGTCACTGAAACAATTATGAAGATGTTGTATGGGTCGGAGAGTAATCTTCGGCGCTGGCATCCTCAGGGTGAAAAGGTTTCAACGTTCTACGATCACTTCGAAAGGAACTTCCCTGGGGTATCCCTGGGACTTGCGTGAGGGGTTGGTCGCCCGGTATCGTTCTTGGAACGGTATCGGGCGATGCTGTTTTTATTTAACGATACCAGGAGGATTACCATGTGCATGTCGATTGACGACAAGGTTCCCTTCAAGTGGACGCCGCACGAGCAGGCTTCCCACGTTATCATTGGATACTGTGCCAAGTGTGGAAGTGGCGGTATCATGATGACGGCGAAGAACGAACTGGAAGCCTACAGGATGAGGAAGTGGTATCGAGCCCACGGTTATCCGAAGGCTCGAATCGAACTGGACAATGAGGAGACCTCCAAGCAGGTTTCGGATGAGTTGACGGACCTCATCTGTTGGGAAGACTCTCACGTCTGAGTCGGGATAACGCCGCAAAGAAATCCTTTTCAAAGGGAGAGAGTTATGAACCAGAGCAACATGATTGCCATGGCTACGAGCCCTTCATCGTTCGACATGTTCAAGTTGACGGAGATTCTCGTCAACTGCGGAGGGACGATCTTCGGTGGGTTCGTGAGGGACATGGTGGCTGGGCAGTTGGACTTCGTGAGCGACATCGACGTGAGTATGCGTCAGGAGTTCAAGCTCCAGTATCTCATGGCAAGGCTTATCAAAGAATACCAGCAAGTGCTGGTGTCGGCCTTGCCTGTGAAGAATTACGGGAGAGGGAACCCCGACGGGTTCCGGTTGACTGTGGACGGTATTGATGTTGATATCGTTTGCGAGGCCGATCGAGGAATCCTTGACCTCGACGTGAATGGGCTCCTGTGGGACAATAATGGGTTGAGGTTGGATATCAGCCGATATCGTGTCAACGGGGACACCTTCGTTCAGTTGGTTCAACGGATTCAGCAGAAGCAGTTCCGTCGAATCGACGTTCCGCTGTGGCGGGAGAGGAAGGTGGCGAAGCTGAAGTCGATGGGGTGGACGGAAGTGTGAGGGTAGGGATGGTGTTCGCCCGTTATTCGGCTATAGAGCCGAGTGACGGGCGATGCTGTTTTCTTTTAATGAGGGCGTCATTGAAAGGACAAGAAGAATGATCAAGACAATCAACAGCAACATCGTCAAGTGCTTCGACAGCTTCTGCGTTGGGACCAAGATCAAGAATGTCGAAGCGTTCTTGAGGCTGTTGGAAGCAGCCATCGAGAGTTTCGATTGGTCGTCCTGTAAGGCACCAGGGCAAGCCAAGATTCCGATGTCCACCGAAGCGTGTCAGCACGTTTACTCGGGGATTGGTTTGAAGACAGAGAACCCCAACGATTACGTGATTCGTCAGTGGCGTGGTTCGGTAGCGATGTATCTCAAGAGGGAGCACGCCATTGCTTGTGATTCAGTGAAGGTCATTGTGTATACGAAGCAGGCGTATCTCGATGACCCGGATTGCAAGGGGAATCCTGAGAAGGGAATTATCGGGGACGAAGAGGAATACAATCGGGTAAGTCAGTCCGATTGTACACACGTTCTGATAGCGGTTCAGGCGGACGCTGGTCCGGAGAGTCCAGTTGCACCGGGGCGGTTCGTAGCGAACCTAGCCGGTGCGAACAATGAGTACGAGGCCAAAACCGCCGAGCAGCTTCAACAATTGGCGAGAGAGATTCGCGACTACTATGCGACGTATATGGTGGTTGCGGACTGACAAGTAACTTCTCGTTGGTTGTTTGAAGGGTAATTACCGGGAGATAATGTAATGAAGATTGGAATCTGAGCAGTAAGGCCCGCTGGTGGAAATGGTGAGACACACAGGATTTAAAATCCTGCGGCCGAAAGGTCATAAGGGTTCGACTCCCTTGCGGGCTACCAATGGTTTGAAGGAGGTTTTTATGGGGCGAAAGAAGAAGACGAAGGCTGATTACGAGGAGCTACCGTTTAGACTGGGTAATTCTAGACGCCTTCAAGTAGATGGAGTAGTAAAGAAGATGGCGCCTGGAAGATTGGACGAATGGAGGTGGGACCAATATGGTCGGTCGATAAAGGGGTTGGAATATTTTAACTTGCTTCATCAGGTTTGGGGTAGGATTGAAAGAATAACTCCAGTCCTTCACGTAGTCTACATATTCAAAGATGAAGTTACGTGGGGACGGCGAGAGTGTTGGGTAAAGCTGAAGAATGGTAAGATGGTAGAGTGGTCGAAGAAGGCGATAAGCTGGAAAGAATATCGCGAGACGCAGTATCGGTAGTGATTGATGGGGCGATAAGGTATATGGGGATATCTATTAGAATGTAATAGATATCTTTTAGAAGGTTCAAATCCTTCTAGGCCCGCCAACGAATTGGGATTTGAAAGGAACGATGAGATGCCGGTTCACAAGTGGAGTGAAATCAAGAATAAAATGGCGCCAGAACGTCAGGAGAGACTTCGCGCCGAAACTGACAAGCTGCTCACTGAGATTGAGAACAAGGTAACGGTGTGCAGTTTGCGTGAACTGCGTGAGATGGTTGGCAAGACTCAAGCTGAGGTTGGCAGCAGTCTTGGAATGACTCAATCTCAAGTCTCCAAGCTCGAACGGCGCAAGGACCATCTTCTTTCAACGATTCGGCGTTATGTTGAAGCGTTGGGAGGCGAGCTTCAAGTGAGTGTGATTATTGAGGGGAAAAGAATAACGTTGGTTGGAGGACAAAAGCTTCATCGAGAGTGAAGCTTTGAAAGGAAAGCTGAGATGCCGGTACAGATTACATACAAGGCGGCGCAGATTCTCGCTGAAGCAGAAAAGGTGAATCTGGAAGACGCGATTCAACTCAACCAATATGGGGCGTTGTTTCGATGTCAGGAGGGAACGGAGGTAGGCAGGACTCTTGGGGAGGAGGGGCCGAAGTATTACATATGGGGGTCTAAGCCAAGGATTCCTCAGGGGCCGGGAGGGGTTGAGGGGGACGTTCAGGAGACGCTCAAGCGGCTGAAGGAAACCATCATTGGTTTGGTTCAAGTTGCCGTACCAGCATTGATGAAGCTGGCTGTAGCAAAGGATAGGGTTACGCTTCTCGACGCAATTGGTTTTGATCAAGATGAAAAAGCCAAGGCTGTGAAGGCTAGATTGGAAAAGGAGATTCAAGACCTTCAGACTGAAGTGACGGCTTTGTTGTACAGCATGTAGGAGGAGAGATGAGAAAAATCTTCTTGCTCCTCTTTGATACTGGGGATTACGAAGACCGTGAATCAGTCCCAGTCAAAGCCTTTGTGGATGAAACAAAGGTTCAGGCTTTGAGGGACAGCCTCAATAATAAGTTGGCTGAAAAGAACCTGTATCTTCAAGGAGATGAGGATAACGCCGTCATTTTCAGCGGAACCAACGCAATGGCTCTTGAAAAGGAGCTTAAGGACATTTACAGCATTGATGTAAGAATCTACAGCACAGGAGGATACTTCAGCGTAACTCATATACAGTTGGACGAAAGTTAGGATAGCGGCTAGGATAACATTCCGGATCAACAACGATTTCCAGTATTGAAAGGCAGGATTACCATGGCATTTACATTCGGAACTCTCGCTTCCAAGTTGGCTCCCTCGGCTGAAACCAAGAAGCTTTCGGCGACGCAGCAGCGGAAGATGATTGCTGCTGAGATTGGGGAGAAGGTGAAGGGTGCTGGGAATCCTCAGCTGATGTTGGAGATTGTGGTTCGGCACATCAATAACCTTCATCGTCGAGACCTTGGGTACGTAGACATGAAGAACCCGGCCCATATGGAAAGGGTGGCGGACTTCGTGGCGGCGTGTTTGAGGGTGAAGTAATGAAAGTCATTCAGATTTCGGAACAACAACTGGACTTGTTGTTCGAGACGGCGCTAGCCACCATCACGAATCACATCCTTCGGGGGAAGGAAAGGACAGCAGACTTTACTGGACAGAACGAACTTGATTCTGCTCAGCGTAACATTCACTATCACATGACAATGTTGAAGGAAGCTGTGAAGACTGGATAATCTCACCGAGCGAGGTAGAGTAAATGGGAACACAAGGCCCGACCAATCATTCGATTGGGGTGAAGGTTCGAATCCTTCTCTATCTTCTAATGAAAGGGGTTTGAAATGCTAGTTGTAACGACACAATCGGGGCGATACATAGTGTTTGATGTCACTGAGTATCGACCTGGGATTCCTGTTCCACCAATCTATAACTTCTTCGCGGAGGGAGGAAAGAAACCTTTCTTCTATGAACCGCTTGATTGGTTTCTTCGCGGTGAGAGGCCGTATCCGCCGCCATACAGCGCCTATCCGATGATGTTTTCCGAAGGATATGCGACGCAGGACGAGGCGCTGAGAGCGGCGGAAAAAACGGAAGCAATGAGAGATAGTTTGAGAGCAAAACTCTCTAGAAGGGAGTAAGGTTATGGCAAAGTACGAACCATACAGTCATGTTGTTTTCTTCCAGCGCAACGGCGATTCTGTGGAAACGTTGGCAGCTGGGTCCATCGACCCCGAAACCAACGAAATCAAAGACTTCACGATTACATACTTTGAAGATGGGAAACCGTTTCCCGCTACGAAGTATGAAGTCATCTTGGCGAAGGAATACTTCGTCGATGGTTTCCACGGAATGATGGCGCAGTTGGAGGAAGAGGATAAGCTCAGTTACGTATTGAGCTTTGCGACGGGGAGATATGAAGAACGGGAAACGAGCCCGGTTCTTGTAGTTTTTGGAAAGAAGTGCGCGTACAAACTGGTGACCGATCTCAACAACAAGTTGGTAGAGGCTCGTCTGCACGAGGAAGAGGGGGACTTTAGGTATAGCGAAAAAGGTGCGGATGACTTCGCTGCGGCGGTCGAAAAGGAATACGGAATCACCATCACGTTCGCAAGCAATTATGGTGGTGCTTTCGATGTTACCTTGGTCCCGACGACGCTCAACATGCAAGGCCGAATTGAACGAGCCAAGGCAGAAGCGCTGAGGGATGCGGCGGCTCTCGTGTTTGTTTGTAAGGATCGTTCTCCTGTTGAGTTGCGAGAGAAGATTATCGAGTTGATTCCGCCGTCACAATTGGACAAATGTTCCAAGTGTCATGGCAAGAGGGGCGGCGTACCCGGCAACGAAAACGTTGAAGATAGTGGGCTGCTTGTTTGCGACTATTGCTCATAGAAAGAGTGAAGCCATGAATTCAAAGAATCAAGTGTCATCACCTTCTCGCACATACGTTGCGGTATGTAACAAGCCGAACTTCGACGGGCACTACTTCAGGAAGTTCGATCTTCCAGAGAGCGTGCTCAATGGAATGCAATTGAATGATGGAACCTATATGGAAGGTTCTCATTCGTTCATTCTTCGCAACAATACGGAGGATGCGTCTTGGTACTTCTTGAGCTTCCTCAATCGTGTTGCTTGCATTGATTGCGTCATCACTTGGGAGGATTATAACTCCCTGGAGAACCAGGACGAACTCAACGCGAAGATAGAGGAAGAGTGGGCGAAGACGGGCAGTTGAAGGGAGAAGTGATGGGCAGACAAGTTCACACCATGCACCTTATCAATTCCCTGGAAGAGTTGTTGTCTTGGGCGGGAGTTGATAAGTGGGAAACAGAAGAAGAGCGAGTCAAACATCGGAGGTTCTGGACGATTCGTTGGAACAGACACGCTGAGAAACATGGGAATGTTCCCATGAAGATGAAGTGTGACGTATGCTCTGGAAAGGAGCGCAAGAACGATATCAAACACGGGAGGTTCAAGCCTTCTCAGCCGGATAAGGCATTGAGGAAAGAAAGAAAGGGAGAAGAGTAATGCCGCTAACAATCAACGATATGATTGCTCTGCTTGTGCGGATGAAGTCAGAGTCTCCGAAGGGAGGGAACACTGAGGTCTGTGTTCTTTTGCCTCACGAAGGGTACAAAGGGGTTACGGATGTGATGGCAGACAGGGACAATAATGGGGTTCCTGTGGTGCTTTTGATTGTTGGCGGGGAGTTGAGATAGTATGGGAAAGGATTCAAAAGAGTTCACTGTCGTCTATGACGATGTGGTTTTGCGTGACGATGAGACCATTGAGATTCACGCAAAACCTGGGACGGGATTGGTGTGCGGCGCTGCCAACGATTGCACAAGATTGAAAGGGCACAAAGGAAAACACGCTAATCTTTACAACGGGAGAAGGTGGGGAGGATATATTAGTTACTAAGGAGCGTAGGAATTAAAATGAAAACCAAGAGCGGTCGGCATGTCATTTTCGACGCAACTTCCCCCGAGTTCTTGAAGGGGCAGTTGTTGTCCAAAGACTTTGTGGATGCGGCTCCGAATGGGGAGCCGTGGTTCTTCCAACCTGCTGATTGGAACGAGGAAAACTTCTGGGGAGGATTGTACAGCAGGAAGTCTCCTTTCGCTTATTCTCCTGGGTATGCTTCTGCGGAAGAAGCATTGGAGGCGGCTGAGGGTTGGGAGAGCAGGAGAAAATCATGAGCAACGGTCGAGCGATGGTTTTGATTGATGGAGTTCACAAGTGGGTGGACTCTGACTTCCTGCGCTTGATTGAGGGGCAGGACAGTCGCGTAGAGTATCTAGGGGGAACGAAGAGTGGGGAGGAGGGATGCATCGAAGTGATTGGGGAGAATGTGTACTTCAGCGCATTCCCCGACAACGATAGCGGACAGACCAACCTTCAGGCTTTCATCAAGCCTCTCTCGGAAAAGGAGAAGGCGTTGGTGGAAGCTGGGGTTGAGTGTTCGCCCAAAGAGGTTCAGGAACTAAGGAGCTACTGGGTACTATGAGTCCATATGCAGGCTGTCAAGGGCAAAGCATAGGAAGAGTGCTTCACTTTCTCTACCATTACTGTGGACTTCTCGTTGCTGAATATGCAGAAATCGGAGACCGTGAAGTAAAGTATAATGGCAAGAAGATCGCCTTCTTTTACTTCAGGGGAGACGTTCCGATATTCGAGTTCGTCAACCCAGATTACAATGAAGTACAGTCGTTCAAGCGAGACGAGGCGATTCGAGATGGGGCGCCTCGGATTCCTGAAGGCACGAGAGAGGCTGTAAAGGAAGCGATTCTGGCATTCTGTAAGATTGGGGATGCCAACTATCTGGAATATCCAACCAGCCACGTTGCTGCAAGAAGCATCTCCAAGGCAGCAAGTGTTCTTGAGACGTGGTTCGACGGAAACCTCAGGAACATGCCGAAAGAAGACTATCTCCGCGCAATCGAACTCGGGGTGAAAGCCATGAGGGAGATTGAGTCAATCAGACCCAAATAGGAGGGTAGCAGAATGAAGTTGAACACAACGAAGAAGTATTGGTTCAAGGATCCCAAGACGAAGGAGGTAGATGTGCCATTGGCAGAATTGATTGTGCAGTTGACGGACAAGATTCTGCCATTCACGTCGGAGTTGACGATCAACAACTTCTCGGCGGAAACGGCAGAAATCAGGTTGACTCAGGTCAACGGGTTCTTCTGCAAGAGAACCTTCACCATCACCGGGACACCCGAGGAAATCAAGCTCCTCGGGGAAACGATTCAGGTGTATACGCGGCGGCATCCCCTTCTCAAGAAGGAGGGGCGGCGGCGATGAGTCGAAAGATTCTTTCCAGTGACCTTTACTGGCCGCCCAGTAATCTTCACTGGTACGGCGGCTACTACTATCGGTGAATAAAAACATGAGCCAAAGAATCGAGAACGGTCCAAACATAAGCTAGGTGAACGGGGAATACTGGAATGGTTCTAGCCCCGCTTCACCGCTTATACAGAGGACCATTGGAAAAGAACAAGAAGCGTGGAAACCGCCGCTCTCAGAGTGAAACCATCGTAGCCCGCCGCCATCACAGTCACAAGAGGGACAATGATAGAATTGTTCAGAACTGCTGGGGCGGTAGGGAACAGTATCTTGCGAAAATCGTGATTCCTCCCAGAGGAGAATGTTCACCGAACATCTACCGAAAGTGGAATGGTACTTGTGATTGTTGTCATTGTAAGTGGAATCAAGTATGGGATCACGAGGAAGTAAAGCGCGAGAGAGCGGCAGGAAAGGAAGAAGTTCTGAAAGGGCTTCTTGAATACATGGGCAATTAGTAAACCGCAGGAGGCGCCATGAGAATTCTGACGAAGATGTAGCGATTAGGCTTAGTTAGTTCCTGCTCTTTAGGCTCACCGAATCACTGCTAGAAAAAGTCAATACAAATGGCAAGTAGCTCAATTGGATAGAGCGTCAGCGTTCGCTGAAGGTTATAGGTTCAAATCCTATCTTGCCTACTAGGAAAGGAGGAAGCAATGTACAGAATTGAATTTATCTAGGTGGATGAATCTTTTGGGTGGTCCTTGGGTTCACTCCACCGGAAGCAGGAAAAACCATGCGATACGGACTGCATATCGAGTTGAGCGATACGGTAATCGAGCAGACTGAAACCCACACGAGATGTTCTTCCTGGCACAATATCCACAAGAACTGCAAGAGTCTGGAGGAAGCAGACGAGATTTGCTACAAGATTCTCTCTACGTTCTCTAAGGGTTTCGGAAGGGATGAGTATGTGTCATTCAACCAAGAAAGGAGAAGCTTCTATACCTTCCGAGAAGGTGGCTCGATTGTTGGTGTAGCCAACTGCCGTGTTACGACCCTGAATTGAAAACCCGCCCAAAAGATAAGTAGCTCAATGGTAGAGCGCCAGCATTCGCTGGGGTGCAGGTTCGAGCCCTGCCTTATCTTCTAAGGAGGAATGGTCATGAGTATATCTCTCAGGTTTAGTCAGGTGGTTTTGTTTGCCAATCAGATTGGAATAGACCCAAAGCAACGAATCCAAAGCCTCGCAATTGAAAGCGGGCTGTTGGCGGGTACTCTATTCAAAACGTTGGATGGTGCCTATCTTACATACAGGTATTACCCTGAGACCAAGAGTACAGAATGGTTCTTAGTGACGAAAGGTATGAATGTTGATCAGGTGAAGAAGAACCTGAGAAAGCTGGAAGCAGATCGGCTTGAAATCCTGATGGAGCACGCTCGTCAAGTTGATTCTGATTGGATCAACCTTAACGCCATTCGAGATAACAGGCGCAAGATGTGTTCCGCTCCATTCAAAATCGAAGTACAAGAACATGAACACGAGGTGTTTTTGGAGAAACGAGCAGGAGAAATTAACGCCGAGATTGCGGAGCTATTGCACTGTTTGATCGAGGGGTGAGAGCCATGGGAAAGAAAGCCGAATTCGTTTTTGTCAACATCTTCAACACATATCAAGAGTACGGAGGGCCGGAAGAAGGGGGATGGTATTACACAGTGGGGCACTGTATCAAGAGTGTTCGGTGCATCAAAGGTGGGCCTGGGCATAAGGCCACGCTCGATTGGGCGAAGAAGACGTACGACAACAACAAGCGACTGTCGCGTTATGATTCGTCCAATCGCTACATGATCAAGATTCAGAATCATCGCGGGATTGATTTCCCGCAGCGTACTCCTCACTACGAGTAAAGTATCATGAAGAAAATGTATCGTTTGGTTCAGGTTACCTTCGACATGAAGGAGATTGACACCAAGACGGCAGTTCATCGAAAGGAGTTGGTGGTATTCGAGACTGACGACCAGAAGACTGGGCCAGAAAAGATGCGGGATTTCATTGCGTTGTTGCCTCCTCCTATCTTGTATCTGGGGCGTGATAACAACGTCTACCCGCAGTTCCTAGTCGAATACTTCACAATTTCATCAGCGCACACTGAGAGGTAATCATTCATGATTGACCTTGGGCCAGAAATACCGAGCGATGAGTTGGTTGATAACTCAGCCGACATTGAAACAATAGTCGAACCAACGCACATGCTGATGGAGATTAGCAATCTGACTACAACCAAGGGAAGAACTCTTGGGATGTTGTTGGAGATTGATATCTTCACCGGCTTGAAGCGAATGATGCCGTTCAGTGGCTCGCCGTCTAAAAGGGATGGCGTCACTGGATTTGAGTTACAGCTTCTTGGGAAGATTGCAAGGGAGATGTTTCCCAAGATGAAGATGCTGATGTTTGTTGAATTGATGAAACTTCCGACAGATTAGAGGAAATCATGAAGAATATGCTTCATTACATCTGGTGCTTGTTGATGTCGGTTGGATATCAATTCTTCGTTTGGTATCAATGGATTGCGAGTTATCCAGCCAGAAGGCGCGAGCGTCTTTGGTTTGATAGGAAGAAGGTCCTTCCTAAGGAGATTTACAATGTTCATGGTTGACGTGCATTACAAGCCCGTTGGCATTCATGCTCCCAAGATTGAGCGAAAGGAGTTTGAGAAGATTGAAGGGGCGATTCGATATCAGGAATCGTTTTGGGATCAACCTGGGGTTGCTCGGGTTGTGATTCTTCTCAAGACGGCTGACAGACTGTTTGTGTTGGTTCCTGGGAACCTTTTCGAGAAGGTTCTTCCGATGCTGATGTAGGAGGTATGAAATGAATCCTTGGCGAGACACGGTGTTGGTTTGTTCTTGTCCGCCAGAAAGAAAGAAGGTGCAAAAGAAGGGCTTGCCTTCTGGCCCGAAAGCGAATCGACTCTGGAAGGGGCGGCGCGGAAGATAGGGGAAATTATGGCAACGAGAATGCGGGTTGCAGCGTTCAGGCTAGCCGTGAAGCAAATCAAGGCGATTTTGCCTTTGCTTTCGGAAAAAGAAGTTCAAGCAATCTCGAAAGAGCTTAGCGATGAAGCTCATGGGGAGAACCAGTTCATCAGGGTTTCCAAGTCGAGGGTTATTCATCGGCTTTCTCCGGTAGAGATGGCTGACCATTACGTCATTCAGCTGTGTCTGGAGACGGAAAAGAAACTCGAACCTGAGAAGAAGAAGCGCTAGGTCTGGGCAACTGACTCTAAGGTAGGTAGGAAAACATCATGGCAAACAATACCGAAATCGTCATCATTCGTCGTCGTCCGGTCATCAACGCTGGCGTTCCTACGGAGCGAACGGTAGCGAACAAGACGACATTCGTGTCATATACGGAGCGAAACGAAGAAGCTCCGGTTCGTCGCAATCCGCCGGAGAAGAAGCAGGAGTTGCCGATTCTCGATGAGCGAGAGATGTCTCTCTCGGCGGCAACGTTTCTTCGGCACTTGATTGAGGATGACGGCGGGTACGCGACGATCATCACAGAGTTCAACGCTGGAAAGAAGGAGTATACAATCCGGCTTCATCGGGTTGGGAAGACGTACAAGAGCTTGAGTACGGCAGTGCTCAAGGGAATGACCACGCTGTAAGGTTGAATTGGGAGCACAAGGGAGGTGACTACCCTTGTGCTTTACGATAGATTGGAAACATACAATGGAAGCTAACGTTTCAACGCAAGCTGGTATTGAGCAGTTCTTCTCGGGGTACAAAGAAGCACAACAGCTACTTGAAGCTTATGAAAGGAAGCTACTTGATCGTGACAGAAAGGAGATGCAATCGGGGCAGCTTCGGGGTGAATGTTTGTTGGAAAGGCTTCATTGGTTGAAGGAACCAACACATTACATTCACAAGATTTTCAATGTGCTTCGCAGTAGCGACCCTGAAGTGAACGCAAGAAAGTCCAGCAGTGTATATTTGTATGAGCCATCGAATGTTTCATGGCTCATTGAGATGGTTCGGCGGCTTCGATTGACGAAGAAGGATGTTTTCTACGATTTGGGGTCGGGCCGTGGCGTAACCATCAACCTCATGGGTTTGCTTACCAAAGCTCAATTCAAGGGAGTTGAGTTGATGCCTGAGTATGCTCGTGATTCCGAAAGAATTACGAAGGAGATGAAAATCAAGAACGTTACTACCATTCAAAGTAACGTTGTTGATGTGGACTTTTCGGATGGAACGGTTTTCTATACGTTCAATCCTTTTGGGAGCGCAACAATCCGAAGGGTAGTGAAAAACATTCAGAAAATTGCAGAAAAGAGAGCGGTTCGGGTTGTGGCTGTCTGCAACAGCGAAGAGTTTGAGCCTTATCCATGGCTTCGGCGTTGGAGTTTGTATGAAGGCTGGACCAACGGAGCAGAATACGACCGATATCGCTCCGATTACAATCGCGTGCATATTTTCGAGAGCACGCTGCACGGAGAATGACATGGCAAAGAAGCTTTATATCTTTTCGAACGAATGGGACCAGAAAATTGCACTCATTGAATCAGATTTGGAGCTTGATGTAGTGAGGGATATGGTTGCTGAATCCAACAAGACGAAAACAGTGCCAGCCGATTTGTTGGGAGTAGCTGACGGTCCGGAATGGATTGAAGGTTCTGCGCCAACTACAACATTGGAAGAATATCTTGAATATGATTTGAAGTTCAGGAGATAGGCCCAACGTCCGTTCCCGTGATTATACGGGGCCGGACATAAGCAAACGAGCTAGGAAGCTAGTAAGACCTGAAAACGGTTTGAATCGTTTGCTTATGTCTGTCTATAATCAAGCATCATATTATGGACATCTTAAAATTAGCGCAGGAATTTGAGCGCTTGGCTTCTTGGGATATCAAAGAGATAAAGTCTATAGAGGACCGGCCGTCAAAAGATGGCAAGCATAGCGTTGAAACTCATTTGATGAAACAGTATGGGTTTACTCGCTTTCAGGCAACGGTGCTTCTAAAATCGTTGTTTGACCCTCGCAAGCTGCGTCGGTTTGAAGATAAGGGCGGGTATCAATTGGTTGGGTTTGGTGAGCTAAAGACGCCCAGTGGTAAGATAGTTTCTTTAGACCTTTTGAAATCCACTGTTACGGCCCACAGTAACGAGGTTACTTCTTCTTCCGTTCAACCCAACGAGTAGTGAAGTTTATAAAGGTGAGGCGTTCGTCTTCATCTTTATACTCATCATTATCTTCGTTGATGCTCCAAATAATACGAATAACGACGGCTGGGGTTGTGAGATTGTTCCGACCCGTGAAGCTGTTTTCTGATTTGAACTTAGGCAATATATCGACATAGCTTTTTCCGGCGTCAATGTATTGTTTTACTCTAAACATCAAGGCATCGTCTTCGACATGCTGATGGAGGTTATTGGAAATAAAGAGTTTGAGCGCGTGAAAGATGTTGTTTGGATGGTCGGGCGGAAGGGAATCATCCTCGACATTGAATGTTTCTGGGTTTGTTTTGTAGCGCTCAATGGTCTTGAAGATATAATCGGAGCCTGTTTGTGGTTTATCTTTAGAGGCTCTGACGAAGAAGGAAGATAGTTTCAACAAGTCCATATAGATATGTGGGCTAAATAGTAGGAGGAAACAGATGAACAGATTGAAGGGTTGGGCGGTTACATTGCGTTTGTTTGCTATCGCTATGTTGCTTATTAGTTGTTCAGAAAGTGAGCTTCAACGGTACAGCAAATCCGACGCACAGTCTGATGGGCTTGAGGTTATCCTTATGTACAACAGCGCTCGATTCTATGTGCGCGATGAATACAAAAACTGTTTCATTGTGTGGAAACTCCAAGCGGGCGGTTCTGCTGGCGGCAAAACGGTGGCTATGGCTACGGTCCCTTGTGATTCAATAAAGGAAAACAATGCCAAAGATTCCGATTCGCGAAGCGTTGATTGAGCAAGAGGAAGTGGCTGGAATTGACGAAGATGTATTCAATCTGATTCGTTACGGAACGGACGATAAGGAAAAAGTAAAAGAATACGTAACAGCAGAAATTGCGTATCTGCATGAACTTGAGAGGGAGGCGGATGACGAATTTGATCTTGTAGAAGATGACGGATTCCTTTTCCCAAAGTTCAGAGGGCCAAATGAAGGTTCCTAGTTCAGCGATTAAGATATCTCAACTAAAAAGCGCTGAGTTCGCCATTGAGCTTCCTGGAACAACGACATTGTTGTTCTTGTTTACTGGCTTAGGGGAATCTGAACCAGCAACAAGGGGTTTGAGATTCGAGAACTATAAGTGGTTTGGCGCTGGGTTTTTCATTGGTGAACACGCCAATGAAAATGCAGACTTGAGCGGCATGACCGATATGCCGTTTGCTGACAAGGTTTATTCTAAGAACCTATGGAAAGACAACATGACTCACGCCGATATTGAGATGGTGTATGAGTACATGTTGAAAAGGTCTGAAAAGAAAGTGGTTGCGCAGACCGGAGGAATATGTTCTGCGCCTAGTTGTGGGGTGTATGATGAGTTTGCTTCACCATCACGTAATCATGGTGGACAGATTCGTTGCTATAAGCACTGGTGAAAACAATGATGAGAAAGATTTGTTTTGTTTGCCCGGCATGTAAGAAGGAAGCAGAGATTGAAGAGATTCTTGTTCAAGCGCGAGTAGTTAGCGTGCTGACAGGACTTGAAAAAGGAAAGTTGTTTCAGTATAAAGTAGACCCATTGGTCGAAGAAGGGGAAGTGCTGAAATATCAATGCTATTCTTGTGGTGAATCGTTGAAGAACAAGAAGGGCAAAGATATTACGGATATGGAAGAGCTTTACAAACACCTGAGGAAACATGGATTTTTGGAAGGCGTTCGTATCAAGCAAAAGCAGCGAAAAACTTCCGGGGAAGGTTAATCCCGAGCTAATTACGAAGGAGTTTTTTCCAGAATACGTTGATAACACCTGGGCAATTAATTGTGGACGATGTATGGCTTGGGCGTACATCGCTTATTTGTTGTACGATGACGTGACGCTTTTGAGTACAGATTATCACGCCTTTGTACAGCAGGAAGGGAAGTTTTACGATTCAGAAAGCGGTAAAGGAAAAAGAAACTGGGAGCATTTGAACTGCATTATGATGTGGTGGGAGGAAGAAAACAACGAACTATTTGTAGATGACGTTCGAGACTTCAAGAATCGTTGGGCGGGATGTTTTACTGGATGGGAAGAATGCGAGAAGAAGGTAGAAGAATATCTCAAGAAGCGTAAGGCTACTATCGTCAACGACAGTCTACTGGCACAGGAGATGTAACATGAGAGTATTTACTGACAATCAGCGCATCGTGGACCTCAAGCACTTCCAGTACTCTTCGAAGAATTATCGGCTGCTTCTGGAACTTCAGCAAGCTGCGCCGAATGCTCCGCTGGAGATTGAAAGCACAGGAGTGGCGAAGAAATTCGTTACTGCCTGTGAAATCAATCTGGAAAATCATCAGACTGTTCTGATGTTGAATGGTCACAACTCCAGCATCAGCAAGTGAGCAAGAATGTTTCGCAATAGAGTTTTCGGATACATCGCTGTTGGTGTGCATAAGGTTGCTGACGCAGCATACATTGCCGCCATGATTGGAGACGGCGTTTATTCTTGGGCGGAGGAGGCTGTTCGTACGGTTTTTCACAAGAAGGAAGATAGCTTTCCGATTGATTGCGCTGAGGAGTTTGAGATGGTTCCGATCAAGACTCTTCCTCGGCCTGGGATGCAAAGGCGACGTTAGATGAATGCTCTGCTGGTTTTTGTTGCCCTTTATTGGGCAGCATTCTTTGTCAAGTGTGTCCGTTCGATTATGAATGGAGGAGAGACATGAAGTCAAAGCTCACGATGGTTGTCAACGGGCAGGCACATGAAGTAAGTGTTCCTGACGTAGGGATTTCGATTTACAATCCTACGGAAGAGATGACGGCTTTGATGCTCAAGATTTTGGGCGCCGAAGGAAACGATGTTTCGTTGGGCTGGGAGTATCCTCCTGGCTGTTGTCAAGTGAAGGAAATCAATGAAGAGAAGTACGAAACGGAATCGAAGATTTACGTGATTCCGCTTCGCAACAACGAAGATGTTGGAGTTCATGTTCCTGTGAGGTTGATTCAATCTCATGACTACACGAAATAAAAGTCCGAGAGATTGATTTATGTGGGACTTTGTCGTTGGTTTTGTAGTAATAGCTTTGTTTATGACGGTTCCGTTTTTGTCGGATTTTGTGTTTCGCCAATGGAAGAATAAAGAGCAGTCAAATAATTCCATTACTTCTCCAGCGCCACCACCAAAGATTGATCACATTCAGATTCAGAAGCGATTGCCCCCTGCACCAAAACAGTCGCCTTATCGTGAACCTGAACCGCAAGACGTAGCGGCTTTGGTGGCGCATTTAGCGGAGCTAACCGAAGAAAATGGTAAGCTGCGTGAACGGTGCAAGAAACTAGAACAGGAGAAACAAGCTTCTTCAAAGAGTCTTATCAGTATTGATATTGCAGCGGAGGTTGAATATGGCGATTTGCCCGCTTCTTCAGACAGCACCATCAAAAGAGAACATCGCCGCACTTGAAAAGGAGATTGAATTGTTTGCGGCGGACAAACAGATTCGTCCTGAGGTTGTAAAGCAGCTTCGGGAAATGCGCAAGAAGCTCAGTGAACGGTTTGAAACTGAGCGCAATGAGTACCACTGGTACAGGAGGAATGAAGAACATGGCAGCGAAGATTGAGTTCCAATCACAACCACCGTACACGACTTGGTTTCTTTCGGTAGTAGTTGAACAGGCAGAAAGTGAATCTGTGATTCCTTTCTTGAAGGAGTTGGATGCCGCTGGATGGAACAAGTTGGATGGAGTTGAAATTCCGAATGAACCAACGGAGATGAAGGTATTTGCTCCGGGTTCTCGTGAAGATGGCTCCTGGGGAGATGGAGAAGCCCAGAAGTTCATGGGACGAGCGCGACATATCTTGGCCCAGCATGGGTTCAAGACCGTTCACAAGCGAAAGCTTGCGAAGCCCAGGGTGGAAGCTCCTGAAGGGCATTGAATGAAACCTGGGTTGTAACATAAAGCGTTAGTTCAAAAGGCTTTTGAGCGCCCTGGTGGCGCTCAAGAGCCGCAGCGCTTGATAAAACTTTTGTAACCCCAATGAAAGTAGGTGTCCCATGCAGCATTATGATAGCGTGGTGCAGTTTCTGAAAACCCAGGGATTTTCCACAACCAAAGCAACGAGGATAGCAAGAGAAGCGAGACGGCATTTTCGCATTGAAGAAGCCAATGTTCTTCTTGCTCTTAGGTTGGAATCACAGGACGGGTGGACGATTGTTGATTTGGATTCCAACGGAAGGGTAACGTTTGGGGCGTTGAAGCAGGCTCTTGTAGACGCTAAGAACTAAATGAAAGAAAAAAGCAACAAGAAGTCTCGGGTGTTTACTCGGCTCGTTACGATTGCTGCTGTTTACCCTTTGCCCCGATGGCCAAGAGAAATCGCAGCAATTGAAAAAGAGATAAAGGAGGTATATCCAAAAGAGTATTCCATCTTTGAAAAGGCGATGAAACGATGGGAGGTAAAGGAAAGCGCATACAATGAAAGCTTTCCAGCCTTCGGGTTGATGTTGGATACGGGTGTTGTTGCATTCAGAAAGAACTAGGAGTTTATGTCATCAAAGAAACTATTGTCTGGCTATGTCAGGCAGCTACTTGTAGTTGAGAAAGGAGAAGAAACAAGGGTTGTTACTTTGTATACGCGAGAGCCTGATAGGGTAAAGTGGGCAAGGCGTAAGGTCAGGAATCTTGGTTGGAATATCTATCAGGAAGAAGTAGTAAACGTTTCGGTTGAAAAAGCAAGAGCGGGAATTGCTCGCCTTCGTGATTCGGGCCGAAGCAACATCACCAAGTTTTTGAACGAATCGTATTAACGTTGTAACTAGGAGAATAGAATGATTCGTGTTTGTCATACCGTCATCGACGCTGAGTTCCCTGTTTCTGACGCGTCTCGCACGACAATCTCCAAGGCGAATACGTTCATCCAGCTTGTGGATGAGCCTTTCTACGATGTGACCGTTGAGGCTAGTAGCGAATATGACGAAGACAAATATGCTCAGCTGAAGTTTGTTGGGCGGCGCAAGCAGGCTCAATCGACAGTCAAGGGTGAGTTTTATGAGCCGTCAAGGTATCATCGCAGCGCCCGGCATGATTGTTGGAAGAAGGGTCGAAAGGTTCAGTATCGCATTTCTCTGGAAGAGAAGTCCTTTGTTACTGGAAGGACGCCAGTAATGATGGATGGGTACTGGGAAGACGGGCGATTCTATCCGTACTTTGAGTAGGCTTTACTGCGTGTGAGCAGGATAAACCCATCACATTCCGCTAGAGAGTAGGGATATTCTTTAGCGGGCAAGGTTGTAATGACTCCGAACGACGTTCTAGAGCCCTGATAGCCAATAGGCAAATCAAAGAACTTCTTTGTTGGAAGCATTCCGAATTAGGAATGAGTGATAATAAGGGCGAAGTCGAACGAGTAAGATATAATTCTTGTGGGACATGGTGTCTCATAGGGGTTGTAACTAGGGTGGTCTTTTGTGCGGACCATTCCGAAAGGTTTGCCTTGATAGGCAAATTGTAGGGCACAACAAGTAAACACATCGAAAGGGATTTTATCATGTCGAAGAACTCCAGCCGTCGCAACGTCTCCGCTGCTCGCGCCGCCGCCATCGTCTCGGGCAAGCCCGAGCGGTTTGATGCAGCCATGATCCAGAAGCGTTCTGCTGAAGAAGCTGCGCGTCTTGCCACGATCAACATCGGTCGCGACCCGCAGAACAATCGCATCGTGTATTCCATTTGGGATGCAACGCTGCGCGGCTCGTTGACTGCGGCTCTCACTGGCGCCATCTTGAAGCTCGGACTGGAGCATGAGCTTCTGAAGGTGACGGTGGATGATGGCAAGTTCCAGTTGGTTCCCAATGTCGATATGGAGAGTTTCCAGAGCCGTTACACCTACCACCGGGTGTTCGAGGCTGTGGAAATGAAGTGGCGTGCTGCGCTTCATGCCATTGGGCATCGGGTGGCTTTGATGGACGAGCAGACGGGGCGTCCTGTCATCGAGCAGCAGAAGGATCGCAACGGCAATCTGATGTGGCGTGACAGCGCACAGACGGTTCCGTTCATGGGAACGTCGTACAAGAAGGATGAAAAGGGCCGCGATGTGTGGGAAGGCACCAAGAAGTTCGAGGGTGCTGTGTTCAATGAGATGACCGGCGATTTCGAGACGGTGGTTCTCGATGCGCCGACGTGGCGGCATTGCGGCGCGCTTCAGGATGGTGCTCGTCAGACTTGGGAAAAGAGTCTGATTCGGAAGGCGGAGTTGGAGCAGCAGGCTGCCCATAGGGCAGCGCGTCAGCAGCAGACCACCATGCAGACTCAGAGTCGCGCTCTGGCGGAAGTGGCGAAGCCTTTGAGTCGTGTGGACGAAGCGAGCCCGGACGAGATTCGCGAGTTCAAGACTGGACAGGAGTTGGGCTTGGGCAATACGCCCTTTGCTACCGCACTTGCGGGAAAGGAAGCGGCGTTCAAGCTCGACAGGCTCGGCCGCAAGCAGCCGACGCACAAGAAGGTTCGTGCTTCGAAGAAGGCTGCTGAAAAGGCTGCTGAGAAGTAAGACATTTCACACGAGCTTCACTAAATGCTTTGGCTTGACCCATGGGTCAAGTTGGGGTATTTAGTGAAGTCCTACCAACAAGACGAAAAGCTCCGGTGAGCCTGTGACCTTTCGGTCATGGAGGGTGGTTCAACTCCACCTTCGTCTGCCAATGCTTTGCCGGGAGTAATTCATGGGAAAGAACACAAACGATCGAAAACTGACGCTCGAAGAAGAAAATAGAATTAAAGAACAACTGGAAGTCGCGGGAGCAAAAATAAGAGTTCTTATTTTTGTCGCTTCTAACGGAACTCCGTGTATTCCTTGGGCGGATAAAGATAAGGAAATAGTTCATAAGCTGCCAAGGACACGACCCAGATATGAGGAGTGGAAATAAAACAAGAAACCAATGACATACAAAACCTGGCAAGAGATGAAGGACGTAGAAATCATTCAAAAGAACTGGGAAGATATCCCAGAAAAGGAAAGGCAAGAATCTCATTCGTGGCAGATTGCTTGGCAAGTAGCAACGCCAGAACAGCTTGTTGTTCTTAAGAAAATTCGTGAAGAGTTTATGGCTAGTGTTCCTCCAGGGCATTACTGGCTGGTAGAAGGCGACGACGATTGTACTGCCTTTGCTGAGGAAACTAAGGTGCTTGTTCTTGCTCAGGAAGCATATCTTGCTCGCGTTTTTGGTTGGACAGGAACGGTAGAAGAAATTCGTCAGAAAGCAATTGATTTACATATAGCGGATGAAGACGCCGTGGATAATATCGTTCCTGGTTGGATGATGGATTACTCCTGTTACATGGAAGATGTTCGCCGCGAACATCAATTCAAGCTATAATTGTTGAAAGGAAAATCAACATGCCGATTCGCGAAGTATACATTGACAAAGTGTTGAGAGAAATTGAGCATAGGGATAGTTCCAACATGCTGCATAATAATTCTGGCCCAGCGGTTATACATTATTGGCCAGATGGAACTATTATGCTGATGGAATACTATATTTCTGGTGGGCTGCACAAGGATGGAGCGCCCGCATCTTTAAGGTATTTTTCAACCGGCGTAAAAGAGCAGGAGGTTTATTTTCAAAACGACAGATGTCATCGTGATGAAAAAGACGGACCTGCGTTATTTGCTTATTACCGATCTGGCGTGCTATCATTTGCATCCTACCAAACAAATGGACGGATACATCGTTCTGTTGGTCCGGCAGAAATCGCATATTATGAAGACGGCACCATAAAAGAAGAGATTTATTACAAGCGCGGTAACACACACAATCTAAACGGACCAGCTTTTGTTCGATACGATAGCAGCGGAAAAGTTGAGCGAGAAGTTTTTTATTTGGATGGCTTGCTTTATACTAAATCCAGCTGGCAAACGGAGGTTGCCAGCCGTATTGCTCAAGCGCCAGCCCCAGCTACACCATCGAACAATCATGGGCAAGTAGCTTTGCCCAATAACGTTCCGGCTGCAACATCTCAAGTTTGTTGTTTATGCGGGCTGTTTGATAAGTTTGCGGACCCTCAAAAGGACGGGAAGATTTACTGCTATCTTCATGTAGATAGAGCGCCAAAATAAGGGCAAAGAAATGGATTTGAAAGAAACTTATCTCAACGGTGTTCTTATTCAACGAATCATTTACAAGAAAGGAACGCGCAACTATCATTGTACAACCGGGCCTGCTTACGAAGAGTTTTACGATATCGGAGCGCTTAAAACGCGCGGATATTGGGTTGACAATAAGCGACATAATGATAATGGTCCGGCATTAACCTCTTATCACGAAAACGGAATCACAAGACAGGAATTATGGTATCACGATAACTACCTCGATAGAGATGAAAAAGACGGCCCATCTTTCATGTCGTATTATGAAACTGGAATTAGATCTCAAATTGAGTACCATAAAAGGGGCCTTTTCCACAGGTCGAATGGCCCGGCAGCAATACTATATTATGAAAATGGGAATGTAAAAAGAGAAGCGTTCTACGAAAATAATTATCTTCACAATGAAAATGGTCCAGCCATAATTACGTACGACGATACCGGAAAGGTTACTTCGGAGTCATATTACCTACATAATAACCTTCATCCCACCAAAACAGACTGGCAGCATGCGTTGGCAATTTTGGCGGCAAAAACTGCCGCTGCTGCTTCTTCAACAGCAGTTGGTTCGCAACAACAGAATGGTTGTCAACAGAACTGTTGTATCTGTAATTTGTTTGACATGTATGCTGAGCCTCAAAAGGATGGTAAGATTTATTGCTACGTCCATTTGGACAAAGCTCCTAAGTAAAGGGGAATGCTCATGAGCGAAAAGTTTACTCCTCGGCAAACGATTCGAGATTTTGTTGCGCCAGAAGAAGACCCACACACTGCATATTATTACAATCTAAATGATGATATGCTTTATCCCTATTGGGAATATGGGGAAGAGCTTCTTCCATATTTGGATGAGGAAGAAGAATTGATGACGGAACCTGATAACGATTACTTTTCTTTTTCTCCAGAAATCGTACACCTGATGACAATTCGGGAAACAAGAACAACGAACGAAGTTTTCGTTTGCTAAGCATATAACAGCGGCAAAGAAGGACAAAAATGACATACCAGGAATTGCTGGAACAATTGAGTGGTCTTTCAAAGGAACAGCTTCAACAAGATGTAACGATTGTAGCTCTTGGTTTGGCTGAAGCTCTTCCTATTTTGGATTGTGTTACGACGTGGCATGTTGAAGAAAAGGATATTGAGCCTTTGGGAATTAATATTGCTGAAAACATTTTGGATAAAGATAGCGTATATTTGACAATTGACATCTAAAAGGTCTAATATGGCGAGCTTCATCTTTCTGACGACAAAGCCTTTGCGCATTGAGGATGGGGATGAGGAGAAGATGTACACGGTCAAGCGGCTTGGAGAGGCAAAGAAATCCGAGCTAGGGATGCATGATTCCGTATACTTCAAGTTTGAAATGGACAACATGAAGTTCCAGGATTTGGGAACAGTTCGGACGTACCTGATGATGAAGTGCGGCCGAAGGGTTGTGAAAACGGAAGAAGAATGAACAAAAACGAATTGATTGCGCTGCTGGATAAGGTTCCTGATGACGCTGAGATTTACGTTTGTGTGAACGGGGAAGATTGTTACCCCGCCAAGGTAAACGGATTTTACGAAGCTGCGGTTGATATAACCGTTATTTATTTCCATCCTAAGTCTGGCACCGGCAACCATTTGAATTTTCCCAAGGAACGATTGGGAAGAGTGGTGAAGGTTCTATAGTAAGTTTTTTCAGGAGAACATGACCATGGAAAACAACTTCAAAAGCAAGTTCAATTTCGACTTCCCTTTCCAGGCAGAGCTTAAAGTTGTAAAGGCCCGAAGGTTTATGAAGATTGCTTGGAACCCTGACAATACGGTTCCTTTCAATGTCTATGCAACTTATCCTTCAGCGGTCAATATTATTCAGTGCCTTTGCCCTCGATGCAAGAACGAAACTGGCATCACAAAGTTTGGTCAGGAAAAAGCCTGCAAGCATTGTGGGCTCTCGATCGGTCTGGGCTATGATCACAACATGGAGAGTTTTGTTTTCACCACCGAGGAGTGTAACGAAAGAGAAATGGAGAGGCGCGAAAAGGCAAAGCTTCGAGATCAACGCAAGGCGATGATTGTTAATGAAACCAAGGCGGCAATTATTCAATTGGCGAAGCAAGTTGAGCAACGGCAGGAGTTTTTGAGGGTAAGCTGAATGAATGAAGAGGAGCTTCGTAATCTTCTAGCTGACATCTTCGGGCATTTGCCGCCGGTTACAGACAAAACCATGGCGGTTCGGATGGATAAGGTCGGCGATCAGAAGTTTCATTGGGAAAATGGCGTTGATGTTCGGGTGAGCATCAAGCAGCTTCGGATGATTCAGGAATTGATTTCGTCCAAATAGGAGACAGACATGAGCGTACTCAACAGACTTCGATACGACGTTCGGCGGGAAATGAACAATCTTTCCAAGCGCATTGTTGCCGCTGTGAAGCTGGTTGTTCTTGGTCCTGAGCCTGTGGTTAATACTCAGCTTGGAAAGCTGGACAAGATTGATAGGGGTTGTTGTCCTATTTGTTCGGCGAAAGCGCAATCGTTTCTCAAGAAGGAACAACATACTTGTGGGGATTGGAATGAGTATGTTCAGTACCGTTGCGGCGCTGAGCTTCATTACAGTCCCAATTACGGCAGGGTTGAGTTTGAACGTTCCTGTCCAGAATTCAAAACGATTCTTGACAAGACCATCAATCATTTTGGTGGGCAAGAGAAGTTGTTCAAGACGATTGGATACAAGCCTTCAAGCCTTGTGACCCGTTACGTACGGTCGTATTATATTTGATTGAAAATCATTTTTGACATTTTGCGAAGGCGAAAATATAATGCCAAGAACATTTCAGAAAATGAACAAGGTTCTTGCAGATAGAATCATTGCCAGATTGCGCGCAAAAGAAATACAAAAACAACGAGAAGAATCATTTACATGTCTTGCGTTGGTTCTTCAGGTTAATGGTTTCCCTGGTGCCGTAGATTATGTTGATATAGACAAAAGAGGCAAGAATCGAATTCTTCCTTCCGCTGTATGTTTTGCCCAAAATAGTGAACAAGGACTTGAAACGCTAAAGAAAATGCGGGAGTTGGCTTGGGACAATATGGGCGGATACCATTTCCGCATCGCTAAAGTAAAGGTTGTTGTTCAAGAACAAGAGTCTTTGAAAGAAATGTACGAGGCTGTGGATGCTTTGAATAAACGACGCAGAGCCGAAAAGGATTGAGGAAAAAATCAATGAACACACATCCTCCATGGTGGCCCAGTCAATTACAAGGGGAGCCATGGGATTGCATTACGCTCAACTCCATTGAAATGGTAGGCGGGCCTAATGATGCTGACCGGTTTGCGTCTGAAATTGCGGAAGAAAACACCAGTGACCATGAAGTATGGGAGTTGATTCCATCAAGCGACGAGCTTTATAAACCGGCAATTGCTGAGATGCGTAGACGTTTTGCGTCTGATAACGGTGGTTGCAAAATAGACGACGATGGACGTATACAATTCAGCGACGGCGTAGTAGCATGGTTACGTTTGTTGCGGTTTAGAAAGGTTTACAAATGAACGTACGAGAAGCCATCGAACTCTTGAGCAAGCAAAGCCCTGAAGCTATTCTCGTGGCATATAACGAGGATGATTCAAGGTTTGTTGAGTGCAATAATATTTTTACCGTAGGCTCAGATAGAGATGTTCTTTTGAAAAACCCCAACACATCTGGGTCTACAACTTGCGTATGTTTTGATACAATTTATCCTTATTGATTTCGGCAGGTACGAATGTTTACACCACATGAAGAGGAATAAATGCCAGACGATTACAAAGAGGAACTAAACAAACACAAGGAAGCTCGTCAAGCTCCCGCTGAAAATGAGGAACCCAAACGTCTTGGTAAGAAAGACACCAAGAGATGGTGTAAGGGAAAGGTTGGGCGGGAGCATGAAACTGTTTGCATGACATATGGTGAGATGAAAGGAGAAAGCAATTACTTTGGTTTCTTTTCAAACTGGTACTATTTGGTCTGTAAGAAGTGTGGAAAGGAACTTGAGTCCTGGAGTCCTAGAAGCAAGAAACGAAAAGCAAAGCCTGATTGGGTGAAGTGATTTTCAAAGGAGAAGCCATGAACGAAAGAGGATTAGATGATAGAGTATCCCACTCTTTTTGCATTATCTAAGTTTGCTGATGAACCCCCTGTTCGATGCTTGAGGTTGTCCTTTTCTAATAACGATTGGACTTGCAGAGTGTATAGTGCCAAGGGTTCTATAGTGCCTAGAATCCCTATGGATTCAGATAAAAAATTCAACATATATATTAACCGATTTATCCATGGTGGCAAACACAATATATTTGATTCTACACCGGCATATGTTGCGGCTAAACCTATGCTTCAGTTTTTGTTTGATTCCACATATCCTGACTCCGAAGTCAGAAAGATAGCCGCTCATCTTATTGTTTCAAAGTGCGTTCTTTATCGTGTATTGATTACAATATTTCCTGAAATCTTTGAAAAGGCAGCGGCGCTATGAGTTATCGAGGAGAACTAGAGAATAAGTATACGGTTATTTGTCGGCGATGCGGTAGAAAAAGTATTGACGCGAACAGACATCCCGCTCAAAAGTATGCAAAGGATTGTCCTTACGGCTGTATGAAGCCTGAGGTTTGCCCCAAATGTTTGAAGCGCAATACGCACCAGCATGACCCGAAGAATCCGACGTTGCATGAGTGTTATGATTGTGGAAAAGAGTATAGCGTCAAGCAGTAAGTTGTTTTCTAATTATTAAAATGTTAGTTACAAAAGGAAAACATCATGAACTCCAATAAGACCATCATTCTCACGACGGCTTTTGCTATTCTTCCCTTGGTTGCGGCAATTGCGCTGGTGATTACGAATGGAAGTGTTGTTTCTGAACGGTTGACTACGGTAGCTCAGAGCATCAATCGTCCCGAAGCAGTTCTTCCTGAGCCTATTGTTTTCGCCGAGGCTCCTGTTTTCTATCTTCCTGAGATGGTAATTGTTGGACAGGCGCCGCAGCAGAAGAAGGTTGAGCCTCAGCTGGTTGTCACTTCTGTGTATGCCTGCGGTGATTTTCGTAAGGAAAAGCTTGTGCCTGGGATGGTAAAGGAATGTGAATGGGTTGACCTCACCTTCCTTGAGCCTATGGAAGGAACGGTTGTTTCTTCAAGAAAGTAATATGCTAAGTCCTAGCGAGATTATAAATCAATTGATTGGGTCAACGGAAGGGCAAGTCGCAAACATTCTTCAAGGAGCAGGTTATTTTTGTATGGTGGTTAATCGAGACGGAATGTTTTATCCTACAGTAAATGATTTCAACATCAGTAGGATAAAAATTCACGTAGTAAATGGCGTTGTAACTAAAGCAAAGATTGGTTAAAACAAACTCCAACATTCAGTTATCCATAATGGCGGACTACCCTTTTTTGGATGATATATTTAGTGGCAGAAACCACCTAAGAAATGCGCAGTGGGAAATAGAGGCTTATCCAGACGTAGCAAAAGGCTTAGACCATAGCCTAAACAAAGCAACCGCTGTTATTATTTACATCAGGCTAAACTATAACAGAAGCGACTATGTAAACGTCTTGTTTTGTCCCTCGCAATTCCGGTCTAAAGCCAAAGAAATAGTTTTTATATTGGAGAAGCAGGTTTCCAATAAAGCTTATCTCGCACTGTCTGTATGCGATTTCTATCGAGTATTAAGAGTAACATTTCCTGAGAAATTCAAAGACTTTAACAAAGAGGAAAAATAATTATGGCGGACTACCCATTTTTAAACGATATATTTGGTGGTGGAGTCCATATCAGAAATGCGCAGTGGGAAATAGAGATTGGCGTAAACCCATACGGTTGCAGTAATCTAAACAAAGCAACAACCATTATTGCTTATATCAGACAAAACCACAAAGATAAGCACGAAAGAAACAATTATGTAAACATCTTGTTTTGTCCTGAGCGATTTCGTGATTGTGCTAAGGAACTAGCTTTTATATTAGACAAGCAGGTGCCAAACAATCCATTTCTCGCATTGTCTGTGTGCGATTTCTACCGAGTATTAAGAGTAACATTTCCTGAGAAATTCAAAGACTTTGACAAAGAGGAAAATAATCATGGCTAACTGCAATACCTGTAACGACACTGGTTTCATCAAGGTTGACAATGGTTCTCACGTAAAATGCACCTGCATTATTGCTCGGCTTCAAACGGTCGAGTATCGTCAAAACATTATGCTTCGAGCCTGCGGTGTGTTGCTTAAGAACTTTGGCGCTTTTGTTCCGAAGAATCAGGCGTTTGATGATTTGGTAAAGGAAATCAACAAATAGACATGGGGTATTATCCATCACTTAGCGAACTTTTCAAACAGAATCAGGCTTTCAAACATAACAATAACTGGAAAGTAACTGTATTTTCTCACAGAGAAAACCCACATAAATTATTTCAGCTAGCAACAGACGCCACTGAAAAGTTTGATATATTTATTGAACAACGTCAGTCTTCTTCGAGACTTTATACGAATGTCATTGACAATGTGCCGCCAGTATTAAAGTTTCTTCTTGACCCAAATAACGCCACGATAGATTCTTTACATTTTGCTGTAAACAAATGTATGCTCTATCGAGTTCTAAAGGTTTGTTTCCCCGATGACGTTATAGAAAGAGAAGAAGATGGGTGATTATCCTCTATTGAGTTCGTTGTTTGTAGGAACAGGTTGTATTTCCAACGAACTATGGCAAGTTCAAGCAATGAACAAGAGTGTGGCGGCCGATTTTCCATCTGATAAGGAAACGATTTTTGCAATATGTATTCGAAGAATGACTAGTGTTGATGGACATCGAGCGTTTTACAATATCAAACGTTGCAAGAAAGCTTATATAGAAGTTCTAGAATCTAAGGTATTAGATTTCTTTTTCGAAACTATAGAAAAAGATAAGGAGAAGAGTCGCCCTTTAAGTTCGTATTACTTTATTGACAAATGTATGCTGTATAAAGTTTTGAATACCTTATTTCCAGAGCGCGTTTGTATAGAACCATAGGAAAAACATGGGTGATTATCCCTTATTGAAAGTGTTGTTTAATGAAAGAACTTATATTGGAAATGATTTCTGGCAAATTCAAGTAATGAATAGAAATTTGAGCGCAGATTTTCCGGCTGATGAAGAAAAGGAATTTGTAGTATATATTAGAAGGCGAGTTTTTATTGATGGACATTTTGAAACCCACAATATTAAACGTAACGACAAAGCTTATGAAGAAGCTCAAAAGGAAAAAGCATTGGAGTTTCTTTTTGGCCTTGACTTGATGAAAACCTTTTCGTCATTTATCGTTGTTGACAAATGTATGTTGTACAAAATCTTGAACGCCGTATTCCCGGATATTGTTTACGTAAAGGATTAGTGCAATGAGCAGACATGTTTATAAAGCAAAAGACTTCAAAATCGGAAAGTTTGCTTATGATTTTGAGCATGTGCCTGACATCAAGACCGACAAAGTAATATCTATTACGCCCGGCATTTATCTAAACAAAAAGGTGATTCACGTCAATGGCGCTGTTACCTTTTTGAAATTTGTGCTTAGTTTTGATTTAGCAGTTGGACCGGGTTACAAGGAATAGTCCGTCATGAAACCTAGTTCATTGGTTTATGGGGTGGGATTTATGGTTGGAGCCATTGGACTTACTATTACCTACGTTGGAGCATACTGTTTGACTACAGGAATTATGATAACATACAAGGCACTAAAGCCATGAACGTTGAAAGATGTTCTTCTCAATCATTGACCGACCGAGCGCGCTTCTGTTGTTTGTTTTTTATAATGGCTCGGTGGGGAAATAATCCTATTGGTAAAACTCCGCTACGAGTTACTGTAATCTCTTCTGATCAGCAATTTGAATCAAGATATCTTTATACGGATTTGTATTCGCAAGCTCTTGAATGCCATCCTCTTTTTTCTTGTTATCCTCCTATGAATTGGATTGCCCAGGAAAGGAATGAACATGAACGCTTTCAATAGTTTTTTCAATTGGTTGGTTTGTTTGTTTTTCCCCCGGAGTATTTGGGGAGACTTGTTGACGCCGAAGGTGAACGTAGAGCCTGTGTTGGAGCCGGTAAAGATCAACAAGCTAAGGTGTCGTTCTGAATACATGAACAGTCGCTCGACCCATAGGCTGTTTCGTGATAACTATAGCGCCAAGATGAAGTATTATCACTGAGGAATACCATGAAACTTCCCTTTGGATTTCAACTCAATAAAACCGTTTTCAATAATTCACGATATCTTGATGTTGTTTTGCGCCAAGGCACCAAAGCATTTGCTTTTTTCTCTGTGGGGAGGGAGCCGAAGATGAAGGTTCATTCGGCTTTGATTGATATTACCGTTGGTTCTTTTACATTGTACTTGGAAGTTCCAAGAAAGACATATCGTTGCGATTATAAATTGCCAATCAAACCCTTGAAGTAATTTAGGAACAATGAAAGAGTTTTGTTTTTGCGGCAAAATAGCCCACTGGAGATATCTTCCGGCAGATAGCGAGATGTGCGAAGAGGTTCGTTGTGAAGACCATGTTCCTCGGGGTTGTTCTTGTAACATAATTGACCCTGATGACCCCAACAGCGAAGAAGAAACTGACCAGAACGGTCGTCTTCTGCCGTGTTGTGAGTGGGATTACAACGAATATGGAATTGATGAATACGATGATTATCTGACAGAAGAAAGAATTTTTGAATTGGAAGAAGCGGAAGCGGCTTTCCAAAAGCCGCAAAAGAGTGGTAAATGAATACATACAAACCTCCTGTCGTAAAGGCTGTTTTCCTTGCCAATAAGGACAGCCAACCTACAGTTGTTCAAATTCCATGGGAAGGCTGTAATGTTTCTAGGTTTATTCCTGACCGGGTAACAGTGTATCGTAAAAGACATTTTGGAAAAAATCTGTTTTTGTTTGTTAATTTTTCAGACAATCCATGTGAGACATACGCCCATCTGGAAAGACCCAAGGAAACAACAAATCTGTTTGGTTTGAACGGTCCTATTTTGTTTGTTAAACATGTTCCTCCATATGGAGATGTTGGATCTTTTGTTTGCGATGAGATTGCAGAGATTTTCGATGTTATTGAACGGCAACAAATCAGACTTGCTATTAGAAAGGATAAGAAGAAGAGTGAAACTGTGGCTGGATGATCAGATTGATGACCCGAACACTCCTATGAGGCATCCTCCTGCTGGGTGGTTTGGTGTAAAGACCCCCAAGCAGGCTATCAAGCTCCTCAAGGCTGGAGGAGTTTCGGAGATTGAGCTTGACCATGACCTTGGGAATAATGTTTTGGGGGACGGAGCGACGGTCCTGAAGTATATTCAGAAGAGGGTTGTTTGGGACAAGAGTTTTATTCCGCCCAAGATGTTTGTTCATTCCGCAAATCCTGGTGAGGCGGACATGATGAGAAAGATGATTAAAAGTATCGAGAGAATTATTGCTGAAAGGTGTTGAGAGATGAGCGTTTATCGAGACAAGGCGGAGAACAATGGTTTTCCTGATGCCCCTAAACCTCCTCCGCCGCAACCTCAGCCTGACCCACTTGCTAATCTGAGATGGCAACTAGCAACACTTGCACTTAGTCTTAAACCTTATTCTCATTTTTCGTATGATGAAGCCTTTGACGTAGCTATTTCTATTACAGACCCCCGATGCTGCGTTCTATATAAGTTCGACCATTTGCGCGATAAAATGTTTGAGCGCCTAGATGAAATTATGGAACAAGAAGAAACTCGAAAGCTTGCCAATGCTCCTGAGCCACGAAATATAGCTTACAGTAAATATAGAAAGGGATTGAGATTCAAGTGGTAGAAGTCGAGGACATTAACGATTGTATAAATTGCCACACCAAACGTGAAATTGTTTTATGGCACGAGACAATTAGAAAGTATTTCTTTCGATGTCTAATGTGTGGAAAGATTGGTCGTCGCGGCAAAACGATTGAAGAAGCTGTGGAGTGTTGGAATAAGGAAAATAGAGGTTGAGCAGATAGCTTAAAGGAAGAGCGTCAACAAGGTTGATGGTTGTAGGTTCAAATCCTGCTCTGCTCACTAGCATAGTTGTTGCTCGTCATAATAGTTTGGCGCACAGCAATTGTGTGAATGCCCGTCCCCAGCGGATTAAATCTGGGTTTGGAAGGAAGAAAAGAAACATGACTACTTCTCCTGCGTCTTCTCCTGCATCCTCGATCTCTACTGAAGTTTTTGCCTCTATTTTTGCTGCGGCTGCCGCTGTTCCTGTTGCTACGACTGTTGCTGCGTCTCCTGTTGTCAAGCCTTTGCGAGTTCGTTCTTCTGGAAAGAAGGGTCAGAAGAAGGGACAGCAGCAGGCTCCTCAGCAGACCGCTCCTGTTGCGCCTTCTATCCCTGGGATTACGGCGCCGCAGGCTCAGTCGTGTTTGGTTGAGGCAATTGCCACCGTCGTGAAGGCTACATATCCTACCTTGTCGCCTGAAAAGCATCAGGAAGCGGTCGGCGCTGTATGCCACCTTCTGAGTGTATGTAAGCTGGACCCTGTTCCTGCATACATTAACTCTTATGCTCCTGTGGCTGATTTTGTCAAGGGGAAGTTGGTTTCGGTAACGCAGGCTGCTACACCTGTGGTACAGCAGCAGGTTTCATCTCAGGTTGTTGTTGCTCCGGTGTTGGGGTACTATCACCAGTTCAATAGCAACGGAGAAAATACGAAGTATCTTCCTGCTCAGTATCACATTCTTGCTTCAAATGAAACCCCGGTGAAGTCGGCGTCTGTGGTTATCGTTGTTGAGCATTGGGCGGCGACTGACAAGTATCCTTCGCCCTCGATCAAGGTAAAGGCTCTTCCGGTTGTTGTCAGGCAGCTTCCTGATAACCGTATTGGTGGCTTGATGATGTCTGGACAGTATAAAACGCTGCATGAAGTTTCGATCAAGTCCATTGATGATGGACCGAAGGCTGTGGCAGCGATGAAGGTTCTGCTGGAGATTTCCGGCAAGTGGGCGCAGTAAACCTATAAACCAGCATAAAGATATATAATAGGAGGTAATGTTGCCATACCCTAATTGGTTTCATTAGTTTCTCTAACAAGGAGATGCTAATGGAATACGTGAGCAACAAAACATCGGGTCGTAGTTTGAGTCATAGTTATCTTAGGTACTTGACGCGCAAGCAGAAGACAGACTTGAAGCGTCAATGTAATAAGAGACGAAGGCTTCTAGCTAAGAAGGCCCTCCGGGCTGGAAAAGAAATCAAGCCCTATCGCATGTCGGCTGAATACTGGGACTGAGAGGAAGATGCCATATCCTAACTGGTTCCTTTAGTTACCATAAGGAGGTAGCTAATGGAACGAATCAGTGTGAAGTATCAACCCATCCGTCACGATAAGCTTGACAAACGGATGACCCGTGGTCTTCCATGCAAGAGCGATAACCTGCGCGAAGCCAACAGAAGGTTCCGTAGGGAAATGAAACGAATGCTAAAGGACTACGAAGATGATGCTGATGACCTTACTTGGGTATCAGCGGACTGGATGTACTAACTGACTCGTTCGTGGTAGTTGAGTCCTTGATTGTGCTCCGAAGACAAACGAACATCCTCGGAGCAAAGGGGAAATATGAATGACGAAGTAAAATCCAAGCGTGCTCAGGAATGGGAAAACTTCAGCGTGAAGATGACTCCGGTTATCTCTGGCATCCTTGACGAAGAAGATCCAATATGCCTCAGAGCGTATAAGGGTGAGTACTCGTCAGAGGCTAGAAGGATTGTTGATCAGCTGCTTGTGATGGATAAACCGAAAGACGTTGCAATTATACGGAACGTGGTTTATTCCATCTTCACGCTTTCTTTCTGCGTGGCCTGGGAGGGTGGAACGGGCAGGCTTGTTCTACCCATTACAGAGGAACAGGTAGAAAGAGAGTTGGGGCCGAAAGAGAACTGGACCAAGATAGCGGAAAGGATTGTAAAAGCAGTCTCTCAGGTATAATCCTAAAGCCAGCCTGATAAGGTGGATAGCATAAAGCCAATGCGTTCCCATTCGGGAAAGATTGGGGTGCAAGACCCCATCCATCTACTAGGAAAGGAAAACAACAATGACTGAAATGAAATTGCGACTAACGCCAGAAGAAATTGAATCCGGCGCTAAGACCGAAGTGTTCTGCAATAAGTGTGGGATGTCTTGCCGTGGACACATTGGTAATCTCAACGGTCTCATTGAACAGAAGGTATGTTTCAATGGGCTTGTGGATGCCAAGGTGTGTGGCGGGTATGATTCTACACATTTGAAGGACGGAGATATCGTTCAGTTCTCTTTGTGTGAAAGATGCTTGGTTGAATTGATTTCGACCTTTCAATTGAGTTCACACTTTGGTAACTATCTTTTCCCGGAACCTTATACCAAGCATTGGGATGAGATTTCAGAGGAAAGGAAGTGGAGTGCGCTTGGAGAATTGGATGACGAGGAGATTGTAGAGTTTTTTAGAACTTGTGAGCGCAAGTATCTTGAAGACAGACATACAGTGTTGAGTGCTCTTGACCTCGACGAGCACAGCGAAAGAAGTTTGGAAGTGCTTGGTTTGTTGAAAAAGTATCTGGCTGTAAAAGCGTAAGGTAAAAGATAACAAGAAAGAACGTCATGTCAAAAGAACTCGATAAAGACTATAAGGTTCCGGAAGGATTCGAGCCTCATTTGATTTACCCTGATGGAGTTAATGGTATCCCCTGTGTGGGATTTGCTATTTTGAAGCAAGCAGATGAAACCCAATTGTTGTTCAACATCGAGGAAAAGGTTCCCGCTTTGCCTTTGTTGGAAAGCGGAAAATTTTGGTATATGGGCTGGGATATCCCAACACCTTATGCTATTGACGCCAACAAACAATGTTGGATGGGTGGAGGTCATGGGGAAGCGCTTGTTCCTGTGACAGCCGAACGTATTATTGAGGAGTCCGGGGCTGACACTGATAACGACAGGCTTTGTAAACTTCTTGGGGTAGAGCCTCCCATGGCCGAATGGCAAAAGAAAGCTTTGGCGGCGGGGTGGACTCCTCCTGAAAAAAGAACAAATGAAATGAGTGCAACAACTACAACAGAAGGAAAGATTCAATTTGTTCGACGGTCGATTACAACCAAGCGAGATATGGCTCCTTCATTTAGGCGGGAAGCGGAAGAAGCAATGAAAAAGAAAAGTGCTACTGCCGCCGCCATGGCTGTTGCTGCATTGTTTTCCGCAGCAAAATTGGAAGCTGAAGCGGACGGACAAGAGAATGCATTGAAGGTGTTGTTTGGATGAGCTTTAGTGGTTGAGAACAAGGAACTATAAATCATGAGTCAATCCAACACAAAAGCGCTTGACGATGTTATGCTCGACTGGTTGGAGGAAACGATCAATTGGGCAAAGCAGAACCGAAGGGATATTAATCCTGAAGACATTAGGGCTCTCGTAGAAAATGAAAGGATGGGGCAGGCTATTTCGCTGTTGATGGCAATGGCATTTCATGCTGGGGTTGCACACCAGAAGACCGAGCAATAGCAAGGTCATCTTTAGCTTTGGTGGCGAAGAAGTAACTTTCAAAAGGAAAAGCAAGATGAAATCTATTGTTTTGGCGTTGATGTGTTTGGTGTTGGTTGGATGTTGTTGTGAAAATAACACGCAGCGTCGAGGCATTTTTGAAGACACATGGATTGGATTTTATTATCCTAACAGTAATAATTTAACAGTGCATGAGCAAAGTGGATTACTCAACAGTAAGGAAGATTGTTTGCGCTGGGTTAACAATAAGAAGTATGAAATGAATCGCAGTGGTTTTCGAATGGATGATTATGAGTGTGGAAAGAATTGTAGGCAACGATCAAATTATGGTGGTTTGTATATTTGCGAAACAACAGAGAGGTAGTTGACAAAATGAGAACGAGTATGGTTTTGGTAATTTTTGTTAGTTTTCTATTGAACGCTTGTGCTGAAACTCAATTTAGCTCAAGTACAAATAGTTCAGAGCAGTTGAGGGAGGCGCTGGACAAGGAAAAGAGAATTCGTTTGCGGTGTGAGTCAGATCATAAACAGGCCAATACCACCATTGATGAGTTACAAAGCAAGGTAATTGAGGCACGCAAGATTGCTGTAAAGATTATCAAAGAAAATGAAAATAGAAAGGAAGCTGCCCCAACCAGAAATCCCAATTCAATACTAACTATGTATTTCAATGTATCAGTAACGGTTAATAGCCAGTCAATTCTATACAATAATAATTGGGATAATAACGAACAGATTATGTTGCCCAGCATTTTTAGTGGGTGGGGATGCTTCCGAGGACAACGTTATTTATCGAATGATGGCAAGTATAATTATGTTAACGTAGTATGTTCAAATGATTCATTGAAAACTGCCGTTGCGACAACCGCAACATGTAGACTAGGAAACGTAGGTTACGATAGTGGATATATGGTGTTGAAGTCTAAGGTTGGCTCAGATTTTGTAAATGCAGAGATTCTAGTTGAGTGTCAAAACAAATAAATTCATAATCTATAAAGGGCGGCAAATGACCTTCAACCTCTCTTCCCCTTGGCGAATAGAGATTCGTCCAGCCAGGATGATCGTTAAAGACAAAGACCTTTATGAGCATCTAAGTTCCTTGACGATAGGTGTTGGCTCACATATGAAACATCTATTGAAAAAGGCTGAGGGCTTTGGAAACAAATGTCGCTGGGTGGTCTTTTTGTTTTATCTGAACAATAGAATTGTTGCTTGGGCAATGTTGCTTGGGAATTTTATTTCTATTTTTGTGGAAGAACAACATCGAAGAAAGGGAATTGGCAGTAAGATTATTGAAGAGGCTTGGATTTATTCTAATATGAATTGTCCAATCAGACCAAGACCACTAATTGCAAGTACTTGGAACGAATCGTCTAATTCGTTTTTTGAGTATAACAAACAATTGTGCGGCAAGATGTAATAATTACCTAACGAGCAATGGAGCTTGCGACACAATGGAAAACAATACCTCTTCTGCTGCTGACACTGTTTACCCGAGAGTTTACAAATACGCAAAGGAAGGCATCGAGCTAATCGTTATTAAAACACCAAAGGAAATGAAGCATTTTCCTCAAGTTGCGCTCTACTCTTGCTGCGAAAGACATTTGCGTTTTGAAGCAGAAGGAGCGGGTTTTGGTTATGGGTTTAGTCTTTTTACCCAGAAGGAAACTAAACTTGCAAGAGCGGCTCTAGTTGTTTCTCTGATCGCATACGATTTGAAGGAAAGCATTAAGCGTACGCTTGGGGTGAAGGACGAATAACGAATGTGTACGATCGAACGAGTAAGAGAATTTCTTAAGCATTATGACGAGGGGATAATTACCGCGAGCGAATTTGAAAGTTGGATTTTTCGAGAGTTTGTAAATTATCTATATGAACATCGTGGAGTTTGGAGTTTTGGTTCTGTTTGTGGAACCAATGAAGGTAAGCCCCCGAAGGTAAAACACTTCAGATTTTCCGTGACGCCCTATGAAATCAAAGTTGAAGAAGAGACGGTTTTGATTGGGTGGAAAAGGAATAACGGATAAGCCAATGAAAGTCAAGATCTTTACGCTGCCCATACATGTTGCCATTAGCCAACCAGGAAAGTTTGAGGATGAAGTAAATTCTTTTCTTGAAAGGGTAGTCAGTCCACAAGTTAGTACAGCAAGCATTGACGGCACTGTGATTTTGGTTGTTTCTTACGAACAAGAAAAAGGATATCGAACATGAGACCAGGTGAACAGTATCGTCACGCTCACGCAAAAGTGGTTAAGTATATTGACCTTGCTGACAAGACAATGTTTAGTGTTTGTTCTGATTTTGCAAATGTTCCGCCAGTTGGAGCGCATGTCGTGCTTAGATTGTTGGATGGTAGTAAATTGGCAGGGCAGGTTACAGAAGTTACTTTTGATTTTGAAGAATCAATTGAAAACGGGCGCGGAACTCATAGTGTTGACCCGGTTGTCTTGGTGAGGTTGGATTCTATTGAGGTCCATTATCCATGAACAAGGAGACTAGTTATGGGACTATCTGACGGCGAACGCTACATGGGTGTGATTTGTGCGATTCATCGTATGTCGCAAATTCGTTTCAAGGAATCTTATAACTATAGGCTGCGCAAGATTAATAAGCTGCTAAAGGAATTGTGGCCTACGTTTCAAGGCAACACTTCCAATAACGCTCATTGGATTATTGGTAGCGATACGGATGCTGATCATTTCTCTGAGGTTAGCTTTCTTGGTAGCGCTTTCAAAATTGCGCTTGGTAAGATGCTAACCAAGGATAATGGTGTACCATTTCCTTTTTCTCCTTTGAATTCAGATGCAACAGATGAAGAAAAGGAAAAGCAGAAGAAACGTATTGATCGATATAAGTTTTTCCAAGATTATAGGCCGTCCGTTGTAAGTTTGTTGGAGAAAGAAAATTACGATTATGCAAACGCATATAGGCTTTTGCAAGACATCGAAACTTATTTCTATAATGCCAACAGATATCAGGACAAATTTGCTAAGAAGCTTAAGTCTGTCAATAGATTGATGGCAAAAATTCGAGGAGCCCTTTGGGATGAAGTATCAGAGAATCCCATTTATTTGAGGGCTTGGATGGTTTCTCGGATTCTCGATAAGATCATCTTGGATTTTGACGATGATGATATTGTGGCTAAATGGTTTAGAAAGCACTATTTACACCATCATACAACCACAAGGGAAGTAGTAGACACTTTCATTTATGAAACGTTCAAGAAGATTCAAGCTCGGCCCAACGTTCCTATCCCAGCCCATCGTCGGGTGGTGATGATGCTTCGTTTCCTGGGCAAGCAGTTTCATTATGAGCATCAACACCGAGAATTGCTTAAGATGATTGACGTTTGGAATGAGCAGAATCCCAACGATCAAGTTCAAAAAGCAATTGTTGCCCAGCTTTGTAAGGTGGCGGCGCAAAACAAAAAGGAAGAAGAAACAAAGAGCAGGCAAAACTATTACATGTATTGCAATCTAACAGAACAAGAAATCACTATGTCATCCAAAGCTGAAGAGGATGATAAGGACGATGAATAGTCATGCCTAAGTTTTACGTAGAAATGGCTCAGCTAGTTCGTCAGGTGAAAATTATTGTTGTGGAAGCTCCCAGCATAGATGACCTCGACGAAGATGTTCTTTCAACTGTGTATGAAAAATATGAGGATGACGGCAGAAATTGGAAAATGGATGACAGTTGGGGTTCCGAAGAAGGTTCTCACTCCGTTGTTGGAGCAGTAGAAAACGATCCTTCTGTTGATACAATTGTTGATATTGTTGTTGATGAAAATTACAATGTAACGCAGGGCAAAAAATAAAATGAGTTACAAAATCAAAGTTTTTGTTGACGGCAAAGAAGTGCCGGTTTTGAATGATGTAAAGATTGTGGTGGAAAATTACATTGCTCCTGACGAGGAGTTAGGAGAAGGAGAACTGCACTTCACTTATACTCACGAAGGGCGGGTTACAGACTACGTTCAGGATGGTGAAGTTCTCGATACAGTTAGCATTATGTATGATGAAATTGATATAGGGAGAAGCTGAAAACACTATGAATCGACTGTTTGTGCGTTTTGCTGGCGATAACGACTTCTATAGAACGGTAAGGGCGTTCGTGGAAGCCATCGCGCCCAGGGTTTTGTTGGGTGAATGGGTTGTTACAAAGGATGATGTCGCACGATTGTTCAACGAGACATCATACGCGCTTTACTTGTTGCATCAGAGCCACAAGCACCAAGTAGAAAATGCAGAATCAATAAAAAATTATCTACAGATAGAGCCAAAAGACGTTTACTTCGATGAGGAGATTGACAACTTCACCAACTTTAATAGTGATGGCTGTCTGGCGACGTTGGAGCATGACCATATAGGCTATTACATAATGTAATGAAATCATAAGTGAAGGAAGGAAACAATATGGATCTAAATAAACGGCTTCAACTTCACAAGATGAATGATACTTGTTGTTATATTCATTTGCCGCCGAAGTACAGTATGAATGTTTGGCGCGCACATGGCGAGCCATTTGGAAGCGATTTTAATCAAGCAGATCTTTTCACAATTAGATTTTGGTATTTCGTTGATGATAAAGAGCGATTTTTTAGGAAGGATTTTGATCTCCTTACGCCTCTTGAAGTTTTTAAAGACATTGGACTTTCCATTCGTGGAATGCTTGAGGCAGATCTATGGTTCAAAAATGTTCCAAGGGAAGATTTGATTCGACTGATTGAAACAATTGAAGGAAAAGACAGTGCAAAGCCGCTGACAGTTTCCTTGGACAGCAGCAATTGTCCAGACTGTCATGGAACAGGATTTGTAAAAACAGAGATGTACACAAGAGAGTGTGCAAAGACAGGGTACCATTAAATGAGCCAGAACTTCCCAACCGATAAAGATAATATTATCAATGACTTGGAAGATGAATATGACTTGGACTTGACGGATCAAGAATATGATTCTCTTCGCAAGCTAACGAAATCTGAATTGTATTTGATTACACTTCTTATGTCGCGCGCAGTAAGAAAAGCAAAGGAAAAGATGACAAATGAATCTTAACCCAATGCCTCCAGATATTCCTGTTCAACTCATGAATTTTTCTGCTGTTTGGGTGCCTATCTCTGAACGAAAGATTCCCGTTTCAGAAGAACCCGGACCAGCTTTTTATGTTATTTTTACGTTGCTTTGCGCAGCGTTTGTATTTTCTCTTTCTATGTACGTTTATCATTCCATTAAACTGTACCGACTTAGAAAAGAAATAAAAAAGAGCGAGCAAAGAATTGCAGAATTGAATGCAGTAGCTTTCGCCGCGCGAGCAAAATATCAAGAGATTCAAGAAATCAGAGAACAAATCAAGGCTGGAAATACAGCGCTTGGGCAAGTGGCAATTGAAGCGATGGATAAAAACATGGAAACAGATGAATTTCTTGCATATGTTCGGGACAAGAAATGGCCTTCGCAGTAAGTGTCAGAAAAGGCTTTCAAAGGAGTCTATAGGGAAACAAGCAACCTTGTTGCTCAACTACAATGTAGACAAATGAAGGCGAAGGTGTTCATGGAATGCAATCTCAGGCCCGGAACGATTACGTTTGTAAAGAAGCGTTGCCCGGAGATTGTTGCGGAAAGAATTTTCTCGAAGGCAAAAGAAGCGGAAGTCAAGGACCACGATGCTTACGCGCTGACTTGTCTTCGCAACTGGGAGGTTAGTAATCGCAGACGAGCTATTGTAGAAGAGAAGAAGAAGCAGGAGCGAGAGCTTGAACGTGCAGCAGAAGAAGAGATGAAGGTTTGGGATGAGGATTCTAGAAGAGTTGCTCTTTGGGCATTGAATCAAAAGAATACGATTAACTGTATTACACTAGTCCTTTGGATTGAAAGCGGATTGAGCGGCAACGAATTCGCCAATTCCGTAGGAATCAGTCGGGACAATTTGTATCAAAGGAAATTGCGTGCGAGGCTGGAGATTCTAAGCAGCTTGGATTTTGAAACAGCTGCTTGGTTGTACCAGTACGGCGGGCAAAGGCAATCGTATCAAAAAGCAGAAACAAAACGTCGAAAGATAATTCGGCAAGCGGAATGTAGATAGCTTTATTCTTCTTCCATTTCCTGCGGAGGAGCTTCTTTCTTTGTTCTCTCCAGTTGTTTGGCGACGTTTTCAGCCACTTCGCCAATGCTTTCTCCCGTAGCCTTAAGAAAACCTCCTCGGTTGATAAACTTCTTTACATTTGGATGGTCCCAAAGAATAGCTAAACAAAAGTCATGAAGGCCAGCAGATGTTTCAGAACTGAATTTCTGGACATCAGACCATTCAACAGCATTTAGAAGCCGCACTCTTGTTTTCAATAGTTTATTTAGCTCGCGCGCAACGTATTCTAATAGGTTTTTTGCGGCGGGGCTTACGTTTTCGGAGCTTACCTCTTCTGGAGCTTCTTCCATGATTAAATTATCATCGGCAGCAAACTTAGAAAGTAATTCAATGGCATTGGTGATTTTTGTTTCCATAGAATATATGGTTGAATATTGATTTGACAGAATAATTTCCTTGTGATATGTGGTCCGGAAGCTTTTACAAAGAGCTAGCGATGCCTAAATATGATATGACTATAGATTTAGAAGCTACATTTACCAAATATAGTGATTCGTTTTATAAACGATTTGGTAAATACGTATTGTGTATTTGGAGAAGCGCAGGAGAAAGTTACAAAATACCCATTAATAACTGCGAGCATTTCTTTATTGATATTCGGCTGCATTGCAACAATCATGTTACGGGAACTATTATTGATGCTGGATTTATAGATAAGGTTCGACCCCCAATTGATTTCGGCCATTATACATGGAGCGAACTTCATGGCGTTGCTGCTGATAATGCGCCTAAAAAGGTGCTCGTAGAAACTATGAATAAATTGGAAGAACTGGCGGAAAAAGAAAACAACGAAACAAAAGAACAATGAGAATCATTTCCAAGTTCTTTGACTACTATGACAAGGCTTTGGCTCATGGTATCGACCCTAAGCTAGTATACGTGAGGGAAACTAAGCAGGTCGATGTCGGATCTATTTCTTACAAGGAATCAAACAAACACAACCTGCGAACAAATTCGGAAGTTTTTCGATTGGCTGACACTATTGGCAACGCTTTCAATTTTGTGTGCCAAGAAGTTTGTCTGGTTGTATGTTTTTGTGGGCGAATGTATCCTGTTTACAACTTCAACTTCGGTCATTCTGAATCGTTGAAGGGCTACAAGCATTATTACTCGATTGAATCGTTGCGTGCTGATGTATTTAGCAAAGCTTTTGAAGATAAACTCTTTGAAGACTTTGGTTATGACGGAACAGCTTATACCCTTAGCGATTTGCGCAAAGTTTTAAACAATGAAAAGAACCATCTTTATTGGGGCGACAGTGTAAAGATCGAGGAGTTCGATAGTTATATTGGCAAAGAGATTGGGGATGACATCTTCCGTCATTTTGATGTTCCTATTCTGGCGATTCCTGCGAAGGGAAGAAGCCGAGATATCAAGGTAACTCTCAATCCTCGGCTCAACGAAATTGATTTCATCAAGGTTGTGGATCCTGTAACGGCATTTCAAGAAATCTCTATGTACCTTGGGAGCAATCTAGCAAAACAAAAAGACCCTGACGTAAAGCTATCTGATGAAGTGAAGGCAGAAATTCACGGGTTTGATAAGTGGAGCTTTCGTCGGCCCAAGGATACTCGAAAGAGAAAAAGGTAAGAAGCATGTATAACGTTAATACTGATTTAGAAAAGGAATTCGATTGTCGCTGGGGTCCAACAGCGTTTCATGGCAAGAAAATTGGAAGATGGTTTCTTTGTGTCTGGCCTGAGCCTGATAACAAAACGGTAAATGAAGCTGGTCGTTTTTATTATGAGATTCGTTATCATTGTGCAAGAATGGAATTTGGAAGAGTAATTATGGATGCCAAAGACAACCAAATTCTGATAGAAAAAATGATTCCCAAAACAGGTCTCGCACATAAACCTGAGCTTATCAATGTGATGAATCAGTTGAATGCTATTGCAGAACAAGAATCACAACAATCTAAATAAGGCAATCATGGGACAATGTCTTTTCTGTGGCAAAGAGACTCCGGATGGGTCCAACTATTGTAGCAGCGAATGTCACATCAATGCCGCTAAGGATTGCGGTGGAGAAGAAATTCGTCCCAATGGTCTTCCAATTACATGTATTAAGGCCAACGGGGATATGTTGGAGCATCCTGATGCTGACCATCCTGATTATAAGTTTCCCGTTGACGTAGAGTTTTGTGGAACGCAGGCACAAAAAGAAGAAATGTTTTCTTTGCACTCTCCCGGCGGCGAGGTAATTATTGATGAAAAGTTCATGAGCATGATGTGTCATCAAAATCATGCTCTAATTTATAGCGATGGGAATATTGCGATTACCATTTATGAGGCTCGATATTATATGTGGTTTCTAAAGAGAGGAACTTTTGACGGAGGGCCACATTGGGATACTGAAAGGAAAATGTGGAAACTGTCAGAAGAATCTCGTCTAAAGATTTTGAGCAAGTACAAGAGAGATAGAAATGTGTAACAAAAATACAAGGTTGCAGCCTGTTGCTTGTCCGCATTGTAACGGTAGCAATACAACTTGTCTTGAGTTGGAGACCAAGACATACTCTTGCAATGAATGTGGAAAGACTTTTGTGCCGAGATGTAAAGGATGCACTCGTTGCACATGCCGAGAGAAGAGAGATAACAATGAATGTTGAGGCTGAAATAGTACGATGTGACGAAGCTGTCTGTAAGCGTGAATTCTATACTTATTCGGTAGCTTCAATTGTGCGAGATATTATCATCGACGATGGCGGGATTGCTGAAATTCATAATTGTTTTTGTGGGGCAGATTCTATTTTTATTGTGGAGATGAAAAAAGCTGGAAGAAAATTCAAAACCCTTCGGTCAGCATTGTTGGATTCAATGATTCTACTGAGGTAAGTTATGCCCAAGGACAATAGAATTACAATTAAGGTTGTGTTATGCACACTTAATGAAAAACCTGTTGTAAAGGTTTTATGTACTGACCACGAAAACGTCGTGAAGCAGTTTGCAGAAATTATTGGCGGGGCTGCTAACGGTATGGACTATTTCTACCCAGAACATTTTAGCCCTTATCGAATTATTTATGCTCTGGGTTCACCTTTCCCTAAGGGGTTTCTTGGTATACGTGGGTCATTTATTATCGTGAACACTAATACCGGAACTCACGGATGGGGTTTGAATTGTACAGACATTACAAGAATCTTCACCATGTTGCAGGAAAAAGGAAGACTATAAATGGACATTAAAACAAAAGCGATACGGGTAATTATATGTAAACCAAAAGAGGAACCCAAGGTAGTCGATACCAAATTTGAAGATGCCGCTTTGGACAATCTTATTGGCGGCTATTTCCAACTCCAAGCGACATCAACTACTCGTTATTATTTGCCTTCGCCGTATCATCTTATTTATGATGGCCATTACCGTGACCCTACTAAAAATGTGTTCGGACGTTTAGGAACAATAATCATTGTGAAACGAGATCCATTATCAGACGCTTATATTTCTATGAATTGCAATGATATCGCCGCGCTGTTTGATAAGATTGCTGAAGCTCAAAAAAAAGGAAAAATAGATGCTGATTCTTGAACGGGATAGAATGTTGGTTCGGAATGGCATTCTGCGCCATAGTCTTCTTGCTAAAAGGCTAGAGCAGCACGCAAATCGAAACGAATACGTTCATAAGTTGTTTGGAATTGACGCGCACAAAAGCGACGGAAGTTGTGAAAAGAAGCATGGTGGAACAGGTGGTTTGGAGTATAGTCCAACTTACGTAGAAGTTATTCTTTATATGGTTGATAAGCTTCACCTGACGCCCAAAGATACTTTTTATGATTTGGGTTCGGGCAGAGGCTTGGTTACCAATCTCGTTGGTTTGCTGACAAAAGCTCAGGTCAAAGGTATTGAACCTGTTCCTGAATACGTAGACAATGCTCGTCGCGTTTCACGAGACCTTGGCATCACGAATGTTCGGACGATTCAACTCAAGGCTGATGAAGCTGACTATACAGATGGAACCGTATTTTATTGTTACAAGCCTTTTACGTATAATGTAATCAAAAAGGTTGCGGAAAAAATTAGACTAGAAACGCTGGGCAAGAACATTCGTATTGTTACCTTTCAAAATGATTTTGAATGGGTTCAGCTTGGATGGTTGCGTCGAACCAACAGCGCCTTCTTTAGACCTCCAGGTGACCCATTGGACGAAATGCTCAGTGTGTTCCAACCCAGGACGCCATCTGAACATGACCTCCCTAATCATCGTCCTCAATTGAAGAACAAAATTATTTATCCTAGCAAGAAATAGATAAAAGAAATCCAAATTTGACATTGAAAATAGGTTCAAGTATAAAAACCACCAACGGATATTTGCATGAACCTAAATGAATTGTTTGCAGATCAATGCTCAAGGTACTATACTTTAGACCTACCAAAAATTGGTACAATTAAAATTTGGTATGGCAATACAGCCTTTAGCCGTTGTTTGAATAAGCGTGACCTAAACACTTATGAAACTTTTGAGTTTGTAGTTACTTGGCGTAGTTTTTCCCCTCGCATTAAACTTGAAAAAACAGGTTATTATTTTATGGACGATGCTGAACATCTTCATTGTTTGTGCGTGCCAAAAGAAATGTTTTTACAATATTTACGCAAGTTGATGCGATTGAGCGGAATGTGTCCTGGTCCTTGGATGACCGAAGAGGAAAGGCTACTAGACGAATGAAACTGTCCCAATTGTTTGAGCATAGTTCTCATCAACATCGTTTGGATATCAAGGCTGAAGAAGGCGTAAATCCTTCAAGCGGAAGATTCAATGTTAGAATTACTCTGTTTGCAAGGTCTGGTTATCGTTGCGATCTGAAACCGGGCAGAAAGATTACTTCTACTAGACTTACTGACTATCGAACATATGAAGTTGTTTTTGCTGTTATCACCGGTTTAACTGAACTAGAAAAAAAGTATTGTGTTCAAATTACGGATTATTTGAATTCTCCAAAATGCGCAATACGGGAATATAAATTCAACGCTAATCATTATGCCCGCGTTCCAAGAGAAAATATATGTAAAGCAATTATTGATTTGATGCGCATCTGTAGGGTTTGTCCTGGCCCTTGGATGACAGAAAAAGAATTGAAGGAAGAAGAAGATAAGCTTGCTGGAGTCAAAAGTTGAATCTAGAAAAACTCTTTGTAAAGCGGTCTGATACTATGGGCACGCATTGTGTGTGCATTCGGAAAGCTACAAAAAATAAACGAGCTACTATCTCTCAAGATTATAATAGCTTCTCTTCTGTAAGATTGTTTATTTATACTAGCGCGCATTATAAGTCTAAACCTACTGAACAAAATCCTCGTTGCATTAAGCATATGCTTAGTGACTATGTTGATTTTGAGGTTTTGATTCAGTATTTTGATTATGATGGAGAATCGTCTGTACCAGGGAACGCAGAACTTTCTGACAACAATTGTTGGCACGATATCACTATTAGGAATATACTAAACGCCCCACAATATGCGCCTTATAAGCATTCTTCCAGGCGCTTTTACAATATGCCTAGGGTTTATGTTGAGAACTTTGTAACTGATGTTTTGAGGGCGTTTGGAATTTGCCCTGGGCCTTGGATGACAGAAGAAGAAAAGGCGGCATCAAATGTTCCTACATAAGCTATTCAAGCGTAGTAGTTATGCTGATTCTTGTAGAGATTTGGTAATTCCTCAGTGTTGTACTATTAGACTTTGGTTTAGTGACACATTAGCTATACAAGAGCCGGGCGGGCATAGAGAAGATTTGGAGGCTTATACACATTTTGAAGTTCAAATTACACCATCATATATGATTGGAAATACATTTCCGGATGATTTTCCTACGCTAGCCAAAGAGTACTGGTTCTATAGTTTTTTGAAAAAAAATGAACATTATTACAAATTGGTCCCAAGAGAAATATTGGAAGGTTTTATTATGGATTTGATGAGAGCAAACAATATGTGCCCTGGGCCTTGGATGACAAGAGAAGAAAAGGAAGCATCAAATGCTCCTAAACAAGCTATTCAAGAGTAGCAATTATTCTGATTCTTGTAGAGAATTGTTAATTCCTCGTTTGTGTATCATTAGACTTTGGTTTGGCGACGCTTTGGTTATACGAAAGCCGGATGGGAATAGAACAAACCTTGATGATTACACACATTTTGAAGCTCAAGTTGTGCCAGCACCTGGGACTAAAAATAGGTTTCCGGATGGTTTTCCTATACTATTGAAAGAGTTCTGGTTTAGTAATCAGTTATACAACGATGAACATTATTACAAATTGGTCCCAAGAGAAATCTTGGAACGCTTTATTGTGGATTTAATGAGAGCAAATAATATGTGTCCAGGACCTTGGATGACTGAAGAAGAAAAGGGAGCACCAAATGTTCCTTGCTAAGTTATTTAAACACAGCGATTATTCTAGTTCTTGTAGAGATTTGGTAATTCCTCAGTGTTGTATTATTAGACTTTGGTTTGGCACATCTTTGGTTAGACGCAAACCCGACAGCGACAGAACGTGTTTGGATAATTATACGCATTTTGAAGCTCAAATTTTAGGAATTGGCGGGAAGCGGTTACCAGAAAATTTTCCTACACTCCCGCCAAAATATAAGTATGACAATACGGACCAACGTTATTACAGCTTAGTCCCAAGAGAAATATTGGAACGTTTTATCATAGACTTGATGCGAAAACACAATATGTGTCCAGGCCCTTGGATGACAGAAGAAGAGAAAGGAAAGTGAAATGCCTTTTCATTTTTGTGGCGATGAACTGATGGCGCTTTTGGCAATGTTTCCGTTCCTTGGAGTAATCTATTTGAAGCTTCGTTCTTATTTTGGCAAGAAGAAGCTATGTAAGAAGTGTGACCATGAGCACAACTAAACAAGTTATTGTGGTAAGGAAAGACCTTAAAATGAAACATGGGAAATTTGCCGCCCAGGTTTCACATGCTGCTATGGCTTTCCTTACAAGGCAAATTAAAGAAGGCCATAGAGGTAACCAACCTGTTCTCTATGGTGACGGTAATTCTTCTGTTCTAATTAATATTTGGGCGCCAGAATATCAGTGGATACAAGAGTCTTATGTCAAGGTTGTTCTTGCTGCCAAGGATGAGCAAGAACTACGAGAAGTAATGGATGCTGGGAAAGCTGCCGGACTAGAAGTCCACGGTATTATTGATGAAGGCCGGACAGTTTTCAACGGTGTTCCAACACTAACCTGCGCTAGTTTTGGCCCGGATGAAAATGAGAAGATTGATAAAGTAACAGGACATCTTCCGCTTTATTAAAAGACAAAAACAAAAGGTAAATCATCATGAAGTTTCTTGGTAAGCTTCTTGTTTTCTTTTTTATCTACGCCGTTATCTTTTTTACTCTTAAGCTTTTTTGGATGCCTACGTTGATCGCTTTTATTCTTGCGGTTCTCGTAGCGTTTTGGTGTGCTAAGCAGGTGTAAAAATGGCTAGGGTTATTCTTCAAGAGCATACGGTAAGAAAAGTAGACATTCTATATCCTGCTGCGATGGAAGAGATGTCGATTCTTTGTGAACAATTGATGAAACAACCTGACCCTAGAATTGTAAAGGTTGTTCGTTTTTCTAAAAAGGGGCAAGTGTTTTCTCATACGATGGAGCTTCTTCATCACCTTGCTGAACGAGAAAGAATACTAGCTGATATTTTTTATGGTTTGAATAAGAAGCATGATTTTTTGAATTTGGATATGGACCTAAGGAAATTTGTAAAGTTTCTTTTTTCCATCTCCGATTTTTATCTTGATATTCACAGCGGAAATATTATGAAAGATTCTCAAGGAAACTATAAGATTATTGATTTGGAAAGTATTGACTTTTACAAATATATGAAGAGTTTATCTACAAAAGCCAAAGGTTCATCTAACTGAAATTTGATTTTGTTTTCATATTTTTGGGCTACAATCTTCCTACTGTACACTAGAAGGTCTACCAAGCTCGCTTCGCTCGCTTGGCAAAGATCAAAGATCCTACAAGGATCTTTAATTTAACCTGAAAGAAAAGTTTTGAATTAAAAATCGTATATGGTCATACACATTTGTAAGATAATGTAGGATAAGGAGATTAACATGTCACGTATGTACGCTGAAGATCACTCGGTTCTAAGTTCGGTAATCATTGGTATTGTAATGTTTGCCATTATTGGTGTGTTTGTAAGTCTTAGAGGCGGCTGCGTTGATAATTCTGTGGCACTAAAGGCGGCTAGGGTGAACGGCTTCACGGAGGCGAAAATTTTAGATAAGCGAAGTATGTTCCCGGCTTGGGAGGGATGCGCTGAATCGGATGCTGTAGCCTTCAAGATGCAAGCAAAGAATCCTGTAGGACAGCAAGTGAACTTTACCGTGTGTGCTGGCTGGCCATTTAAAGGTGCAACCATCAGAGTACCGTAGCTATGCCTCAACCAAGAGAATTTAATCTCATTTCAAGTCCTCTAAGAGGATATTATGCGAGATTTATTTGCCCAATTGTTAAGGGCGAGCTTAAAGGACAACTAGTTATAGTTATTGCTTCTCTGAAAACAGACGTAGGCTATCCTTTTGAATGTTATGATGTTTGCTCACAGACATTTTGTCTTAATATAGATTCAAAAAGTCGTGATTTTTATCTAAGCCTTGGTATTTCAGGCTTTAACATTGCGTATAGTAGTTTTAGCAACAAATATATAGTGCAAGGATTGCACAGAGATTATTTGGGAGAGCTTTTGGAAAAGCTAGACTGCGAAAGGAAGCCAGAAAAGACATACGATAAGGGCGGAATTTGCGCTACCTGCGGAGAGTATGATGAATTTGCTGCGTTTTATCCTAATTATCGACAGACGCGGTGTACTAAGCACGCCTCCAAATAAGAAAGAAAAGGAACTATCATGTCATCCATCTTTGGTCTCGTAATGTTTGCCTTTCTCGCTGTTGTGTACTTCGTTCCGAGCATCATCGCAGCAAGCAAGAACAAGAGCAACGTGGCAGCTATCGCTTGTTTGAACTTCTTGCTTGGTTGGACGATTATTGGTTGGGTTGTTTGTTTTATTTGGGCGGCAATGGATGATTGAATTGTATTAGAAGAAGGAATTAATCCAACCATAAAGAAAGAAACGAATGGGGTCCATCATTCGGGTTGTTGGTTACGATTCAATCGCAGAAAAATTGGAGGTTATGGATATCAATCAAATAGAAGGCTTTCGTGAGTTTTTTAAAGGCGACTGGGACAGACAGAGTTACTGGCTGTATCTCCCAGGTAGCAATGACATATCTTATTCTATTTGCTATTATGTGGGCTCTGTAACTAATCTCAAGCGAACACCATTTAGGATTAATAGCTGGGGTAGTTATCTTGTTGGCAATATTATTATCACCAAAGAAGTAAGGAATTCCGGACGCGCTTATTCTTCAATGCAGTGTTCTGATATTTCATTTATCTTTCAAAGGTTTGAGGATTACAAAAAGGAATTTGATCGGCGTAGACCAAATGGATAAAAAATATCCTACCATACGCGTTATTATTTTGGCTCCCGGTAAACAATTGGAAGTAAAGGATATTGAAAACACATGGATGAGTTTTGAAAGAATCGTTGGGTCTAATTATACTGCGATACGGTATTCTCAAGGTAAAAATCACTATAACATTTACAGCATGAATTATAATGACTTAGAACGTCAGCCCAAAAACATTTTAGGAAACAAAGGAATTAATATTATTGTTAGGTATGAAGGGGGAAGAGGGTCTACAAATATAGGATGCGAAGACGTAAATTTTTTCCTTGCAGAAATTGCCGCGAAGGAAGAAAATGTTAAAGCCAAAGCCAAATAATTTAGTCCGCGTAATTTTTTATCAACCTGACAAAGGGTTGTCGGTTATAGATATAGAGAATTTGCGTCCGCCGTTTGAAGTCTTACTTGGACGTTATTATATTGGGACGGACTGGACAAGGCCCCCATCTAAAAGTAAATTTGTATATAGAATTTGTCACAAAAGTGATGATGAGTTTTTTGGTAAACATAATTGTATTGTTGGAAAATTGGACACATATGCTGGCGCATTTGTTTCGATGAAGTGTGATGATATTACCTTTGTTTATGCTGAATTTGAAAAGCTTAAGCAGCGAGAGGGATCATAGGGTAATAATATGGAAACTCTTCTGATGAGTTCTTGTTTGACAAAGAGTATGTATGGGACCGAGCTTACTCCAATCAAATCAATGTTTGGATTTAAGACGGGGCAACTGAAAGTTCAAGAGCGTTTTCCAAAGGCTGGGTGGTATAACCTACACGGTGAACGCTTGGGCTGGGGAGACTTGACGGACGCTGACCTGGAAATGGTAAGCCGCAAGATTCCCGAGAAAGAAGTCTTCATTATCTTGTCCGAGTGGAATTCTCATTGGAATACTGTTGCAGGTCGTCCTGCTCAGGAAAATGATGCTCCTGGTAAGGAATACATTTTTGAACATCTCTTGTGCTTTATTGTAGCCGGAGCAATTTATACCGTATCTCCATATCAACATCTTGAACCCGTACTGGAAGAAGTTCGCGGGTGGTTGAATGTAAGTCTCCCAGTATATCACATTGATCGAGAATCAGCGGTAGCTTTGATTGAAAAATTGATTTCCGCTGGTGAAAATTGAAAAGCCTGTAATTTAGAATAAGAACCAAAAATACGTTCGTCTTGTAGCGGCTAAAGGGGATTGTGTTCTTTTAGGTCCGGTGGTATTAAGGGCATCCTTGATGCACAAACCAACTGAACCAAAAAGAATATCAAGTGGGGGTCAATCGTGAAGTACAACGTGTTTCAACTCGCATCGTTCAATGTAGATGTTCTGGGTTGTAACGACAATGGTCCAACAGTGAACAAAAAGTATCTTCAGGAAATCCAAGTTAATGTGGAGGCTAAGGATATCAATGAACTTCTAATTAAATTTGATGCTCATATTGGGACTGTGGTCGTCGATGAATATAAAGAGGCTTGTATCTTTAGTGCTGTCGGTTGGACCAAAATAGAAATCGTAGGGCAATAATGAGTAATCCTGACTTTTCAAGTTTTTCTCCTTTCGTGACAGCAACGGTAACTTCGGGCAGAGCCAAGCAACGCTCCTTTTCAAATATCGGGTTTAGTGTCCGTGTGTTTCTAACGGACAACAATATTGATTTTGAACGCAACACGCTTTACAATCTCGACATTCATTATCTTCAGCCTGGGGCTGCTAAATCAAGGCACATCAATAAGATTAGTGAGCCAGAAAGGACAACGCTCAAAAAGAAAATCAACGAATCAATTGTGGAGCCTTATCTTAGTGCTGTTACTTATTATAATGTTCCTGCTGATGTACTGAATAGTTTTATCCTTAATTTGATTGCGCTTGATGAAGGCAAAACTTTTCATGAAAACGAAAAGCCTTGTAAGCTTTGTAAGCGTAAGAATTATTCTTATGAAAAGATGTGTTGGTGGTGTGGTATTTCTGACCCTGTTGAGTAACTCAAAGTGAGAATAAGAATATCATGAAGACAAGCGTAATGACTCTTGGTATGGTTGTCGATGAGTTGGCAGATGCTCTTCGAGATGACACTAATGTTCAAGCCATTGGAATGAAGCAAGCGGCTGATGTGCTTGTTATTTATCTCAATCAAAATCATCCAAGTAATAGCACGCCATATCCGAACCGTTTTAAAGGATATGATGTTGAAGTGATTGTTTTGGGCCAGATGTCTCCCGCTGCTGATAGTACCCCTCGACTTCGCGAATATATTTTGTCGGTGGCAGAATATCATCGTCAAAACTATAAAGTTGACGCTATTTCTCTTAGGGAAGCTGTAAAGAAATTTGAAGCAGGAGAAAGTGAGACTTTGGATGATGCTTTGGAATATGTAAGTGTTGATGATACCAGAGGGTATAACGGAATTATTGAAGCTGAAACAGTTGTTGACGAACAGGTTGTTCATTATTTCACTGATGACATTCGCAAGGTAATGACATGAGTGACCTATTGTCGGTTCCGTGGAAGCCTGAGTATACGGCAGTTACGGATATTCCTCCTGGTAAGCAAATGGCTTTTGTTGGTTTCTCCGGGATGGTTGGCAAATATACATTTAGATTGCATGTGCGGCACACTGCAAACCTGCTTCATTTTCATTTGCCTTTTGACACCTGGGATAAGGTAGAAAGATTCTTCAACGTATCTGTTGAAGAAAAGAACTACAATTACAAGAGAAGTTTCAGAGAGCACAGATTCGAGTGTGAAATAACTGATTCTGGCGCCAATTTGGATCCTACCAAAGAAGCAATTGTAATTCCGGCGCCTCATGTTGTGCCATACGCTTGCCTTAGTAGAGATAATTTGGCTTCGTTTATTAGATATGTTGTTGGTGAAATCGAATGGGGATTTTTGAAGGCTGATGGCCGAGGCGGATTTTGTGAAAAGTGCAAGCTATATGACCGATATGCTAGTAGAAACAAAATTGGTCAAGTAGTTTGTTACCGATGTTTTGATCGATGAATATTTGCCAGCGATCTTATAGGACGCTAGGCATGATAAGATCGGGAATGGAGTTGTCAGCCGCATTGTATTTCGATATTTGATTTTGATAAGTGTTATTAACTTGTTCGGATAAATGCGAGAGAAAACAATGAATCGGTCTACCAACGTTTCCAAGTCCAAGTCACAGTCTGTTCCTCCTGTTGTTCCTGCTGTGGACCCTGCTTTGGTTGCTGCTGTTGCAGCGACGCTTCAGGTCATGCAGGCTTCTGGGCAATTCAATGTGTTCCAGGGGGTTGCTGCGGCTCCTCCCATTCCTTCTGTTCCTTCTATTGCTGCGCCGAAGTTGACGGGGCAGAAGAAGCAGCAGCAGAAGAAGCAGGCAGCGCCGCGAAGCGTTGCTGGGAAGGAGGAGCTTGTGTTGACGCCTTACTTCCACGCCAATGAAGGCGAAAGCCGTTTGGCAATTCTTGCTCCGGTTGGAAGGGGTAAGGCTCTTGTGCCGTCGCATCTTACGGAAGCGCACCATCAGAATGGGAAGGTGTTGACCTTGGAACGCTTCCGAAAGAATTCTGTTTGGTACTTGAACATCAGGCCGCTGGTCGTGGTCAACGGTGTTCAGGCCCTGGGGCTTCGGTTGATTGACAATGTTGTGGTGACAAATGCAAATATGAATGCTGAATTTGCAAGAGTAAAGAAGATGATGTAGGCTTCAACGAAGCGGGGGAAGCGCTGGGTTCAGTGCTTCCCCTTGTCTTCTGGCGAATCTTTGTGTGGAGAATAAAATGTCTAAAGATAATTGGCATAAATATTCTGCTTTGAACGGGCATATTTATAAGAAGTCTAAGGATTGTTTTGCTTCCGAATTCGGTCCATCCAAGACGAATCCGAACATTAACGTTTTCAAGGTTATCGGTGTGAAATGTCTTCGATGCGGTCATACCTTGACAGAATGTAAGGAACCAAACGACATTGTAAATTGTAAAGAGTGTGGCCTACGTGTATGGCTTTCTGAGTGCGGGGATTTTCTTTGGGGGAAAGAATCCGATGAGCGGATTGCTTACTTCAAAGAAGTCAACAGCAGAATCGAACGAGAGAACCAGGAAAGAGCGGACGTTCAAGAAGAAGCAAGAAGTTTGTTTGCGAAGCTGACGCGCGAAAAAGCCGAATATATTTCCAAATATAACTACATGATTCGGACAAACAATTAGGAAGGCAAGATGCAACCAATAGGTTACAGAATCAGAACGCCTCCTACTAACGATACGGGATAGGATAGATGCGCCAACTGGAAAAGCAAGTGTCTGAAATTCTGTTTTCACATGACCCCATGAAACGATGCTCTAAGAATTCAACAGAGTATCGTAACGAAGCCTATGAAATTGTAAATCTACTCAACAAGGAAGACACTGTTGATGAAGTTCTAGAGAAGCTTCATTCAGTTCTTGTGAAGTTTTTCGATCATAGCTTCGACTTGAGAAGTGATAAGATTGTTTTCGTTGGTGGCAATGTTGTTTCCAAAAATCATTATTTGGAAATCGCTAAAGCTATCCACACAGTAATGAGTGCTTGATTTTTTACAGAAGAAAGGGAGAGCAGAAATGTCATGGCAGAAGAATATTCATTTCCTGAGGGAATTCATGACGCCTGTGAGCTAGCGTTAAGTCGGGGCTATCTCGGTAAGAGACTTTCGGAACTGGTCAAAGACGAAATCTTTGACGGGACACAAGATATCTTTTGTTGCTTCTGCAAGAGAACGCTAAGTAGAACAGAAGCTTCTATTGAACACGTTACGCCAAAGTCCGAAGCAGACTACGTTATCAAGAACCATCTTGATAATCTTGCAATATCTTGCAAGAGATGTAACAGCGAGCGAGCAGTTGCTGACTTTCATCTCTTCAAGCGTTATGCGCAAAGCAATTCAAAGTTCGACCCGCCAGAAGGTTGCAAGGAATATTCTAAGCAAAAGAAGCTAGAGCAGCTTACTATCCATACAGTTGGCGTAATTTACAATATGTATACTGATGATGGGAAAACTGTCGCTGAAATTGCAGACAAACTAAATATAAGTAAGAAGACAGTAAAAAGAGTTCTTTACGCCTACGGCGTGATTTAATTTCTAAACATCTACGCAGGCAGTCATCATGAGCAATACACACATCATCCAACAGTTTGCTTCGGTTGCAGGGCAGAGTGATATCGATAGAGTTATTGCCAGTAAGGAAATGGTAGAAGCCGCTAAGTCGGCCTTCCATCAAGGCATGGCCGGGCTAATTCGTTCTTTTCTTCAGCAGGTTGGAGGAATGAACGAAAACGATATGGCCGAATTCGTGAAGAACTATTTGATTTCAAACGAATCGCCTGTTGCCGCAGCCATCACAACGGCTCTTGCTCAGCAGCAGACCTCACAGGTTTCTCAAACGACTGAGACGAGAACGCACACAAATTCCAATGGCGTTGAACTGTTTGAGTCAACCAGTGGAAGGAAATTTCCGTGGATTCAGGATAGGACGGTTATGGCTACAGCGTCTGACCTTAATGGGATTGTGGTTCCGCCAGTTATTCGAGAGCGAGCAATTGCTGCTCTGTCAAGTCGAGACGGGCTGGAACTAGGTGAAGTTATTTCTGCCGTTGGTTTGGATGTCCAAAGCAATACCGATAAGCAATTGGTTCGAGCGTGTCTCCGGAGTCTTGCCAGAGACGGTAAGATTCAAGGCACTGAGGGTATGCGCCGAGGCAAGCGGTATCGACTTGTGGTTCAGTCATAATTGAAAATTCAAAACTGATAGCCGCAACAAAGGTATAGTAATGCCTAATACTCAAAATCTTCCTGTTGTTGAACTTCAACAGGCTCTCGACTCTTGTCTCGATGCGTTGATGGCAACTGGAGTAGAGGTAGAGTCTTACGAGCTTTTCCACCATCTCAATGATACGTCAGTAGCTCGATTCTTTAGAATGGTGCAGATTGAAGGAGAAGAGGCGCCCGTTCATAGGACGCCTATTGTTAAGTACAAGCATCATACCGAAGATTATTTTGAGCGCGCAGGCATGGAGCTTCGCTCTGCTCCTTATAAGGATTACACCGAAAAGGAAAATGCGGAGCCGGAGCTTCAGGAAGGAACGCATTCTTTCGCGGATGTTTGTGCGATGTTTGAGCTTTATTGTAGATGCATGTTTGTTTCCGGGCGAAACAAGTGGGCAGAATTTTCAGCCATTCGGCGGCGCTATCGTCGGCGGTTGGAATCCATGATCGTTCCCGTAATTCTTTTCAAGCAGTTGGAAAGAGAAGCTCTTTTCAAAAACAAGAATGGAAACAGCGCGGAATTCAAGAGGCGGCAAAAGATTATGTATATTCCTGACATCGGGGATAGACTGTATCATACGCCGCTAGTTGTGCTTCAAGCATTTGATTTCGGCATGACCGACGAAGACGCCAAGGCAAAGACCCAGGAGATTTGGGCGGAGGCAAGAAAAAGTAAATAGATCTTTTTGGAGTTGAAAAACTTCGGTGTAGGGTGGCTTCGTGACCGTCGTTGAGGATATTATAACCTTGAGCTGAGGTTAATTTTGAAATTAACAAGACATTCTAAAGGTATGGTGTATTGGACAAATGCGGCTGGGTATACCTATCGATTAAATACAATTAAGTTTCCTGCGTCCAGTACTTATTGGCTGCTTGATAATTGTTTGACTTGGTTGAGTTCGTCTCCTTCTCTTAAGAACTTTCATATTTATTTAGATGTATTCATCAAGAATCTTAATGACATTGTAAATGCTAGGAGTTCAGAGCAGGAACGTGCTTTGCCTGATTTTGTCGGTTACTATATAAATGCAATTGATAAAATATGTCATCAACCCCAACTTCATTTTACGGCGGTTGACATCAAAGAAATTGATGATAAGCTCGAATCATTCTTGCGGCCATTTAGTTCTACAGTTAATGTTCTCGAAGAAAAAGTAGAAACCGTTGAACTACAAAAAAAAGGGGCAACGGTTGCAACAGATTATAATAAGGCTGGAGTAAAAAAGGAAAAGAAAATGCCAGACGCTTCAACGAGGCTCTTCAAGCTAGAAAGAGACTCATATACTAGTAAGTATGTTTATACGAATCCTGCCACGAGGGAAAAGGCAGCGACAAGAGGTTTTGTCAAAACTGTTCCTGATACGGAAAAAACGACAAAGATGGCGGATCGTTTTTTCGAACACATTGCTAACAATAAACCGACTCAGTGGAATCCTGTCATCAATGAATTGATGGGATACTTGGCAAGATTTGAACGTCCGTTGACGCCTGCTCTGATGGATGTTATCCATGAGATTGCAGTCAAGAGACCTGACGGGAAGTATGATGAGGCGTTGCTCAATGCTGTCAGATTGAGTGAAAATTACTATGCGCCTTATATTAGTAAGCCGCCTTCGGATGAAACAGAAGACGGACCTAAGCCTATTTCTGTTCCATCGTTTGTTAGTGCTGCTGCGCCTGTTGCTGTTGCTGCCGCCGCTGCTGCTCCTATTGCTGCTAAGGTTGCCCCTATGCCTGCGAAGAAGGAAGAAAATACCATGCCTAATAATACTACTGCTACCGGCTCCTCCACTCTCATGAATCGCGTTTGGGAAGAAGCCAAGAAGAATGCTGCGGACGGTGCTTGGCAGACGGCTGCTCACCAGACGGTGCTGACTCTTCGTGAGCCGACGATCGCTGCTCTCGAAGCTAAGTTCGGTTCGTCCATCGTTGCTGGAATCTTGGGCGAAGCGTTGAAGACGGAGATTGGCGAAGCTGGTTTCGCCCTTCTTCTGGGAACTGCGATCAGTGGTCTTTCGACGCAGCTTCCGCCGTCGGTCGGTAAGAACCCGAAGGTGATCAGGCTTGCCGCAGAACTGCGCAAGTTTGGTTTCTACAAGGGCAGCTTGTTCATGACTGAACTGCTTATGCTGCCGCTTCGCAGCAAGATCCTTGAACTGCTGAAGGATCTTCCCGAAGTGGAAGAGCAGACCGAAGAGCAGGAGCATCAGTTGAACATGGGCTCGGTGAGGGTCGGCGCGAGCAGTGGGGAATACGAAGCCATGCGTTCCGCTCAGGCTGAACGAGAAGCAGAAATGGAGAGGATGGCGGCGCCGAAGAAGACTGCCACCATGTAACAAATGCCGCTTCCAACGCTTGACGAATTTATCACGAAATTGTTAGCGGTAGGGAAGTGGACTTCGCCTAACAATTCGTGGGTTAGGGCCTCTGGGTTCACGGGCTTCTATGCCCGTGTTACCCAGAGGGTTATTGAAAACAAAATGTGTTGGCCTGTCCTAGATATTGCCAACATCGAGGTTGCGCGTAAAGGAAAGGGAACTTTTACCAACCTCATCCTGCGGCTTCGTAAGGACTACCCGGCACTTACTATCTACGTTGAATGTGTAATGACGGAGAAATTCTGTCAGCATTTGCGGAAGATGGGGTTCAAGGAAGTGCCGGGTACTCCGAACAGTTTCTATATGCTTCCAGATAAATAAGAGGTCACGTATTAGATAATGTTTGACTTTGAGCATTTTAGATAGGAACTGTCATGGCTGAAGACAAAAAGCAAAAAGGTAATTCACCGTCTACTCTTGCAACCGGTGTATTTTTCACCGAATTTGTAAGAGAACTTTGGGCGGAAAATCATATGCCTGCTAAGGCGCTTGCCTTGCTGACTGAAGATCTTAATATTGATGAGCTTGATGCTATTGAAATTCTTACTGGCACGCTGAAAATTGCGGGAGATAATGGTCAGTATAGTTTGGTGGATGACAACTCAACAAAGAGTCCGAATGGAATTGACCTTCCTTCCGTTCTTGAAATGTTTCAGTATGTAGAAAGCGAAAAGAAAAACAAGAAAGAGAAGGAAAAGGAAAAGGAAAAGGAAAAGGAGAGCAAGCCAGACTTGTTCACCTGTGAGGATTGCGGACATGACATTATGCAGCACGGTGGCTCCTGGGGCTCTATGTGCTTCATCAGGCATTGTTCCTGTGACGGATTCAGGGCGGAACTTAATAGAAAAGAAAAGAAAGGAGCTAGTTCGAGCAGCACTGCTAGTAGCACAACAACCAGTCAACAGTCATCGGTGGTGCAAACTGTGACTCATACAACCAAGCCTGCTTCGCAGCCTTCTACGGCTGTTTCGACAACCGCTGCAAAGACTCCACCAAAGCCTAGGGGGCTCAGGTTGGTAGAGACTTTTGATGACCATGGAAATCCTGCGCCCAATCGTGTTGGGAATGTCGCGGCAACAAGCTGCTGGGTTGAGACTAGTGGCGGATATGTCCTGAGGTTCAAAGGAGATATTCCGAGCAACTATAATTATTCCAGCGGCGCTGGGGCTTCTCAGTACTATGGCAGCTATAGCGGATATACTGAACCGAAACCGGACCCGAAACATCCACCAGAAGCAATATGTAAGTGTGGACACAGCTACGAACGACACTCGCCGTACACCAACGCTTGGTGTCGAGAAGTAAAGTGTCCTTGCAATCGTTTCGACTTGAAGCCGCAGGAGCCTACAACAGCGACTGCTCCCGCTACTGCTACAACGCCGCTGTTGCCAGCAACCACTTCATCTCAAGAAGAAGTGACACAGGAAATCACAATTCCTACGACTATTCCTGCTCCTCCTCCAGTCGAGGACAAGGAACCTTCTGTTGTTGATGCGACAGCAGCATTGAAGTAATCTGGCTGGTGCAATTATGCAGGTGGTGAGTCTTGGTTTCACACGAGGCTCATCATCTGCATAATCTGCATTTGCTCATTCAATCTTTTTGCCCATATAAATTCAAGATGATAGCGTTCAGTCATGAGCGCGATAACTATTTCAAAAAAGAAGATCGCCGATATTCTTGAAGATAAAGAGTTGCTTTCAGAAATTTACAAATTGACTCTTCAACCTTCTGATGGTGGTCATGGTTCAATGATGCGAAAGCATCTCTATAGGTGGAAAGACCAGAAGAATCCACCTAAGAAAACCGTGGCATTTCTTATCAGCGATGATGATAGGTTGATTGGCTGGAGTTTGTTGACGGGTTATGGTTGGTTCCAAGTATACGTTGAACAAACTTATAGGCAGCAAGGAGTTGGTACATCGCTGGTAAAGTTTGCGAAGGACTATTGTAAACAACACAATCGTAATTTCTACGTTACGCCATGGGATGAGCGGTCAAGAATGTTTTTTGAAAACCTTGGCTTTGAACTGGCGGGCAAAAATTGTAGAGATTTACTTAAGTATAAGGAGAAACAATTATGAGTCTAGCTAAGCTAGAGTCAATTGGGATATCGGTTTTGATTCTGTCAATTACTTTGCTTCTCATCCTGCTGGGTGCATCTTTTATTATGGCAGTATAAGGTTCAAATGGAAATTCAAAATATTAAGCTGTGCGATAGACAAGTATTTATTATGAGGGGATTGAGTGGGTCAGGTAAATCCACTTTCATATCAGCGCTCAAGAAAGATTATCCTGACAAAACAATTACAATTGCAAGCGCCGATCATTTCTTTATGAAGGATGGCGTCTATAGTTTTGATGCTTCAAAGCTAGGGCAGGCTCACAAACAATCTCTAGAAGTTTTTGAAAGGGCTTTGGAGAAGAAGGTTGATATCATCTTTGTGGACAACACAAATATCAACTGGCGCGAGATGAAGCCGTACATTGAGAAGGCTAAAGCGGCTGAATATAACTGGAATATCATTCAGGTAGAAACTCCTTTGGATGTCATCTTGGAAAGACAGAAGACAAACAAGAATGTGCCTGAGGAGAAGATAAGAGAAAAATCAATACAGATGAAGACGGCAACGTTTTCCGCTGATATTAAAAACAAAATGATTTTCATCAACGGAAACAAGACTTAGAAAACAACATTGAAGAGTCGATAACGCTCTTGTTCTAACAAAGAGGCAGACATTGTTATGCCATCGACTTCGCGCCTCAATAAACTTCTCAAAGTAATAACAAAAGCTAGCAAGAAACGCTATCAAGCTATTGGTGAAATCTGGAATTACAAATACCAAGCAGCGTGCGGAAGCAAAGATGTAGCCCAATCGCCTAGTGTTTTGGCAAAAATTAAAGAAGCAGAAAATAGAATAGCTTTTCGTACCAAGCAGTTCAATGAGGCTTACGAAAAACTAATAAGCGCTGGTATCCCAATAGACTATATTGAGGAAAGGCTTTTCTATAACGTTTCTGAATTTGGCGGCGGCAGACCAATTCCTAAAGATTTCTATTCTAAAGAACAAGAAGACGAGAATCAACATGACGACCAAGATGTATAACGCGCTTCGAGTTATTAAGAATTACCTTGTGGCTCACAATGCTACCGCAGCTTTCAAGCCGAAGTATACGAGCTTCCGAATGGGCTCGACGTTTGATGATAAGATTTTGCCCGAAGACGGCGGCGAACCGTATGAGCAATTCTTTCACTATGAGCTTGAACGCGGAGAAAAGATTGAATGGGTAAAGGTTGAAACGTATGACCGTTTCCTTTTTGATGAGCATGCTCAAGCTATCGTAAGTCTTTTGAATGCAAATGGATTCAATGCTTACTACCAGCCCGCTTGGTACTGGCAGGAAGGAAAGCAGAAGTCTGGATGGGAACTGTATATTACGGCCATCGTTCCAAGCAAGCCGAAGCATGACGCCAGTATTTCCAGTGCTTGTGTTTTTCGGGCGCCTTGGTGCCATTCTGGTGAAAGCACTGTGGAGTGTGAGCCTGCGCGATTGATTCCTGAACTGTTCAAGATGCCGGTTGTTTGTCTTAGCTCCGACCCGCGAGCAGACTTAAATCTTTTTGACATTATGAAAGCCGGAGGAGTAAAGGGAGCGGCAGTTCAATACGAGTGGACGAGGGATGGTTTCAATGCTTACGTAAATAACAGAACCGACGCCTTTGATATCAGGAAGGCTTTTCCTGATTGCGAAGCTAAGGTAATCAAGGAAGACAACAATTACACCAGAAGAATTGAAGTGAAATTTCCTGACCCTAACAATCCTACTCCTGTTGTGTGTTCTGATGAAGAAATCGTTGCGGCAGACTTGAAGAAGGCAACGACTGAAAGCAGCACTACCACACCCAAAGCTGATGAAGGCAATGGTGTTCCATTGACCCACAAGCTTTATGAATAAACATGTTCAATCCAGCAAAAGATGTAAAAATTTACCCTGATGGGATTCTTATTAATGCTGGGTTTCCTGACTTGGAAGTGATGGATTTTCTTAAAAAGATTTTGGGTAACAATAGGTTCCCGCTGACAATTGCTGATGGACCGTATGGAAACATTGTAGAAGACAATTACGATCGGTATCAATCGGTCGATGTTTTAGTAGCAGAAATGGTGAGAGATGTAATTGCCATTGCGGAATTCACCCATCCTGGCGGAGCGCTGTACTTCTGGGGCGGAGCAGGAAAACCTAATTTCCGTCCATTCTTTCGGTTTCAAAGCGTTGTAGAAAACGCTACGCCTTGGATAATTGCTATGCCTATTGTCTGGGCCAAGAAACGAGCTTACGGTACACAAACTAACTATCTGTATACCAGAGAGGAGCTTGCTTACTTGTGTTTGGGCGACCCAAAGAAACCCAGGCTCTTCAATGTTCCTTACTTGGAAGAGAAGAGAGGGTATGCCGGATACAATCAACAGTACCCGGCCAAGTCAGAGTTCTTGCGGCGCACAAATGTTTGGACGGACATTACAGAAATCTTCCGTGGCAAGCTGGTGACAGCCCAAAAGCCAGAGAAGCTATATAGAATTCCTATTGAAACTCATACGGTTCCTGGTGAGATTGTATTTGATCCATACTGTGGCTCCGCAACGACAGGGGTTGTTTGTCGAGATACGGGTAGAAAGTTTATTCTAATTGAAAAAGACCAAGAAACTTTTGAGCTTGCTGACAAAGTATTGCGACATCATAAGGCTGGAATGACTAGATTGAGACTTGAACATTTTAGACTAATGACGTAATGGAGCCTGTATGCTCGCAGATAACGCTGAACTCATAGTTAGTACTCTTTTTGAGGTTTGGCCTTCGATGTATGTTTATGAACATGATGTATTTCAAAAGATTTTCTTTAAAGAATACACAAATTTCTCTTGGGTAGTGGAGGCTGATTCACATACATTGGTATTATTTGATGATCATATTTCGATTAAAGAAAGAAAAGATCAGGCAAAGTATTATTATGGTGTTTCAAAGAAGAAGATAACATTATGTGACCGTCGTCGCACTCGTCTTGAAGACATGAAATTCAGGGCGGAAAGATATCCAAAAGAAGAGTTTTTTCTTACGGAAGACAATGAAGTTGGTATATATATTGACCCTGGTCCCGGCTCTAATATCTCAAAGGTTCCGCTTAATGTAAGGGCCGATTGGTTAATCGTAGCTAAAAGAGCACTAGACTTTACTAGCTCAAAGCAATGCAGAGTTAAAACTGGTCGTGGAACAACCTGGTTATTGCGCGCTAAAGAGAAAATCCTAGCCGCAGCACAAAAAAAAGGTCTTGCGTGGGAAAATACATAGTTTTGAGTATTGCTTTCCTCTTAGCTGTAGTCTTGTGGATTAGTGCTGTCTTAGTTTATGCTAAACAGGACCAACGAGAAGCCACCATTCGAGAAGATGAAATGACTGTTCAGCTTCGTGAGCTTGGGTTCAATCTCACGGCGCCACCAATTGAAACAAATGACAAATGGTACGGCGTTTATTACGTGCAAGATAAATACAAGAATTGTTTTGTGGTTCTATCTAGCTGGGCGGGCGCAAGAAAGAGAGTCGTATCTTTAACCCGCGTTGCTTGTGAAGAAAAGAAGAACGAATGAACACCGCCGATATGATTGTTATAGCAGCAATTACTGTGGTCGCTTTGTTAGTAAGCGTCGGTTTTATTATCTGGATGGTGGTTGCGGGTAAGAAAGAAAACCATTACGATTGGACAGACAAACTTGAAGAGCTTGGGTTGAGACGAATTGCTCCGCCCAAGAAAGACAAAAACAACTGGATGGTAATCCATTACGTTGAGGATGACCATAACAATCGTTTCATGGTGTTGTGTAATCCATATAGGATTATTTCAATCGCTCGCGTCGAGGAAACATAGAGCATTTTAATTAGCAAAGGAAATTATTACAATGAATTGTCGTACTATTTGTATTGGGGATGTTCATGCTTGTCGAGATGAACTGGCAGACCTCCTAGATAAGCTTCAGATTACCAGCAGTGATAGTATTTATTTCGTAGGTGACCTTAGCGATAAAGGGCCGAATCTAAAGGGCTGTTTGGATATTGTCCTTTCTTTGCCTAATGCTTGCTCTTGCAGAGGGAACCACGATGATAAGTTTAGAAGGTTCCAGTATCATGAGACTAGGAGAAAGCAAAAAGGCATTGCTAATCCAATGACATCTGTCTGTCCGGAAGATGTTGAACAGTACAACCAATTGGATGAGGTTCAATCTGCTTGGCTTGCTAATCTTCCGGTTAGTATAGATATTCCTAAACATAACGCCATTGTTGTTCACGGGGGTTTGCTTCCGGGGAAATCAATCAAGACTCAAATTAACAAACATGCTGGAGAAGTTATGCGGCTTCGGTATGTTAATGAGGATGGCGACTTCGTTGGCTTAATGAACGGCCCTGATCAACCCGCTAACACTTTGCTATGGAGCGAAGTTTATGATGGGCCATGCAATGTAATCTATGGTCATATCTCTCACAGCTTAGAACAGCCTCGTATCGATAAGAGAGCGGACGGTATTGAATGTATTGGTTTGGATACAGGTTGTGTGACTGGTGGCCGTCTTACAGCTTACATTCTAGAAACCAAAGAGATTGTCCAAGTTCAAGCAAGAAAGAAGTATGCGGAACCATGGAAGCTCTAATGAGGAGAAATCATGATTCTTAATGTAATTCAGTTTGCAGCAATTTCTGTTTTCTTATTTGTGATTGTAACGGGCGCGATTTTGTCGTATCATTATCGTCAACATCGTCGCCGTATTTTGCAAGAGGAAGCTGAAATTGAAAAGCAGCATCAAGAGAAGCTGGCTGAGATCGAACGGATACGCCAAGAAGGGATAACGCTTGAGCAGGACTTTGCACAAAACGTTATCAATGAAGATGAGTACGTAGGGCGCATGAATAAGCTCTTTAATCGTGCGCTCGATAGTAGCGCGCGGAATTAATTCCATCGGTGGTTAGAAGGCGCAAGCCTTCAACTTACTTCCTCACACATTGTAGCTTCTGTAAAGAGCGGACCTTTCGCTCACCCATTAAATTTCGCTTTCTTGTCTTTTGAAAAAGACACGCGATTTCGTTCAGTTACACTAAATCGTCAGGTACCCAATAGATTTTCATTTGACAGCTGTGGTTATTCGTTTTAGATCATTATTCACCGCAGTGAACAACACGTTAGACCTCGGAGAACACACATCATGGCTACTACTCAGAACGCTCAGCCCACCGGAAACATCGTTGAAATCGCCGCGCAGTTCGTTGCATCCAGCAAGACTCTCCTCGACGCTAGGAGCCGCCTTCGTGCGCATTTCCCGAACCTGGATGATGTCAGGCTCGCGGAAATCGCAAAGGTCTTGGCAGACAGTGAAGCAACGCCTCAGGCTGTTCCGCCCGCTCAGCCTGTTGCAGTCGCTCCGACCGCTGCGTCCGCAACCCCCAAGCAGAAGGGTGAACGCACTCGTCCCCGCACGCTCATGGTGAAGTTGCCTGACGGCAAGGAAATTACGATGGCTAAGGCTGTCCAGAAGATTCTGGGCAAGAAGGCGATGACCGTCCCTGAAATCGAAAAGCATTTCGAAGAGAAGGGATGGGTGACCAATTCGCACGCTGATGCCAAGGTTCAGCATTCGATCTATGTTACCTTGAACGGAAAGACCGGGCTGTTCCAGAAGCTCCCCGGAGAGAATCAGAAGAAGACGACTTACAAGAACATTGCTGCCGACGCAAATGGAGAAGCGGCGAGGCCGGAGAAGCCCAGCAAGGCAAGCAAGAAGGTTCAGGTACAGGTGACTCAGGCTGAAGGTCGTGCTCCTTCCCCTGATAAGATGTTCGAAGTTATTTCGTCCAAGTTTGGACTGAATGAGAAGTTCTTCCTGCGTGATGTTGCTTCGGTGCTTGGCGTACCTGCCAAGGTTCTTTCTGTGAACATGCAGAACCTCCAGGCCGCAGGCAAGGTGAAGGTTGTTGCAACCGCTAAACCTGAGGGAGCGTCTGTTCCGGCGAAGCTTTATGCCCGCGTGCAGTAACAATTTGAAATAGTTTTGATAAAACAATTGACTGCAAATCTAGTTCGGAGATAATCAACACATGGCTTCTAAAGAAGATGCAAACACGGCAAGCTCCAAAGAACAACTCTTGGATAACATCGCTGGTGTTTTTGCGATGATTGACCCTCAGAAGACTGCTGCACCCAAGCCTGGGAAGACTTCAGCAGCCGCAATCGCAACGGCTTCGGTTGCAACTCCGCCGCCTATTCCGGATGTTGCACCGGCCATCCCTACGTTGGATGCTGCTGCTGCTGATGAGGATACCGATGAAGGCGATGATGATGACGCGGACATCCAAGCTGGTGCTATTGATGATATTGATGACGGCGATATGGATGATGATGAGAAAGAGGAAGCGGTTGAATATCCGGAAGGAACTCCGGATATTGTCGCCAACGTTCTCAATACCATCCAGAGCGCCAAGAAGGCTGCCAGCCAGCTTTTGAAGGAAGCCAAGGACCATCCGGAAGTCAAGGCATGGGCTGAGAGGCCCGGAAACAAGGGTAGGGTGAAGGCTGTTCTTCAGAAGTACGCAGACGTGAAGAAGATCCTTCGGAAGCATTATCATATCAAGCCCGGTGGTGTTCGGCCGACGACAACGCCTTCTGCTGAAACGGCCGCAAAGAACATCGCTATCGCGTCTGATGTCATGGATGCCGTTACTTCTTCTCCGGTGGAAGCGCAGCCTACTGCGCTCAATCCGGACACAGAAGAGTCCGGCAATGCTATCCTCGCAGCCATGACTCCTGGTACTACACCTAAGGCCCGCATCACGAACAAGAAGACCGGCGAAGTCTTCATGATGTGGTCCGACTTTCTCGCTATCAAGGTCAAGGACTATGAGCTTCGCTTCCGCAAGTTCACTGCGGGAGAATCGAGTAAGCTTGGAGCCAGCAAGAGTCCGTCAGCTTACTTGATGAAGGAAGACAGGGTGCTTGCGGCCCTGAGTCCGGAAGAGTTCATTGTCGTTGTCAACATGGTCGGCAGGCTTACCCAGCAGGGTTCCCTCAAGGATATCCTGTCTGCGCTCGTAGCTCTCGCCAAGTAACAATTCCAACCAGACAAGAAATGCAAAAGGCGAGGGGCTTCGGCCCTTCGTCTTTTGTGTTTCACCCCTCCAAAGATAGACGCTTAAAATGCCCATAAATAAAGTTAAAGCAATTGTGGAGATTGAAGACTTTGAGGACGGGCGAATAATTGTCACCTTACGTCATCCAAAACATGGTGGGCAATGGTTGAAGATGCAAATTGCAAATGGCGGCAGCGTTGTAACTCGCGCTGTAGAAGCTGTTTATGGTTCTGAGCAAGCTGGTGATGCAGACGCTTTTTTGAAAGCATATGGAATGTCGGATGCAGAAGCTTTCAACGCTGAAACGTGGACAAGAAAGAAATCTTTTAGCTTACCAAGGCAAAAGAAATGAAGCCTAAAAAACTTTCAGACCGGCGCATGTATACAGTGTTGACTCGATTGTTTCGTCGAGTAGCTTCCATAGATCCCGGAACATCGCAGATGGTAGTTATATCGACCTTAGATACTTGCCGTGATCATTATCCTCAGGCGAAAGAGCTTTCTCGTTTCGGTCTTATTTGTGAGATTGGCTTTGGTTATTTTAAAGGTGTTGATGAGCCTGAGGTAAAAGCTCACGTAGAAAAACTTATAAAAGATTTTGAAAAAGAAAACAATATTTGACATCTAATTTTTTTCATCTATGGTGGCGGTATGAAAATCAGAGAAGATAACTTTACCGTTCCGCCATTTTCCATTGACGTTGTTTGTGGAGAATGTCTATCTAAACTTACTCTTGATTCTGTTGATGATTTGTGTGCTGGCGAAGCACAAGAATCTGACTGTCGTGAAACGTATGCTGTAGTGCGATTGTATTTTACATGTCCATTGTGCTGTCATTATGATAAGCTTTCCGAGCACGAGGAAAAGCAGCTTCCTATGGCCGTTAAGAAAGCAATAACGCGAAGGAGATCTTAAAAGACAATGGCAAAGATAATTGAATCAAAGCCAGCTTTTATATTTCTTATTGGCTTGGCTTTAGGCTTTGCAATTAATCATGCTATACTTTATAAATACTATTCCAATTTGACTGAACAGTCGTTGAATACGTCTTGTCAAAAATAGGAAAACAAACAATGTCTTCTACCACTGCTGCAACTGCTGTTGTTTCTAATCCTTCTGCTGCTCCCGCTAACAGCAATGTGTACTTCAAAATTGACTCGGGCGAAGGTGACTGTCATGAAATGGATGAGAATATTTATTATCCTGATTTGACTTTGGGGGCAGACGCTCATTTTGAACAAAATCATTTTAGTGATATTGATAAAGCAGTATATCCCCCCGAAGATATTAGGTCATTTAAATTCCACACACAACAAGAGGCCATTGATGCCTTGCTTGAAGTCTTGAATTCAAATTTGAAGGAAGCTTTGCTTGTGGCTTATTGTGGCAAGGATGCGGACGAAAAGGTCGAGCGAAATTGGAGCGGAGATCGTAAGATTCGGTTGTCGCGGCCTGATGTTTCACGAGCGGCAATTACTGTGCATGAATGCGAAGACGACGACAATTTTAATGAAGACGGTATGTATGTTCGTGTGTCGGCTCCTATTGTTGAATGCGAAGCAACAACAAAAAAGGAAAAGGTTGTTATTTTTGTTGAGGGGAAAGAGTATTCTCGAATGGAAGAAAGAATTACTAGAACGCCATGGACAGATAAGGGAGAGGAGGTTGTAAAGAGAATTGACATCCTTCAATTCAAAGAAGAACCTTGGGCTACTCCTGAAACTAAGTTTTCTAATTTTGTAAAGACAGAGAAGCCTAAGAAGGAAAAGAAGGAAAAGAAGACGAGCAAGAAGAGGAGATAAACATGAGAGATAAAGACGACACATTTGGCGCGCGTATGAAGCAATACGAAGCGCTTACTGACGCTCAACTGATGCGTCGCTTGCCCGTAATTGTTCGTTGCGATGGAAAAGGTTTTCATCAGGTAACAAAAAATCTCCCGAAGCCTTGTTATGATTTTGCTTATGTGATGGCTTCGGCCATGGTAACGGTGGCAAAAGGTGCCGAAGGTTGCGTGTTTGGATATACGCAATCAGACGAAGTTACCTTTGTGTTGAAGAATGATCAATCAATTATGTCGCAACCGTTGTTTGACAACCGAGTGCAGAAGCTTTGTTCTACTTTTGCTTCGGCGATGACATACTGGTTCAATAGATTTTGGTGCAACACATCTGAATGTGTGCTTATTGGTGACTATGAAGTGGCAAAGAAGACTGATTTGCCGCCAGCAACTTTTGATGCCAGAGTATATACGGTTCCCAACATCGTAGAGTTGATGAATGTTATTTGGTGGCGGCAAAAAGACTGCACAAGAAATGCGGTTTCTCTTGTGGCTTATGCTGAGTTTGGGCGCAAGTATGGCAAAAAGACAGCGCAAACAGAACTCTACAAAAAGAAGACTAATCAAAAACTTGAGTTGCTGTTTCAAGAATTCGGGATTGATTTCTACACGGATTATCCAAAGCATTTCCAACGAGGATATGCTTGTTACAAGAAGGACAAAGAAGTAAACGGAACCATGCGATCTCGGTGGACCCTTGATGGTAATCTTCCTTTGATTGGAAAAGAGCCTGATATTTTGCTTGATGCTTACGAACCATTTGATGAGGAAGATAAAAAGCAAAGCGAGCAATAACTTTATGGGCGCTGATGGTGGCGTGAATTGGGTTAAATTAAGAGATGACAATCCGGAAACGCGAGCAGAATTTGTAAAGCTAATTGAGTTTTTAGGTTTATGGTGGCGCAATTATCACGAGGATGAACATCACGAATGGTTGGACAGCGAAGACGCCAGCTTCTTGAACAAAGGAAGCTATTATTTCTCTACGTATGGAACCGATCAATACGACGACGGCAACGGAATGGAAACGTTGCAGGAAATTCTGTCAGAATGTGACAACTGCACTGATGACACAATAACATTTGTGGACATTCTGTGGGGTGCGTTGACTGATCCTTTCCCTTCTGATGGTTTTGGTTATGGCGGGCCATGTCCAACCTTAGGCGCAAAGCTAAAATACTTAGTTAAATTTTATAGTTTGATTACATTTGGAGGCAAATCTTTTGAAAAGAACTTAGACAAAGCTGTTGATGACTTTGTTCAAGCCAATCCAATCATGAATATGAGCGTAGTGGAATGGAAAAATAAGGTTTATAAGTTGATTGTAAAGAATAGTTTCGGCGAACAAGAAACCTGGACATAATGGATAAGCTTCACATCGGAACACATAGAGCGCACTGTTGTAGAAAACATGGGTGCAAATATGGAAATGATGACTGCCCTGTGGTTTCTGGAGCGGTAAAGCAATTGTATTCATGTGAAAGAGGCAATATTAATGATGATGATTGTTACCATAAAACTATTGTAGCAGCTAAGCTGAATGAAAAGCAATGTAGTCTTGATATTACTTTTGATGACGGGTCTGGGTTTTCTCTAGTATTGACTACCGGTGCGTTTGACTTGCTTAAAGAAAAACTGCGCCTGGAGAAGTGAACAATGGTTTCTCTTCTAGAAGAAGTCATTCATATTCTATCTAAGACTGAGGGCGATGTACAAGCTCAAGCGCGAGAGCTAATTGAATATCTCAACCTGCGCCCCATAAAAAACGACGAAGAACATTTTGTAGCTTTGAGGGAAGTTGAAAGATTGTGGGAATCAGAATCAGGAACACCTGAGGGTGACCGTTTTGAGACGCTTTCCATTCTGATTGATGAATATGAAAAGAAGACTTTCCCCATGTAACCTGGATGATGAATCTTGCAAAAACAAAAGCAAATAAAAGTTATTGGCTTAGAGCCTGAGCAAGAGCCTATAGTTAAATACATCGACGAGAATGATGAGTGTTTTCACGGCAGAAGAATACTGTCTTATCATATTGCGAAGTATGAGTCTAAGCGCGATATTTATTTGCTCACTGAAAATTCTATTTGGTTTGATGCGGGAACGCCACTGCGAAGCAATTATTACTTTACAATTTTTTCATACACGGAAAATATTCTACGTGAAATGAAAAAAGCAAGCGGAACGATTGTGGTTTGGGATAAAAATTCAACAAGCAATAACCCACACTTTAATATATGTATTGGATGGTCATCTTTGACGTGTCAAGATATCGAATTTTTGTTCAACTTGATTTCTAAGATACACCCAAAAAACCCAGATAGTTCTGTCGGGTAGATATTACGTTTCTAATATCGTTCTTATATGGAACGAAAATTAGCTTCAATTCAAAAAGTATCTGAATTATTTCCAATTGAGGGCGCAGATAAAATCGAAGGATGTAGCGTCCTAGGTTGGCAATGTGTTGTTCAAAAAGGTGAATTCAAGCCTGGAGATATAGGAGTCTACTTTGAAATAGACTCTGTTCTCCCTAGCGATAAACCTGAGTTTGCTTTTCTTGAGCCTAGAAAATATAGAATTCGCACTATCCGTTTACGCAAGCAAATTGCCCAGGGCTTAATGCTTCCCCTGAGCAAAATCACTTACGCCGATCTATCTTCCTTTCAAGAAGGCGATGACGTAACAGAATTGCTTGGGGTTCAGAAGTATGAACCACCAGAAGAGAGTGAAGACGGAGCCAACTTCCGTTCTCGTCGGCGAGGAGTCTTTCCTTCTTTCCTTAGAAAGACTGATGAATTAAGAATTCAAAGTGTTCCAGGTTTTCTAGACCGTCATCGTGGTAAGACTTTTTATGCTACTGAAAAGGTGGATGGAAGCTCAGTTACGCTTTTCTATCTTCAAGATGCTTTATACGGGAAAGAGTCGGGATACTTTGGCGTTTGTTCTCGTAACATGGAAGTAATGAAAGATGACGGCGACTCTTATCGCAATGCTTTTTGGGAAGCCGTAGAGAATTTTGATTTGGAAAACAAGATAAAATCCCTTGGTGCAAACATTTGTGTACAAGGCGAGCTTGTAGGTACAGGTATTCAAAAAAACAAATACAAGCTAACAGATAGAAAGATTTTCTTATACAGTGCTTATGACGTTGTAACACAACGTTACATCAATCGCGATAGCTTGGTGCAGATAGCAAACGCTTTAGGTCTTGACACGGTTCCGATGTTGGGTGAATTTGTTTTGAATCATACGGTTTCAGAGCTTGTGGAGATGTCTAGAGGATATAGCAAGCTCAATCCTGCAACGTTGCGAGAAGGAATTGTTTGTCGGCCTATTGAGGAATGCGGTGACCCTGAAACTGGACGAGCCAGTTTCAAAGCTATCCAGCCAGAATTTCTTTTAAAGTACGCTGAATGAAAAACAATGACAACAACTGGAACAATAGTTGTGATAGCTGTTTGTTTGCTGATAGGCTTTCCTATCCTATTGTTTTTGTTGTATGATGCGTATTGTCTATTGAAGAATAAATCAAAACGTTGTTCAGCGTGTGCTCGTTGGCGACGACCAAATAATCCCGAGTATCCTTTTTGTTCAGAATTTTGCAGATATCGTTTCGAGCGAATCAGGGGATATAAACATCCTGATTACAAAGCTTCTGACGCTGGTTAAATAGATGAATCCTACAAGACGCGAAGCTCTTTTGGCTATGGGATATCGTGAGGTTCAACCTAAACGCTGGCTAAAGCCAGTAGGGTACGTTTGTTTTAGTTATACTGAAAGTAGTAACGAGTGGGCCAACTGGTTTCTTGATGCTCAAGGAAAGATAGCCTGTTGGGAAAGAAAATCATTTGAAGATAATCCAGAGCGTTATGGATATTACATTCACCAACTAAAAGAATTTGAATGTTGGACCAGAATGAGTGATTTCTATATTAATGGTAATTCGCAATTCCATCTTCGCGCAATAGATATTTAGTTAGCATTTCTTAGGAACACATTGGGATGTCCAAAGATTTCAAAATTAAACGTTCAGGTGTAGCGATTGCGATGTTGCATACGTGCAAGAGTGTATTTTTTCACGACAAAAGAGAACCGCGCGGAGGTTCAGTGAATACACTAGAAGAGTTGAAGGCAGAAGTCGTCAAGCAAACTACAGAGCAATTGTTGATTGACGCAATGAATTTTGCAATTTCTAAGGGTGTTCGCATCAATCGTGGTGGAGCAATCTTTCATCGTAATAATGATTGGAAGATTGTAAGTTGTAATGCTCTTGGGGCTGTGCTTTGTTTGATTGGCGCGGAAGATTTGGTCAAGGAGGAATTCAATCCTGACTGGAGAACAGCCGTTCTTTCTTATCTAGGCGAAGATGAGATGTGGCTTTGGAGATTTATTTCCGGATTTGATTACGGCGTTGAGTTGACATTTATTTCAGAATGTCCCGGTCATTCCCACGAAGAAAAGGATAAGGTTTCTCGACTTGGGAATAAATTGGGAAAGAAGTTTGTACCGGTAGGATAAAATGGAAATCAAATCACAATCATCCAATCCTGATACGCGGAATATGCGTTATGTTACAGTTCACGGAACAGTTTATTTCCGAGCCGAAGATGTTATTAGTTACATTATGGATATTGCAAGCACAGAAGAGACTGACGTGAAAAATCGTTTTGAGTTGGCGGCAAAAAAAATCCAAGCAATGATTACCAAGTAGATTGTAAATGACCGACGCTATTACATTATTCCGAGGCAAGCACTTCTTCCTTTCCAATTTCTATCCCGAGCCTATGGTTTTTGAAGGGATAGAATACGCCTCCTCTGAACATGCTTATCAAGCTCAAAAGACTACGACGAAACGTGAGCGAGATATGGTTCGTAAGGAACCTCATCCCGCTGGGGCGAAGAAGCTTGCTTTATTTATAGATAAGAGAGAAGATTGGAAAGATGTAAGATTAGACATTATGCGTAGGATTCTACGCGCTAAGTTTTCCAATCCAGTATTGAGGCAGATGTTGCTCGACACTGGAGATGCGGAAATCATTCATAATAACAAACATAAAGAATTTTTCTGGGGCGTTTGTAATGAACATGGATTGAATATGTTAGGAAAGCTTTTGATGGAGCTTCGACAAGAGATTAGAGATTCTCCGGAAGAGGAATGGTAAAGATATGATCAAATATCTCAAAGGCGATGCAACTTATCCTCAAGGCGAAGGTAATAAAATTATCGCGCATGTTTGTAATGACCAGGGAGGCTGGGGACGCGGGTTCGTTCTTGCTGTTTCAAAAAGATGGAAGGAGCCCGAGAAAACATATAGACATTTGTTTCAAAATGGTTACGCGTATCTTGGTCAAGTTCAAAGCGTTAAGGTTGAACCAGATATTTGGGTAATGAATATGTTTGCCCAACGCGGATACAAGACAACAAATAATCCTGTGCCGCTTTCTTATATCGCTCTTGAAGAATGCCTTACAACTGTTTGTGCTTCTTCTGTTAGTTTGAAGGCGACTGTTCACATGCCTCGAATCGGGGCTGGGCTTGGGGGTGCCGACTGGAGTAGAATTGAAGCGATAATCAACGATATCTTCCGAGACGTTGATGTCTTTGTATATGACTTCCAGCCGAGATAAATAAATTCAACAATTTTTGCAACCCTAAGAACTTGGGCTAGGGTGTTGGAGAGATCGGGAAAATTCTATGCGAATTGCCTGGATAACGGACCCACATTTACTTTTTCTCTCAGAAGAAGTGCAGGAACAAAATGCAAATGAAATCTCTTTTCTCTACGGCCAAGGTCTCAAAAATGATCTTTCTCTTCTGGTTGCGGAGAAAAATGCAGAAATTCTGGCCCACAAAATAAATGACAGGAAAGTAGATTGCGCTATCATTACGGGAGATATCTCAGAGTTTCCACAACTCGAAAAGATTTTCGAGACGTTCAATAGAATCGTAACCGTTCCTGTATACTACGTTCACGGGAATCACGACGCCTATCATGCCTCATTTGAAAAGCTTTATCATCTATCTAATTCGCATCCTTTTTCCAAAGTAATTTGGGCGCAAAAAGGAATTTTCAAACTGTCAGATAAGATTTGTTTGACAGGACATGATGGGTTTTATGATGGACGTTTTGGTGATTTTTTTGGTGTTCGTCACGGTGGGTGGGCTATGGGGGGTGATAACACCTTCACCATGCCTGATTGGACACAGATCGAAGAGATGGCGGCACTCAAAGGAAATCGAGAACTAATCTACGATTTCATTACCCGTAAAGGGGATGACGCCGCTCAACATCTAAAGGACGTGGTAAGGAAAGCTGCGCAGACCTACGACACTATCATACATATTACCCATGTTCCTCCGTTTCAGCAATGTTCTAGAACCGATAATGGTGATGTTTCCCCTCAAAACAGTTTGCCTTTCTTTTCTTGCAAAGCAACAACGGATGCTTTGTTAGACTTGGTTGATGAGTTTCCGGACAAAAAGATTATTGTGTTTGCCGGGCACACTCATGCACAAGCAGCGCTTATGTTAGAAAACATTGAGGTATATGTAGCTGGCGCTATATACTATGAGCCAGACGTATACTGTACTGTCGAAATTGACGAAGACGGGACTGTCCGTTTCTAGACTATAAGATATAACATGAACATATGGAATTGTTTCAAGGAAGCTTTTTCTGTAGCGGTGGCTAAGGAAGACCATCGAGGCTTCTTGATTGGTGCGCTAGGAATTAGAAGTGACGGAGTTAAGGTCATGAGCGCTAATGGGCCTGTTCTTATTAGCGATAAATGTAAACACAAGAATACTTATCGGCGCGCTCACGCAGAATATAGGCTCTGTCAAAAGATTGACAAGGGCGCTACAATTTTTGTAGTGCGCATTGGTAAGAGCGATGGTAAGTATAAGCTGGCAAAGCCTTGTCCGGCTTGTCAAATTGTACTTAGAAGCAAGCAAGTAGCGAAAGTGTATTACACCATCAGTGAAAACGAATATGGTGTAATGGAATTTGATTAATGGCAGCGAAAATTTCCGCGCTGAAATAGAACTTCGACCCAAAAATCTGTAGCTTTTTCGCGGCTTACGCCATCTTGCTTGACAATCAAAATGAGAAATGGATAATGAGCCATGAGTCAGGCTGTCGTTTATTTTATGATGCGAATGATGAAAATCATCAAGAGAGGAGTTGAACAATACAGCAAGGGGTAGAGATGATTTACGTTATTTTTCTGAAGGCTGTGAAGAAAGAAAAGTTCAATGATGAACCGTGATGATCTGTATAATAAGCTTATTTGTCTTCTTTGGATGTCATCTCCGTATCCTGGTGAACGTGAAGTAATCGAAGAGGATCTCCCCGCTGGTGGTGAGTGGGATGAATTTGGCAACTATATTATCAATCAAATGGGTACAGCAGAAAATCCGTCCAAGACTCTTTTTGCGTGCCATATGGATACGGTTGGTTCAACCAGCTTGTTTGTAAACCCAACTTACGATCAAGGGTTTTTGAAGGTTGGAAGTTCTCACGCCGCGTGTCTGGGCGGAGACGACCGTTGTGGTATCCTTGTTCTTAGCGCTTTGATTGACGCGGGAGTTCCGGGCTACTATATCTTCCATAAGGGAGAAGAAAGGGGCAAGCTTGGGGCTGAGTATATTGCGAAGTCCACTGACCTTACTTGCTTTGACCGAGCCATTGAATTTGATCGACGTGGCGTTAGCTCGGTCATTACAGAGATGATGAGCGGTCAGGTTTGTAGCCCTGAGTTTGCAACTGCGCTTTGCGCGGAGTTGAATCTGAACTTGCCGGAGAAGGCTCGACGTTTTGCGCCGGACCCTACTGGAAGTTATACGGACGTTGTCGAATACAAGAAGATGGTTGCAGAAGTAACCAACGTGTCTGTTGGATATTTCAGCGAGCATTCGGCAAAAGAAGAAATCAATGTTCTTTGGCTTATTGATTGTTTGATTCCTGCGCTTTTGAAAGTTCGCTGGGAAGACCTTCCGACGAGGCGTGACCCAAAAGCCGTGACGAATTTTGGGACTGGCTCGGGGCATACTAGATATTCCGGACATTCCGGACATTATGGAGGATATACCGGAGGAAGCAACTATAGCAGTAGTTCAAGCGCTTCCTCTTCGTCGAAGCAGTCGTCAACAACTCAGAGCCCCACTCAGCACGGAGGTAGTGGTCAGAAGACCTCCAACAAAAGTAAGCACAGCAAGCATGACACTCGTGCCAGCGCGCGAAGTTCAAAAGAGCATGAGCGAGACTACACTTACTTGTCCGCCTCGAAGATGTGGGTTCCAAAAGTTCATAAGCAAGATGCTTACGTTTCTTGGGATGACATCGACCTAAATGGGGCTGCGCATGATCGGTGGGCGGCAAATGACAGCGACGCGCCCACGAACGAGCATATTGACACTGGTGATAATGCAGCCAGTTTCGCAGCGTGCAGCAGATGTAAGAAAGAAGATTTTGTGTATGAGTACTCAAGCGTTGTTGACCCGTTAGGTCTTCTTACAGCGGAAGGCGGGCCAACGTTGCTTTGCGAAGATTGTTATGTTGCACAGTTGACAGAAGATGAAGAAGAAGAAATTAAAGAACTAAACGCTAAAGCGGACAAAGAAGAAGCTGAGATTAACAAAGAAGCCGCAGCAGAAGCCAAAGCTGACGGTGGCGAAGAAGTGCCCGTGCTTGGGCTCAATGATATTGCTGAGGCGGAATCTGCTTGGATCAAAGAAGCACAAGACGCCGATTGTTCTGACTTTGTTCACTAATATGTGCTGAAACAAAGCAAGGAAAGAATACCATGAATAAGCTTTTGAAGGATCGTGTTCGTCTTGTTCGCGGGATGGTTATTGGTTTGGATGTTCTTGCTACAGATACTTGTTTGGCTTCTACTTATAAAGACAAGCATAATGAATACGTAACTCACTTTGTTGATGCGGTCAAAGCCGTTCGTAAGGATGAGGCCGGTCATTTCCTCTCAGTTTCGCACGAAGCTGAATGTCAGATTTCGTATGCTCGGCGTCCCGAGGATAAGTATCATGACATGAGGCGTGTACGCTCAAGCCTCGGTCGTTATTTCAGGAGGAATTTCAACTTCGAAAATATTCCTGACGCTGTTTTGGATAAGTTTGTCAGTGTCGTATGGGCTGAGACAGACCATTATCTGGTTGACCCTAAGTTTTATTACGGTCAGCAGATTACTGAGTGGTACAAGAATTTCGGAAGTTCCGATCGAAAGTCTTGTATGACGGGCGCTGAAAGCGTAAAGACTGAAATTTACGCTAAGAACCCTGATAAGGTAGCTTTGTTGATTTGGAGTGGATTGCGCGCTCTTCTTTGGACTTGCGATGACGGCACGAAGGTGTTGGATCGTACGTATCCTAGCGGTCACGGGAAGATTCCGACCCTTCGTCAGTGGGCTAGCAAGAAGGGCTATGTGTTGAGGGTCAATCCCGATAAGTTGGAGGATAGGGATACCATTCAGTTGAGCGATAATAGTATTCGTCAGGTTACTCTGAACAAGCCGGAGCTTTATCCTTATATTGATACCTTCCCTTATGGCAAGATTAAGGGAGATAAGGTTGTGTTGACGAATGCGCGAAATGGCGCAGACATGTTTGCTCATCAGACCAACGGGTCTGTTGTTTATTACAACTCCAGGCGCTGTCATCATTGTGACAATGACGTGCGCAGCGGCACCGGAGAGCATGAGTTTGCTGGGCGCATCTACTGTGGTCACTGCATTAACGTTGTAAGCGGAATGTGCAGCCATTGTGGCGGGCGGTTCCGGACGCGTGAGTTGGTAGGTGTTGACGGCCACAATTATTGTTCTTCTTGTCTTTCAGAAGAATGTGGGACGTGTCCTCGTTGTGAGGAAACTCATACCCTTGATAACATGATTAGGAATCAGGATACGGAAGATTACTATTGCGAAAATTGTGCCGAAGAACATCTTGGACATTGTAATGCGTGTGGAAACCACATGAATCGCGATAGCCTCGTTCAGAATGCGGACGATTTGGATCAGCGTCTTTGTGGCGAATGTAGAATGACTTGCAGAGAGTGCGACCATATTATTGAATATGTTGAAGGCGGCGGAATCTGTCAGCGCTGCGAAAACGGTCACTCTATTGAAACGCCTGCTGCTGTTCAAGAGCCAACAGCCACTCAGGTTTCTGCTGCGCTTAACGCGCTTATTGTAGCAGCAACGTCGAATCCAGACACCGAAAATGAGGTATTCTAGTTAAATTCTTTCCAAGAGAAAAGCCATGAACAAGCTTTTGAAGGACCGCGTTTACCTTATTCGTGCGATGGAAAATGCTATTAAGGTTTTGAAGGCGGGCAACTATATTGACGCGAGGCTGCTCAATGTTTTGGGTAGCATTGTTTCTTCGATTCGCGCAAATGCTAACGGACATTTTCTTTCTCTTTCGCAGGAAGTTAGCATGGGCGTTTCGTACGCCAAGTCTCCTGAGACGAAGTATGATTCTCAGAGAAGAATTAGAACAACTCTGGGCAAGTATATTCAGCGGCATTTTATCAAGGTTCATTTTGCGGAGCACAATATTCCTGATAGAATGTTGACTGAATTTGTAAGTAAGGTAACCGCAATTCTGGCTTCTTCAACATTGAAGCCAGTTATTGTGACCGGACAAGAGATTGTAGAACAGTACCGAAGCGCCTTTGGTCGTAAATCTCAGTCGTGTATGACCGGAGAAGCTTCCAAGTATACTGAGTTTTACGCTAAGAACCCTGATAAGGTTGCTTTGGTATTGTGGAATGGATTGCGTGCCCTTCTTTGGACGTGTGATGACGGCACAAAGGTATTGGATAGAATTTATCCGGTAGGGCATGGATTGACAGAAACCCTTCGGTCTTGGGCTACAAGTAAGGGTTATGTAGTGCGCGGCGTTCCGCCATACATTGACTCTTATGAATTGAGCGACCGTAGCAAGCGCTGTGTTACGATGAAGCGCACTATGTATATTCCTTATTTGGATACCTTTAGGACTGGGACGTATAAGGATGATTCAAATAAGCGGTATATGGTCATTACAAACAATGATAATGCAGTTCCGCAAGGTAGGAGATTGTATCTTCATTGCACTGACGGTTCGTATATTGACAACGGTGTTCGTGTTGCTCCGACTTTTATACCTGACGACAATACTGAGTTCTCTTGCAAGTATTGTAAGGGCCGAGGAATTGTATCGGAAGGTCAAGGAGATTGGGCTCACGATGAAGGTTTCATTTGCAAGAAATGCATTTCAAATCCCGTTCTCTTCAAGTGCGATGCTTGTAACAAATACCGACGAAAGTCGATGTTTGGCAAGTCTCAAATGTATCGAATGATTACTATTACAGGGCACGGGATGACCGGAGAAATTCAAACGATGTGCCCACAGTGCCGGAAAGAAGCTAACCGCAACTATAGAGCTAGAGATTATGTGGAGCCGCAGCCTGCGCCGGTTCGACGAGCAATCGTACCGGGCTCTATTAACATGATTGCCGCAAACGCAAGGGCAGCTTCGCGTTCTGCTTATCGCGACGATCCTTCTTATTGATTAATAGTTGATTGGTAACGGGGCTAGCTACCACATAGGGGCTAGCCCCGCCTCTTATTTCTATAACTTTTCTCTAAAAAGAAAATGGGCTCTTTCAAATGTCGGTGTATTATCCCCCATCATTCTGCTCGATTATCAGAAGACTGGACAGAAATTCTGGAAGGAAGTCCGGAGGAAGCCGCTCTAGAATTTCATTCCAAATTCTCTCACGAGTTTGGGCTCAAACATCGCGTTGAAGAAAATAATAAAGTTTACTTTGTAAATTTTGCACGTATTGAAGTTGAAGGTTTTGGCTCTTTCGTCACGCGTATTTATCATTATGGTATCTGGCGACGAGGAGGAGTTAAACGAACTCTTTCTAAAATCGAAACGCTGGAAGGAATTGCAGCAACATTAAAATATGACGATGACCCAAACACTCTTCTAGCCCCCGGCTGGATGTATGAGGAAGAAGATAAATAATGCACCAGAAAGGAAGTTGAATCTGATGAATGAACGGCAAGTTAAAGTAGGAGACGCTGTTGAATTTTATGACTCTATTGCAAAGGAATATAAGCAAGGTGTTGTTTATGACTTTCATGAAGATCATATCATCATAAAAGATTCAAACAGAAAATTATATTTAGAAAAAAGATTCAACCCGATAGGAGAACATAAAGACCTACTGGATGACCTGCGAAAAGACAAGCAGCAGGATATTGTAAAAGTAATGCATTCAATCACCAAAGTCGAATTGGACAAATGCGGTGAATTGAATGTGTGGTTTTATGATGGAGCGAATCCATCTGTGAAGGAAGAGTTTTACAAAAGCAGCTTTACTTATAGACTGTTTGAATTGATGGAAGCTGAATTGAAAAATCCATAGCGTTCTTTGTTGTCGAGCACTTGCTTGACATCTAATAATCTTGGCGTATAGTCGGTGTTGTGAGCAGGACGACTGGTTCTGCTGAGTCTTTGAAAATTCAGGTATGCCAACGTGGCGGAATCGGCAGACGCAGTGGATTCAGCTTTCAAAATGGATCGCCACAGCCGAAAGGCTATGGTAGTACGCGGCTAATTCGGGGAACGCTAAAAGGTAAAACAGGTTTTACTTCACGCCAATCCCGAGCTAAATGAACTCTCCAATGGTTCGACCAGTAGAGTTCTAAATGTGTAGAGACTATATACCGCGCACCTAAGTTGATGGAGCTTATATTGCGAACAGCTAAACGGCTTCAAAGATACGGTGAAGAGATAGTCCAGACCACGAACACAACCAGAAACATGCTGGAAGTGGCGCCGAAAGACGAAGTGGCAGGCAAAATCCACCGGGTAACTCCCGTGAGAGTTCAAGTCTCTCCGTTGGCACTATACATTCTTTTGAGGAAACACCTTCTCAACTTCCCTTACATATTTCTCAACTCCACCCAATACATCATAAATAAATCCAGGCGCAATACTTTTGACAGCGTTGACTACCTGTGTTATCTCTGATATAATCCTTTGCTTTTCATCCTTTATATCCTCAGCGGCGCTAAAGACTTTCACAGCGACGATAGAATCAATAACGTCTTTAGTGACTGTGAATTCTTTTTCTTTCTTAAGAAGGCCAATCAAAGCACTAGCGTTAGCTTTTGCTTTCGTTGCTATCGTAACAACCTCCGGCTTGGTACTTGAAGAAAGTTTTCCGCCAGCTTGCATGACATTTGAAAGTAGATTGATGGCGGCTTGAACGTTAGCATCCTGAGCGTTCTTGAGAAGAGAGGCTAGGACGGAAGAAGTAATCAGGGAGGAAGAAGAAAGTTTCGTTATCATTTAGACTGATGAGGAAATAGTAGTAAATCATTTGTCCTCGTAGCTCAGGGGATAGAGCGGCTGCCTCCTAAGCAGCGGGTCGCCCGTTCAAATCGGGCCGAGGACGCTAAAAAGAATTCTAGTAATTATGATATATACATTCACATATCGCGGAATGGCGCAGAAGCAGCGCGTAAGATTCATGATCTTAAGGCCATAGGTGCAAGTCCTATTTCCGCAACTATTGAGGCGTAGCTCAATTGGATAGAGCGTCGGTTTCTGGCACCGAATGTTGTGAGTTCAAGCCTTACCGCCTCAGCCGCAAGATGGAGTAAATGGCAACTCGCCGTCCCATATAAGGACGGAAATCTGTACTAGCCTCACAGTCTTGCCACCACTTTGAAAAGAAAGAAGCAAGTCAAATGAAAATGGCACCAGCTGATATCGCTCCTGTGCTCATTGTTCTTATTATTTGCGCTTCCTCCGTTACATGTCAAGCAATAAATACTGGAAAATATTGTAAGGCAGCATGTGACCCTAATCCGGTAGAACAATGCAGCACATTTTCTATCAAGTGCGCTCAAGCTGTAAAGCCAGAGATTAAGAAAGAATAAAAATCTACGGATTGATTTTTGACGATTTAAACTGCTCGGCTATAAGGTAATTTTTTGATATCCATTTTATCATGGATATAAACAAGATTGCTGAAGCTATAGAAATTTTTGTAAAGTTTGCTGCTGAACCTAAAGATGATTCAGAGGAAGTTAAAAGAATATATGAAAAGGATATGCCAGCAATTGAACGCTTGAAGATGTACATTAGAGAAGCTGAAGATTGGGTTAAGATTGGATATTTGCTTGGTGAAACTCAGATGGAAGATGGTGACTTTGAGAGTTCTGCTTGGTTTGACATAATTGGCGCTTTTAAATATTTCCATGATAAAGAGTTGGCAAACTTCAAGGTTCCACAAGAGCACTGGGCAGAAGTAGTTCAAGGATATGCTAAAGCAAAAAACTATTCCAAAGAGGATTTAGAACTGGTGGTAAAGCAAACGAATGAATACATTAAGAAACATAAATAAATTCTTATCCAATTCATCGTTCTTGACAATCTGATTCCATCAAGTATACTCTCCTCATGGCAACGAAGATTACGTTGACGATTCCGGACGACTTTACCCAGCTTGAACGTGGAATGATTCATTACCTTTTGAAGAATGCGTTGCGGCAATATCGTTCTGTTAGGATGCCTCCGGAACTTTTTGTCAGCAGACAATATGGGTTGACAGCAAGCACAGACGACAAAATTGTTTTCTCTGCCAAGGTAGCTGAAACCCAAGGTGAGCTTTGTTTGGTGGAAAAGCTGCTAAAGGTTGACGTAGAGGTTGAGAAATGACAAAGCTACAGATTGAAGCTAATTCAAGATTTGTTTCTGCCCGTTGGGATTATTTGTCGGCGAACGGTTGGGTGTTTGTGGAAACTGTAGCGGCTAACGCAGCTACTAGATGGTGGAAAGCTCCTGACCATTTGGTGAAAGATATGCAAAAAGAATTTCGAGAGGATGAAGCGGCGAGACTGCAAGAATCTTGGGACAATGATCAACTAAAAGAAAAAGAATGAAGTAATTTGACATGGAATAAAAGCTGATATATAGTAGTCCATATACGCCGGTAGCTCAGTGGTAAGAGCAGAGTCCTTATAAGGCTTTGGTCGGTAGTTCAATCCTACCTCGGCGTACCTAGACGCACATTATACTACATCCTGACCGGTTATAACTTCTTGAATAAGTTATGAAAATCATCTTTGAAGATAACATTTCTGTATTCCAACGCCCGCCTATCGAGAAACAATTTAAAGATTGGGAAGAACTGAAAAAGCTTCTCAAGGAATATGGCGACTATAAGTACGCTTATACTGCCGTCATCTATGATGACAACAATAACGCTATTATTCCGTTAATCATATCTGACACCGCAGGTTGGACTGTCGGATAACAAACTAACTTTATTCGGGAAGTAGGGGAATCCTATGCCTCGTATGCCTTATATTGATATTGAGATGCCGCACATTCCTCATATTGATACTCGTGGCGTAGTGTTTCAAATGTTTCAAATGCCAGATTATAACGCTTTTGTAGAGCATCTTGCGCGTTTGGGCGGACAGCTTATTAACTCTGAACACGCCGAAGAAAATACGAGAACAACCATGTACGAAAACTACAAGAATACCGTTAGCGTTGAACTCTGGACCATGTTCGACAAGCTCATCTGTGACTCTTTTCATCATATTCGCCATGAGATGCGTGTTAACGGTAACGATACGATCAACGCTGGCTTCCGTCGTAACAATCATCCTTACGCCTATGCGGTTGGAATGATCGCCAGTCTTGCGAAACTCAGCGGTGTTACCGAAGATATCTCTGTGGTTCCTGACGGCAACCTGGGTAACATCTCCCAGAAGATGCGGGAATTGATTATTCATTTTGAGGAGAAGGTTCTCAAGGAAGAAGGTTTCCGCAGTCACAATATGTGCGATCATTGCTTTACGAAGTACGGTTTGGACTCACGCCGCAAGCAGCTTCCTGTTGAATTCGTTTTGCTTGGTAGCCCGGACCTCAAGGATGTTCTTATCGAGAGTTCGGAGAAGGGTGGACCCAGCCCTCGTTCGCTTATCATTGCTACTGGCCTTACGGACACAAGTGAGTTTGCGTTCTACAATGCTTCTTACGAGATGAGGGACCTTTCTATTCTGAATCTCAGCGAAGTCATTGATACCTTTGATCCTGCTGCTGGCGAAAAGTTCAAGAATGAAATGATTGTTAAGTCGCGTGGCGGCTGCACTTGCGGTCATTGTCCTCCTTCGGTTCATTGGGTTGAAGGCGTGAAGGTTACTCCGGACGATATGGGTCAGACCATTCGGTTTGAAAAGAAGGATTCTGACATTCGAGTTGAGATCAGCGTGCGTGACTTCTTGTACGCAGTGGACCCCAACTTCAAGAAGATTGTGGATGCGGCGAAGGAATCTTGATAGACACGCAACTGGAATAGACTTCCATAAAAGAGGTGCGATGGGAACCATTGTTATTGCTCATCGTATTTTCCCTGATTGGCCTATTGTAGTTGCGGCCAATCGTCATGAAAAATTCGGCAGACCATCAACAGGGTGGGAACATCATCCTACCGAGGCTTATGTTTTTGCCCCTCGTGACCTTGTGCATAAGGGGACTTGGATTGGAATTAACAAAAAATATGGAACACTAGTTGCGATTACGAACAATGCTATTCCAGAAATGAAAGGTAAGAAGTCTAGAGGGCAGCTGGCTTTGGGATGTCTTTCGCTGCCCTCTGTTGCTTCTATGCCTACCTTTGATGTTACTTCTAAATTCAAAGCTAACTACAACGGTTTTCATCTCGTGCTGTTGGACCAGCAGTGCGGGATGATGACCGGCAATTACCGGCAAAATGTACTTACTGCTATTGCTCCGGACCCTGGTCTTCATGTGGTGACGGAGCGAGGTTTTACCAAAGGGCATTGTGGTCGCGCCAATGTTATTGAAAATGTATTTAGCGCAACCGTAAAAAATATTACCAATCCGCATGAGCATCCAGAAGCATTTGATCTTCTGTTGAATTTTCATGTGGACGGAAGTCCAAAAAACGATTGTTGTGTGCATGATCATAACGAACCTCACAAAACAATTTCTTCTTCTCTAATCTTTATTGGCAAGCAAGGCGCTATTGTTTACGAACGTAACGGCTTTGCTTGCGTCAAACCATTCAACAAGAAGCATGAAATAAAACTGGGATAAATATGGATTGGGATGAATGGTGTAAACAGTATCCGGCTGAGCCGCTGCTGCATAAGCCCACTGACGCGGAGCTTCCTATTGAAACTAACGGATATGAATGCCAAGTAGAAGCAGAGCATATAAAAGAAGGACTAGAAAGAGATTACAATATAGGTGGAATGATTGTTGGTGAATGGTCAGGCCGCTTCTATGTTGTTTGGCGCGACATTGTTTTACGATAATGTTTGTTTTTCAGATGCAGGAGTTTTATCATGGTTGACCCAACCACCCCTCCGCCTCCAAGCAAAGGGCTTTACGTAACTATTTTGGTTGGCTTACCGGGTTCCGGGAAGATGCTCTATGCATCCAACATTACAATCGAAGGTTTCCCTAGAATCTATATGGATAACATTAGGGACGATGAGATATTCCTCCAAACCATGCATGATGGTTATTCGATTATTATTGCTGACCCTGTTCTTTGTTTGACTAGCGCCAGGAATATTACCTATCGGAACATAAAAGCCAAGGGGTATTTGTGTTCCTGGAATTATTTCGATAACAATTTGGAGCGATGCTGGGCAAACATCGTAAAACGAAAAGAAGAAAAAAAGTATCCGTATAAGCTACTGAAATGGCTTTCTTCTCAGTATAAAATCCCGACCGATACATCGATGGTTAGAAGCGTATACATTGCATAAAGGCTAAATGAAAATCGTAATAAAAATTCCAACCAAGAATAGAGTGAACTTATTTTTCCCTTTGTTGGATTCTTATTATGCTTTGCTTTCCAACAAGCACGATGTGCAGTTTATTATTAACTGTGATCAAAATGATTTCTCGATGCGAAGTATGTTGACGGTTGAAAGACTGAAAACATATAAGAATCTAACATATTGTTTTGCTCCAAACAAAACAAAAATTGAAGCTATCAATGCGAATTTAGATAAGCTTCCAGAAGACTTCGATGTTTTAGTTTTGTCTTCTGATGATATGACCCCTATAAAGCAGGGGTATGACGATGTGATTGCTCAAACCATGCTTGAGAATTTTCCGGATACGGACGGAGCCTTATGGTTCAATGACGGAACGCAAAGCAACGGTTTGAATACCCTTCCAATTATGGGTAAAAAGTATTTTCAAAGGTTCGGGTATATCTACCACCCAAGCTACAAATCTTTTTATGCTGACAATGAGTATACTCAGGTCGGCAAAAGCTTGGGGAAATTGCACTATGTGGATTCTGTTATTATCCGGCACGACCATTGTACAACAACAAAAGCTCGTTTACGGGATGAGCTTTATTGGGAAAATGAAAAATACTGGTATCAGGACGCTGACACTTTCCGTGAACGGGAAGCTAAGAATTTTGGATGAAAACGCACACTCAAAATAAACACACGCGTGTTGTTCAATGTAATCCAAGTCAATTTGGAAATACAACTGCCGCAAAAAGGTTTGTTGAAATCCTACTAGAAATTGGAAATCCTATTTTGATTAGGAACGTGAATACTTTTTATCACAAAGTCAATATTGAATTTGGATATATTTTTGACGCGCTCAAAATTAAATTTCCTAAAGGAATGCTTGCTGTAAAAATGAATCCTGACCATAGCGGATACAGAGAAAAGATTCTGTATATGGTCAAGAAAGAAAAACTGCAAGCAATCGATCGAGAACCAAATTGGCCTGACATTGTGAAATCATTTATGAAAAACATAGTCGATACTAATTTCAAGAAACGCATAAAGGAAATGGACAAACCTGATAATCTAGATGTAGAGCATCTAAAGTATCAGTTTGAAACCCATCATAACCAGAAAGCTTAGTAACAATGTATCGGCGGCAAGATCCTGAAATATGGATCTCGAAAGATAATCTAGTCGATAGAAAACTCTATCGAGTAATGGCTAGGAATTTTTCTATTGCTGTTTGTCGCAAAGACAGTTGGGGATTTATTGGACGGCGGGAGAAGTTTGGCAAAGTATTTCCATTTGAAGAATACCATTGGGATAACAAATACTTTGCTACTGTAAAACCGCTAGAAGAACTACCGGAAACATTACCTGAAAACATCTTAAATGAGGAGTATATTTGCCGCTGCAAGAATTGTAATGTTATCTTGGTGCCAAAACGCGGTGATATCATGTCAGATCATACACGCGTTCACGCAGAAGATACATCTTGTTCTAAGCCCGAATGCGAAAAATCCATTCTAAATCTAGCGCTTCTTGATTGGCTGACCGACATGGAAGAGAAGTATTCAACGGCAACAATTGACAGTTGGAAAGACTAAGGTTTATCATGGGCTCTAGTAATCGATGGCTTGTTGATGTTAATGTGACTGACCAAGATACGGTCAATAAGATTATTGAAAAGGGCAGACAAATTGACAAAGGAAACGAACATTGGGATTCATATGTGTTCCGCAAGTGGTGCGAATCCACCAAATGGGACCCAACAGATTTGCTGGTGTTGATTTCAAAAGAATTTCCAACTGTAATTTTCTCCGCCAACTATCGAGGAGATTATGGTTCTGGAAAGATTTTCATTTTCAACGGAGAACAGATTGAGGAATATGAAGTTTGGGCTCATCCTTCGTTTCCCACCACTGTTAAGCTCAAAGTCGCGTTGAAGAACAAGAAGGTAAGAGATAAGATTCAACGTGAGCGAAATGAAAAGAGGGCGGCGGAAGAGCGCGAAGCGAGCCGACGACGGGAAATTGAAGCAACTGAAAAGAAACTTCGCGAACTGAAAAGGGTAAAATGAAAGCAGACCCTTTTCTGCTTTTTATTCTTTTAGGTATCTGTGCGGCGTCTGTATACATTGGATACGCTATAGACCCTTTTCGTAAAGAGATTCAAGAACAGCCAAGCGTTAGCTACCAAGAATTTCGTGCTTTGCAACAACAAGTGGCTGATAATAAAGCGGAATTTTTTGCCTTTCAAAATTTTGCTGTTGAAACATTATTGGTTCATTGGGGCAAACAAGAAGTAACTACAGATTATATGCATCAATGTAAGTGTCAAAGCACATCGGTTGAGGTCAAATAAATGTAAAAAGGATGGTTCTAATGGATGGCTCATTGTCCCAAAAAAAGTTACCAACGTATATTTTCGGAATATATCGCAATGGAATTGGGGAAGAAGCAGTTTTTCTTTTCCGAAAAAAGAGTAAACCAACTGATGAGCTTCTGCGTGTTTTGGAAACCGCTCTTGCGGTGAATGAATATACTGGCAGGCCAGAAGAAGCTCAAAAGCAAATGAACGCTTTGGCAGCTGCGCACAACTGCAAATCGAGAGCTATCGTATGTCATAGCGACGTTGCTCCTGAGCCGATTTCTGTTCCGCAGAGAACGTCTATTGTTCTTCCTTATGTTCCACCAGCAACTGACCTTCAGCCTGGAGATGTAATCGTCCACTCAGACGGAGAAGGTCATCATCTTGGTGTATACCTAGGGCAAGTTGAAACAAAGGGCTGCGTTCTATTTTGCACTTCTAGTAATGAATGGAATCCTAAAGCCAGGAAGGTTACAAGAGACGAATTAATTTTACTTGGAAAACCAGACGGAGCAATCAGTCGAGGAACATATTTTGCCCCTGTGATGAGACCTCTTAGAGATTTGTTTAGGAAAGGTTATAGCTTTCCAGAGCACAGGGTAATTGATTTGATGAAAGAATTTTTTCCAAGTTTGAAATGTTCACCAAGAGCAAACTCAAATCTGCTTGCGCCTATTCCTTTTGAAATTAAGTTTGTTAAGTTTGATAAGCCGCCTGAACATAAGATAATTCCAAAGCCTGAGAGTTCTTTTGTTCAGGGCGATATTGTTTTTTACGGAAGGAAAAACGGTGTAAAACGTTTGAGTATTTTCTTGGATAAGTTCAAGCACGCCAATCCAAATGAAACAGGCGCAGAAAAAGCTTACATAGCAACATGTGTTAATACCTCGAAGGAACTTGACGACCCAAGATGGAGGAAATTAACACAAGCTGAACTTGAATGGTTGCATCTTATCGACAGTGACATTACAGAAGATACAATCATTTGTCCCGCTGTAAAGAAAACTAGCTTTCTGACGGGAACAGGATATAGCTTTGTTCGCGAAGAAGCTAGTAAGTTATTTGTAGAATTCTTTCCAGAGATAGTAGATAAATTATCCAAGGAAAACAACCAATGACCATTTGGTTTAGTTCTGACCATCATTTGTTTCATTCAGCGGTGATTAAATATTGCGACCGTCCATTTTCCTGCGCCCAGGAGATGTATGATATTCTGCTAGAGAATCATAACACGCTCGTAAAACCAACAGATCAAGTATATTTCTTAGGTGATTTTGCTTTCAACTTACGTGATGATTCTCTTGAGAAAGCGTTTCGAGCATTCCATGGTAACAAACACTTTATCTTGGGAAATCACGACAAGAAAAAGCAAATAGAAAAGATAGCGAAACGCGGGGCAATCAATTGGGTAAAGGAAGTATACGGGCTAAAGGTAGATAAACACTATCTTTGGCTGAGTCATTATCCACATAGAAGCTGGAACAAATCATCTCATGGTTCGTTTCATCTTTTTGGACATTCTCACGGCGGCTTTGAAGATTATGGTTTATCTACTGACGTAGGTGTGGATGCGTGGAATTATCGCCCTGTTTCTTTTGAAATGATTCTTGAGCGATTCAAAAACAAACAACCATTAAAGGTTATGCATGCCCAAAACTAGAGTTGTTATATGCATTCCTGAAAAACCTCCGAAAGTTGATGATGTTACTTTAACGACAACCAATGTTAAATTGATACTAGGCACTCAGAGATATGTGTCTTACCATCGTGCGCAAGTAATTTTGGGTTTCAAATCTATATTTGGGATTTATGGCAATGATTGGATTATTAATGTTGACCCACCGCCCGCAAACTATAAGGATTTCTTGCTTGGCGTTAAAGGCCCGTTTATTATTACGGAATTAAATTTCAACAACCTACGATGCTATCAAATTACACAAATCTTTAATCGTTTTGAAGAATGGGATAAGATAGTAAAAAGCAGGTCTTAGATGAGTAGAGTAGCATATGGACGGGTTCGGGTAGTTTCATGTAAACCAAATGAGCCACCAAAGGTAATCGATATCAAAAATAGCTCAAAAAGAATGCAAGAACATTTGCTAGGACAGTATGTCTTTTTACCGAGAGGAAGACTTTTTATAAACAGAAGCATTTGTATTATCTGCAACCATCGAGAAAATCGTTATGAAATAGATGGGCGCGAATGGCCACCTGGGCACAGAAACAATAACGTGTTCAATTCTAACGGCATAATTATCATCTGTAAAGTGATTGACGGTATGTTTACCTCATTAACGTGCAACGAAATTCAAGATGTTTTTACCGTAATTGAAAAAAATAAAACCGAAACCAAGACAATTACGGTTGAAGCGGTTTGACAAAGAAACCGAGGCGAGCTATCATCGGTTTCGTAAGGCTTTGCATACGTTGTCGTACATTGTGTCTACTTCTAGAACGCTTGTTTCGAGTTTGGATACAGAAAGGTGATACGCAATAACTCCCATGATTTCGCGTTCCCATATTTGGGAATGATGTTTCAGTTCTTCAATAGCTTTGCGTTCTATTTCAGCAAGTTTTTCATTGCGGTCCATACATAAATACAAAACTAGAAATAGAAAAACATGAATCCACAAATGCTTCTCACTGGTCATAAAATAACTTCCTCTGCCCGCGAGTTATGGATTGAACAAGATTTTGTTGGGGCCATTGAATTTCTAAATGGATGCGTAGAAATGTCCGAGCGCGCAGCGATTGAAGTTTGTATCGGGCGTTCGAAACTAGAAGGCAACTCGTATTCCGGATATAAACTTGTCGCCGATTATAGTAACAATTGGTGTGGTGTGAAGTTGCTTGGGATTGTGGAAGCGTTTCGTTCAGCCACAGCAAGCGTTACTTGGATGGGGTCAGCCAGTCACGATTAAATTTTATCAAGCAATGAATATCGGTGGATAAAAAAGAACACTAAACAATAGGAGAACAAGAAGTGCCCTGGAAGACAATTGATGAGGAGCGACGGAAGGAAGTAATTTCTATATTGCGCGCAAATATGGAAAAGCAATTACAAAAGATATCTTACTTAATGTCGCAACCTTACCCGTCGTTACATAAAATGGAAAAAGAAAAAGCTCAAGGTCTTTTAGAGGCTTATAAAGAAGCAATTGATACTCTTTCAGAGAATGTTTCGGTATCATCTTAGGAGGTTAGACCATGATGACCTTACAGTATTGGCTCAAGAAAATTGCGTGTATTTGTGTCTTTTTTGTTTGTGGTTTTATTTGTGGAGAATTCGATTTTTGTAAGGATGATTTGCCCGGAGAATGCTAGATGACAAAGCCGTCTATTGCTTGTAGCCCCCTACAAAATGGGACATATAGGTTTGCGTCAAAACCTTACAAGTATCTAGCGCATAATAGTAAAGGGTTTTTTAATGAACATTTAGCTTCAACGATAAGTATTGAATCAAAACAAATGTTTATTGCAAGAATAGACGATAATTTAATGCGCACTATTATTAGCGTTGCTAATCGTTACGGCAGCCCTATACGTTACAATATTGATATTGTAGATAATGTTGCTTTCAAATCTTTTAGGGACGAGAATAATTGGATAGAAGTTGCAATTGCTTTAGAACATTTTTGTGCTCAAATAGAATGTCAACGAAAGCAAATGGAGATTTTCTGCAAAGAAATATCAGAACGCAATATGCAGAAAAAATATCAATGGTGATAATCAATAATGGATTTTTCTGATTTCAAAAACAAGGAAGATGAAATAGAAATCAACGTCATTGATGTTGATTTTAATCTTGCGAAAGACCTCGAACAAATAATCAAAGAAATTTATGCGGGGCTTCAAGTTCCAGAAGAATATCTTACAAAGGATTAAATGAAAAACATAGGAGATATTGCAGATTCTTTATCGCAGATTGCGAATATTCTTTATCAATATCCGAGACTTCTGAAAGAGATTGAGAGTCTGCGGGGGCAAGTTAAATTGATGAGGAATCTTCTTGCGCTTTATGATTTGAAAAAGATTTACCCGCATGATGTTGAGCTTACCAAAACGATAGAATCATATCATAAGCAATATTGCAATAGAGTACTAGGGCAAACACCTGGATACTTACTGCCTCCTGGGTTTGGTTTGACAGAAGAAGAGTTTCTTAAGATTGCTAAACGGAATGTTTCTGAAAAGTCTTTTTTCTTACTTCAGGAATTTGCTGCAAAAAAGAAGAAAACACTCCCAGAAGCATTTGACGAAATGAAATCTGAAGAAATAACAATGGTCGATACGCCTAACGCTCGTAGGAAAACAGAGGATGGAAAATAGAATTACGCCCTGGTTAGTAAAGCTAATTCAATCTATTCCTTTTTTCCAACCAAAAGATAAGCTACAGCCAATCGATACCAATTCCCGATTGGCGCAGATGTGTAAAGATATCCCTCCTGTAATCCCTGGGAAAATTTATTCTATTGATGATTTGAACAAAGCTTTAGAACATTTGAACGATTGTCCTTTTACTGAAAAAAATAAAAATGAATGACATCGAGAAGAAGTTGTGCCCGACTTGTAATGGTAGCGGGGAAGGACAGGTAGCTGGCAAGTGGTGTAATCATTGTTGTGGTAAAGGGTATGAGTTGTCAGGGGAAATGAAGACGGTTCAAGTAGAATTTATGGATGGGACCATCTTGATGCCCGCCCCTGTAGAATTGACCGAGGAAGAAGCAGTAACTATTATCCAAGCAAGCCTGAAAAGCCTTGTAGAGAACTTCTTGCCACCCGAAGAGATTAGAAATTTTAAGAAGTTTGAAAGCAACTAAGCGTGGAAAAATATGCTTATCATTTGACTTATATTCACAGGTTACCTTCAATAGCAAAAATTGGGCTTGTTCCTGGCAATACTCTTGGTCTAGATGGCAAATGGGATGTCGTTTGGTTTTGTGATAATTATTTTGACTATGAAGTCGTTGACGCACAAAGAGATGTTAAAATAAGATTTCCGTGGCCCTCTGGTGAAATACAAAAACATAGCATAAGTGATTTTGGTTCAACAAGAATAGAGTATTCTGTTGAAGGAATCATCCCAGCTAATAATATTGAAGTCTTGATAGGGTCCCGTTGGGTTAATTTAATTGATGTTATTTTGTTTATAGAGAATTACAAAAATCCAATTATTCCAGATTATTAATGAGTGGCCAAATTATTACAATGAGAACGCTGAAGTACGCAGCGAGAAATCATCCTGAGAATCTTAGGAGACTGGCCTGCGCTCTGCATTTGAATATTGACGGAATGGGAAACATGCAAGTTGCAAAACTCATTTGGTGGCGTCTAAGGAAACTAAATCGCCCTGAGTTTTGTAATTGGGGATAGTTGGAGCTATTCTAAGAATAATTGCTCATTTTTATATGAGCAAACCTAAAGGCATTTTTACATCTAAATATTCTCAATATAAATATGGTGTTGGGCAAAGCGTTGATGAATTTATTGTTCCCAATCTTGATGCCGTTTCGTATTTGCCCGATGGCGGATTAAATGATGGTTGGACAATTTATGTTCAATCTATTAGAGCTTCATTCAAATTAGTTAAAGCCAGTACATTAACAGTAGATAACATCTCAGTGATGGCTACTAAAAGTGGTCTTGGCCGATGGCTTCGCGACACTAGTGAAATTGACCCTGTTTGGAAAGCTCAGCCTAACTGGTATGTTCATCCCACAAATGGTTCGGACGAAGCAACTGGAGCAGATGCAGACCATCCAATAAAAACTTTCAAAGAATGGTATCGTAGAACTGGCGGCACTGTGGAAGGTTTGACTATGACGCTTAATGTTATGACAAACATTCCATTAACGGATTCCTTCCCGTGCGTAGTTTCCATTAGAGAATATGGGAAGCTGCGCGTTGTTGGAACCAAAACAATTGCAGAGACTGGACAATTGTTAGGTTATACAGCACACAATTTTGCTAGCAATGCTAGTGCTCAAATATCGAAAAGCTCAGGTAACTGGGCAGCCCACGTCGGCAAACTTGTACACATTGTTGAAAAAAATCTTTGGGTAAGAATTATAAAAGATCTTAACAATGGGTCTGCGACCGTTACCGTTCCTTATGGAATGACTAATGAATATTCATCTGCCTATCTCAACTTTGTAGCAGGAACACCAGAGGCTGGCGATACTTATATTGTTTATGATTTGCCAACATTACCAATGTTAGTCGGTCTTGAAATACATGGTGATCAGAAGCGAGCAGCCACTGAAACTGAAACGTCTTTTGCAATGAAAGATGTCAGAATAACAACAGAAGCACCCACTGCTCAATTTAAAATGAGCAACACCACCATGTATACTGTTATGCTAAATCGGGTGGACATTCCAGGTGCCCAGTTTAATGGCTCAATATATTTCGCGTTTTGTCGTTCAGGATATACTTCTTCGCCGTATATGACTGCTTGGGCAGACACCGCAATGACAACGTATTTGCGATGTCATTTACATACCGGCGGATATTTAACAACAATGGGCTCAAGTTATACATCGCAAGTTGTGTTGTGGGGAGTTGTTATTAGCGGAGGTTATCTTTGGGTAAGCGGTGGAACTAGCATAAGCGATAGTCTTGGTATGTTTGATGCTGCCAGTCCAATACGAATAGTGCATTCTGCTATATTAAATGTTTCATCAAACACATATGTTTATGGCAGCAACAATACGGGAACCGCAGTACAAGTTGAAGGTAAACTGACTGTGGCAGCAGCTAACATATCTAAGATAACAATTACGACCAACACTTCCGACGAACTACGAATTGGTGGTTCCGTAAATCTATTGCCAGATATTACCGCATCTGCTGGCGCAGTTCTTCCGGCCGTTTCCGCTTGTGATACTTGGGCTAAATTGGCGGCTGCGCCATTCAATGGAAAAGCATTCAATTATTCCAACGGGGCATATATCGGCCCTAGCTTGCTCTAAAAAAACAAAAGGAAAGTCATCATGAGAACGACAACTTCTGAATGGTTTATTGACCTACACGCAGAAGGCAGAGAAGATGTTTTGCATCTCTTGCACGAAGCAAGACAAACTCTTACGGATACTAAGTCTCATTCATCTGATAGTGTTAGTCTTCTCGCAAAGTTTATTTCCCATCTAGAAGAAGATCACGAAGAAGCAAAGCGACGAGAAGCGTTTGGGTACGTGCAGAAGCTTAGGAAGTCAGTGTCACGTTTTATTGGCAAGAAGATGTAAAACAACTGTCTCTTAAAGGAGAATGAAATATGCTTTCAGTTCTTGCATATGTTGCTCTTGCGTTTTTCTTTATTGTTATGTATGGGTCTATCGGCAATATTATGTCGAGGCTTTATCAAAATGCTATTTTGCGCCTCGCTAATAATAAGCGCGGACTATTTACGTTTATTATGTTTCCACAGAAAACATTGTTTGTATCTCACAATGATATTTTGAAGGATATTAGAAACAATAGCTGTGGGCCAGAAGTTTTCAATGAATTTCCAGCTGTTTGCGCTGATGACGTTAAGGTAAATAATAGCAGTGGATTGCGATCTTATGAAGTGATTGGCAGATATGATCGAAAAGATGTTGATGATTATTGGACAAAACATCGAATCACTATGTCTTTTCTTTGGCCCGCCCGTTTTCTTATCAGCTTTCTTCAATTGCTAACATTTAGTGTAATCTTCCCGGTATTCATTTTGTATTATATCTTCAAAGGCATTGAAAAACTAATGAACAATCACGAGTATATTGCTGCTCGTATCAAGTATTTGTTTTCTCGCTCTATTAAAGATGGGGTAGATCCTAATTCACACCCTTATAGAAACAAGAATGTAGCCGTAGCCTCCAGCGAAAAACAATAAACATGCGCTATATAATCCTCGTGATTTTTCTTCTGATCCAAACCGGCTGTTATTTTCCTTTTTCCGCGTTTCTAAAAGAACGGGAACAATGTGCAGATACAGCTACACCAAAACGAGCAGTTGAGCCGTTCGACAGCTATTGTCCTCATTCAAATCATGTTGTAGCCAAGGAAGAGGATGGCGTTGTCTTTTGTAAGTGCTTGACCTCAAACAGTAAAAACGCAGCAATGGTTGGTTTAGAAGAGTTTCAACCCGAACCGATTTGACAATACCCGATGTCTCGTGTATCGTGGCTTCACGATGGACGTTTGGTCATCCTACTATATGCGTCTATGTGCTAGAATGTGTGCGTCAAAATCTAGGTTTGAAAGGAGATTTTAGAATCATATTATTCGCCATATTAATTAACCATAATTAACTTGAACATTTAATAAAGTGGGGGAAGAGGATCCGCTAACATGACAACTCTGCCGACTATGAATATCCAAAAGCCTAATTGGAAACCCACCAAGATGAAGGATTACGTAGCCTGCGCTTTGGCTATCGCTGATAATCGTCCTTTGAATGGTAAAGATATCCTTGCTGTGGTAAAGGGGTTGGGCTTTAATGGCAATGCCAAAGCGTACCAAATTGTTCAGTCCGCAATTCGTCTTGACGCTCCTGAGTTGAAGGCCGTATTTGAAACAGCTGGGGTGGGACCTAATAGGACCGTACGTCTTCGTGATGATTTCTTTCGCAAGTATGGAAAGCTTTTGATCGAGCGGGCGGTAGCAAGCATGAGTAACAAGCCGCTTCCAAAGAAGCCAAGTGAACAAATTGCATTGAAGTTCCCTGTAGATCAAGCTAAGCCCGAAGTGATTGAGCCGAAAAAAACCAGGGTGAATTCAGAACCTATTGGGAAAAGAATTGATAAGTCGGGGCATGTATATACGCGCCCTAGTGATGACGAGCTTGTTCAGAAGCTTGTAACAGTGCTTGATGTTCCGCCTACAATCGCGATGTGGGCGAAGAACAACTATCGCTTGCGTGATGATATTCTTGCCAAGAAGGTCAGGGTACATTCAGTTGCCGAAAGACTTATCAAAGTAGCACAAGAAGAAAAGGACAAGGGCAACAACGTACCTTTCAATTGGCTTAAAGATTTCGAGAAGTGGACTCCTAGCAAGGGCCATTCGCTTAACGAGATCGGCCGCAGAAATCGATTCCAGCTTTTGTTGGACATGGTTGTTCCTCGCGCGCAATTGAAAATCGTTACAGGAAAAGCCAAGTTCACAGCACCGAAGCGCAATGTTAAGTTGACGCTTGCTGTTCCTGAAGGTCACAAGATTGCGCCGACCGTTGCGGAAACGGCTGTTGTTGTTGCGGCTCGGGTACCGCAAACGCCAGAAATTGCAACGGTGATTCCAACTGTTGAGAAACAGACTACGCGAATGGCTGCTCCTCCCGCGCTTGACGTGACCAAGCCGAGCAATATCTGGATGCTATCTGATCGCGAAGCTTTCCGTAGCGTGAGCCGTGCTGCGCCTCCAGTAATTTCTTCGTTCGTGTACTGCGCCATTCGTGACGAGCCTCATGCTATTCTTGTCAACAAAGATAAGATTGACGCAATTTGCCGAAAGTTCGTATCTTTCATCGAGGCAACAGATCGAGAACAGTTCATCACTTACTGGCTTCCTCAGGTAAAGCTGTTCCCGGCCAAGGTTAGCAACAACAAATACGAAGAACTGTACAATACATTGATCACGTTTGCTCGTGGGCACTATAAGATTCCATCCAATTCAGCAACGGCATCAGCCGCTTTCGTTCAAGCAATCAATTCTATCCAGGAATTGAGCAAGTTCAAGGATGGCGTTTCTGTAACGCTTGCAGTAGTCAGTGACAAGACGGTTATTCCTGTGATGACCGGCACCGTACAGGATTCAAAGTTCGTCCAGACCAAGGCGAAGAAGTAATACTTCTACTCCTGCGTTCCCTCCCCGTCTGACGCTTCCTTAGCTTATCCTCTTTATTTCACAACCAACTCAACTCATATCATGTCTAAATCAAAGGGAAGAAGTTCTCTTCAGAAAAGGTGTTTAAAGATAAAGATCGCCAAGGGTCGCACACAAGTTCGCTGCTGTTTTTGTCGTAAACCCATTCCAATTGACAATGCCACGTTGGAGCATGTTCTACCTCTCGCTTTCGGTGGCTCATGGAATGAACGCAACCTGACACTATCTTGCAGAGAATGTAATGCGGACAGAGGCGTAGCTGATTTTGAATTGTATCGGGCATGGCGTAGAGGCTATACTTTTCAGCGCCCGCCAACAACATTGGAAGACTTATCGAATGAATTTGGTATTGAACGTTTAGAACCGCACAATCAGGATAAAGCACAAAATGGCAACTACATCTTCTGATACCAACACCACTTCTACGGCCCCCAAGAAGAACCGTCGTGTCGTTACGCCGAAGGCTCAGCAGCAAGTATCTGCCGCTCCTGCTCCTCAGCTTGATGCTGTTGTGGAAGCGTTGAAGGGGCTTGATAAGGATGCTTTACAGAAGGTATTCTCATCCTTGGGTGCTCAGGCTCCTGCTGCTTCCAAGCCTGCCGTATCCACCGACCTTCATGGACCGGCAATTTATGTTGGCTACCAGCCTGTTTCGACTGAAGAGATTGCGTCTTCTCCCGATGGCTCCATGCGATTGATGAAGGAATCATGGAAGTATACTCCTCGTGATGCCAAGGAAGTGGATGGCAAGAAGGAAGAAAAGGTTTCGGTCAAGATGTCTGTGAGAGGAGTATTCCGAAAACAGGATAACAAATTGTATTTTGCGCAGCCGATGGCAAATATTCACTTGGACCAGTGGGCCAAGTTTGTTGAATTGATTACGGCGTTCAAGGCCCAATAGCATTTAGACCCAAATCAAATCGAGGGCGGTTTGGAATAATCCAAGCCGCCTTCTTTTTGACAATTCAAAATCCTCATGTATAGTACATCCGTCAACACTCGACGCTTGAGGATTTAATTATGGCGAAAAAGATCATAGTAAAACGTCTTTATGTGCGTTCATATTATTATGACGGCTTCAAGGTTTCATTTCGAAGCGGTAATGTATGCGGTTTACTATGTGAGCCAAAGACTTTAGAACCAAGCATTGAAGGTTATGATAAAGTAGAATTAGTAATTTACAAGCTAAACGATAAAACTGGCGTTTATGAATCATCTCTTTTAGGAGATGTTATCAACGACCCAGAGATCGATAGGAAACATACTTATAGATCAAGTTTTGATAATCACAAGGTTCTCCCATACGTTAATCAGGACCTTCTTCGTGAATTGGGGGGAATTGTGAGAAGCAAATTCAAACAAACGCAAGAGTCAACGGATGAAACAATAGATGTTCCTGAAACTGTAGAGGACAGATGTTACAACGCTCGATGTAGGGCTTGTAATGACGTGGACCCATACGGATTTATTGAACCCGATGGCGTCGTAGATGATGGGAATTATACTTGCTGGGAGTGTTCTCGACATCCATTCAGATGGTCGAGAGGTTTAAAAACAGAGGAACATCGAACGGCTTTTTCAAAGAAATACAAATAGCTTATTCTTCTAAGGTTACTTATTCGAGAGCATCTTCATCAGAAGAGTCAACAAGACCGTCAGTTAGATGAGGATAATCTTTTTGCCATTTTGCTTTTAGTTCTTTTGCGCGAGCTAAATCATAATAAGGGCCGCGATTTTTCCCAATGCTATGACGCCCAGTTAGTCTATTTATCTCTGGCTCTTCATAATTTTGTAATGGATTTTTTCTGAATTCATTCATCTGCATGATTTCAGATAAAGTTGGAACATTTAGTTTTTCACAAATCCAATCAACAACCATTTTAGAAATATAAGACTGTACATTTTCGCCGGTTAATGCTTTGTGTACGGATTCAAGTTGATCGGAGTCTAAACCAATTACGTCTAAGAATCTTAGAAGTTCATCAGGAGATTCGCTGTCTTCTGGTAGATCCTCTAAAATGTAATGAAAACTATCTTCTTCAGCATTGGCTCGCTCCCAGATTTTATCATAAATTTCTTCAACATAATTCTTGGGTTCATCACCAGCTTGTTCATCAACTTCTAGAGGTACATCAGCAGGCACATCAATAATATCGTCAGCAGCTTCGGCGCCTTCAAATAAAGAATCTTTTTCTTCGGCAAATTTCTTAAACATCTTCGCCGCTGTAACTAAAGCTTTAGTATCCATAATATCAATGTTTCAATATTCCTTGGTTAGTAAGTTCTATTTGAAATAGATTTGCTGGCGGGGGAAGAAACTTATAGAGGGAATATGATCGACCTAGCTTATATTGAAAGCAGGTGCAAAACACTTCATTTAAAATTGCCAGCTTTGGCACAATTGAAAGCAGCACAGCTAAAAAACGACAAGGAAAGCGTAGAAAGGATAGCAAAGAATATCCTCAGCTTCTTATCTGAAAGAAGTAGCAAACCTGGAAATACTAGATAATATATCTTATGTTGCCGTTACTTGACAGCTTCAAAAATTTTGATATCATAAGAGGGATATATGTCTGACCAGGAAATCTGCGTTGAAAACAAATCTGACGAAGTTGCTATTGCTGAAAGGCTCCGCGTAAAGATGGGGCCATTCGTGTGCTTCTGGTATGGGGGGAACCTTACAGTTGCTACGGATCTAAATACGACTGACAACCTAGTAGTTTTTCCCAAATCATCCGCACGCATTATTGTGAAGACATCAAGACGACACAAATAGATTATACACGATCTTTTCAGTAAGCGGGAAAAGTGGAAAACATGGTTGAAAGCGTAAAAAATAATTTGCTTGAAAAGGAAATCGACCCGCAGGACGCAGAATTTTTGCGTAAGATTATCTTAAAATTGTACAACAACAGGAAAAAACTAGATGCGAGCCAGAGACTTACAGCGGTTAATCTTGTTCTCAAGCTAGCCATCACACGAGACGCCGCTCAACTCGTTATCCCTCCCATGGATAATCTCGAATAGTTTTCATTCCCAACAAACGAACCGTAAGAGGCGGGGCGGTCACCAGACTGCCCCGCTTTCTTTTTCTAATACACATAGGACGCGCTTTCAATTCAAAGACGACCCAACGGTTATGATTGAATTGTTTGTCACTCAAAAAGAATTGAATGTAGGTGTATGTCTTACCTATAAAATGGGTGAATTATTTTAATTGAAGAGAGCTAGGAAGTGGAGATATATAAAACTCCGAGCGTAGCGAGGAGTTTAATTTAATTTAAATTTAAGTATCTGGTTAAAGATCTACTACGTAGATCTTTAACGCGAAAAATTTCGCAACATAAAAAATTTTCCACGTTCGGGTGCAGAATAATTATCACAAAAATAGAAAACATAAACACTTTTGGAAGCAATATTTGACGGTGTTCGTTTCCTCTATTTTTACCCTCAAAAAAGCTCAGCACACATTTGCACACAGCTGAACAGATTTCAACTCACATTATGCAATTTGAGTGTTCTTGACAGAACGAAAACCCCATGGTAGAGGGGGTGAGCGGCTCAGGTAACCGTTCGACACAACCGGGAAATTTGATACCTGAGTGAACGAATTGAAGCGAGTGTCCAACTTGGACAACCGCTGAACCAATTCTCACTGGAAATCAAAGGAAGGAAAGTTCGTTCAATCGTTGTTTTTGCCTCTTTATCTTGAGGCTGGTACACCGCAAGAACGATGAAACGTGACACATATCTTTCTATAGACCTTGACTATTGGTGCGATGATGCGGGCAGTTCACGTATCAATTCTTTCTTCGATCAGCTATTAAATGAAACGAAGGTACAAAAACTGTATCTTGTTTCCTCACATGAGATGCTGTTGTCTCACATTGACTCATGTGATTGTGTGGACTTGATAAATGTTGATTTCCATTCTGACCTAGCTGATGACGCTAAATGTGCTGAGTATATAAGACCATTGAAGTTAAATGAAGGCACATGGGTAAACTTTGTAAAATGGAAGAATCGAAAGCAATTCAATTGGTATCATCCTCATCCTAACAAGTTCTCGTTGGATTTTGGATATTGTCACGCTACAATAAATCCGTTCTTGGATAATAAATTAGCTAATACTGGATGGAAAAAAGTAGTAAAGACTAAAGGTCATCTTAAAGACGGTATACCCTGGAACAAAGTAGCCGCAGTTGGAATAGCTATTAGCTATCCATGGTTATTAAGAGGCGCGCAGAGACATCCTTTTGAAACTGTTTACTCTAGCGTTCTGCCATCATTGCTCGGCATCAAGGATATCAGGAAAGCTGAGACATTTGCGAAGCAAGTGAAAGTGAGGAGGGAGATAGATCTTGGCTTGTTCGAAAAGAGATGGAACGAGCTAGCTTCTCGATAGAAGCCTAGAGAGTGTGACAGAGGGGTCTGTAGTGGGGGAAGAGGGGTAGGCGACGATGCAGGCAGGCGTTGTTACACAAACCAACCATGATGACAAGGTGGGGGAAACGACCTTGTATTCAATGGACAGTTACGGCAAGACGGTTCTGACTATCAGAAAGTACACGCCAGACGCAGATATTAATATCGACGAAGACCCTCCATACCTCATGTCTATTGCCTACATGGCAGGCACGAGAGGTACCGTTTTTCTTCTGACGGATAACGGCTACGTCGTAGGTAAGTCCTACGAGTGGTCTCCGAAAAAGAAGGAATATATTCTCAAACGTCAAACTTCCAAATTGGATTCTGTGGATTGGATTTTTGACAAATTTGAAGCCGACTTTTATACTTCTCCTCAGCTTCAGTCGCTTGACTTCGACCTGTACTCGCACGGGGCGTCTATCTCGAAAAGCATTGCTGGTGCTCCCGCTTGTATGGGCGAAGAGGAAGACGACAAAGAAGAAAGCGATGATGAAGAAGAAGATGAAGATGAGGTAAACGAAGAACTTAATAAGTTCTCAAAACAAAGGGACAAGCTTTCCTATATTGACAAGTTGAATCAACAGCTAGGGAAGCGTAAAGACAGTATCGAATACGTTCTTTGTGTCCTCACGCACTGGAAAGAGTTTGTGTGCGAGTGTTGTGAAAGGCGTCACGGCTTGATGAAAGACCGGCTGAAGATGCTGAAACGCCATGAGGATGACAAGCTGTTGTCGTTGATTGATGACCCTCGTAGTGACGAGGATAAAATCAATGATGCTGTAGATGAACTGGAACAATTCCAAAAGAAAGCTGCGCAAGGCTGCGCTTGTACTTCTACGGAAGTTCTCTACATGAATTCACGCTTGCCGAAAATTCAAGCCGTTCTTTCTCGGCAGGGTACGGTGGCGGATAAGATCGAAGAGATGCTTAGCCGTGTGGATGATGAATTGGAAAATGAAGAAGTTGATTTGGGCTTTTCAGAATTAGAGGGTTAGACTACAAATGGGAAAAAAGATTAAGCGAGATAGGATTGAAGTGATTGGCGAGGTAGTTGAGTCTTTTCGCTCAGCCAGATTTTTGGTGAAGCTCAACGCAAACAGTGCTGAGACGGTAGTAAGTTGTACTCTGTGCGGAAAGATGAAGGAAAACTATATTAAGATTGTTCCTGGGGATACTGTCGTAGTTGAGCTTTGCCCATACGACATGACCAGCGGACGTATTATTTCCAGAGGAAAGCAGCGTATGGCAGCAGAGTAAGTAAATGTCAAGATGGCTAATTGTTCTGTTGATTTTTATAGCCATTCTAATACCGGCGATTGACTCTGACGCAGTAGTTCCGCGTTCTAATCCGAATCTATCTGGCTCCTGGGAGACTCCACAGGGGCTTGATGTGAAGCTAACCCATTCTCCCACAACTAAAGAAACGTCCGTGCGTTGGGTTTATGCTTCCAAAGCAACAGGAATCGTATACTTACATGGGGCGGGGTTGACAACTTTTGATCGAAGTGGTAATTTTAAAATTGAAACTTCGATAGAAGATTTTTATTTGTTTATGGGTGGATGGCTGTGCCGTACATCCGGCAATACATTTAATGCGCAAGGTAAAGTGTCGAAAAGATTTTTGCAAATGAAGAAATGTATGCTATCATTCAAGTACAAGTGTGGTTCATCATGGGTGGAAAACACTGTACCGATTGATTGCACTGGACAATGGGAATGAATCATGCGCGACGACGATGACGATTTTTCAGATCTTACTCCGGTCGAATTTGCTATCAACGGAAAGGAGTGGACAACGCCAGAAATGATGGCGTTGGGGCATACCAGAGTTCAGGTCATTGCTCTATTTGAAAAGCTTCACTCGCTTGGTTTTGGAGTTTATACGCCGGGAGGGCGAGGGCCGGGCAATTCGTCTAGGTTCAAACCAAACGAGAAGTGTCCGCCGAAGTATACAATTCTATTTCGTAAGGTTGGCACACGAAAAAAGACAGATGATTCCAGCAAAGTTGTAACGTTGGCTGCGCCTGCATCAAAGGTACCAACACCTGTACCTCAGAAGCCGGTGAATTTTTCACCAAAGGTAGCAGCAGCAGAAACAGAAGAGCCCGATTCTGCTGCTCCAGGCGCTTTCAATCCTGAATATGTAGGTACGTCTTTCGGCCTTGTAAAAGACTGGTTGCGTGGGTTGACAGGCCGCGTCATTGTTAAAGATCGTTTTGCTGCCACCCTAGGTTATGAATGTGTTGTATACGGCGATGAGATTCTAGCCGTGGTACGCATCCGTGGTGGTGGTAGTGATAGTATTGAAGACGCCTTGAACGTTGTTTGGAGCCGCGTAAAGGACAGGGTAGGGGTCAAGCACACTACCAAGGCGGGCATGACCGTAAAGGACGCGGTCATTTCAAGATTGAAGGGTAATGGATATTACGTCCTGGATAGGATAAAGGAATTCAGTCGTACTGATAAACCAAAAGAACCAATTCAGGATGACGACGAAGAGCAATAGATTCCCAAAACGAAACGATGATGGCCCGAAACTAACACCTTCGGGCCGTTTCCTTTAAGGTTCTTATGGAGTTTTAAATGCGTTCTGTATGGTGTCCAGCAGATTCGGAACCATATGTAGCCGATTGTTTATTCCCAGAATTTAGTTTCCGGGTCAGATCATTTTTAAAGATTAGCGATACTGCGCATATATTATGTTCAACCAAATCGGTATTTGCTCCGTATCGCGTTGTGCTTCCAGCAAGTAGATTTGATGTAAATTATTATGCGCCTTTTAAACCTTTTGTGATAGTTGCGCACCCTCAGTGGGAGGATCTGTCGTGCGAGGATAATGTGAAAATTTTCAAAATACTTAATAGGGAGTACTAAATGCGCGTTTTGGTTTTTCCTGTAGATGCGGAGCCTTATGTAAAAGACTTTTATGATGACAACTTTTCTGGGCAAGCCCAATTGATTGTTGGGCAAAAGCAAAGATGTCTGTTTAGGGCGCCTGGATTTCATCCATATCGCGTTATAACAGGGAATTCAAATGTAAACATCGTAAGACCTTTTATTGTAATTTCTGAATTTGCATGGAGTAATTTGTGTTGTGACGATATTACACGCATTTTAAATTTGGTAAAGCAAATGGAAGATAAAGGGAAAAATAAAAATGAGCATTAATGATAAACATCAAAAAATGATGGATTATCTTAAGGAAGTAGAATCTATTCTTCCTGAGATTAGTGATTGGAAGCCTGAAGTACGAGATGATATGCCTGGGCACGCTCGTGCTTTTACAGGAAGTGTGAAGGGGTGGCATGTCGTTGTTGTTGATTTTGACATTAGTGATCAGGGATTCCCTCCGGGAACTCGCGGGTATGACGGGGCGGCACGCAATGCGGCGGAAGGAGTAGTTCTTCATTTCACGAGGGAGCTTGCAGAAATAGCGATTAGGTTGGCAGTTAGTAAAACCATGGTGTGAGGCGATGTATTTGGATAGACTTTTCCGCGCTTCTAGAGATAAGCTTTTTTATTGGGCGCAGTTTGATCATTTATATCCTCAGATTTATGCTGTAGAATTGTTTTTTGATTCGCCGGTTGTGAGTTTAGATGAAGTGTTATGTTTTGGTCGGGGACATTTTTTATACGCAGGAGAAAATGGCACTTGGAATGAAAATTCCGCCCAACAAATGACAACGCTTTTGTGGAAGAATATGTCTCATTATGCGCGCGGTTGTAATTTGTCAGCCGTTTCATTTTCTAATCTTCCCAGATCGATTTTCGAAATAACACTTAGAGAACTTATGTGCAGTATAAAGAAGTGTCCTGGGCCATGGTTGACTGAAGAGGAAAAACTAAAAGAGATTAAATAATCCTATCATTTTTGCCATCCATGTTTTTTATGGTATCTCCATAGGAGCACATGGATGATAAAGAAATGAAATTTGAACTCCCCCTTTCTTTTAGTGTTGGGTCACAAGTTACACGGCAGCATGTTGAATTAGCCAAACGGGAAGCAGCATCCTTTCCTGGAGGCTCACGGGAATGTATCGCCTGGACTTCTTATGCGAAAAGGCTTGAAAGAGAATGCCTCAAGCAAGAAGAACTGAACAAATAGTTTTTGACGTAAGTCATCATTATTCTATTTTGCTTGCGCTTGCTTCTCAGGCGCGAGCGCACATGGAAATTCTTGTCAAATTAGCAAAAGGTACATTGCCATGGGGGATGGCAGGGTACTGTGGTGTAGGTTCCAGACACCTTCAGTCTTTGGCTAAGTCTGCTGGAATCGATATTGATTTGGTATATGGTCGTTATAGCTCGAAGCGTCATTCTTCGGGTCATTGCTGGACGGAATATCAAAATAAAGTAATTGATGTAACGGCAACGCAATTCTTTCGAGATCATATTGACGCTCCGATTTATCTATTTGACAAAGGATTTGACAAGCGCTACATTCCGTTGTATAGGAATGAGCTAGCGGATGAAGTCATTCGGTGTTGGACGCGGGAGCAGAATTATTATTGTTATCGAGATGCGTTAACAACCATCACTCGATTGTATGGCTTATCGCTGATTCGAGCAATAACGGAACAAAGGGTATGAAAATGGGAACCGTAGACACTGGCGCTATGCAATATTTGTATATGATTTTTGTTACCCCGCTTGGAAAGGGGTACGGTTGTTTTGCTATCAAAAGGAATGGAGATAACTACACAGTATCATCCTCTTACTGTCACCCAACAGATCGAAAGCTTTTCCGAAAGGAAGTAGCGAGGGACAAGGCTTGCAAGATGATGCTTGCGCCTCGTCGGAAGAGGTTGGAAGCTTTGGATTCAGTTGGTGCGAAGCCTTCTGTGACCGTAGTGTTCTCGAAGGAAAGCCCGCAACAGAACATTGAAAATGCAACGATTGTGAACGCTGCTCTTGAACAGCGGCTCATGATGCCCTCTTGGGCGAAGCGGGCGTACAATCTTCATCACTTTACGTGTGGCTTGACCAAGGACAATATGACTTGGAACAAGCTCGTTGCGGAAGTTGGCGCAGTAGACTTCTTGCTTGATCATTTTCGAGCAATGAATATTGTTCACATGGACATAGATTGGTGAAAGCTTAAGGTGGGGCCGGGAACCTGCAATTCCCGGTAAGGCACAACAGAAGTAAAAACTTCGCCAGTGCCAAGCCCCTTCACGCGTAGGCTGGTATAACACACCCCTCCGCCTGAAGTCGCTAGACCAGTTTTCCGTGAAGGGGCCTCACCATGGTTTTCCCTTTCTTCTTTTTATCAACTTCAAATTAAAGGAAATTCTTTATGAACGACCCTGCGGTTCGTGGTAAGAGTGTTTTGCGAGTTGTGCGATGCCCTTTGGATGGCCCGCCAGAGGTTATTGATCTGAAAAACGATTACAGGTGTTTTTCAGAAGCTGTTTTTGATAAGAGCACAGATACAGTTTATGGGTTTTATTCTGACATTTCTAGAGGGGGAGACAAGTTTGGCACTGATTATATGGTTATTTATGGTTATTATTCCCGCACGGTAAATGTGTATGGATATCGCGGGATAATTCTTATTGTGAATTGGGATAAAGCTTCTAATAATGCTGTTGATATGAAGTGCTCAAATATCATTGAGGTCTTCAAAAAGATTACGCGTTCCAAAGCGGCAAGGAAGCGCGTTAAAAAGGCTAGATAAAATGGGACTTAGACATAAGAACACTGAAGTAGACGACCATCTTATGGCGACTCTTCCTAATCTTGCTCTTTCAGCTGAGCAAAAGGTGCTTGTTGAAAACAATTTGGGTTTGGTTGGACATATTGCCCACGCTTTTGCTGGTTACCAGATGGAACACGAAGAGTTGTTTCAGTGGGGTTGTTTTGGTTTAATGCATGCCGCAATGAAATACGATGCGGATAAGGGCGAATTCAAAAGCTATGCCGGAACGTGGATTCGCTGCTACATTAAGAGTGCGGTTAGATTTATGTGGAGCCAAGTAGTTATGAAAAAGACTACTGCGAAAGGAGGCTTTTGGTCGGAAGAAGGAAAGTTTCGCGGTAGACGTGATGCGTATCTTAGCGAAACGGTTTATAGAGATTCCGAGAATGTAACGTTGTTGGATACATTGTCTGCTAGTTCAGATGGTTCTGTTAATGAATTTGAAAAAAGTGAACAGATTGATAGGTTGAGTAAAGTTATAGAAAAGGCAGAACAACATCCTACTTCGCCATTGCTTCCTCGTGAAAAGGAAGTTATTAAAATGGTGTATTGGGATGATCAGAATTTTGTTGAAATTGGTAAAAAGCAACATGCTCATAAGAATCGGATTGGCTTCGTGCATGACCGGGCGATGGCGAAGCTGCAACGCGCAGCTGCGCATATCCAGTAAAAGTAAATTTCCAGTCCTATTGTAATTTCACCATAACCTATTTCGATTGACACGGCCCGCGTGCGGTGTAAGATACGGTTATGTTTGGCGCCGAGGCATATGCTCGTTTGATGGATTTGCGGGACGAAGATGGCGTTGTTATCGAGCAAAAGGAAAAGCGAGGAAGAATGGCTACTTCAAATTTGGAAGAAGTGAAACAATTTGTGCTCTCTTATAAGCAAACTGAAAATGAAGCAATTCTGGATTCTTTGGAATCGGCCGGAAAATATGACCGGGCTGTTATTATGAGCGCAATGAAAGCTCTTCAGAATGACGGGCGCGGACGGTTTGTTGTTGGGCGTAAGGGTGGTAAAACCCGTTTTGAATTTGGCGCGCAGGTTGAAGAAAAGCCAAGCGCTCCTCCCGCGCAGGAATCGAAGATTAACATCATTGCCAATGGGCTCGAAAACGTAATCAAGCAGGAGCAAGAAAAGAATCCCAACAACCCTCTCATCTTCAATGTTGATGAGCTTGCTGCTCGGGTAGACCGTTCATTGCTTATTGCTGCTTTCCGCGTTTTGGAGACGCGACAAATTGGAACGTTCATCGTTGGTCGTAAGGAACAGTCTAGCCGATTTGTGGTGGGAGAGGTCAAGAAGGAAAAGCCGGTAGTTGATGTCATTAGAAGTTCGGACCCTTCTCGTTATGACCTGCCCGTTCCGGAAGTTGGACCATTCTCTGAAAGCGGAGTATCAGTTCCTGGTCGCGAAGATAAGGAATTGAGCGTTTCTGGAGCAATGATTCGGCTAACGCCGGAAGCTGTTGTGTTGCTGGTGAATATGCCTGGAGGAAAAGATTCTGTAGAAGATGCAGTGGCGGTAGTTCCGCAATTGAGTTCTCTTCCTGAAGACAAGAAGTCTCTGCTTATTGAAGGTTTGAAACGCCACGCTTTTGTTTATACTCAGTTTCTTGGTGTCGAGTTGGAGTAGAGGAGAATCGAATGGAAACCACGACCTTTATCTGTGAGGCTTGTCAGGCTCCTGCTTCGAACTGTATGTTTGGAGCTAAGGACGATGTTGAGTATCGATTTTATGGTTGTCGTGAACACTTTATGGACCTTTGCACAAAGCATGTAAACGAAGGTTTTCGCTTTAAGACGGCGAAAAAGATTGCTGAAATTCCTGGCGGGGCAGCGTTGGTTGCTGCTGCCGCTCCTATTCCTGTAGCTCCTGTTCAATTGGCTGCACCTGCTGTTGTGGTGCCTAAGGTTGTAGAGCCGCAGAAGAAGGTGGCGGTAATTGAGAACCCTTCGCTTCCTCATTCGCTCCCTGTAGTCGCTATGCAGGCGACTGAAATTGATGATGACAATGGTGGTGTGGACGCCAAGTCAGGAAGGAAGATTAGTGCCAAGGGCAAGTTGCGAGCTTTGCTTGATGAAGCTGAAGCGATTCAGAGCGGTTTCATTTTGAAGCGGCCTCTTTACAGCTTGGGCACTACGGTGATTGATGTTGGGCAAGAGAACTTCCGTCGTTCTCGTCAAGAATTTGAAGCGCGTCCCAGGGTGAAGGATGCATGCGATTCTCTTATTTCCCAGATTCAGTCAGAAAAGCGTGCAGACGCTTATGTTAACTTGACTGACCTTACGATGTTTGCTGATGGTCGGATGGGTCGTTTGGTTGACAACAAGCCATTGAAGAGTTCAGCAATCCTTGCGAACGCTGATGTTCTTGGACAATTGATGTCGCTGACCAATTTGGATACGAGCGCTGGAAAGTACTGGGATCGTTGCCCAACAGCGTTGCGGGCTTTGAATGTCAACTATTGGTTGGCTACGGCGAAAGCGAACAAGAAGGTCAAGCTTCGTGTTCGTATGATTAACGGCAATGACGGTATGCCCGACCAGGAGATTTACTCGGTTGTAACGAAGAAGTATTCTACGTTTGATATCAATCACGTCGCGGCTATCGTAAAGGAAGAGATTCCTGAAGACGCTCGCGCAGAGATTGTTTATGACGGTTTCTATGCGCGAATTAATGTTACGTTCCACTCTGATATTCGCCCTGAAGACGCTGTTGCTGGCGAAATCTTCAAGGTTGGAATTACCATCAAGGCTGCGGATGATGGCTCCGGGTCTATTTGGGTTATTGTTTTCGTTGAAAGAAACCTTTGTTTGAATCTGATTGTAATCGATGTCTCTAAGCAGACGGTCGTAACGCAGAGTCATACGGGCGATCAGGAAAAGATTGCTGCTGCGATTCGAGAAGGTATTTCCAAGGCGCATAGCAAGATTGAAGTGTTCTCTAGGCAGTGGGGATTTGCCAACAAGAGCAACCTTCTTCTGCCGGAATCGACAATTGACATCGAGCATTCTGATTCGGATTCGCCCAGGTTCAATTTGAGCCATGAATTGTTTATGGCTGCGCTGTTCAATGGCATGATTGAACGTGAATTGGTTCCGGTTTCTGGTGGTCGTGAGAATACCATTAAGAATCTTTATGGCGCATGGAAGAAGGAACCGGCTCTTACGAGGGCTGGCGTGGTCAACGCGATGACTCGCGCTGCTCACGAGGTCAACCATGCAACCCCTTGGTTTGAAGATAAGATGCAGCAGGCTGCTGGCGAGATTCTGATGGGAGACAAATGGCGTCCGCTGCCTTGGCAGCAAGTTGACCCTATGCTGGAAGAGGCTTTGAGGCAGCTGTAATAATCACCATGAAGTACTATTCTAAAGTGTCAAAACACTTGGTTCGCAAATACGTTTCTAAACGACTTGGAAAGCGTATTCAATGGGCTTTGAGTTTGGATTCCGGAGCAATCGTAAATGATTGCTCCGGGTTTAACCGTATTGTCAAAGACATTGAAATTAGAGTTAGGAATTTTGGTGCCGCTGGCGGTTGGATTATTTGGGATGTTGATTTTACGATGGAGAATGGTGGCGGGTGTTCGCTTCGACATTGCGGAGTTGCCCCGCCTCGTTCTAGGGACGAGATTGAAAAACAACATCTCAATTTTTTGAACTACTGGGTGACTGAAGGTGCGGCGAGTTGGTATAATTTAGGAGACAGCGATTTGCGAGAGCGATATTCAAAATTGGTAGAAAAATTGGAGATGCTCAAGGCAGGCAAACATATCTGTGATGAGAGAGGGTTGATTTTGGATGGGGTTTTAGACGGCATTTAGTTTGTTGTAAGTAAAATGGTGGGAAGGGAGGAACAATGTTCCTCCCTTTTTTCCTACATCCTTTGATATATATGTTCCTTAGAGGTTATTTATATGCTGAAACTAGAGACAATTTTTGCAAACAAAGCTATTATTCACGGGCTTACTGAACCAGAGCTTCCTAAATTTGTGGAGCATGTTATCAAATATACTTGGGTGAACTCAACGCTTCCAGCAAGCGCTCGGTTTGTAAAGGAATCTGAGAATCCCACGTTGGATAAGATGCCCGTAGGTTTCAATTTGAAGGAAACTGTAGAGCGTGCGGTGAAGCGAAATGTGCTTCTCTTAGAGACGCTTGGCCCAGTATACTTGGGGCTGAACGTACGCATCACCAATCAGAAGGCTGGAGCTTCCCCAGGAATTCGAGTTGAATTTGATAAGTTTATGTTTGAGCGAGACGATCGTTTTCGAAACGTAGCTAAGTTTCTAGGAGAACTTATTAAGGCTTGGGAGGGCGCCAAGGAAGTCGTAAAAGTTCCTGAAGCTCCTGAGGATAACCCTCCGCCAGCGAAGGTTAGCCCTCAACTAAAAGCTAAGAGAGGGCGTCCGCGTAAAGCGAAGTAATATTTCAAAGGACAAAACATGAAAGTCACTGTTATTGTTCCTTTTGTTCGAATGGAGAATTTCGACAGATGCATTGAATCCATTCGAAAAAATCATGGATTGAGTGAAGATCCCGAGATTATTTGGGAACAGGACGAACTTGGTATCGGCTGTCCACGAATGGTAAAAAAATTGGTGGACAAATCGACCACCGATTTGGTTTGTTTTCTTGGAGATGATACCGAGCCCCAGCCAAACTTTCTGAGAAACGCTTTAGCTATGATGCGAAAGCTGGACTTATGGATGGTTGGATTTAATGACACTCATACGGTTCGTCCAACACATTGGTTAGCCAGCAAGAAACTTCTTAACGAAAGAGGGGAGTTTTTTGATACTCGGTTTGTACATAATTATTCTGATACAGAACTGATGTTTCGTGCGGAACGGTTGGGGAAGTATGCTTGGTGTGAACAAGCTGTTGTTTTACACCATAACCCGTTAGCGGAAAAAAACATAAAACAAATCGATAAGTTTTATCAACGGGGAGCAGATTACTTAAATCAAGACGAAAATCTTTTTCACGAATTGTGTTCTAAAGTATCTGTTGGCATGATTGTAAAGAATGAAGAAGTCATGTTGGCAGAGTGTCTTGAATCAGTAAAGGGCGCGGATGAAATAGTTGTTGTTGACACTGGTTCAACCGATCGAACCAAAGAAATAGCTGCTAGATATACTGATAAGATATACGATTTCAAATGGATTGATGATTTCGCGGCAGCTAGGAATTTCGTTATATCGAAATGTTCTCATGACTGGATTCTGTCTATAGATGCTGATCAGTTATTGCTTCCCGGCAGTTTAGAACACTTCAAAGCTTTCTTACGTTCAAATGTAGAAATGCTGACTATTGGCACACACATGGTTGACCCTGGTGTAGAATATTATGTGCCTAGGTTTTTCCGTAACGTTCCTTGCAATAGATGGCAGGGTATGATTCATGAAGCTATTGTGTTGACGCCCGGCAGGCATATTGAATTGTCGGAAGTAAAGATTACCAGTAGGTTTAGTCCAGCGCATACTCAAGACCCAGATAGAAGTGTACGAATTCTATTGAAAGCGGTAGAGAAGGAACCAACAAGTTCTCGTTACTGGTATTACTTGGGACGGGAATACTGTTACCTCAAAGAATTTGAAAAAGCAGTATCTTGTTTAGATAAATGTGTTTCTTTTTGCGCGTGGTTACCTGAAAGAGCAGACGCATATTATTTGAAAGCGCTTTCTTTATGGTATCTTTGTAAGGGAGATAAAGCAAGAGAGGCTTGTTTTCAAGCTTTGTCTATCAACTCTGAATTCAAGTCTGCCTCTTTGCTTATGGCAGAAATGTCATGGGACCATAACAAAGCGGGTTGGCTTAGGATGGCTAACGGGGCAACCAATCAAGACGTTTTGTTTCGACGCGAAACGTTGTGCTTTTAGATCCAATCTATAGAAAGACAGCAAAATGGTAGCAACACATAAGAAAAATGTGGAAGAAGCTATTAAACAAGCTGCGCCTAAACCTAAAATAAATAAAGACCCAGACTTCTATATTCCTAAAGATTTTGCGGGGCTATTGGCCGAAATTGATGCGACTGCTAGGGCTCAGGGAGAATGGGATGGCCGGATGTTGAGTTGTTATGTGGCTTGTCAGGAAGCCTATAAGGCTGGGATTGTGAATGTGCCTCATCCCTCAGAACGAATGAGGTTGGGTGAAAAGCTTGCTGCTCTCATGAAGGCAGCTAACGAATTGTACAACGCCAAGACTAACGGATAGTAAAATGGCAATGCACAAGAAGATTGTGGAAGAAGCGCTTGAAGAGGCTCTTGCAGAACTCAAACGTGTTTCTTATCCAATTAATCATACAATGAGTTGCAGCATGAAGGCGGAGTATGATAAGCAGCATGATATTGCTCGTCGCGCAATCCTTGAAAGATTGTTGGAAAAGTTGAGAAAATAAATGGAACGTCTTGTTCAAGTCGGTTCAATTTTTGCCGTGCTTGCTTTCATTCACATGTTTGCCGATTTGTTTTCACAGACAGAAAACATAGCCATGCGTAAGCATGATGATTTAAGTTGTCGTTCTACTCATTCTATTTTGTATACAATCTTTTTTATTCCACTTATATTGTATGTAAATGTAGGTTTGTATTATACATCCAGTCTTTTATGCTTTATTCTGTGTAGTCATTTATGGGGTGATTCATATACGCCTTCCTATGTTTGGGCCAAATATGTTCGGCGGCCAAAAGAAATGACAAAGAAGAACAATGTGGAGGGCTTTATGGATTATGCTGGCACAGGAATGGGGAAGGCTCTAATCATTTGGGTTGATCAGATCTATCACTTGGCTTGCCTTCTTCTGGTTGCTTTTGTAATTGTGAATAGCACAAAATGAAGTGTAAGGAAATTGACTAATGACTAATAAGATCGATGGAAAAGACTTTTACTTTGCCTTTGGGAATGCCGATGAAGGCGGCAAGTATATGACTAACAAGATCAATGGAAAAGACTTTTATTTCGCCTTTGGGGATGCTGATGAAGGAGGAGGAAAGCATATGACTAACAAGATCAATGGAAAAGACTTTTACTTTGCTTTTGGGAATGCTGATGAAGGAGGCAAGTATATGTCAATTGTATCAAAAGAATATTGGAAGCAGAGGCATTGTGTTGAAGACAAATCTTTTGATATTAGTCATTTGATTCCGTATTTCCACAGTGAAGATATGGAATCTCTTTGGTTCCTTTATGATACTTCAGAAGAACAAGTTAGACAAGATATGGAAGACGCTGGATTTGAATATTCGGATGATTTCGCTGACTTTTTAGATAAGCATCCAATTTAAATTAATATCAAAGGACAAAATGATTTATCATATTTGGAGACAGGCAGAAGGTGCAATAGATAAAACAACAGGGCAAGCTATTTGTACATATCATTGTGTAACTATTGGAGGGGAAGATGAACATTATGATGCGGTTCATGAGATGGGAAATAAGATTGTTTACTTCTTCCAAGCTGATACGTGGCATGAGGCTATGGTAGAATACGATTCATGGCGCCGAGCGCAGGAAAAGAAACAATGGAAAGCGCATTAAGATGACAGCAAAAGAAGCGCTGGAAAGAATTAGAAAGGTAAATGAACGTCTTTCTAAAATAGCAAGCGGAGAACTTCGGCCAAGGGTTATTGTTCAAACCCATGATGGTGGTGTTCGTATCTCAGCTAAGATAGTATTGGAAGAGAGCAAACTGATGCCTAATGAAAACTAGCTTGTCTTTTTGATTTCAACGGAGAATACGTTTACAGGGGATAAACGTTATGAGCACCGATGACGACGATAGAAGTTTTCGTTTCGAGTGGGCAAAGTTAGCAAATCAATTCAATGAAAAGGTTCGTTCTGATTTACTGGAAAGAAGTGGAGGAGATGCTGCTTCTTTGGTAATGTCAAAAGAGAATTTTATGCAAATGGGAGCGTCCCTTTGGGAACATACCTATGCTGTTTGTCCAGATAATGATTCTGCTGCTTTTGATAACTTGCTTAAGTACTGGACTAGGACGGGACAGGAAACCCTTGTTCTTGCTGCTGGCTCTCCTGACATGCAGCTTACGCTTGGTTGGGTAGCCCGCTGGGCCGATCAAGCGTTCCCTCAAGTAATTCTTGGTCAAAGAACAGCAGCGGCTTTGATGGGGACATCCGCTTCCGAAGAAGTTGTAGAGAATCTTCATGCTCCTTGGAAGGCGTTTCTTGTCAATATCCCTCCTGGATTGTTGACTATTTATGATGATACTGTTAAGCGGCAGGTATCAGCAACGTCTTTGGCTGTTCATGAAACGACGCGAGCGGGAGTTGGGACAACTTGGAATTGGCGCCTATCTTCTATGGAGTCTACTGTTCAATTGTGGCAGTTTGGAATTACAACTAAGGAATTGGTTCAAGCAGACCTTTATGGATTCAGTGATAAGGAACTAGAAGACCTATTTGCCGACAGCGTAGATGACCAAGATAAGCGTCTTATGAGGCTTGTTGGTAGGTTGATTGTTGGCATCTGTCTCACTTTCCCTGACAACAACAAACGAGTAGGCGCTGGCCATAAGAAAGGCGCGCCTTTTCATGGATTTATCAAACAGGGAGAAGAGTTTGTTTGTGTTTCTCGGAGCTATGAACTAAGACCTCCTATCACAATTGATTGCCGAGAGGCGATTAAGGATTATGTTGAACATGGGTCCAGGAGAGGTCACAGTCCTACTGTTCGTACGCTTGTTCGTGGAACCTATCGGCGACCTCCTCGGGGCATTGAAAAGGGACTGCCAAAGACAGTTTGGGTACAACCTCATTGGCGCGGCCCTAAGGATGCTCCTATTGTGGTTCGCGCGCATAAAGATAAGAATCAATAAAAGATATGAATTAGCTATAGCCTAAACAACTAGAAAGAAAGACATGCCTTCTAATAAGCTAATTAGGATGATCTATTTAGAAGTGGGTCGGGAACCAAGAGTAATTGATCTTGGTTTTGATTGGGGTAAACAAGAACAATTGAAAGAATGGACTGATCTTCTTGGTATTAATTTTGGTTGGTATAGATTGTACAGTAAAATTTCGGGCGATCGTGCAATGCATGATTATGAAGGCGAATGTAAAACAGGTTATTCTCTATTGTTTGAAAGGTCTTACAGACTGTTTCAAATTAAGAGTCCTAATGTTAACGCCATTATTGCAAAAGGTGATGGTGTGCTTCAGTCTATGAAGTGTCAAGACATCACTGAAATCTTTGAATTTATCGAAGCTTGCAAAAGACTGCCGTAAAATGTCTCGAAAAACCATAGTAGATAAACGTAAACATAAGGTTTCTATTGAATATAAAGACGAGGAGGTTTTCTTTAAGGGTGATACAGTTGGTATAAGGCTATTCAAAAGGGACGAAAACGATAACCATATTCTTTTTCAGCTGCTAGTAGAGGATGATGGGGATTGGTTTCCAAGCAATGGTGGTGTTTCAACATATTTTCTTGACGAGCATTTCGTTATTATAGATACCGTAAAGCAATGGTTGTATATGAATTGTGAACCTGATGGTAATGGTGGCTGGAAGTTCAAAGGCGGGAAGTAAAAATGGGCGACATTATTCGTTATCCTAGAACCTTACACATACGTGGCTCACGTAAAACTGGAGATGATTTTGAACTAGAAGATGTTTCTTTTGAGGAAGCGCTTCAAGGCAAGTATGTTGTTTACGAGGCGAAAATTGACGGTTCAAATTGTGCCGTTAGTTTTGAAGACTCACGAATGATTCTTCAGTCTCGTGGTCATGAGCTTCGTGGCGGGCCAAGAGAAAGAGAATTTCAGCAGCTTAGAATTTGGGCAAACAGATATCAGCATGACTTGTTTGATATTTTAGGCAATCGTTATATCTTTTATGCAGAGAACATGTTTGCAAAACATACTGTATTTTACGATAACCTTCCTCATTGGATATTTGAATTTGACATTTTTGATAAGGAAAGAAGACTTTTCCTTTCTACCAAAGCTCGTCGTCGTCTTCTAGAAGGTCTTGAGTATGTAGCTGCTCCTGTTGTATATGAGGGGACAGCCACAACACTAGAGCATTTGAAATCTTTTATTGGGCGTTCGGCATATAAGACTGACAATTGGAAGGAGAATTTGGGGCTTCAAGCTGAAAGATGTAATTATGATGTCGCTCTTGCGATAGCTCAAACCGATCAATCTGATTTGGATGAGGGAATTTATATCAAGGTTGAAACTGAAGAAGAAACGGTTGGGCGATATAAGTTTGTAAGAGACAGCTTTACGAATAGCATTTTGAATCAAGGGTCTCATTGGCATGATAGGACTTTGATTCCTAATCAGCTGGCAGATAGTCACTGCTTTAAACTGTAGGTGTTATCTTGGACGACAAACCTAGGCTTTTTCGGGTAATAATTATTGACCCCAAAAAGGAACCAAAAGTTGTAGATATGCCGATTACATATAGTAGCTTATGTAAAATATTGGGTAGGTCATATGGTGCTTGTCGCCTGAATCATCCTCTGGCGAATTGCGATAACTACAAAGTTTATTATCGATATGGTAGTTTAGATTTAAATCTAGAATCATTAGATTCGCCCGCAATAATAATAAAACAACCGAGATTTTGCAATGTAACGTCGCTAAATTGCAACGATATTACTCTTATTATGAAATACATTGAAGATGGCAAACAAAGGTTAACAACGCCAGTGCGGCCGGTATCTTTTTAGAACAGGTGTTGTCTTGGATAATGACCTCAAGCTTTTTCGAGTAATAATCATTGAGCCTAAAAAGGAACCAAAAGTAAAAGTTATAGACACACCAATTACATATCGTGTTTTGTGTGCTATGTTTGGTCCGTCGTATGGTGCGTCTTTTATGCCAACTATGCCACAATACAGAATTTATTATAGCTACAGAGTTTCGCCTATCGATGTAACTAAGTTAAATTCGCGTGCTATAATAGTGAAACAACCAATATTTCTTGAGAGGACATCGCTAAATTGCAATGATATTACTCTTATTATGAAACACATTGAAGAGAACAAACCGAGAGTAGCAGAACCAGCATAGGTGATATCTTGAACGATAGGTTGTTTGTTCGGGTAATAATTGTTGCTCCTGGAAAAGAGCCGGAAGTTAAAGACATACTATTTACGTACGAAAACTTATGCAAGGTTCTTGGTGGAGGTTATTTTACTCGTCTTCTTGGGTCTGATCTTCCAACAGTTAATTACAAAATTGCTTGTCGTAAAACTGATAGTAATGTAGGCGAGCTTCAGTTGGGTGTGCCGTACAGCATGGTTATAATATTTAAAGTAGACGGCTTGTCAGTAAAACAGATGCTTTGTAGCGATATAACTTTTATCATGAACTACATTGAACAACAGAAACGTGTATACGAAGCTCTTTCAAATTCAGAGATATTCATGAGGAAGATATTCATGAGGAAGCTATGAAACTGGAAGATAAGAAAAGGCTGCTGGAAATTAGGCGAGAGCTTTTGGATTTGGTTGATGAATTGCAAATGCTTCTTCGTCGGTCAGGAAATAATTTTGTTTATGAGCGAGCCAAGGCTTATTGGCTTGGGCATTTGGACAATGCGGTGGAAGGGATTTCTAAACACGATTCATGTATGGATGAAACTTTACGCGACTTGGATATTGACCCAGAAGCAGAGTCTGATGATTTGGAAGAAGACGCCGAAGAAGAAAAGGAAGGATCAGAAGATTCTTAATCCACTCATATTTTAGTATCCTTTCAAATGGATACTAAAAACGATGGCATTGGGGTTTATGTAAATCTTTTGCAGGAAAACGGAAGCCATCAATTGGCATTGAAGTTTTTGAATTCAGGCGTTGAGGGAACGATTCCGTTGAGCCCGTCACAATATAAACATATCCTTGGTTTAATTAATAATGATTTTGTGACATCTGTTCGGTCCCCATCCTCTCTTGCACCAGCGGAAGATGACAGTTCGTTGGTTTCTGGTCTGCGTTATATGATTCCTTTTGAGGATTTGAATGGGGTATATGAGAGTGCTGATCGAAACTCTCGTATAATTATGGTTCATGTAGATCCATTAAAAGAAGAGATGCTTTTCTATAGAGTTTCTCCTAAGCCTAACAATAAAGTTGTTTCATTTTCTGCTCCGATGGGATGGATGAAAACTCTTCCGAAAGCCGACTTGGGAAAGGTTCAGATTGTAAACCAAGGAAAAGCTATAAGGTTCGGGGATTTGGACATAGCTAGCACAGATTTGATTAGCTGGTTCGGGCATAACTATAAGGATGTGTAACGTGAAGGTAAAAGAACTCATCAAGGAACTTCAAAAGCAAAATCAGGAACTGGAAGTTCTTACTGGCGATAATGAGCGCTGGTTCTATAACACTTCAAGGGTAAAGACGGCAAAACTGTATGAAGGAAGAGAAGATGATGAATCTAAAGATGCTGAGCTTTGCGTTGTAATTTGCTCGTAAGTTGTTTAGCAATACTTAAGCATTTCTGTGAATGTCCCACGATGAGAATCCATTAGCTTTTTACTTACTTAAGTATGCCGATTACGCATACTGGAAAAAGTGGTATGCGGCTAATAAAGAAAAGTTCAACGCCACTGTAAATAAACACAAGCAGAATCGGCGTAAAGAATTCCAAAAGCTAATTGATGAGAAGAAAGATATTCCCTGTCTTCATTGTGGGAAATCGTTTCCTCCGGCTGCCATGGATTTAGTCCATAGGGATGGAGAAGAAAAGAAATTCAGTCTTTCAAATGCAACACGATTGATTTATTCTCTTGATAAACTGCAAGAAGAACTAAACAAATGTGATGTATATTGTGCTAATTGTGTAAAAACTTTGAAGACTGAACAGTTCCTAGAAGATTCTTCCGACACTTCTACTCGGGAACGTCGCCGCAAGAAGCTGAAAGGCATCGTTGATTCCATAAAAGATACGGTTTGCTCGGAGTGTGGTGAAAAATTTCCACCATACGTTATGGAATTAGACCATGTGGACCCATCCAAAAAAACCGATTCCATTTCAAAAATGATTACGAAAGAAAAGCCTCTTGAAAAGATTTTAGACGAGCTTGGGCAGACGAGGGTTATATGTACAAACTGTCATCGGATACATACATATAATCAACGTCACCCAGCGGAGCTAGAAGAAGAGGAATGAAAGATCATATCGCCTACCTAAAATACGTTCTTCGTCACAAATATTACGTTCTTCAAGGCTGCTTTATGGTGCAAGCATCTTTGTGGCTTGCGCTAATTCACGATTGGTCTAAATTTTTACCATCTGAATGGTTCCCTTATGTAAGGGCGTTCTACAATAAAGACGGTTCCAGTAAGTATGAAGAGACGGACGAATTCAATTACGCCTGGAAATATCATCAGAATCGGCAAAAACACCACCATCAATATTGGCTTTTGAAGATGGATGATGGTAGAGTTGTCCCTCTCAAAATGCCTGAAAAATATGTTAGAGAGATGTTGGGCGATTGGATTGGGGCAGGATTAGTCATCACAGGAAAACTAGAAGTATGGGATTGGTACGAAAAGAATAAAGAAAACATGATCCTCCATGAGGATACGAGAAAACTTGTGGAAGATATTCTTGGCAAATTAAAAGCTCAATACGAAAAAATACTGGAAGAAATACGAAATGAAGTTCTGTAAACCTTCTGATGAACTTAATAAAGCTTTTCTAGACTATATTGCGTACGAAAAAGACCTTATCAAAATGTTGGGTGAGGAATGGGATATTGCGGAATCTCTTGTTTTAACAAACGCAGATGCTGTTTTTACTTTGCAAGAACAGCCTGGAGGAAATGATAATCCACTGTATATGAGTTTGGAGTTTGGTTTGGATGATATTTTGAGCGGTTTTGATAACCTAATTGAATCCAAGAGTCGAAGAAGTAGTTCTCTTCCTAAGAATTTGGGATTGTACTATTTTGTATATGGTCGGGTTGTAATGATTTATGCTGTGGATACTAATATGGAAGGTACGAAGTACATCACTGATTCGCTCGCGTCTTTCAAGTTGAAGACGGCGGATTATTTCTCAGAGAAGATGTTGAATCGATATCGGCTAGGGGAAATTGTAGCAGTGGAGAGGGCCGATGCTTGAAGCGATCAAATGTGATTGTAAAGGTTGTGCAGAAAAGCCTACGTTAGTATGTGCTTGTCGTAGATGCGGTGGCGTGCTTGATGACGATGATGAGAAGTTTCATTGCTGTGATAAACACACGGAAGAAGCTGGCGATAATCATTATCGGGTAAGAGGCAGACTTGCTGTGTGGGTAAGTTATGGGCAAACAGACTAAGGCTAGTATTTTAAAAATTCCTTTGGGGTCTACATTATACGGAAAGAATGGAGCTAGATGGGCGGCAGAGTTTCTTAATAATCAATTGCATGATGATGACAAACGATTTAATCGCGCCGTATTTGTTACGGGGCGAGGCTTTTCAACTTTTGCCGAAAATGCTTTTGCGGAATTTTTTGAAATATATGTTGATAGAGAAAAGACAGAAGTTGGAAGTTATCTTATTGTATTTGTGAGAGATCAATCTCCTATGGTTTTTGATCTTGAACATGACGGTATCCGTGTGATTCAATACCAAAGACCTGTTCCAATAGGAACAATATCATGGGAAAGGTAAAGCTATGACTAAAAATAAAGCCGACCCAGAATATGTTTGGGGAGCAATTGTTAATCTAGGTGGAGGTTTACATTCCTCTAAACCAATGCGGTTTACAAAACGTGATTTTGGTGGTTGGTGGCGCGGCAACGATGTTATTTATAAGCTTGGTTTTCATCATGACAGAGATGGCTTTGCTTCGTTTGCTTCCACAGACAAACGAGAAGTAGAACTGTTTTGTCTTGGCGCTTCAACGGTGTGTAAGTTTCTTTCTAATTGGACTAGGCAAGGAGCAAAAGATTGATTAATGGATACTACAGCTATTTATCCCAATCGGGTTGATGATAAACTTCAAGTAGAGAATAAAATTGGAATCCCTGAGTTTGGAAACGATTCTATTGATCTTTACGTTCCTGGCGGCCCTTTATTCTCTAAAGGCTATGTAAGGGTCGTGTATGGTGATCACGGCCCTTACATTGAATTTGAGGAAAAGCATATTCTTATTCCTATGAAGTCTAAGTTCAATAACTTTGTTGATACTGAAAACCTTCCGCCTTTGGATTATAAATGGTATTATTTCTGGTTATGCCCGCGAGCGTACCCAGACATTAAGGTTTACCTTCAAATCAAGCCTGTTACAAGTATTCCAAATGCTCCTAAAAGAGCAGATGGAAAGCCATCTTGTTTTAATCGGGCAGAAGGATATGCTGATTACCGGAGAGGTTGTTTCTATGTGGACCCCTTTCAGTTAGAATATCGTGGCTCTAGGTAATTTTTGATATATTCTCCATGGACGACGAGATTCTGAAAAATTATACACTTGCGGCGCAACGATTAAGTAAGATTCAAAAGAAGGCTGATACAACTGATGTGGTTGATGCTATTACTCCTTTTTTAACTTTTGTGCCCACGCTCGGTTTATCTTATTTGTTTCAAGCAATAGGCGGAGCGTATGATAAGTTCGTAGGTAAACGAGCGAATTTTGTTGCGTCCGTAAAGGATTGTCTAAATCAACTTAGAAGTACCGTTACAACAGATGAAGAATTTGTTGTTTGGAACAACTATGTTAATCCGATTATCCGTGATATCTCTACCAATCTCGCCATCCTTACTCGCTTGAATATTTCGAATGTTAAAGATGCGCAAGTTTTGAATGTTCAAAAAGCAAAAGTTACCGACGCAATCAAAGCAATAGATAGAATTCGTGCCCAACTAAGTGTTGTAGCAAGTGATGATTTTCAGCATAGAGCCAGAACTGTAGGAGAAGGTTTGAGTGATACGGCGTTACGTTATCTAACCTTCAGAGGAAGTTCGGTTCAACGAGCCAAGGGTGCGGCTGAAAAAGCACTTGGGCAGACAGCTGAAACAGTTGATGGTCTTCAAGCTCTCAACAAGCAAATTATCGAAGCTGAAAGTAAGGTAGCAGCAGCAAAGGCTGACCCAAATTCTCAAGGCTAGATATATAGTTTTGTATGAGATTTTGGTTCTTTTTATTTTTCCTTCTATTTTCTTGTAATGTCAGATTAGCTCCCGTTTCTCCTCCATCTCCTTGCTCTTTACATTGTGGCTCACAATATAATCGTGAATGCTCAACCGCATATGACGCGATGTGCAATCCTATTTATCTTGAGTCGAAATGTGTTTCGGTTAAAAAGCCTTGATTTGACAATCGATTTTTGTCGTGTATAGTGGAGCAAAGAAGATGAAATGTCCTAATTGTAATGAACAATTGGTTGCTTGGTGCTGGCTTGATGACGGCACCTATAAAGGTGTGTTATGCACCAATTGTAATGGCAGGTGGCATTCAGCGAAGTTCTCACAGGAGATTCAATCTCGCGTAGCGGCTGCAATACGTGATATTGAAAAAGAAATGTTTGCAGAATGTTCCTTTCCTAAAGATGCGATTACACAAGAACAATTCGAGCAGTTATGTCATGATGAAGAAGCGTATTGTAAGTATTTTGGGTTTAATGAAAACGGATAATTAAACTAATAATACTTGTGTATCTATTCAATTTGGGCCTAAGGAGCTAAATGAAAAAAGATTATCTTATCATCAAATACGAATGCAATAAATGCGGACAGGAAACTGATTTCAAAATAGACAACCGGTTCATGAATTGTACTGGTTGTTCATACATGTTCGATATTTACAATTGGGAAGATAACGAGCCAAAACGTTCCGAGCAAAAAAAGTAGCAATTTAGCTTGCTTACATAATTTACACTTTTTCTTTCTAGTACTTTTTTGGTGTAACGGTATGCGGGCAAATGGAAAAAAAATACATATAGGCGAAGCAGTTCGAATTATTCAAGACCTTCGATATCCAAGCACTGCTACTGGACAAGATGCAATTTATGTTGGAAGATGCTTTATTCATAATGGTAATCGTTATTTAGGGCCTAGAAATCTTCCAAATGTAAAGGCTAAGTTTATCCTTGGAGACAAAGGTTATATATGGGAGCACGAGTGTTATTGGGTCTCTCTTCGCGACGCTATGCTGATTGAAGCTAATCTTGCAAAAGCTACTGAAGGATGTGAATTGGAGATTCAACGCCGATTAGAAGAAGAGCTACAAAAGATGTTGGCCGAACCTAAAGTTGAAATCAGCGGCATTATTGACAGCGTTCGTTCTTTTGGTAAGATAGTGTTTGTGAAGCTGGGTGACGGTTGGACTATCGTCTGTAAAGAAAGCGTTCTTGGCCCAGAATTCATGAGAAAATTAAAGGGAAGATTCCAACCGGGCGTTGCTATAGCAGCAAGTGGCCCGCTTATTGAATCGAATTCTTCAGATAAAATCATTTGTGCTGTAAGCCTTTGTGGCCTCGATACCGAAGGAGCGCAGGAAAATGAGGATCGGAACATTTAGTTCTCTGAGCAATCCCAAAAAACGTTATTCGATTTTCCGCGATGGAAGAAAAATTGCTAATGGCGGAGAAGGCATCAATTGGCGATGCAGCTGCGAACAAGGCGCTGAATGTAGCCATCTCAAATGCCTTTGGGCTTTTGCGAGAGTTGATAAGTTGCAGTGTCTATTAGACGCTAATTTGTTGACGCTTACCCGTTCTGGGAAAAGTTTTTTCAAAGTAAAAGTGTAAGGACATGTTATGCCTAAAGGTATCCGTTGTAAACATAGTTGGGAGCGGATTGGTTTTATTGGGGATCCACTAGTATCTGGTTATTACTGTTGTGAAGTTCAAGAACGCTGTACGTTATGTAATACAAGACGTTCTCGAACCTCAACTGAAGCAGAACATCAGGCTGAATTCAATTCAAGAATTTGCTCTAAGTGTAAGTTGCCAAAAGCCGATCATATTTGTGATGATTGTGTGTCTGCCTTGATCAAGAAAATTAATGAACTTGATGAACGGCTTTCAGATTTGGAAAGGTGGAAAAATGGCTAAGGATGATTCAAAACCATATATAGATGTAACCTCTATTATCTGGAATGGTTTTGAGCATGCCACCGATGATGAGCTTTATGAAATGCTCAAAACCGGTCTAATTTATCGGCCATATACGCCGCTTCAAGTTTCTTGCATAACACCAAACAAAGCGTCAAAAGACAATGAAAAACATTAGTTTCAAGTTGTTATGTGTTGCGGTGCTTTTTGTTTTAGGTTGTGGCTCTTCTTCTGAGGAGCTTGAGCCAGAGTGTGGTGATGCAGGAGAAGTCGTTTCTTGTGAGTGTACGGTAGGTGTGTCAGGGTATAAGAGATGTTTTGTGGACCGATGGACTCCCTGCTCTTGCTGGGATGAAGACGCTTCACCTAGTACCAAATGGGAACCTTGTGGGCAATAGAGCTTGAGGTAAAATAATGGCAAAACAAAATGTGAAGCTTATTCTTACTGCTGAAGAAGAGCAATTGATTTTGAAGAAGCGTGAAGAGGAGAAAAATCAAAAGCGTGAAGATGAGGAAAGTCAAAAACCAAAGAAGACAGGAGTTCTAAAGCACGATCTTTATGATTTTAGCCCAGTGCGAATATATGAGCGGCTTTTTTCCGATCAGGAACGAAAAGCAGCTATTGAAAATTTTGAAGACCGTTTTACTTTAGTAGCAAAAGCCGGAGCTATATTTGATTGTTATATTGATAACGGTGTTGAAGGATGGTATGATAGAGAATATGGTTTAGAAGATTTGAGTGAAAAATGGGCAAAAGAGAATTTGACAAACATTAAACGATGTGATTAGAAGTTGTAATTGGAACTATTCGTTTAGTTATCATAGCGCCCGTCAATTCAGTTCGCAAGAAAAAGCATAGTATTTTGAAGCGCCGCTATATAGAAGCGGCATGTCAGATTGCCTCTTTCTTCCAGAAGAAAAAACCAAGGTTTGTACAATTTGTCTGGTAAGCAAGTCTTTATCACATTTTGCTCCAAACAGAGGAAGATGTGATGAGTGCGAAGATAAACATAAAAACTATTTGCGGCAATATGTCAGAGGTCTAAAATCAAAACCGTGTGCAGATTGTGGTGAGAAGTTCCCATATTATGTAATGGATTTTGACCATTTAGATGAGCAGACAAAACGTTCTAACATATCAAAATTGATGAATGAGAGATGTACCCTTCAGTTTTTGAAGGACGAGCTTGCGAAGTGCGAGCTTGTATGCGCCAATTGCCACAGAAAGCGTACTTTTCAGAGAAGAGACGCAACGAAGCCGTCAAACCCTCTCTGCCCGGTTAAAATAGGCTAAAAACCGTACTTTTCATCAGGCTGGATTTCCCCGTCATATGGGTGCTTTCCAAAGAGAGCTTGATATACTTCGCACATTTTCATCAAATAATGATGGCTTGTTTCAAGCTGAAGCTGTAAAGAGTGTAATAGACAGGCGTGATTAAGACTATCTGTCCTATTTTTGACTCTTTCTATTTCATCTGTTAGTTCCATAAGGTCTTTTCTAGCTTCTTCGATGTCTTCTAGAAAGCCTTTTTGCATTTCATGTTCTTCGTATGCCTTAACTTTTTGTGTTATGTAATCAATAAAGCTATTATGTGATGCTTCATCACCTGATTCGGAAGTCATAACGTCACCTTTGAAAAAATTGTAATATTTCGGTGTATTTGCGTTGCTTTCATCTTTATGGTATACAATTAGCTGTAGCGGTTTTGAAAGGAAATTAGCCAAATGTCTGATCAAGAAGAAAAAAAAGAATTGACTCCTCTGGAGTGGCTTGAAATTCAAATGCTAGAGCACCCTCAGCATACCAATATATACCAGCCTGTGGTTGATAGGCTTCGTGCTCTGCGCGATGGGCAGCCATTGACGGTAGAAAACCCCCAATTTGGGGCGATGAAGCTTCGTATTGCTACAAGTGTGTGGTTGCCGTCAAACATGAGCTTGGGGGAATTCTTTGCTGAATTGAAACGAATTGAGAAACTGGTAAATGAAAATTCGAAAATTAAAACCCAATTTGAAATGGGAGAATAACTTGCCTCATTTGACACGGATGAAACTTGGTGTATGATGGGTTCAGCAGTTGACGAACAAGCTGTGTTCTAGCTTGTCGATAACCTAATGAATCTTCACGGATTGGAGCTTTAGATGGTAACTATTACTAAGACCGTACACTTTGTTCTGAATAATCAGAAAAATGACATTACGCTTACGGAGCTTAAGAAGAATTATTCGCGCCCGGACATCCTCAAGCTGTTCGAAACGCTTCAGGGGTTGGGATATGGCGAATTCCGTATGGGGAGTCGCGGACGTGGTCAGTGCAGCCGGTTTATCAAGAACGATTCTTGCCCGGTAGAATTCGATCTTGTTCTCACGGAGTCGCCGAATCGTGGTCGCCCTCGTAAGGTTCTGGACATTCCTGGTATCGAAGCCGAAAATACGCCTATTGTTGGGGGCAATGGGTTGCTTCCAGATAGCGATTCTTCCAAGGAGCAGCTGCAAGCGGCTTTGGACAGTATTGATGAAGCAGATAGTGAAGAGTCTGAAAACCTGGAACAGATGGTTTCTGATCTTTCTATCGTTTCCAACATTGCGGACGCTACGGCAACTTCTGTTGCGGTAGGCGATGACGAGCAGGATTCGGTTGACGACGACGAAGACGACGCAGATTGTCTTGAAGCATAGTCCATCCAAGCTCTTTTAGCAGGGCAGAGAAGAAATTTTTGATTTCTCAAGTCATTCTTCTCTGTCTTTGCTATATAGAAGGTGCATGGATGATAACAAAAGCTTTCTAGCAAGATTTGGCGGCGAGTGGGTTTATGCGGAAGATGGCGTGAACAAGTATCTTGGGCGCGTTGTTTCCCTTGGTATTGAAAAAGGTGTGCCTATAGACAAGGCTGAGGCTTTGAATAATTGGCAAACTAAGAACGTAATTTCTCTTAGCCCTGTTTTTCAGTATATCAGCAGGCTGGTTCCTCAGCAGACGGCAGAGGGAACATCCATTGCGCGAGATTCTGCGGCGCTACCATATGACCTCATGTTGGATGACAAGGCGAGGATTTTCCTCAAGCCAGTTATGCTGACATTCCTGTCAGAAATGGATGGCCGTGACCGGCAGCAGTATCAATCTCTTATTGAGAATTGCGCTGACATTATGGCGAAAACCAGATTTGCCGCTTCAGGACTTACGTTGGCATCATCAATGCCATCAAACGGTTCATTAATTCAGATGAAAAGGTAATTGATTATGCCGAAGACGCCTAAAACGATGGAAGACCGGGTAGAGAAGCTTGAGTTTCAGGTAAACTCATTGACGAAATTACTCGGAAAGGTTGTTGGCGGATTGAATTCCGAGCTTTCAGAGCTTGTAGATGCAATTGGAAGTCCAGCAGCTTCAAAGCCTGTTCTGGTTATGGTGAAGGATTCTTCTCCTGCTGAGGAGAAGCCTGTTCCAGCAGAGCCTGTCGTAGCTCCATTGAAGAATGATGATGTTACGTCTGGTCAATATGGAGATCCGAAGGTGTTTCGAGATCCTCCGGACTGGTCTGGAAAGTCTTACGAGAACAAGTTGTTTTCCGAATGTCCTTCGGCTTATCTCTTGGAGCTAGCTCGCTATTACGATTGGGCTGCGGCTGATGACAAGAAGAAAAACACGCTTGCTACCAATGGCAAACCGCGCCATATTTACCGTGAACTCGACGCGAAACGCGCTAGGGCATGGGCCAAAAAGGTAGATGCCAGAGAATCCAGCCCTCAGGTGGATTCTGAAAAGTCGAAAAGCGCTTTGATCGATCCGAACGACCCTAATTATTCTTTCGACGACGCGGAATAATTTTTCTTATCCCCTTGACAGCACAATATAACTTCTTATAATGTGGCAAAACCCATATAGGAGGTATTAAATATGCGTGATTTTGAACGTGTTGTAAAATCGTTATTCGACGACCCAACATATAAAAGTTTTTCTACGTCTTCAAAGTTACATACTTTTTCGGAAGTAAAAGATGATGACGGCGTATTGTACGTCGATCTTCCGGGCGTAAGCAAAGAAGATGTGATGCTTCAATATCAGCCGCCAACGAAATTGAATGAATTTGGTAAATTGGCGATTGCTGCTAAAAGAACTGTTGGGGGCACGAAAGATATTGAAACGGAGATTTTTGTAAATGCGCTGTTTGATTGGGATGGCGTAAAAGCTACCATGAAAGATGGCGTTTTGACTCTTAAGGTTAAAAAAAGGGAGGATGGAGCAGGCAAATTGAAATCAATTAAAATCGAATAGCGCACTTGACAATGGTTTTTTCTCTGGTATGTTGATGGAAGTTGCTGCGCAGCCGTATTCCTATTGCAGACCGAATGTGTGGTTGTCTTTTCTAAAAAAGGCGGAATCTCAAAATGAGTAGTAATGTTTTTGCCAAAGACGAAAACGCAAATGAAGGCTCCAACCGAGCAAATTTTGAATCTAGAAGGCTTACGTACCCCAAGAATAAGTTGAATATCGTATCGCGCGGGTACATTGAAACGGAAAAGGATCCCAAAACCGGTGAGGAATATGACCTTATTGCAATTCGGCCAGACGTTCCTGTTTCTGCCTATTTGAATGATTTGTGTTTTTTGGTTACAATTCCGAATCAGGACCAAACATATGCTCCTGCCTACGTTCGATTGCAGGAAAAAACTGGCGAAGAGGAGCAGCAGGATGAAGTTCGAAGCTTTACCGGAGTATCCTGTAAGGCTTTGGTGAAGAAGAGTAGGAACACTGACGGTGAAATCATCGTTTGTGCGCCTCGAACTAGGGTTCTGGTGCAGTTGAATCGTCTCGTGATTCAGGCTGAGATTCCACTGGAAGATGAACTAGAGACGATGGTGCATTTCAAGCCTAGAGCATCACGACCGAGGGTGCAGCGACGTGCAAATGGCGTAGGTTATACTGCTCAGCCAATTCGGGAAGAGGGAAATGCCGATGCTGGGCACTATGATGTTCCGGAACAAGGCGGAGTAGTCAAGAGCTAATCTGCGCTGAAATTAAAAGATAGGTGGCGGGCTAAAGGGCTGGACTCTTTGGCCCGTTTTCCTATTTGCAAATCGTGTCAAGGTCGGTGCAGTTTTCAGGGGTGATACGAGAAGCACAGTCAACCTGACTGCATGTTGAAACTTTTGCCATACAAGCAGGGTTAAGTTGTACCGAATTGAGTTGAGTATCAACACACCATTTAGTGCATTCTGCTACAGCTGCATCAGTACCAGCATCCATATCGCCTAGATATTGGAAGCACTCTACGTCTTGTTTCGTTTGCCCTAAATCGAGTGCATGCTCGCAGAAAGTAGGACAAGCTTCTTTTCCTGGCTCTTCACGGATATAAGGCTGAGCAGGATCTCGTCCTGCGCATGAGGCGCCAATAATGGTTGGCATAAGAATCATAATTAGGATTGTTAATAGCTTTTTCATTTTTCTCTTACATGGTTAGAACAAACAAATCGCGAGTGATACTGGAGGAAATGTAGCTCGGTGTGAAGTAGGTGTAGCCTTGATCGCCCCAACCAAGTCCCCAGGAGTTACGAACCTCAAAGGCGTTTTCGTATTGTGACCATCCTGTAATCACCATTGCGTGTCGTCCGATAAATCCAGTGGTCGGCGGGCTTACAATCTTCTTTCCTTGGACGCCTAGGAACTCTTTATTAAGGGACGTACCAAATACAACAGCGTGTCCTGAATTGAGAGTTTTGATGACATCGGTAATTCGTTTGTCGCCAGTTGAGTTGATAGAATAGAAGTTTACGTACTGTGGTTTTGTGCTGTATGCTGTTCGATAAGCTAGTGGGCTTGGGCGAGTAAAAACTTTGCTCGTGTCATAGGGCCATAGCGCTTCGGTAGGTACGCCATATCTACGCAGGCAATCAAAAGCGAGAGCAATATAAGTTCCCTTATCAACGTTGGCCGCTGGTGGGAATTGGTTGTTTCTTGCATTCCAATAAAGGAACAAACGAGATACGTCATCAATAAGGTCTGGCGAAACGTTTCTAAACCGAGCGAGTTCAGCTTCTGCTGTATCAGCCGTTGCGTTCGCGACGCAAGACCCTAGAGAATACTGATCGCTGACAGGCTTGAAGTACTTTCGAACAGAAACTTCTGAAGCTACTGGAGTTCCAGCAAGCGGGCTGTGAGCGAAATCGATTGTTTCCTTGTCAATCTTGGTGGCTTCTAGGTTGTGTTCAATAAAACCGGAATTTAGGACAACGTTTCCTAGCAATGCTGCGCCTGCCAGGATTTGAGCCGGGCTGTTGATAACAGTAGTTCTTGTGAAAATGTTGGATATGGTTGAAAGGAGAGTTCCCATGCCTTGATGTGGCGTATTTGCTAGAACTTGACTTCATGCGTGGGATGCTGTAGGATAAGATATGCCGCAAGATATAAAGAACCATTTTCAGTATTTGGTGAATTTACTTCCTGAAGAACGGAGACAAGAATTTCGGGAATATGTAGATGCAGCGAGTGACGGCTCCGATATTGATGATGGCTTTCTTGGATTTATTGACGACTACGTGGATTTGGCAAATATTATTCGGCGGCATACAATTATCTTTCCAAAAGAGAAAAGCACACGATCAAAACTTTTGACAGGCATACTACCAGATCTTATTTGGACGGTTTATGATGTGGGTTGCGCGAGTGGATTCCAGCATATCTTGTTTCCTTTTGTGAAGAAGTATGTAGGAATTGACGCTTGGTCTACTCCAAAATCATTTCTCCCTAATTGTGAGTTTGTAACAGGAAGGTTTGCTGACGTGGTGGATAGTTTGAATATTGACCACGAAAGGTCATTTGGAATTGCTAATATGAGCCTTCTTTATCCTGCCAGACAAGAGGATTTAGAAGCTTTTAACAGGGTGTTTCGACATAAATATATCCTATAGGAGCAGAACTAATGAGCATCCATGATAAAATCAGGATTTATACTGTTGGGTTTTCAAAAGACGGTAAAGACTATGTAGCTGCAATTGAATATAGGCTTACAGAAGCTTTAGTTGTTTTTAATAGAATGGTGCATTACGCTGAAGGAAATGAAAGTCAATATGTAATTGATGCCAAATGGGAAAAAGTCGGAGAATTTATGGTTTCATTTTGCGAGAATATGAGTGAAAAAGAAGCAAAGGAATTAGCAAAACAATATGGTTTTGAATTTGTAAATTGGCCTAGTTTTATTAAGATGATTGAAACCGCGCAATAACTGAAGGATAAAACATCATGGCTACCACTTCTGAATCCGCTGCCCCTCGTAAGCGTTCTAAGACTGCAAAGGTTACCGAAGCTGTTGCTTCTACCGCTAGGGTTATTACTTCGTTTGTTGGTTTGGAAGATGAATATCAGGATTTTATGAATTCGGTTGCTTCCAGCAGGTTGGAAGTCCGAGTAATCAATGACGTTCTCAACGTGTTTGCGCGAGGCAAGCTTCGTGAAAAGGTGAAGATTGCTCTTGAACTTAATTCGGAAATCGTGAAGAAGAAGCGCGAACTAACGAAGCTTGAAGATGAGCTTCGTCAGTATGGTTCGGATTTTCGTGACAACTGGAGGAAAATCAATCCTGGTAGCAGCATTTGTTCTTCGAGATTGATTCCTACTGCTGATGAAGAACATTATAGCATCCTGGTTACTGTAAAGGATACCTTTAGCTTCGCAAAGGAAGCCAAGGAAGCTGTTGCAGCAATGAAGGAACAGCTTTCTGCTATTGTTCTTGAAGGCGGCAAGACATTGTACGATACGATGTTTACGGAAACCGTTACGCATAACGTCAAGGATGAATTGGGTTATGAGCTTCTTTCTGGTTTGATTGAAAAGTACCTTGGCAAGGAAGCGGTTACTGAATTGGTTGAAACGAACGTTGATGTCAGCTTGAACGCTGATAAGTTTGCCAAGTTGATGGAATCCGATGTTATTCCGGCGGAATTGAAAACCAAGCTTTCTCTTGTTATTGCTAAGCAGAAGCCAGCGATCACGTATCCTAAATAAGTAGAGGTCCGTTATGGATGATCGTTCAACTTTGAATGACACATTAGTCGGGCACAAAGTCAACGCGATGTGTACCAACGTTCGTCGCCTTGAGAACTATGATATCTTTACATTGGTTCTTGGGGACGGATGTAAAATTAAGCTACTTGAAAACATTTCTCGCGAAATTCAGCTTGCTATGAAGTTGCAGTCACCGCCAGTATTCCATCCTGATTATTCGAACGGCTTGTTGCTTATGGTGGCTGCGCGCAGGGTTGATTCTCCGATTCTTCTTTCATCCATTATCGAACCAAAGAAGCCTGGCAATTACGATTGTCAGCTTGGTTATGATATGTATGGAGCGAAGGTTTCGCTAGACATTACTAAAGCTCCGCATATTTTGGTGTCTGGAACTACCGGTTCCGGAAAATCTGTTTGTTTGAATTTGCTTGCGGCAAACATTCTTGCCATGGGAAATGGCGAAGCAACATTGTGCGTTACTGACCCTAAAATGGTTGAATTTGAATATCTGAAGGACGCTTGTGTTCGATATGAAAATGATTATCGCGGCACGGTGAAGTATCTTCAGGAAGTTGTTGACTATATGGAGGAGAGATACGAAGTATTGAAACAGTTTGGATGCAGAGACATCTCAGATTTGCCTGCGGAGTATAAGACGACGCGTACATTCATTATTATTGATGAAATTGCTGACCTTATGGTTCATGATAAGTCTGGTAGGCTTTCGAATTTGATTGCCCGACTGGCGGCGAAATCTAGGGCTGCTGGCATTCATATGATTCTAGCTACTCAGCGACCGTCAGTGAACGTTGTAAGCGGTCTAATCAAGGCTAATTTCCCGGTACGTATTACTTTTAGAGTGGCATCTTCGACCGATAGCCGCGTTGTCATTGATATGAATGGCGCAGAAAATCTTATGCCCAAGGGGGACGGTATTATTTTTGGATACGGGGACCGACAGATGGTTCGGTTCCGTGCGGCTTATGTAACACCGGCAGAAGTAATGAAGTATTACAAGGATAATTATGACCCCTCTATGGATTATTATAAGGATGAAGAATCCGATGAAGATGATGAAGATGTCGAGGAAGATGATTTAAGAAATTATAGCATGGCTAGGGTTGACCCTGAAGCCGACGCAGAATTGCAGCGTTTTTTGAACTCCTAATGGAGAATAGTAATGAGCGGATATGATGTTGCGCAAGTAAAACAAGCCATTAAGAATAAATGGGATTGGAGAAGTGGTGATTTCCATTACACTCCGATTTTAGTTTGGGGCGGTCCTGGTATTGGTAAAACTCATATTCTTAATCAAGTTGTTTCGGAGAGAAAGATTGTTGAATTAAAAGAGAATTCAGACCCTCGTTTGGAGCGCTTACTGGAATTCAATCGTCCAGAGGACGTTGAAGATATTCTTGAAGAGAATTTGCTTAATATTCGATTGGCTGAACGTCCGCTAGAACAAATTGAAGGGATGCCATATCCATACCCTAAAGAGGGGTATATGGAGTTCTTGGCTCCGAAGAATTTGCAGAAGCTCAAGGCAGCTAAGTGGGTTGTTATTCTGCTGGATGAATTGGATAAGGCTGGCCCCGCCAAGATGGCTGCGGTAACGCATCTTATCGAGTCGGGTGTCGTTGGTGATTTCAAGTTCCCCAAGGATACTTTTGTTGTCGCTGCCGCAAATAGGGTGACTGATTCATATCTTAGCCGCCCTATTTCGGCAGAACTCTGTAATAGGATGGCTCATATTGAGCTAGTTCCAACGGTTGATAATTTCGTTTCTTGGGCAAAGAATTGCGAAGACATCTTAGATGAAGTGATTGCTTTTCATCGTTTCAATAAGTTGCGTAACGAAAATTATCTTCTTAGTGACGATAAGGACCGTGAAGTTGAGACGGTAAGAGCGTTCAAGTCGCCACGAAGCTGGCATTATGGTTCTCGTCAGATGAAAAAGATTTACACCAGACATGGGTGTAAACCAGGACAAATTATTAACGTTGATGACGAGGCGTTTTTTGAATTAGAACAGTTGGTTGGTGAGCGGCCAGCAATTGAATTTGCTACTTATCTGCGATTGTACCGAGACATCGATGTTGGTCGTATTCTTAAGGGCGAACTTGTTTTGCCTACAGGCGACCGCAAAGATTGTCTATCTAATCAGTATACGTTTACTATGGTTCTGATTGATCAGCTGACGGAAAGGGACCTTAAGAAACATGGTTTGAAATATGTTGTGCGGGCCATGTGTGAAATGTATCCAGAAGTGTGCAGTGTATTCCTTAGTGCGCTGAGCAGTTCAAACAAGAAGGTTTTCGAACATATTGTTAACTCCAAAGAAGCAAATGATTCTGGAATGATTAAACAGGTATTGGATGGTTTGATGTAGTTGATAGGCTAACAATGATAAAACTTTCAAGTTTGACTTTGTCCAAAGAGGATTATCTTTCCTATAGTAATATTTTGGGGCATTCAATCTCCTGCTTGGTGACTGATGCCCCTTTCTCTATGCCTATTATTAAGATGCCTCGATTGTTTTGCAATATTGAGCAGGCATATGCAGCAACTGATGGCAGATCGATTTTTATCAACCCAACTCGGTGGGTTCCTCTTCCAAAGCCGCAACGACAGGGTATTGTTTATCATGAATGGCTTCATGTAGGGTTTCGGCACCCTTGGAGAATGAAGAACAGGATTCATCGCGTGTGGGGATTTGGTTGTGATTTCGCCATTGATTCTCATATTATGCAAGATGTAAATCCCGATAAAATGACCATTGCTCGCGGGATGCTTTATGACCCTTATTATAATGGGTGGAACGCTGAAAAGATTTATGAAGACCTTCTCGACGTGTCTGAAAATATAGAAATAGGAGATCTTTCTGATTTTGAACAAAAAGCTAAACAACAACAGTTTTGTGACAGAGAAACTGCCGCAAAATTGTTGAAGCTGGACAAGAAAATTGAAGAGATATTTTCTGACGATCTTATTCAAGCTCCGTCAGACATGAATGATTTTGATAAAGAAATGCTTCGTGATACAATTCGTTCAGCCGAACAGGCAAAGAAATTTGGGAAAGATATTCCTGGAGAGTATTTACTTAACATTGATGTTCTAAAGCGCTCTCGAACGGATTGGGCGAAAGCCTTTGCTTGTTATTGGATGAATGTGGTCCAGGCAACAGGTGATCGGAATTACTATCGACCTAAGAAGTGGGGCTTTCCTTTTGGTATTATTATTCCTACAGAAGCAAACGTAGGTAAAATTAATGTCACTTTTATTTGCGACGTGAGTGGGTCGAGGTACGTCGCTGCTGCTTTTGAATCTTATGTAAAAGAATTGAACGCTATGATGCCTCACGTAGAGAGGCTTACCGTTATCACTGCTGATTGTGTTGTTCAGGAAAAAGCAACAATATCTAACATCTCTGAAATTATTGGAGCGCGCAAAAAGATTAAATTCAAAGGTGGTGGAGGAACAGATTTTCGTCCGGCATTACAAGAGGCGGCGAAGACAATGCCTGACCTCGTTATATATTACACAGATAGTTTTGGAGAATATGGAAGTAAAGCTCCTGGCGGCATCCAAAATTTACTTTGGGTATATGCAAATCGTGATTTCAAACCCCCACCTTATGGGCGATATTTAGTGATAGGTGATTAATGGTAAATTCTCATCAGTTATTACTTTCAGCGGCTGTTATTAGAATTTTTGATATTGTCGGTATTTCACCAGCATCTATTCCAAATATCAAGTCGCCTCAGTTTAAACAAAAATCTAGCACTTTAGTCGATGGTTTATCCGTTTATGCTGGTAGGATAAACATCGACGAAAAGTCTTGGGTTTCTATCTTGTTTTCTAAAAACGATGACGCTGAAGTTTTAGCTACAAAAATCATAAATGAAGATTCTTCGGTGCCAACTAATTGGGTTTTTGTTGTTTGCGGTGACATTTCTGGCGAAGACTATACGGCAAACAGTATTATTGTTGAGACTGGGGGCGAACACAATCATGTTGTACACATGTCTTGTTACAATGTGTATAACTATTTGCTTGGTTTTGAGCATGTTAGACAATATGTTCCAACGTTGCTTCCTTTTGACGCTCCTATAGAACACATTGAAAAATTGGCTTGGTTTATATCGAAACTTGAATTACGCGAAGAGGATGAATGATTGTTAACAAAGGCATTCTGTTAAGGCGATTGTTGAAGAGAATGCCGACCGTTCGCTTTTATGATATGATGTATCTCGTGAATTGCGCTTCCGAGTTGATGATAAAAAGAATCATTGAAGATAGACCTATTATCATTGATGGCTTTGGAACTCTTCATCGAGTGCAAGAAAAGCCACGGCGAGCCTTCAATGTAGCCACACGGCAAATGTATACTTTTGAGGTTAACGCTGTGCGATTCCGTCCTCACATTGCATTTTTACGAATGATCGAATGTGTTGGGAAAGAATATATTAAAGAGTTGATTCGAAAAAAGTCTAGAGAAGCAATCAAAAAACGGGTGAAGAAAAAAAGACTAGTTTGACATCAATATACAGATATTGGGTTTTATGAATGCGAAACATTTGGAAAAATTGAAAAAGCTTATTGTAGATACTATTAAAATTTTATCTGCTCGTGATTATGATTTTAATGTAGATGAGCGTGGTGATGAGGTTGATGCTGCTCAAGGTGGATTTATTGTCGGGATGATGCACGACCAAAGAAATAGATCAAATGCAAGACTAGCAGAATTGAATGAGGCTCTTCTTAAAATAAAAGGGGGCATTTACGGTCTTTGCGAAGAGTGCGATGAAGAAATTAGCATCAAACGGCTTGAAATATGCCCGGAGGCAAGATGCTGTATTCGATGCGCTGAAGTTCTCGAAAGAGAAAAGAAGGGCTATTTCACAAGATGAAAAAGAAGTCGATATTAGGTTATAATTCTTTGGCGCCTTGTGATAAAGACGCTGAAAATGATCAGGCTTATGATGTCTTTTTCCGGCTTTTAAACGAAAGAAACGTTTTTCTTACAGGGGAAATTGAGCAAGAGTTGGCGGACGAAGTAATTGCTCAGCTTCTTTACTTGAGAAGTGTGGACCCACAAGCCCCAATTCAACTGTATATTAATTCTCCTGGCGGACATTTAAATTGTATGTTTGCTATTTATGATATTATTCAGTATCTTGAAGCACCAGTAAGTACAATTGTTTTTGGTGAAGCGTCATCAGCGGCTGCTGTATTGTTAGCTTGTGGGACTAGAGGGAAAAGAATGGCTTTCCCTAACGCCACTATTATGGTCCACCAACCTTGGGCTGGCGATATGGAAGGACAAGCCACTGATATTGCGATACAAGCTCAGCAGTTGCAAAAAGAAAAAGTTCGTATTACTGAGATTTTAGCTAGACATACTGGGCAACCTTTCGAAAAAGTATTGACTGATTGTGAGCGAGATGTTTATCTTGGGGCCATTGAAGCAAAAGAATATGGCTTAGTAGATAGTATTATGCCTGTGCATCAAGTAATTCCCGAGCTTGTTGCAATGGAAGAAGATACTCCGGAAATTCAGGTAACACTCAAAGTTCCTCGCAAACGGCGCCCTCGTGCAAGAAAATGACAATATCTTTGCATTTCCTTGACGGTTTTGTTTAGGTGCCTAATGAATGAAATTATTCGAACCACGATACGCAAGGAAGCGGCTAATCCAGTCTCTAGAGCGGTAACATGGCTTTGGTCTTTGAGAGACCCTTACCGTGAGTTTATTACTAATATTTCTAAGTCGTTGAATCTTGCGATTAATAGTATCAACGGAATTCTTGTAAACATTTCAAAAAGCAATATCAATCATGACCGAACTGCTGTTAAGAATCTTCGTCGTGTTCGTGAGATGATTCGAGCGGTTGGTAAGATTGTTGCCGTTGATATTGCTACGACTTTAGCTCAAGATGGTAATGTATCTTTGTTGCCTGCTGGTGCTGTGCCACCAGCGAATGCTCCTAAAGGTGTTGATGGAAAGGCTCCCGCTGGTGGCGGTAGTAGTTCTGCGTTTTCATCATCAGAACCTATTAGTGAAAAAGATTTAGAATTTTATAGTGATGTGCAAACTCTGGAAATAGCAAAAGAAAAGTTTGAAAAATCTATTGATGAATTGCTGCGTATGCGAGCGATTTATGCTGGACAAAAACGCGGGTTGAATTCTATTAAGGACATGCTTGGTGCCAGGAAAGTAAACATAAAAGTCAGAGATGAAAACGGGCAAGAGTTTGAAGGAGCATATAGCATTAAAAATGCTACACGAACTCTATTATCTGAAATTCGTAAAGAGATAGGCAAAATCAACGATATTGTTGATAGAATTCAATCTTTAGACCTTGAAGGTGCTGCTCCGCGTGATAGGATGATTAAGTTTCGCGAAGTAAGGCGCGTTATAACTCATAGAGCCGCAGTGCAAAAGGATTTGGAAGAGCAGTACAGAAATATCATGAACGCAGTGAATCCAAGTGGATTAACACAAGTGCATGAGCTTTTTGGCACAAAAGCTGAAAAGCCAGAAACTACAATTGTAGATAGGAAAAAAACTCCTACTGATAATGTAGAGCCTGAGGCAGAAGAAGGACTAGAGAGTGAAAACAGTTTCACTCCAAGTCTTACAAAGATTGCAAGCACAATATCATACGAAGAGCTTGTAAAACTTGCATATAATCCAGAGTATAGTGAAGAGTTAGCCGCTGGTTTGCGCTCTGTAAAACAGAATTTCTTTGGCTTTTTTGGTAACGAGCCTGAAGCAAGAAGGGTTAATCTTCGCTCTGGATACAAGAGTATTTTGCAGGGCCTTATCAATCTTGTTGTCATTATTAGAAAAACGTCTGGTAAAAAAGATAACTTTGCGGAAGAAAAAGCTCGTTGGGACCGTGTGATTGTTGAATACAACAAGTTGGTTGATATTTTTAACGCTGCGGTTGATAACGTGATGGTTCCTAATCTTAGTTCAATTGACATTGATATTGATGAATCAAAGGCTGACGCTACGCCGGATTCAAAGACGGTTCCTACTGAGAGAGAATCTTTTAATGAGCTAGCCAACGGTCGCACTATGTTGCGTCGAGATAAATTGGATAAGATTCCATCTATTGATGTGTTGATTCAAGACTTAGCGCAAGGTAAACGTTGGGAATATAAAGCAACAACTTAAAGGAATTATGGCTCGTGTTTTTATTAACGACAAATTTGTTGGAGATATTAAGATAGCTGCCGACCCACAATCTCAAGCAAAAGGGTTGATGGGTGTTGATTGGCCTCCGCATCCATTATTGTTTCCATACAAGACTAGCGGCGTTAGAAAATTTTGGATGAAGAATACAGCTAGTCCTTTGGATATTATTTTTTGTCGAGCAAACGAGGTGATATATATTGGAGAGGGAGAGCCGTTTAATGCTGAAGATCTCGTTGGCCCTGATGATAATTGTGATCTAGTTTTAGAATTTCCTAAAGGGTTTGTCGCGCAGGCGAATGTAGGAATTGGATCAAAGGTTAGGGTAAAGTACTCCAAGGATGAACTTCTTGATATCATGAAAAATGGCTCTCCTAAATTCAAGGAGAGTGATGATCAAGACCGTAACGCTACCTAGTGGAGAGGTAATAAGTTTATCCAGTGGAGATACCGTTTTCGTAACATTGAAACCGAACGAAACTAATACTTTAGTTCGAGGCACTTTTGTTGGGCTACCATCGACCGGAGAAGGAATTCTTTTTTCGGTTCTGAGCCCTAAATTAGAGGTTCAACAAATTATCATTTCAGAATCTCGAATTGTTAAAGTAGAAAAGCCAAACTAATTCTTATTGTAATCACTTTCAGTAGATTTGACTTTCTGTAGTGTGGGTATAGGCTTGAACCCGAAGGCAGTAAAGGAGAATCATTTTGCCAATTACACCAACAGAACAAAGCGGTCCAAAAAATGTTTTGGAGCAGTTGCAGCGGTTTGGACCACCAGCGTCTGCTGAGGAATGCCTTGATAGTATTTTTGAACAAGTGTTGCCGTATTTCAACTCAGCCATTGATTGGAAAGCCCGGAAGATTATCAATTTATCTGATTCGACGTGTCAAAAGAACGACAGTTCAATCTTTCATCGGGCGCTGGTTGCAAAAGCTAGGTTAGCATTAAAAGAAGGTTTGCGTATCTATTTGTTTAGAACGCAGGGTTGGAAGAACAAGGTTCCTATTGATACGTATCTGTTTAAAGTTCTTTGCAATTTTGAGTTTATGGAAATTAGAGACAACTCTATTTATCCAAAAATAAATCGGTTTGTATGTTTATCATGCAAAGAATTTCAACTTCGAGAAGAACTGCTTGAATTTTCTGAGGGTTTAAATTGCCCGACATGTGTAAATTTTATTGCTGATTGCGATTCAAACCCCTCACTAAAAGTAGCGTTTCAGAGCAGATATAGGCTATCAAAACTGCTTCTAGGTCACTCTAGAGGCGGGGTAAGATGTCCTAGATGTCAGCGTTTTGTCCCGGTGTCACTGCGGGATAATGAAGGAAAACTGACTTGCCCATATGAAAAGTGCGGAGAAGATTGTTCTTCAATTGCGGAAAAAGTAAGTCATCCCGTTGGTTTATTCAATGTTGATTTGGTGAGCTTGGAAAATAAAGAAGGAGTATCTAAGTCCGCAACTGCTCCTAATATGATTAAGGCTCAAGACCGTCTTCGTTGCCGCAGTAAAAGCGTTGAGATGTCGTTAGAATGTTTGGATGCGGCAAAAAAGTCTGCCGATCAAATCAAGCAAATTATAGAGAAGCAAAAAGCTGTGAATGGTTCTACAAGAGCGGCGCCTAATAAGAAAGTTATGTATGATTCCATTCATAATGTTCTTGATAAGTATCCTCTTGAAGCTGTGAATTTCCTTACTAGGAAAACAAAAATTAATGAAATTCCGATGCAAGCAGTTATATTCCAGGAATTTTCTAAGAACATGCTGAATTTGCTGCCTTTGCAGTTGGAGCATAAGAATCAAAAGATAAAGATTGAAGAGCCTACAGATGAACACTTACATCTGTTCTCTGGTATCGCTGCATTCAATTCTACAGTAGAACCTTCCTTGATTGTTAAAAAGCCTACGGTTCTATTGAAGAATAGGGATAGCGCTAAACTGGCAACCAATGTTCATGAAAAAGTAGCCTTTTCTTTCATGGGGCACATTATCTTTGTAATGAACGAAGCTTTGGAAGATATTACAGAGAACGTAGATTCATATTCTTTTTCGAATCTACGGCTGAAACAAAACTCTCAGTCGCTTGTAGGTCAAAAAATCTTCGTGATGTATTATACGATACCTGCACATTATTCAATGCAATCGATGGCTCATTTGCGTCGAATTGCGAAGAGAATATATCAGAGTTGTCTAGCAAGAAAGTTGTAGGATAAAATGTTTGTGATATTCAAATTTATAGCCTTTGTGTTGCTTGGTTTGTTTCTTTACGGAATAATCGGTAACGTTTTATCTCGTTGTTATCGCATGGCTGTGCTCCAGCTAGTTAATGAAAAGCGCAATCTTTTTACTTATTTGTTTTATCCAGTCAAATCTTTTAGAAGTATGACGAGTCAGGAGCAAATTAGAGCGGCTGTTATGGCTTCTACGGTTCGGGATCATTCAGGTGAACTTCCAAATCGTCCTGTAGATTTTCTTTCAGAATTTCAATTTGTAAGTGTTGATGAGGTTGTTTCCAATAGCACACAAAAAGATTCTAGTTTAAGAATTGGAATAGACACAGCCAGCGTAGAGCAAATGTGGCATGAACATAAAATGGTAATGTCTTTTTTGTGGCCGCTTAGAGTAGTGCTTATCACTCTTCCTCAACATATTGCTTTTGTGACTTCTTCCCCATTCGTTATCGTTTATAAGCTTTTCAAAGGTACAGACACTATTGTTTCTTTCATCTTTAAGCTGCCGCATACGCTTTTGTATATCCCAGCATTTTTTAAGCACATATTTGCTAAACGAATTAAAGATAAGGAAGATGAAACAAATCACCCATACAGGCGGCACATCTTTAGAAAATAATCAATATTAACCCATCAAAGTATGGGCGAAGTTATTAATCTAGATGAGAAACGCCAGCAAAAAATCAAATCACCAGAAGTAGAGATTACTGGCAAACCAGCTGTAGATGCTGCAATTCGATTGGTAAAGAAACATCAACCGAACATTTTTGTAGGCGTTGAAAAGGTTGTTGTTGAAACAGCCCCAGATGGAAATAAACTGGGCTACGTTACGAACAAAGATGACCAGTCCAAAATGGTTCATATTGTTCTTCCAACTAACGTTGAAGAAGCTAAGAAGAAGCTGGGGAAGACCAACGTCTCTCAGCCTATCTTAGATGAGGCAGCAAGCATCGTAATTGCCAATACAATCGCTCATGAGGTTGGTCACGTACTCGATGACCTAAAAAGCGGAGAAGCTCCGGCAGAGGCTAAGGAAAGAGAATTCGCGCCCCATTTCGAGCAAGAGTGGAAGGCGTTTTTAGATAAAAAGAATGTTCAAGATGATTTGCAAAAAGCAGCCAGTTTAGATTATATCTTAGGAATCTATAACAGCTGTAAGTTATTTCGTGATTTCGTCGGGTAAATATCCTTCTGATATGATTTTGAAGAATCCTTGTTTGTTTGCTTCGACACTCAGCATGTTTTTAGTTTTATAGATACATCTGACTTTGGCTCCGGTTGGCGGGGCAGAAGCAAATTTTTCCATCGTTTCCTTATTTTCAAATTTTACGAAATATACTTTAGATTTTTCTTCGGTCATTGGTTTGCTCCGTCCGTGATATTCACTAATTGCTCTAGAACATCTTGTAGGTCTTGCTGTTGTTTTTCTGAGAATTCAATTTCTTTTGGTTCCTCTTCGGGACCGTCATCGGATGAATCGGCTTCATCCTTTTGAGTTAATAGCGAGTAAATGGCATTTTCTATGTATTTGCGCTTTAGCTCAGAGACAGAAGGAAGCTTGATATCTACTTGAGCTTCTTTGATAATTGTGGTGATTTCAGTTTCATAGTCATACTGGTCACCTTCTTTTACTCTTCTTTTCATAAGCTCATACATTGCGAATTTAGCTTCGGCTTTTAAGGCTCCCAAGATTCTTGATGTTGCTACAATACCGGCGAGAGTTTCAGAACTTCGCTGGGAAATTTCTTCCATTTGCTGATCGGTCAAATCAAATTTTAACATTTTTCCTTGTTTGCTTTTCATTTCTGGCTTGGATAATTAGATGATAATTGATTGCCAGTGGAGCTTTTTTGCATTTTTCTCCATTGATGTTAGGACAATCATCAGGGCAAAATTTTGGGGCTTCATGGAGAAGAACACACCCAGCACAATAGAGATTGGAAATCATATTGGATTATATATCTGGATCGAAAAGGAGCCTGTTAGATGAGAACTTTTAAAGGAAATTTAATTCATATTGCAACTGGAAATAAGGTCTGGGGCGTTGCTCTAGAGAAAAATAGAGTGCCTAAAATTATTCCCGATTCTGAAGTTGATCAAGAGATACGTTGGGCGGCTGTAAATTTTAATGACGAGCCAGATCCGACGTTTACAATTTGTCCTGTGACGTTGACGTGGGATGAACCCAAAGATGATTCTCAGGTTTGTTTTTGTCCATGCCATACTCCTGGCGAGGAAATGATGCATTGCCAACCTTGTTGTGGTGGGCAATGTATGAAGTGTGGTCGTCATATTAAAGATGAGTTTTGGGATGAGCATAACAAGACGTGTGAAGATTATTCAAATGCCAAAGTGATTTATGAAGATTGGGTTAAGCGGGGCGAAAAGATTAAGGAGCTTGAAGGAAAGGTGAATTTTCAAGCCGCCGTATTGAAGGCGAAGAAATAAAGAAAATTAATCGCGAGGATATTATGAGTGATGATAATGTGACTTGGGCTTGTTTGGTAATTGGTGCGGTTTTGTTTTGGGTTTGCTGGGCGATATGGGTGTATTCTACACAGCCAAGATTGGTTAAAATTCATGAATCTAAACGAAAACGTAGCGTTCATCCTATTGAAGATTTCGCGTGTTCGTGTGGGTCAAAAGATTTTCTAGCAGGGCCTTGTGGTGGCATGTGCCAAAATATCAAATGTAAAGATTGCCGAAAGACGTATAACGTAACACCATTTGATGTTGTTCCTTTGGACTAGGTTGTAAAGAAATGAAGAAAATTAGTTGCGGTATATTGGCTTGGCGTAAAAAAGGAAATGATATTCAATTCTTTTTGGTGCATCCAGGTGGTTCATCTTGGGCGAATAAAGACCTAGGATGTTGGGGAATGCCAAGAGGAGAAAGGATTGAGGGGGAATCTGCTGTTGAAACTGCTCTTCGAGAATTTAAGGAAGAAACAGGAGCAGATGTTTGTGGAGAGCTATCGTATTTAGGTCGAGTTAAACAGAACAAATATAAGGATGTAAACTGTTTTTCAGTCGAATTAGATTTGGGGGATGATTTTATCCTTCGCTCAAATGAGATTACTGTTAATGGTGAAACTTTTCCTGAGGTTGACAAGGGAATATATTTTTGCTATGCTGTGGCAAAGAAAAAGATTTCTCCTGCACAACTTGTTTTCTTAGATGAAATTATGCGAAGGCATTCTTGAGGCATAATACAATCGAAAGCAAAAGGCGATGAGTGAGGGGTCTAGGTGTAGAAGGCAGGAAAAGCGAGCCGCCAAATTTAACAGAGGTCTTGTAGCGGCTAAAGATTTAGAAGCCGTAATGGGAATGACTTGTGAAGATGCTGAGAAATATGCGTCAGAAAATAATCTGACGATTAACATAAGGTCTTGCGATGGTTGTCGGCAACCTCTTCATTTGAATCGAATCGGCCCAAATATCTTAAGTATTGATATTGAAAATGGTTTTGTGGTTCAAGTAACTTCTAATAGAAGAATGGTTATTGAATAATGTTACAAGCAAAACTTACACAAGAGCAATTAGAAAAATTACTTGTTTGGCCTGAACGATTTATTCCGCACGGAATTTATTGTTACAGAACCATTTGTGAGGATTCAACTAACAATCTTATTCACATTGAATTGTGCCCCTTCTGGGATAAGGACGACGCCAAACCCGAAGGATGCAATGGGTATTGTCATTACTTAAAGCAAGGCGACTGGGAGACACCAGGAGGTTTGCTTTGGGACCAGTGTAAAGAATGTGGTCTCAATGACGTGGTATTTGTAGGAGAAGAAGATGGAAAAGAAGATTAAGCCAATTGTGTTTCCAAGATATGATGAAGACATCATTACACAAAAGCGCACTTTAGTTCACTTTGAATCTATTAACGGGTTTATTGCTGCTGATTATATTCACCCCGGAGATGAACTCCAGGAAGTTAGTCAGCAAGCAGTTGGTGACACTGTAGTTCTTTGTCGGAAGGTCTTAGACAAATCTGGGCTGGGGGCAAAAATTGTTTCTGTAACTCAAGTTAAACTCAGTGAGTTATCAGAAGAAGACTGTGGTAAATTGAATTGTTCTAAGGAAGAATATTTGGAGCGTTGGAATAAACTTCATCCATGTGCTTTCGTAGGGAATTCCGATGAAAAACTTATTTGGAGAGTAGAATTTGAATATACTGGTTCTACGATAATTCTGTTTGAAGTTGCGCGCAAAGAAGCTGCGCATAAAGAAAATCCTTCTAACGTTCTCAACTAGGAAAATATAATGGATAAAGAATGCACTCATGGCGTAACTTTTGATTCTGAAGAAGCTAAGAAGCTGCTTGAGGGTTGGAACCCAAAGACTAGCGAAGAATGGCTTATGGGAAATCCTATGACGGCAGAGGTTCGAAAACGTTGGCCTCGACTCAATGGTGAATGTCCTAAAGGTTGCGGTTACAAAGGAATCTTTTACGTCAGCATGGAACATTATGTGGCAGGGGATTGGTAATGGCGAAAGCTAAGTAGAAAGATATAACCAAATGAAGTACAGAAAAAAGCCGGTAGTAATTGATGCTGTTCAACTTAATTGGAAGAATTGGAATGCCGTTTGTGAATTGCTTGGAGATCTTGTCAGCGATAAGAACCCAGGAAAATATGGTTTAGCCAGCGATACATGCGGGGAGCAAGAACCATATATCAACTTGGAAATCTCCACAATGGAAGGAATTATGTTGGCCCTCCACGGAGATTATATCATCAAGGGTGTGAGTAATGAGTTTTATCCGTGTAAGCCGGATATTTTCAAGATGACTTATGAGGCTGTTTCGGAGACTTCGGCTGATTGGGTTGCTGAGCCAGTAACAAAACCTATTGCTCTAAGGCAGGCAACAGACGATGACATTACACAGATTATGGGAAAGACATTACAGCTTGTAGATGAATATTGTAATGCAAACGGTTTGGTTCTAAGAGTTGGAACTGTTAATGGAAAAATAAAATTAATGACAGATGATATTAGGTTTAATAGGATTACGGTTGACCTCGTTGGCGGGGTGGTTCAAAACGCAAAACTTGGATAAGTAACTATTATGAAGAAAACAAAACGAAGACGCCTGAAGCTTCCGTCGTCTGAAGTTCTGTATATGATGGCGATAGCACGCGCGGAGATTTTGAAAGAGATTCGGGACCGCGAGAAAGCTGACACGAGAATTGCTTTATGAAAAATCCGCCCCATTATTCTAGTATGGTTTTGGATACCGACCCAAATTTTAGAAAATGTCTCCGCTGGATAAATACTTATTCTGGCGGGAAGACATTTGGATCTTGTTCTGGACACCCAGAAAATACATACGAAAAAACAAAAGATAAACTCTTCCCACTTCTAAATGTTAGGTTTCCAAAGAAAGATGGGTTGGACAATATTAATGCCTTGGCTTCAATTTTTGTAAGCAAAGGTTTCTTACGAGCGTATATTGTGGATGAGGAACATAGATTTCTTGCTAAGAAATTTCCAGGAAGTATTGGGCTGACACTTCATCTTAAGTATGAAGTGAAAGACAACTGGGATAAAGTGCTGGCTGTGTTGGAAGAAATTGTTGCGGATTAGTTTCAGCTAATTACTCGGCACGAATCTTTTACAGTTTGCGCAATAGCATCCCATTGCGATTCTTCCGTGATATCAAAATCGAAAGGAATTCGACAAATGCGAGCTGCATGAGCCCAAGGAAGAAGAGCTTGCTCAGCTTCTCGTAACAATTCTACATAGCCTGTTCGTAGATCTTTTAGGTATTCAAGCGGAACACTAGACTCCGCATTCCTGTTGCGTTTTTTCATGCGATTGAAAGCGGTTTCAGGCTGGACATCGAGGTAGATTAGTAGCGTTGGTGGAAGAAGACTTCGACACATTATGTTGTAACATATTTCATATGTCTCCCAATCTAATTGTTCAATGTGGCCCGCATCTCGAAGCATTTTAGCAAAAACTCTGTCACCAGGCAGCGACCGATCAATGACGGCGCCTGAGAAGCCACCTACTCCAGTAGCCTCATATGACGCAAGCTGTTGCATGGAATAACGCTGGTGAAGTAAAAAGATTTGCATTGGGAACGCCCATTTTTTGGGGTCCTTATAGAATTTTTCTAGATAAGGATTCTCAATTCCTTCTCCGTTTCCAACAGGCTCCTCTAATAGTCGTAAATTCAGTCTTGAAGCTATTTTTTTGCTAAACGTGCTTTTCCCGCAGGCTATGATTCCTTCGACAACAATTAGTGGCTTGAAAATGTTTGGCATATTTTGATACCTTTTGTTGGGGTGTGTTTGGATATATAACGCTCTGAAACATACGCGACGAATAAAAACTACTAATACTGATGTATTTTTGCACAACCACAACAAGTGGAGTATATAGGACAAGATGCTTAGCGTAAGCACAGCAACAGATGGACGCAGATTGGAGGGACAAATTAGTTCCTCTAGGCGTCTCCTTGCCCTTGAATTATCGTATTAAAGCTTCACCAAATTTCGATTTAGGTGGAGTGTGTGAGTGGTTAAAACAGCTTGACTGTAAATCAGGTCCCTTCGGGGTTCGTCGGTTCAAATCCGGCCTCCACCACAAAGGAAAATTTTATAGGTCGTTGGTCGAGTGGTCGAAGACGCCTCACGGTGAGTGGGGAGTGGCACGGTTTCCGGAAGCCGAACAGAAACAGTCTGGATGTTCGCGCGAACAAAAAGATTGTTGCCACCTCATTGGTTCAAATCCAGTACGGCCTACTATTAAATTAGGGACGGTAGCTCAGTTGGTTAGAGCGTTTGCCTGATAAGCAAAAGGTCGGCAGTCCGATTCTGCCTCGTCCCACCATAAGAAAGTAAAACAATATGTCATGTGGAAGATTTAGCGGCCCTACCGCAATGCATTGTGAAGATTGTGATTATTATGGGTCGGATAAATGTCCAGCCCACGTTTCTTTATTAGAGGAATTGAAAAAGAGTAGGGATGATAAAAAGAAGAAATGTCCTGGAAAGTGTTATTGCGGGAAAGATTGTATTGTAAATCACGAAAAGGTAGCAGAGCGATGTCACTGTGACGGCATTCATAATATGTGTCGTGGAACATGTGAAAAGCATAATAAAGCATGTGTGTGCATCGCTAGACATAAAGGGAATTGTGACTGTCTTCAGTGCTTTTTGGGCGACGGAGCGGTTGATCATTTGAAGAAGTTAGGTAAGTTCTAATGATGATACTTACATATGTTGGCTACACGCTTCTTGGTTTGGTAGTCTTTGTTCTTTACAGTATTCTTGGAAATGTTCTTGCTAGAGCTTATTTGAAAGCCGCCTTAGATTTGGCGGGCGTAAAGAGAAATGTATTTACATTTGTTTGTTATCCTATAATTACTCTTTTTGAATCTGATAATGCAATTTATGAACGCATAAAATTTGCAAATTCAGAAAGTGCGTTTTTTATTTCTAAAGCTAAGTTGCCTGAAAAGATAAGCCATATTGGTAATGACCCAATAAAAGTTGAAGACGCAAACAATAAATATCGTGGATTCATGACGTTTCTTTGGCCTGTTGTGGTGGTACAAAGTTTACTAGGGATTACTGTGATAACTGCTGGCGCACCTGTAGTTGGTGTAATTGCTGGCGTTGTTTATGGCTTAATCTATTTGTTCAAAGGCGTAGAAAAGATTGTGTGGTTTACGGGCAGGATACCAGAAATTCTTCCATATACTCCGGCTTATATTAAAAGTCTTTTTGCGCACAAGATTGTAGATAAAGAAAAACAAAACGAGCATCCATACAGGTGTAGTAAGATACTAGGAAAGCAATAAAATTAATGAAGCCAGTAATTCTTTTTAGAGCGGGGTTAGCTGAAGAAGACGAGAAGATTGCTGCCAGGACATATTTCAAAGTTGTTAATCAAAGAGCGCAAATTAAACCGGGTGAGCTTGTTATCCCTAGGTATTCTGCTCTTCCATTTTTTCATGAGCTTGTCGTTGATGTAGACTACCTTGGAGGAAAGGTTATCAACAACGTCAGACAACATAATTTCATTGCCGACCTAGAAAATTGGTATGCTGTTCTTAGTGATGTAACGCCGAAGACTTGGTTTAGGTTTGAAGATATTCCTCCTGAAGAGGATGGGATGCCCTTTGTTCTTAAGGGAGCCACAAACTCTAAAAAGCACCAGTGGCTTACTCATATGTTTGCTCCTAACAGAACAGAGGCTGCAAAAATCTACTGGGAATTATCGCATGACGGGTTGATTTGTGATCAGAATGTTTATATCCGTAAGTTTGTAAAACTGAAGAAATTGCTGGATGGCATCAATGGAATGCCTGTCACAAACGAATGGCGAACGTTTGTGATGCATGGACATGTTTTAGCCTCAGGATATTACTGGTCAAATTATTGGGATGATTTAGAAGAAAAGCCGCAAATGGATGAGGCTGCATACGCTCTTATCCAAAAAGTTATTGACAGGGTTGGGTATGGTTCAAATTTCTATGTCATTGATATCGGTCAACTAGAAGATGGTTCATGGATTCTTATAGAGCTAAACGACGGAATGATGAGCGGATTATCAATGGTTGACCCGGTTGAGTTATATAGAAATATGGCTGTTCTTTTAGCCTAGAAAGGGAAACATGTTAGTTACAATTGAACCGACAGATGAACGATATATTCAGGCGCCCGAGGGGCTGCGAGAATTTGTAGAGTACATGAATGAGTTACTTACCATTGACCGCTCTGCAATCAGTAGGCTTTTTGCTTATCGAGTAGGCTGTGTTCCTGAATTAGAGATGCATGGGAATGTGCAAGTGGCGACAGACGAAAGAGGAAAACTTACGGTGGCGCCCATTGGCATTATTGGTGGTTTTTTTAATGAGGGCATTTATCGATTTGGTGTCAACATAGAAGATGATGACACGATTGTGTCCTTTATTATTGTTGCTGATATAGTTTCTTAAAGAAATATATCGTGGAAATATTTGATCATTATCCTCTTTTGATCAGTTTTGTTTTGGCTGCGTCTTTGATTTTTGTGGCGTTATGGCTGGACCTTCGGGAGTTAAAGAAAAACAAAAATGAATAAACTTTTAAACTCGTTATTGCTTAAGATTTATGCATTTGACGAGAGTCAGGAAGAGCTTTCAACTGAAGATAATAAGCTTTTTTTGACGGTTGTTGGGTCGTTTTTTCGTTCTCGATTTCGCTCTCGCAAACTTGAAGCAAAATGTTTTGAAAGAACTTTGTTCTTAGGCGCAGGAGATCATTCCATTGAAATGGTTTTAGATTTATATTCGAAAGTGTATGAAGCTATTTCCATAATGGGCGGGCTACAGCAACCAGAACATCCTGAATCAGCAGAGGCTGCGATTGCATGCGCTAAGCAACAGTTACGAGAAGAAAAACGTTTGCGCCAAATTGTGGGGGATATTGTGTCTGCATTTGGATATGACCCAACCACCCTGGAGGAAAAATGACTCCAGAAAAGATGAAAGAAGTAGTTAGGGCGTCAGCCACTTTAATTCATAAACTGTATGATCAATATGCGAAACCGCTCGATTCAGTGTGTTTAAGCGAAATGGGCTTTATGTTTGACTTATATCATCCAGAAGATGTCATGGGACATTTGCTTTGGATGTGTAACGAGATTGAAACAAAATTAGCCGACACTGATATGAGCAAAGCTGATAGGTGGCTTGGTTTTATTCAAGGCGTTTTGTGGAGCACAAGTTGCGCCACAATTGATGAGATGCGAGAAATGAATCGCGCGTAAAAGTTTGGAGTTTCAGAATGTTCAAGCTTCCCCTTGATATTTCGGTAAGGAAAAATACTGATGGCTCCTGGGTGGGCAAGAAAGCCTTTTTTAGCTACTGTATTAGGCTAAACAAAACGCCGTCATATAAGGAGCTTGGTAGTTTCGAGTTTTCTATTCCGTCTCAGTTTAATCACATTTATCTCTCTCAAGGTGATGAACATCTAACTTTTGCTGTTGCATCATTTCTGGCGGCTGTATGGATAAGTATACCTCCAATCATACCTAAAATGGCTGATAAGACTATTTTTTCATTAGCCGCACATGATGGTAATATTTGGTGGAAGTTTTTCACCGATCGAAATGGTTGGAGTAGTAAAACTCCAAAGTGGAAGAATGGTTACTTTCAGGTCGATGATTTTATTCTAGGCAAAAGTGAATGTTCTCATGTCTTGATTTCTGAAAAGGAAGTCGAAATACCTATGCCTGAAAAAGCTTACAAGGCTAAGGTAAAGTTAGAAGATTGGACATGGAAACGTCCCAGGTGGTTTGCTCAAACGATACGGAAAACTGATATTGAGATGTTAGATGGAGAACAAATTCCTATTCCTGGGAAGGGAGATAATTCCTGGGATTGTGGAGATGATGCAATTTTTTCTCTTTTGACGCCCGCAAAGACAATTGAAGAAGGCATTGGGTTATTTGTTGCTGATGTCTTGAAAACAAGAATGAAGAGAATGGGTTCACATAGGTGGGAGAAATGATGTTTTTGAAACGTTGGTTGCGTATTTTGCGGGGCGAGAAGAGAGTTCCTTTAGATGAGCAAATTTGGTTATGCAAACGTGCCATGAGACGTACTGAAAAAGAAATTGAAGAAATGGATGATTATGCTTATCATAATGACGAGTGTTGTTCGGAATGTGCGTTTGGACTAGGATACATTGAAACTGTTTATAAAGTAGAGCGCCAGCGAGCGTGGATCGAAGTTTTAGAAGAACGTAAAAGAAAACGACAGAAAAAGTAGATTTCTACTAATACTAGGTTATATACTAACAATGATGAAAAGGAGTAATTGGAGGTGCCCACGTCTGGTTCAACAGCTTAGCTGTTGCGACGTGTACCGCCATATTTCCTTTACCCGTTCCGTTGTCTAAGGTACACGGACGGGTAGCTGAGATGGATTAGCGCGATTTTGAAACAATCGAGACGCCAGATCGTTACTGGCCCTGTCCACTGGTTGGCGGATATTTTCGAAGTCGTTTTCTAATCGCATTGTCAGAAACCCCTAGTTCTTTGGAAACCTGAAGATAGTTTGAGTTATCAACCATACTTTGTAATGTATTGCTGTCTGGCCACATTATCTTGGTATGTTTGTTTCTATTTAGTTTGTCTTTGCATTTCTTGCACCGGTAAGATTTCCTGGATATCTTGCAACCACAATCGGTACATCGTTTTGGCCTTGTTGTATATTGTCCACGACAGTATGTTGTTGTCTGAGAATGGCAATTGGGGCACAACAATCTCAAATTACTAAGTTGATTGTTGGTTGTGTTTCCATCTTTGTGATCTAAATGAAGTGTTAACTTCTTGTTTTGCCATTGATTGATTCCACACTCAGAGCACTTGTCTTCTAGAACTTGTTCTTTGATGAGTCTGTTTTTGAGATGTGCGGTTGATGCATAAGTGCTGTTTTCAACTAATATTTCATTCAATGGTAACTTTTTCTTGAAATTACCTGCATTGTTGTCTGGCATCCTGAGATGAGATACATCAATATTCAAGCGTCTAACATGTTTATCAATTGATTTGTAATTACCGGAATTGACACTAGAATACCCAAGCTTCCTTATAATTTCTGCTTTGGTGGTGCTTGTTTCAACAGCTCTGATAAGGTCTTTGTCTGTCCATGTACGATAACTCATTTGAACCTCCAACACCAATGTGTCATCATTGATAGAGTGGTTCGAGTTGATATATAATCGGAGTGTAGATGCTCACCTTGAGCACTCTTGTAAGGAGCTTTTCATGAACGAAAAAGTAAGATTCAATGAATCATGCCGAAGACTGTATGCTCATCAAGAACAACATAAGGAAGATAATTTTGATGTTGCTGTGTTTCTAATGCAATCAGTTTTGAAGACATTAGACGACGAATCAATCAAGAAAATAAGTGATGATATTGATCGTTGGTTGAAGAAATATTCAAAGTAAGTTGACTTAAAATGGTGGTGGTAGCCAAGAGGTCTAAGGCGCTGGATTGTGGCTCCAGTTATCGCGGGTTCAAATCCCGTCCATCACCCCATCTCCAATAGGTGTAACGGATTGCACGCTTGGCTACGGACTAAGAAGTTACAGGTTCGATTCCTGTATTGGAGGCTAGGTTGGAGAAAAGTTTCTTGTTCTAGTGACTCGTGTCATTCCAGGAGGAGCATCATTTGCAAACCAAGTGGATGTGTTTTCTTGGTGCCATAGAAGCGCTGGGTCAACATTTATCAATTCAATTTCTGTTTCTCGGCAAGCTCGAAGCATAGCATAATCTGGAGGAACTTGTTTTCTTTGTTCTGCATTCAAGCCAGCCGTCATAGCTTTAAGTTTATGAGAAATTTTCACAGCCACATTGGAATGCATGATATGGCCCTGTGCTCCCATACCATCTGTAAAAGACGGCTTTGGAGAATGTAGGCTATATTTGTCAATTTGGATGCCAGCAGGAGTATAACAAAGAGGAAAATATTCTTGTAGAAAGCAATCGTGCATACTAAGAACGATTTGTTTATTTAAAGCGGTTTCAGCTGCAACCAGTAGTCCATAGGCTTTTTTCAGCCAATCTCGTGTAAACAGAATATCATCCTCTAGTTCTACAACAATATCGCCATTAGCTGCTCCCCAATCTAATACGCGCGACATATTGTTGGTGCCAAGGTATTTGATTCCGTTAAAGTCATCAAACGAATCAAGTTCTTCTTGGCTGCGCGCTATCAAACCAACTTGTGGAATAATGTTAGCTGATAAAGCGTCAGCAAAAACGGTTATGTTTTCAGGAATTACAGTGTCATCGGAAGCAATAGCGGATATCAAAGTAGCCGGAAGAGGGTCGGGATTTCTTGGATAAGTGATAATACCAACTGATATTTTGCGATCTGGAGGGATAAACATGATGAAGTATATATCGTAAACCGTCTGGATAATGGCTATCTATTTTTTATCATCAATATATGTCTAAGCCAAAAGGTATATTTACCTCTAAATATTCTCAATATAAATATGGTGCCGGTCAAAGTGTTGATGAGTTTATAGTTCAAAATATAGCTGAGTTGACACAACTGTATGATAAGGGTTTCAATGATGGTTGGACAGTGTATGTTCGTTCATTGCGAGCCTCTTTTAAGCTGACATTTGCAAGTGCGCGTTCAGAAGATAACATTTCTGTTGTTCGAGCCAGGAGTGGTCGAGGGCAGTGGTTGCGAGATTTAAGTACAATTGATTTTGTGTGGAAAAATCAAACAACATGGTTTATCGACCCAGTTAATGGCTCTGATGAAGCAACGGGCATTGACCAAACCAATGCATTAAAAACATGTATGGAATGGTTTAGACGTACGGGTGGAGTCATTGATAATATTACAATGACGGTAACTATTATGAGTAATGTATCGGCACCCGATTCGTTTCCAAGTCGCATCATAGCTCAAAACGGTGGTAATCTTAGAGTGGCTGGGCTTAAAACAGTTGTTGAAACAGGGCAATTATTGAGTTATACTGCGCCTGATTATGGTAATAACACGTTAGGTCAGATTGCTAAAGCTTCTGGAGATTGGGTTGAGCAAGAAGGCAGACTTATTTATATTACAGAAAAAAATGCTTGGGCTAGAATTGTAAAAGACTTAGGAAACGGCTTGGCTAGTGTAACAAAGTTTGTTGCAACAACTAATGAAAATTCAGCATTTGCGAATGTACGTTCAGGTCAAACGCCTCAAGCTGGAAACACATATACTGTTTATACACTTCCGCTTTTGCCAATGATAAATGGGCTTGAAGTTTTTGGAGATCAACGACGGCCTAGTTTAATAAACGAAGGTTTTATTGTTTTTAAGGATCTTAGACTGACGATTGAGGCTGAAAATGGAAATTGGGGATATTTGAAAATAAACAATCATTCTCAATTTTATGTAATTTTTACTAAAGTAGATTTTCCTTATTGCCAACTTCACGGGTCTTTATATTTGATGTTTTGCCATTCTGGATATAATTCTGAAAGTCAGTATATGTGGTGTTTTGGGGATACTACAGGCACTTTGGCATTAATGTATCATTTGCATACTAAAGGGTTTTTATCTTTGATTTCTGTGCCTTATTCGTCATTTATTTCTTTAAGAGATGTTGTGGTGGATTCTGGGTATGTCTCAGTTTCTGGTGGTGGAGCATCTGTCTCAGAAGGTCTTGGCGTGTTTAACAGTTCTAACCCAGTGCGTATTTCTCGTGATAGCAAATTAACCATATATGGAAAGTTTTATGGCTCTGGTAACACTGGGATTTGTGTTCAAATTGAGGGCTCATTAATTACGCCGTCTACTTTTTCTGATATTACAATTACAAATGTAGCTGGAACAGATCAGTTGCGAGTTGGTGGGAGCGTTAATTTACTACCAGACATTACTGCTTCTGCTGGGGCAGTATTGCCAGCGGTGGCACCCTGTACTACCTGGGCACAGCTAGGTGCTTCGCCTTTTAGTGGTAAGGCGTTCAATTATGGTAATGGCGCATACATTGGGCCTGCAAGTCTCTAAGAATCCTTTTCTATTTTCATTTCTCTTACTTGTAAGGAGTTGAAATGGAAAACCTAACATCTGATACATTCGATAAAACAATTGCAGAAAATTCAATGCTTATTTTAGACTTTTGGGCTCCGTGGTGTGGCCCATGCAGAGCTTTTGGCCCTGTGTTTGAAAAGTCTTCCAAAGCTCATTCTGATATTTATTTTGCGAAAGTAAACGTTGATGAACAGCCCGAAATAGCTTCTAAATTTGGGGTTCGTTCAATTCCAACAATTGTTGCGATTAAAAACCAAACAGTAGTCTTCAATCAAGCCGGGATGTTACGGGAAGGTGATTTGGATAAATTGGTCGAGGAGTTGAAAAAGCTAATATAATTGAATTTAATTGACGTGTTGTTTTTTTGACAACAGTTTCATTCATTGGTACGAAAAGGCATGAAGCTTATAGCATTTGTGAAAAAAGCCTTGGTCTGGTCGATTGGTGTTGGCGTTTATTTAATGATGTCAGTGGGCGCATTATGTTTATATTTCTGGGTGATTGAAAATTATCTGGAATGTAAGTTTATGAAGAAGCTTTGTGATGTTATTTGTTAGTTGTCGAGCATAGTTTCCTCCGTTGATAAGTATATGTCAATGGAGGCTTCTAAATGAAGATTGACAACACAAACGCAAAAGTAACGATTACGACCAAGGGAATTACAATTTCAGCGGACAAGACTACCATTTCTGCTACCGGAGGCATTACTATTACCGATGTCGGCGAAATTACTCTCAAGCGGACACGTAAGGGTTTTATTGTTGAAATCGCTTCGGAGTCAGTAGATTTCGAAAAGAATATTAATATTGCGTAAGGAATATTTTAATGAACGAAAATGTTATTGAAGCGTCTTCTGAAGGCAGTGAAGAGAAAGTTCAAAAGACCTCGAAAAAGAATAAGGTAAAGAAGGCTGCAAAGAAAGTAAAGCCCCTTCGAAAACCTAAAGCAAAGGTCTTGTGGCGATCTTATTCTAATAAGAAGAATCGCCGAGGAAAGACTAAAGAGCAGTTGGACAAGAAGAAAATTACGCTCAGCGAGGCAGTAGTTATTAATCCGCGTCCTATGTCGTATGAAGAAAAAGTCGAGCTAGCTAAATCTATGGTTTAACCTAGAGTTTAGTCTTTTTGATCCTTTATCCCCGCCAAGCTAGACTCATGTGAATGAGTCAATACATTTGGAATGTAAAGTGGTTAGCCCTTTACATTAATCTTTTTCTACCTAAAGACAAAAACATTTACAAATCGTCTCTTTACGTCAATTTGGGGCGATTAAGATTGCATATTGAATTGGAACCGAAAAATCCTTGGAAACGTCGAATAGACAGGTGAAAAATGCTTTCTAGAAAAGCTTATATCCGGCAGGTTTTTCGAGATGCTGTTTTCGAACGAGCCAATTATAAATGTGAAATACCTGGTTGTAATGTTGTTTCCAATCAAGAAGACGCTTGTGATGATTTAGACGTTCATCACATTACGAATCGCAAACTCTTTAAGTTTGGTGGATATGTAAAAGAAAATGGTATCGCTGTCTGCCCAGCCTGCCATTTCAAAGCAGAACAATTTTGGGCGACAGGAACAGCCTCTTCTGGTTATCATCCTGATGACTTGTATGAGGTCATAGCTTCTTCTTTAGAGGAAGCGCTCAAGGCTGATAAGGATAATTATTGAGCGATGAAAAATATTGAAATTAGGCGCGACACTTTGGCATCAAAGCTCGATGATTTTGAGATTTTCCGATGGAATAATTATCGGGAACAGCAGGTTCCTAATGGAAGCAAATTTAAGATAAATCAAGAGCCTTATCTTGATATTGTTTTGACGGACAAATGCAATCGTCATTGTCAGTTTTGTATTGCCGACCTTCTTGATAAGAGGGATGATTGTAATGTTTCTGTTTTTAAAGACCAGATATCTTGGGCAGTAGAAAACTTTGGAGTGCGTGAAGTTTTGCTTGTTGGCGGCGAGCCTACAATTGCGCCAGCTTTGTTTCCAATTTTGGAACATCTTAAATCTGTCTCGCAAATTAAGAAAGTCTGTCTCACAACCAATGGTGACCGTCTACTTTCAAGAGACGGGACGATAACAGATTTTGCTACTAAATTGTGTTCGTCTGGCGTAACTAACATTAATTTGTCTTTGATGTCATTACACAAAGACATTCAACAGAAAATCGGTGGGTCAGCGAACGCTTTTCATTTAGCTGGCTTACCAGCGCTTCATGCTCTTTGCGTGAAAAATGGTGTTTCTTTAAGAATTAACAGTAATGTGTTTAGAGGCAATCACGATACGCTTGCTTCCATTGTTGAATTTTATAGGACGGTATCGCCGTATGTTCATAGCGTAAAGTTTTCTCCGCTTCTTCGTGTAGATAACTATTCTGTAGTTAATAAAGTGATCGATTTTGTCGTTCAAAATATTCTTACCAACGAAGAATATGAAAGTCTTTTCAAGTCTGTAGAAGAATATTTTTCGGATTATCCTGTTGTGCGAAATCCTTTAACTTTTGGTTTTGTCGAATATAGCATGATAATAAGGGAAACGCCAATCATTTTGAATTACAATCATCGAGGTCAAATGGCAGCAAAGGCTGCGCTTGGTTTGGTTAACAATCTGAAGTTGTTGACCAATGGAAATCTTTCTTTGTCTTGGAATAAGGATGACGATTCTAAAGTCGTTCGATTTCCTGTTAAATAAGTAGGCATAAAATGCACCCACAATGTTTTAATCTGTTTAGACCAATAGGCGCGATTGTACCGGCAAATTCTTTGGTATTGGACGTAGGCTCTTATGACGTTAATGGAACTCTAAAACCTCTGTTTTCTCACTGTAAATATACAGGATGTGACATTGGAGCCGGGCCAAATGTAGATGTGGTTCAAACTCTACCTCATGTTCTTCCTTTTACTGATGAGTCTTTTGATGTGGTTATTTCTGCTAATTGTCTAGAGCATTGTAAGCGCCCATGGGAACTTATTCTTGAAATGGACCGGGTGCTAAAACCTTCTGGGATAATTGCTGTTTCGCTTCCGTGGGTCGGTATAGGATATCACCCCTATCCTATCGACTGTTACCGTATTACGCCGGATGCAATGTCCGAGTTGTTTGGTCCATGGATGGAAGACAACGGCCGTTTCAGTTATGAGATGCATGTTAATGCTTTTGGAGAGTTGGACACATTTTTTTGGGGAAACAAGAAGCCGCGAACAAGTATTTAGTCGGGCAATGTTGATTAGAAATAGAGTTATAAGTTGGAGCAATTGTCATGGATGATAAAAATGATTCTCGCGGCGAACCTGAGTTTTGTGGAGCTTTTCCTATTCGTCAAGAGATTCTGGTTCTTCCAGCAGATGAACCTAAGAAAGAACTTGGTTGGTTTTGTCATGAAATTATCGCCGGATCGCCAGAAGCTGATGCACAAAACGCTCGTTTGAATAAAGACGTTTACTTGGCAACCGATCAGGCGGATAAGTATAGAACAAGTCATGTTGCTCATTATAAGCGCCCTGATGAGTTTTGCTGGACGGTAATTCCTGTTCTTCAATTTCTTTGGGGTAAGCCTTGGAACAATATGGCGTTGAATTTTATGCCTAGTCTGCGCCCAGGTGGGATTAGAGTTGTTGGAGGTAAGGCTGGCAACTGTATTACTTGTGATTGTTCCACATGGCGAGTAACGGTTTATCTCGAAGATGATGACCGTACTATTAGAAGAATTGAACAAGAAGTAGATGGTGGGTGTTTAGGTGTTCGTTATGGTGCGGATTTGAGTGATTATATGAATGGTCGCGAACCTTATCCTGGGAGCGTTGGAGCTATTATAAACCCTAGGGGAGTTATAGCTGGTAGGAAATCAAAGAAGGATTCTGAAAATGAGTAAGATTAGAATTTATGCTTTGGAAGTGAAAAAGTGGGATAATGACGCTAAAAATTCTAAATTTGAAAGGAAAGCTTTAAGTACGAAGCCATTTACATTAGACAATCAATCGGTTATTAGTGAAATTTCTTATCTTGACAAAATGAAGTCCGGATATGTAATTCAAAATGCCGCATATGAATTTACGCAGGAAGATTTTGCTGTCGCGATGTTATCTTTTGATCGGCCCGCTGCTAACTATTATCTTTTGCTTTCTGATAACTGCGTGAGTGTTCAGGCTTTAGCTGAAACTGAAGCGGCTCAAAAAAAATTAATTGAGGCAAAGCTAATTATAAATTGGATGGTTAGGGATCCAAAACGAAGAATGATGACCAAACATTCGCAGGAATATTCTTGGGCTCAGGGGTTACCGTCAACTACTGTTAAGATTGGGCGTGACCCAAAGTCAGATATTCTTGTTGAAACCGCAGCTAGGATGCAGGGTGTAATTGAGATTAATGAGCAAGGTATTTTTTACATTGATTTAGGCGCCGAACCAAGAAGCAAAATTAATCAACAATTTGTTTCTAAATTAGAATTGTTTGATTTTCTAGAGTATAACTTGGAAATTAATGGCTCTTACTTCAATCTTATTGTAAAGACAAAGCGTCAATGAAAATTGAAAAGATATCTACAACAGTTACAGAAAACTTACGATGTACTTGTATGCAATTGTTTGATGCTGATAAAATTAAGGAACTTAGGATTGGAGACAAGCTTGAGTTTGAATGCAGCTTGTGTTTGAAAAGAGTAGAGATTGTAGTAGACTTGGTTCCTTTGTATACTGTTACTGTTACATCTAAGCACTAAGATGACTACCGACGCTTATCGAACACCAGGGGCTGTTGGGCTCCCTTATCGGGAGCCTGCTTCTGACCAAAAACCTTTAAAGGAAGTTGGCCGGGCAGTCATTACAATTGTTGATGGTTCCGGGGCTGAATATGTTCATGATATTACAGCGCAATGGATACCTGCTTTTGAATATGAAGTTGTTAATATGTCCGTCGCTTCAAAAAAACAAAAAACTAAACCTATTATTCAAGACATCAGACAAATTGTAAAAAAGTGGGTAAAGCAATCATATGATGAGGGTTTCTTTTTTGTGGGGTCGTCGATTGTGCATGTTGTGTTACGTGAGAATATTAAGAACATTGAAGTAAAATTTACCACAGTTATGGTTGAACCAAATGTAAATCCGGCGGAAGTTGGTTTGAATAAAATTGGATTTACAAATATCAGGGCGGTGTTTTGATATGTTTACGTTATTTGTGTTGCCTCAGGACTTGGAATATCGCAGAGATTCTTTTGGTAGGAACGTGATGAATGTTCAGGAAATGTTTTTAACAGTTCTTAGAACGCTTCCTCCCGTTGATGAGAACGTGCGTTTTAGTATCAGATTTTATCAGCAAGACGGCTCTGAATGGGGTCTTGATGATGATTATACTTTTGATTGTTTGCCCGCAATAGAGTGGAAACGAGGGGACATGATCAATCTTGCTATTTCTAAAGCATATTGGGACGCCCTTAAAAAAGGAAAATCTATTGGACGAGCAAACCTATCTAGGATAGATATTCTTCTACAGAACAAAGTTGTATCTTAAGGATAAATATGGAAAACTTTAGTTGGTTACCGACAGACCCAAACGTGATGGAAACTGTTATTTCTAATATGGGTTGGTTGGAGGGTTCTGGGCAAGTTGTGTATTTTATGAATTATCTTTTGGTTGCGGATTTCATTGTTACACCAGAAACCATAGCTCCTTTTGGAATTGAATTAATGAACAAAATTATGGAGCTTGAAAAAGAACTTCACCAAGAAAAATGCGATGACATTGAATTTGGTATTGTTGATGGCAAAGTAAGAGGTTGGAAAGTTGTTTTTGATTCATATTGGCCCCAAAATTGTGGGCGTGAATATGGTAAAGTAAATTTGTGTCGAAGCATACATGTTGGTGATTTTGCTGGAATAGCAGAAGGAGATGAAGCTGTATATATAAGAATCGATTCCGTCGCGGAAGATCAGACGCTTACGGCTACAGTCGTGAAGCTTGGTAATTTTTTCAGTATAGATAGAATTCCTGGGGCGCCATATTCTTCTCAAGGATTTGTTTCGAATGAAACTTTAGTTCTAAAAAGAAATCCTTCGACAGGAGATTGGACGATAGAGAGCCCTAAAAATCGACCATGGCATACTCTAAGAATTACTTCTGGTGGCGCTTTGAAGTTTGAACATTATCGTTAGGAGATTTAATATGAAAGAGATTTCGAAGTTTTTAGTTGATCAGTTGATTTCGGTGTATGAATCTGGTGAAAATTATCAAGACAAGGAAAATCAGCCAAGCGCACCAACTTTCAGAACAAGAATGGTAGAGGGTAAGATTCTTGTTGATCGGTGGAATTTGATTTCTACTGATATAATTGTTAATAGCGATTGGAAAGATTTTGTTATTGAGCAATGCAGGAAACTTGACCCAGGAGCATGTTTAGATGACTCTTGCATGATGTGGGGTATGGACGTTTATTTTAGCGATAATTTGCCAAAAGATATGTGTATTATGTTATCATTAGACGGCATAGGCAGTTTGAGTGAATTGGATGGTCGAAGAATTGCTATTGTTTCGTTAGAGGGGCTTCGATGAAAGATAAAGTTATTAGTTGGGAAGTGTGGGAAGAGATTGAGTTAATTTTACCGAATGCTGCAAAGTGTGATTTTTGTGGCGTGTTAGGTTATTATGCTTGGGCTCCTAAAGGTAGCTTATTCGTTTGTTCAAGGTGTAAGCCGCATTTGCCAGAGTTTGAATTGACATCTAACACGGATGGTTATACTTCGTGAATGAATCTAAAGAAATCATCAACTCTTTTGTACAAGACGCCAAATGTGCCAAAGGAGAATTTCAAGACATTGTTGGTAAACATGGCGTTCCAATGACTATTGTTGTTGTAGGTTTTGTTTTCGTTGTTGGTTTTTGTATTCTAGCCGCTTCATTCTAATAAAATCCAAATAGGTTGGTAATATTTATGTATTTCCAGTGGTGATCTATGGATGTTAAAAACCTTTTAATTACAGCAGACTTATTTCGGAAATATGCTCAAGAAGCCCCTCAAGAGGGTGGAGATTTAACCGCTCAAGTTCAACAGGCTATGAAAAAAGCCTTGAATGATTGGATTATTGGTGCTCAACATATTTCGAAACCTGGAGTTCCAATATCTGTACAATTTTCCTTGAGATTGAGGTTCAGCGTAGCGCCAAGAAATGAAACAGAAGCTGTTACTCCTGCCGTTATAGAGATGACCTCTCGTCCTGTTTATTATCGGTCAGAAAAAGATGCAAGTGGAAAAGTCTCTATGGTGCGGAAAGAGCTTACTCAATTGACACCAGAGGAACAGACGGCAGTAAAATCATTCATGGCGAAAGTTGCTAACTGGCAGAATGAAGCTTCTGTTCTTGGTAATATGTCTCCGGAAACTATTAAACAATTGTTTTCTATGCTTTTTAGGTCAAAGCAAACTGGAGCCTATTCTTATCCGGAAAATGGCTCATCGCCGCCTGTAACTCTTGAACTATTTGAAAGATAAAATGGACTGGAAACAGATTCGAGCTATTATTCTTGACCACAATTTATTTATTGCAACAGTAATTGGAATTTTTGTTCTTGCTGTTGGTTTACTGATTTACGGACAATTTTTTGTTAAGGACCCAAAGGTACAAGAAATTGTAGTTTATCAGATTGAAAAAAAGCCTGTTCAATTTCCGTTAGAGCTAAATGTATCAGATGACTTCACCAAAGAACAGGTTGGGGTTCTTTCTGAAAGTTGTAGGCTTTGGGAAACAGCTACACATGGACAAGCAAAGTTCAAAATCATAAGTGATTGGCAGCCGCCAGAAGCTTTTACAGAATCTGCCTATCTGACCTATCCTAAAAATACTGTATGGAAGAAATCCAGCACAAATCCTAATGTTGTAGGGTTAGCCTTAAAACATGGTTTTGCTGACGGAATTCAAAAAGGTAATTTTCTTATTGTTCTGGATGACTATAACAATATCGAAAATTCAAAACTAAAAGTTGTTTTTGCTCATGAGTTAGGTCATATGATGGGTTTTGAACATCTGAAACCTCAATATCCTGGGTTGATGGATATTGGCGGCAATGACGGGCAAATCACTAAGTATGACATGATTCAATTTTGTCATCTGTATAATTGCGATAGCAATTCGATGCTTCTTTCTAAGCCTGATTGAACTTCCGTATAATTTGTCGAGCATGCGCTGGTGTTAGGAATAATGTCAGTTCATGGGCGCTCACTCTACTTTGAACATTTCGCGCAAAGCAGCAGTAAAAACAATTCAAGAACAATTGAACAGAGCTTCCAATGAAGACTTGGGAAATGTTCTTTTTGATTTGTTGGGCGACATAAGACTCTATAATTATCGAGTTTTAGATGTAGAAAACGTCAGCGATTCTGATATAGACCTAGCTGATGATTTGCTTGAATCTTGGATTGAACCTAATTTTGAAGAAGGACTATAAAATGGATGATAACAAGCACGGTGATTTTCTTCTTGAGGCTCAGAATCTTTCTAAAGAAAGAGAAGAAAAGCTAATAGAAATTAGGGAAGCTATTAAAACAGAAATTAGAAAAGCTGCATCTACTGAAGGCAGACGATATCAGCGTACTCTTTCATCTTTTTGCTCGTATGTTTTGCATCTGGATCTAGATAAATCAACAGTGGCAGAATTTCTGCCATATTTAGCTTATCTTTCTAATGCTTTAGTGGTGGAAGGGTTTAAAGTTACTTTTTATCCTGCCGGAAGTAAATTTGATGATGTAGGAAATATTTGGATAAGTATTGAGTGGTAAGATTTTTTTGACAATCTAGGCATACACTGATATATAGACTGGGCAGACTGAAAACGAATGTATTCGGGTAGTGACGTTTCGGCTACTTCATTGATAACGAAAACCAACCGGAACAATTTTTCTCCCGATTTTTCTTCGTAAAGATTTAAACGATTGTGGGCAGTGATCGTATCGGTTACTTCTTGATTAGGAAAAGTGGTTCGAATCCACCTACCAATTGGTGATCATATCAAAGATTGGCGCGGAGCCCTACTGGCGAAGGGCATCTCCGATACACCTTTCTCCCCTTTTGTTTTTTAAGGGTTTAGGGAAGTGAGATTTTGGTTACTTCAATACAAACCATTGGCAAAACCACCAGAATCAATTTTCTCCCTATTTTTCTCCTATAAAGGAAGTGAGTGAAAGTCATGAGTAAGTTTTTTCATAACAAGGCTGTTTCTCGTACGGATAGCGAATCTCACGTTAATTTCATGGGCGGAAAGTCATTTGATATTTCCAACCCAATTGTGAAGCTGCGTATTATGGCTTCTTCTTCTTTCTTTGGCGAGCCGATGTATTACAATGACGCCAAGGAAAATAGTAAGGCGGCAAACAGTTATATTGACAGCGTAAATCGCAGCTATCTTATCGAAATACTTGGCAATGCTATTCCTCCTACTGTTGGAAAAACTCCGGCAGAACTTATGGAAGAAGCGATTGATAATGCTTTAAGCTATTCTGTAGAAGGTACTTTGCGAGAGGCTGTTCGCCTTCGTAATGAAGAAAACATGCGAACAACGCCACAAGTAATTCTTGTGCGTGCTGCTCATCACAAGTCGGCCAAGGGGACCGGTCTTGTAAACCTTTATTCTAAGGATATTATCAAGCGTGCAGATGAACCGTCTGTTGGGCTTGCATATCATGTATATCGCTATGGTAAGGCTTGTCCTATTCCGAACAGTCTAAAGAAGGCTTGGAGAAATTCTCTCCAGGGATTCAATGATTATTCTCTTGCGAAGTATCGTATGGAGAATAAGGAAGTTAAGACTGTTGACGTTGTTAATTTGGTCCATCCCAAGTCTTTTAACATTGACAAATTAATGAAGGATCAGCTTCGTAATACTGAAAACACTTGGGAAGCTATTATTTCAGCGGAAGGTTCCAATAAGGAAAGTTGGACAAAGGCTCTGGATGTAATGGGGCACATGGCCCTCTTAAGGAATTTGCGCAACCTAATTGAAAAAGGCGTTGAGCATGATCTATACTTAGGTCAGCTTGTAGAAGGCGCACCAACAGGAAAGCAGTTCCCGTTCCGATATTATAGCGCTTACAATGTCATCAAGCAGCTTGCAGGCTCCAATGGTAGAGTTCTTGATGCTCTTGAAGAATGTATGGAGCTTTCTATTGGTAATATGCCGAAGTTTGACGGTCGATTGATGTCTCTTTGTGATAATTCAGGTTCTGCACAAAGCGCTACAACCTCGTCCGTAGGGACAATGCGGATATCACAGATTGCTAACCTTTCAGCAGTGATTGCGGGCAAGTGTGCAACTGAAGGTCACATTGGGGTTTTTGGTGATTCTTTACAGACGTTTGAGATTCGCAAGAAGTCTTCAATTTTCGAGCAGACCGAAAAGGCAGATAATATCGGCCATACAATTGGGCAGGGCACTGAAAACGGTATTTGGTTGTTTTGGGATAAAGCCATCAAAGAGAAGCAGCACTGGGACCATGTTTTTATCTTCTCGGATATGCAGGCGGGGCACGGTGGACTGTATGGCTTGAATCATAGGCATTATCAGGATTATCGCTGGCATGGCACGAACATGATTGATGTGCCGAAGTTGATTAATACGTATCGCAAGCAGGTTAATCCTAATGTAATGGTTTATTGCACGCAAGTTGCGGGTTACAGCGATACGATTATGCCTGAGTTTTACGATAAGACTTTTATACTTTCCGGATGGTCGGAATCCTTGTTTAGATTCGCCTCAGAAATGTCAAAAATCTTTGTTCCTCAAAAACAATAGATCAAACTTCCAATAAAAGAAAACACTTGAAACCTCCTGCTTTTTGTTCTTAAAACAGGAGGTTTTCTTCGTCTTTTAGGCTGCAAAAAAGTTTGTCGAAAGTGTATAAGTTGTTGATTTTGTTTAGTTTTTTGAATGGCGGATCATAAAACTTTTTTGACAAAAACGCGCATAGCATGGTATATACTATACTAACAACAACATGAGATGCAAGTCATCTCAGATATGTAGCTAAAATCACCATAAAACGCCCCGACTTACCCGGTTAAAATTGACCAAAAATGGGGATTAACAAAGAAGGAGATATTCAAATGGCTCGTAAAACAACAAGTACCACACCCGCTGTAATCGCTGCTCCAGTAGAATCCACTAAGATCGTTCGTGCTCGCGCTACTCGTTCTCGTTCAGATGTGGCTGATGCCTATTCTGAGATCGTTGACGTTCAGTCTTCGCAGGAACCTCAGGATCCTAAGATGGTAGAAATCATTCGAATGAATGAAGAGCGTGTCCGGAAGAACACCGCAGGCTTATCTGTAGATAAGGTGCTTTCGACAGTTTCAGCTACTAAGCTGGAGATGTCTCGTGCTTTGGATTCTGTTATTGAAGTAATGCAGACTAAGCTAGCTGAGCTTCAGGATGTTGCAGAAGCTGTCAATATTCATCGTTCAGAACTTGAGCGTCTTCATAAGATTGATATTGCAGCAACGTCTCTTGATCAGCTAATTGCAGAAAACACTCGCAGTCAAGCTGAATTTGAAGCTATGACGGCTGAGAAGAAGGCCGCTTGGGCTCGCGAAGATAGTGAACACGCTCGTTTTATCAAAGAGCGTAACGAAGATTTAGAGAAGCTGCGTAGACGAGAGCAGGCTGATTACGATTATAACATGTCTTTCAAACGAAAGGCAGCAGAAGACGACCTTCGGAACGCGCTCAATACGATGGACAAGACAGCTAAAGAGCGCATCGCAGAACTTGAGAAGGATTTCAACCTTCGGAATGAGAATCTCAAGGCTCGTGAGCAGGAATTCAATGATCTTAAGGCTCAAGTTGCTGCTTTCCCGGAGGTTTTGAGGAAAGAACTCAGCGCAGCAAACGCTATTGTTACAAATACGCTGAGTAAGGCTCATCAGCAAGAAATGGCTCTTGTTCGTAAGGACATTGAGACAAATGACCGCATTTTCAAGAACGAAAATGCTGCGCTTACTGGTATGATTGCTAAACAAGCAGAGCAAATTGTTGCTCTTCAGTCTCAGCTTGAGCGCGAAAAGGAAAAGAGCCAGAGTGTTGTTCTCAAAGCACTGGATGGCGCTTCGGCTCAGATGGCTCTCCGCGAGGTTCAGAATTTTGCAAGTTCCTCAAGAGAGACTTCTCCTAAGAAAGGCTAGGAATAGCTCTAACATCCAATCTGCCCAGATTTAGTTAGAGTTTCCATTTCAATGGTCGGAAATTGTCTTTGAGTGACTTTCCGGCCATTGATCTATCTGGAGGTAAGGAAAATGACGAAAAAAATGAAGAGCGAAGGTGTTGATCATAGGCATCCAGCTGATTATATTGTGTTTTTTAGACAATCAGACGCCAAAAGATGTAGAAATGAATGTGATTGGGTTCTTGAAAACACAGAAACAACAGAGATTGTTGCCCACGGTAGCCTAGAGGAAATGATGGAGCTATCTAAAACATATCCAAACTCTCGTCGGGCGACATGGGCGGAAGATACATTAAGATATAAGAGCGGGATATTTTATCAAGATTATTTTATGGAGTCAGTTTTTAGTAGTATCGATGATAAGATTAAGTATGCTGATGGTTGGGATGGTAGCATACGTGAAGCTGAAGCAAAAGATAACTGGGATTATTTCACCAAACTCAACGCGGAGCCAAAAGACGATGGCGACTGAAACAGAATTCAAGTTCACGGTTAATAAAGACCTTCTTCCGTCTTTATCAGATGCTTTATTTCGTCCGATAAATATCAAACAATTTTACCTTTCAGTTGGGGATTCATATTCTCCAGAAGTTCGAGTAAGGATTGAAGATGGCGTAAATTATCATCATGCGGAAATGACCATTAAAAGTGCCGTAGCCGACTATGTTAGGAAAGAAGTTTCTATACCAATAGAACCGGAAAAAGTTGAAGATCTTTTAGAAATGAAGGTTGGGCATATTATTGAAAAAACACGGTATCTTTTTACAATGACTGGCGCTCATTCTCCTCAGCTTGCCGGTAAGACTTTATGGGAAATCGATATATATAAAGGCGCAAACGAAGGATTAATAATAGCTGAGTTTGAGATTCCTAGGAACTTCGAGACAGCGTATAGTTTTACGCCTCCAGCATGGGTTCTTGAAGATGTAACTAGAATGCCTAAATATAAGAATTCTCATCTAGCTTTGACGCCTTTTGTTCGGTGGTAAAATGGATAAAATCATAAAAAATTTGTATTTAGGCAATATCAAAGATGGACAAAACTGTCTTCTTGAAGGCGGATATGCTGTATTGAGTGTTGGAGAAGAGTTTAACGAATTTGGCGGGGAGGATGGCGTTGTCAGAATTCCATTGAGGAATCCAACCGATTGCGATTGGAAGAATATTCCAATGTGGGATAAGACTGGTGACGAGATTTTGAATTGGTTGGAGGTTGGGATGAAGTTTATTTCATCTCATATCAAAGAGAAACCAGTAATTGTTCATTGTATGGCAGGCAAGTCTCGTTCAGTGTCGTTTATTTGGGCCTATTTGATGAGTTGTGGTTGTGAACCAGTATACGCATATCGAATAATAAAGAAAGCCCGCCCTATTGCTGAACCACATTTTGGGTTTTTGAAGAGCATTTTAGGTTGGTTTGGATTTGACAAAGTACAAACTGACGACATAATAGAAAACATCAAAGAAATTAATAAGAATGGTGGCTGAAGCGGCGAGATTCTAAAGCAAAGAAGAAATGATTAAAGAAATAGAGTTTCCTCTTCCAACAATTCGTGAGAAACCAATCTATTGGGGACAGAAGATACGTGTTCGTTTGAAGCAAACAGAGTGGCAAAAAAAGAATCGTTTGCTTTCTCTGTATGATTTTGTTGGCTTCAGCTTAGATCAATCTTTTGTTTCCGAATTTGCTGAGCTTGCTGGGGTTGACGAAAATTTTGCTCAAGAGTTTTTGATGGTGTTCTATGACGAGATAAAGAAATGTCTTATCACAGGGCACATTATACAGCTTGATAGGCTTGGTAAATTCTATCTTGGGCAGGGTAATATGGATGAAAAACAAAAAGTACACGATTGTATCAACCCAAGGAACGTAAAACCAAGATTTTCAGCCATGGAATCTCTACGGAGAAAATTAAGAGACCTCTACAAAAGTAGCTAGTAAATTCTCGTCGAGCTTTCCTTGGCTGCGAAGCATAATAAAGCAGCCATGATCACTAAAGCAAAAAAATCATCTGAAACATCTGTCAAGAATTCTAAAAAGTTTGCGCCTGAAGTGGCAACATCAGGGCAAAATATCCTTATTATTGTAGAAAGTCCCAATAAGATTAAGACGATTGTTTCCTATTTACCAAAGGACAATCGTTATAGGGTATTGCCTTCTGTGGGACATATTGCCGATTTAGCTAAAACAGGCGCTTACAATCTAGGGTTAGACCTTAACGACAAATATAAGCCATCGTTTGTTCTTTCTACAGACCGGACAGAGGTTATTAGAGCGATTCTGGAGGCGGCAAAGTTAGCCGATAAGATTCTAATTGCCACAGACCCTGACAGAGAGGGAGAGCATATTGGTTTTAGTGTCGTTGAAAAGGTAAGATGTTTTGGAAAACCAATTAAGCGTATTGAAATTCATAAGATTACCAAGCAGGGAATTGCTGATGCTCTCGCTATGGAGCGGGATATTGATGAAGACTTAGTAGAGTCAGCTGTAGCTAGAAGGGTCTTGGATAGAGTGGTTGGTTTTCTAGCTAGTCCGTTGATTATTAAGCGTCTTGGAAAAGGTCTTTCAGCAGGGCGGGTTCAATCTGTTGCTCTTCGGATGGTTGTGGAGAAAGAACGAGAGATTGAAGCTTTTAAACCTGAAGAATATTGGAACATTCAAGCTTCTTTGGTTAAATTCGCCGATGATATTGTGTTTGCTGCCAAGTATCATTCTGATAAAACTGTCTCTAATGAAAAGGATGCAACAGCAATCAAAAAGGAATTGGAAGAGTCGTCGTTTACCGTTGCAAAGATAGATGCAAAAGAGGCAAAAAAGAATCCGCCAACACCGATTACAACGTCTAAGCTTCATCAATTGTCGTCCGCTAGGTTTGGTTTTAGTGGGCAACGAACGATGAAGGCTGCGCAAAGACTGTATGAGAGCGGTCGAATCACTTATATACGTACAGACTCTATTCGTCAGGCAGCAGAAGCCGTTCAGGAGATTAGAAAGTGGCTTGGTTCGAACAAGCCTGCTAGTCTTCCTTCTAGCCCGATACTATATAAGAACAAATCCGGCTCGGCACAAGACGCGCATGAAGCTATTCGACCCACTGACATTAGCGATATTCCAATTAGAAGCTGTGTGACGGATGAAGACAAGCTCTATAAATTGATTTGGGAAGTTACTGTTGCGTCTCAGATGACACCAGCCATTTATGATACAACTACGGTGTCTATAAAAACCAACAAGAAGCGAGAATTAAGAGCAACCGGGAGCGTTTTGAGGGACCCAGGATGGCTTACAGTAACCCAATACGCTGATCTTGAAAAAGAAGAAGAGAAAGATTCTAAATTACCAGCAATGGTGGTTGGTGACGTGTTGAATTTGGTGCCGCCTAGGGTGACAGCAGAGCAGAAATTTACAAAGCCGCCCAAGAGATATACTGAAGGTTCTTTGGTAAAGGAACTGGAGAAAAAAGGAATAGGGCGACCTTCAACTTACGCCGACATTACAAACAAAATTACGTCAAGAGAATACATTTCAAAGACGGGCAATTCGTTTGTAGCTACAGAAACAGGGAAAAAGATTGTAGATTTTCTTATTAAGTACTTTGATTTTATGCAGTATGATTATACTTCAGGGATGGAAGAAAAACTTGACAAAATTGCTAAGGGTGAATTCAGTTATGAAGCAATGATGGAAGAGTTTTACCCACTATTCAAGAGAACTGTAGACAAAGCTTACGACGAAACTATGGTGGATAGTGGAACAGACGTTAAATGCCCGAAGTGTGGTCGTAGAATGGAAAAGAAAAAAGGTGCATTTGGTGAATTCTTGGGGTGTTCAGGTTATCCCGAATGCAAGGGCATTATGAATTTTGAAATGGTAAATGGTGAGATGAAAGTTAAGGAGCGAGGCGTAGAAGGTCTGGTGTCGGATGCACCAGAAGATATGCTTTGTCCTGACTGCGGCGGCAAGATGCTTCAGAAGGTTGGTCGTTTTGGTAAATTCTATTCGTGTGCAAAGTATCCAAAATGTAAAGGGACGAAGGCACTTTGGAGCAGAAGTTGAGTAAAATTTAGTGTAGCTTGATATATACTCCCATACGAAGGAGATTTTTCGTATGGTAAGTTTTAAAAAGACAGCTGGTCCCGGTAGCGATGATTATTTGTCAGAGTTTCGTCCTATTGAAGTGGAGGTTATCAACGATCGAGTAGATATTGCCGTAATGCGTTTTCGGACTCTTGTGACGCGAGAACGTATTATGTCTGACCTCAAGGAGGCTCAAGCTTATGAGAAGCCGTCTATGAGACGCCGACGTAAGCAGCGAGAGTCGTTACAGAGACAGCGAAAGCTTGAAAGAAGTCAGCAGTTTCGAAACCTAGAAGAGAGTAATGGCAAACGAAGACAAAAAGAAGAGCAAAAAGAAGCAAGATCCTGAAGATCAGACCCCTGAATGGCTTCGTGGAGCATCCGAATTCGCAATTGATTTTGCGCATCCAGATGCTCCCGATACTCTTCCACAACCAGACAATGACAAAGTTGAACTAGAAACGATGCAGATGTTTGACTATGTGGAGGGGAATAATATCGTCGGAGTAATTGATCGAAGGAAATTTCTTGCTCAATCCAGACGAGGCGACGGAAATAGAAAACCTATTGAGGTTCAAGCTCAAGAGGTAGAAGAAGATGTTGATTCTAAACCAGAGCCAACAATAGAGGTAGGTAGTTATGTGCTTTTTTATGATGGTTCAATTATCAAAGCCGGGACTCTAGAAGAAATAAGTCTAGCCGTTCTAGATTTGGTTTCTGAACACGAAGATTTGGACAATGATGATGTCCTTATTCTTCAGCGAAAGCCGTTAGAAGAGATAGTAAACTATCTTACTCGCCGTTGAAGTTATCCACCAAACGGATTTCCAAACATAACAGACAGTCTGTTGGCGTCTAGATGGCATTCGGTGCCAATCGGAATGACAGCGCTGACTTCGTTGTGGCTGAAATTCAACCCATAAATGCAAGGCGGGCCATTTTGAAGATATTCTACGATAACGTCTTCAATTGCGGGGTCACTTTCGTCGTCCGGCCGCTGGGAGAAGCTTCCGATTACAATTCCGCCTAATTTATCTAGAATACCAGCTAGTCGTAAGTGTTCTAGATACATTGCGATTTTTAGAGCGCCTTCTCTTACATCTTCAATAAATAAAATGGCGCCATCTACAGTTGGCATGAATGGGGTTCCAATTAGATTGCAGAATGTGGTGATGTTTCCACCTATAGCTGGTCCATTGGCAATCCCTTTAGATACGGATTGTGGAAAATTTTTGTTTCGCATAAATGGTTTTGCGCCCCAAAACTCATTCAAACATAAAAGCTCAATAGCATCTTGAAGTGCTGGTCTATTTTTAGAGTCATCATCATACGTTTCAACAGTTGGACCATTGAACGAAATCATATTTGAGCGAGCAAGAATTGCATTATTCAAAGCTGTTATGTCGCTAAACCCCATAATAGGCTTACGCTTTTCGGCGATTAAGTCGTAAGGTAGATGAGGAAGAATCTGCGCTGTTCCAAAACCACCTGTAGCACAGATAATCGCGTCAATGTTGTCGTCTTCAATTGCCCAGATGAATTCCTTAATTCTATCTTCCAAAGAGGCAGAATACATGCCTTTTTTCTTTAGGAAAAATACATTGTCTCCTAAAATAGGGGTCATATTGCATTCGCTAATGGTTTTTAAACCTTTATGTAGATACTCTTGATTAAAACTAGAAGCAGGAGCAATCACCGCAATCTTTGAGCCTTCCGTCAAAGGCTTAGGGCACAGATAGTTTATCATGTTTTTATGATGATTTATTGCTTGGATTTCATTGCTTTGACGACAAGCTCATGAAGAGAAGACTTTATCGTTTCTACGTTGGTGTTGTCACAACCAATATTTTCAATATTTTTGACAATTTGGTCAACATCTATTGTGGGACTAAAGGCATAAGTAAATGCGTTTTCCATTCGAGTATTGTTGTTTGCCATTTTTTTATTTGTTTCTTCCTCAGTCTTCTTGATGAAGTACTTTTCAAACAACCTGAGAAGTGTTAGCCCCTCCTCTGTGCAATCGTTGTTGTAGTTTTTTACTATAGTTTTCAACTCGTGAAATTTCAATATTAATTCCTTGAATTTCTGATCAGGGTCATAGTATTCATCTAGCATAGTTGAAATTTCTTCGCTAAGATCAAGAATTTGCGGGTTGTTTTTGATTGTTTCTTTTACTTCTTTTCGAACAAGAAACATTTTTTCAACCTCAGCTAATCGCGCATAAGTCATTTTGCCGCTTAAAAGACTGTGCGTTTTGATTTGTGTAATCTCTTCTGGTGTTAAGTCTTCAAAAAACTCATATTTTTTTGGTGGATTATCTTGAGTAAGAACAGTGTGTTTTGATTTTATCTTGTTGTCGGCTTTGTAGCCTGTAAATAAATCGCTAGCGCGTTGGAAATCTTCTAAGATTGGTTCAAAAGACGCGCCATTGCGGGCTCTAGCACAAGCGCAAGCGACAGAAACAATGCAATTTCTTTCAGTTTCAGTTAGTTGCGGTGAGAAAAAATATTCAGTTCCATCGCGTAGTGTGACATGTTCGGGTTTCTTTTCCATAATTCCTCCAGTGATATTTGGATATATATCTTTAACAGCAATTAATATAAGGAACACATGATGATTCAAGGAACGTCAATGTATGCTTGTCCCATGGATACTGATTTGGGCAAAGAAAAACAAGGCGAATACATAATACCAAAGATAGAACCATTTTACCCGCTTTTTCCTCCAGGCCCCGAAGATGCTAAGGCTAAAATGGAGTTTTTGAATAAATTATGTGATGAATTTGAGTTGATGAGAATGCTTTCTAATCTTGATGAAAGTGTTCAAAGAAGAATTTTGGCTTGGCTGCAAGCATTATTGCAGGGGAAATAATGGAAGAAAAAATCAAAGCTAGTGAGTTGCTAGCTAAAATCTATGAAGAATTAATCGAAATGAAAACTCAACTAAGGGAAGTGAAAGAGCTTTCTAAGTTGATGACATATCAGTATAATTTGCTTCTAAAAAAGGTAAATGATATGGGCTCTGTGGTTTCAGCACAGCCGACACAGAAGGCTTCTGTCATAGCAACGGCGATGGAAACTATGCCTCAAATGGATAAACAAACAAAGCCAGCTATGCCAAAGAGAGCAAGACTTGGAGATGTTCCTGAAGGAGAACGGCCTGTTCCTGAGCCTAAAGAAATCAAGACGGTTGTGAATATTGATTATAAGACTCCTCCGCCTAATGCTGTTAAACCTCAGAAATATGACTTTGATGTTCAAAAAGAAACGTCTTCTCCTTCTGAGGCGCCAGCTGCACAACAAACAAATCTAAATTCTCAAGTGCCTGTTACTCAGGTTGTGTATACTAAAGAAGGAAAGCCAGTTTCTCTTGCTTCAGTTGAAATAACGGACCCTTCAGGCAAGGTGGTCAACAAGAGTAGAACGAACAACGTAGGTAGATGGCAAGTTCTTTTGGCTCCTGGTGATTATACGGTTCATGTTTTGAGACGGTATATTAAGGGCCAAGAAGAGGGGGAAGTGGTTGAATATAATCAACCCATTCGAGTTGTGCCTTCTGAAAAGAAATTAGAGATTCAGGCGCCGGAAGAATATCGAAACAAAGTTCAGTCGTCAGCTTTCAAAAAATAAATCATCTATGTTAATTTCGGTTTCGGCTTCTTTTTATTGGTAATAGGCTTTATTTCATCAATATTGAGTTTGGGAAAGCGTTGCCTTACCTTTTCAAATACTTTATCTTTAATTGATTTTAGAATAGAACTTAGTTCTTCTCCTTCGCCTTCTATCCACCAAGCGGGCTTTTCATCAAGACTTTTTACTTGTCCTATAGTGCGTTTGGCAGCATGTTCATCAAAAATAGGGAAATGGTAATGCTTCCCTCGAACTTTTTCGTCATCGGGAGCAAAGCAATAGTCTTTTGGGTTGATGGTTTTTTGTTCAGCCTTTTGCGCCGCAGCTTCTTTGTAAAATTCTGACAAAATAGAAATAGCATTTTTGATGGTCATGACGCCTCTGATATATATCGAAATAATAGGTGTAATATGTTTAGAAGGTCAGATTTAGCAGCAAAAGATAGAGAAGAGGTTTCTATTCAGAAGAAGGCAAGCATCAATGTTGTAGACGATCCCTATTTGAATGAAACGGGATATGGATACAAGTCTATGACAGTAGAAGCGGCTTTAGAGAGAGCTAGAGAGCAGGCATATACGTTTGGCTATCGCGATGATGATATTGGGGATGGAGATTTTGAATCCCAGGATATGATCAAGCAGATGGCTGATGTTATTTCTAAAGTTTTATGGGGTTACGATAGTGCTAAAGTAGAAATGGCTAATGAAAGTATGCTTCGGCGCGCAGAAGAATTTCGTTATCAAGGTGTTCAGTCAGGCTCTTTGGCTCCTAAGAAGATAGCGAAGCGGGGACTTTTGAAGGAAGAGCCGAGGATTATTCGAAAACGTTAGGCTTTTTTATTCTTAGCAAATTTTTCAAAACCAAAAACGCTAATTGCGTCAATAGCGGCGAACAATTCCTTTTCTGGTTTAAGTTGTTCGTCTGAAGGTTCGCTTGTTTCTTCAAGGATTTTAGAGCTATCTTCAGCGGTTGGTTCTTGTAAGTCTTCTAGTCTTTTATCTTCTTCTTCCTCTGTATCGGTTTCTTTCGCCAACTCAATAAAGTTTCTTATTCGGTCATGATAAGCGCGAATGGTGTTTGCGATTTCCGAATTTGGATCGATGTTTTCGACTTTTGCTTTTATTACTTTTGTTTCTTCTTTGTTTCCGGCGTGAGAAAATGTATGAGCATATATTCTAACAGTGTTGCCGAGTATAGAGACGCCAGGAATCATATTGGAATGATATATTCCTTCTTTTTGCCCCGTGAGAATGCTTTGAAGGTGTTGTGCTTCTTTGAGAAGACTGAGAAAAGTATTGGTTATGTTAGATAGATTCTTTTCATCTATTTGAATTTCTTCTTTACCTGTAGCCCAAAACACAATAATTTTTCCGCTTTTCTTCATATGAATAGCGGGAATTATGTCGTTGGGAAGCTTTAAGGCGTCCTGCAATGAAACTGTTGCGGTTTTCTTCAAAGAAGCTAAAAGGCTTACTGCTTTACCAATACTCATGGGAATAATTCGAAAATATTGGCTGTCGGGCAGATGGAAAGACTCTTATAATGGTCAGCTATGACAACTATCAAATTTCTTTTAGCACATTCCGAAGCAAAGCTCCCACAATATCAGGACGTAGGTTGTTCTGGAATGGACGTAAGATCGGTCGAAGATTTGGTTTTGGAGCCTGGAGGAATTGAAATTGTAAAGACTGGACTGAAGCCTGTTATTCCTGTTGGTCTTGAAATTCAAGTGCGTTCTCGTTCAGGAATGGCGGCGAAACATGGAGTTGCCGTTTTGAATTCTCCAGGAACTATTGATGCCTCCTACAGAGGAGAAATTGGTGTAATTCTGATTAATCATGGACCAGCACCTTATACTATTAGGGTTGGAGATAGAATTGCGCAGTTAGTTGTAGCTAAGGTGGAAATGGTTCAAGTAGAAGCAACCGATTCATTGCCTGAAACAACTCGCGGTGAAGGTGGTTTTGGCAGCACAGGAACGAAGTAATATGACGACGAAATCAAAAATTCTTACTGGTATTTCTGTTACTTTTCTTATTTTGATTTTGATGTATATTATCAAGCTTCAATATGATGCTTTAGAACGGCAGAGACAAATCGAGCAAACTATTATCAAATTTCAACAGCTTGAAGGCGGAATTGCTCGAATTGAAAGTCGCTTGGTAAAAGATAAAAGCGATCTTGAGTCTAGGTTACAAGACCTCGGCATTAACGTCAAGGTAATTCAAGATGACTTGGATGCTTATGGCGCAAAACTAGAAAGCGTTTCAGTTGTTGTGGGTAGAACCGAAGGGTATATTCAAACAGCAATTCCTAGTGACTGGCAGGAGCCATCAGAGGATCCTAAGGTTCCAGAGCAAAAAGATGAGACTTGTACCAGCAAGTATGGGTATTGTACTCATGCACAAGGACTCAATTTATATGAACAAGGGTTGGATGGCTCCAAGATTCCTTTTGGTGGCGTAAAGTTTAATGCAGCCGTCCAAAACCCTTGGGACATATCTGTGTTTCCGCGCAAATATTATTCTGTCATGACCATGGGCAAGGATAAATCAGGAAAAGTTATTGCTCATTCTCAAATGATGATCGAAGATAAAGATGGTAAGAAATATAAGATTGGCGTGGATGAATCTTCATTTATCGAGACGGTTGCTGAAACGTCTCGAATGTATTGGTGGAACCCAAGGATTACCGCTGGATATAGTTTGGGTGTAGATTCGGACGTAAATATTGCTTCTAGTGTTGGTGCGCAATTTTTTGCATCCGCATATGCCTCTAATCGTTCCAGACCCAAATGGATGTTTATTGGGTTAGGCGCCGGTTATGATATCTCTTCGAGAAAACCAATTTTGACATTTTCTCCTTTCATGTATAATGTGTTTCCGTACAGCCAACTTGTGCAGAATCTTTATGTTGGACCGACGGTGGCTCTTTCTACTGCTGGTGCTGTAAGTGGAAATGCAACTGTTTCCGTATTATTCTGATTGTAGGTGAAAAATGAATTACGTTTTATTTTTTTCTGGTGTAAGTTTGGGGATGCTTTTAGGGATATACATATTTTGGATGTTTACTGAGAGAAAGATAGAAGAAAAGAAAGAGCCGAATGCTAAAGTTCGAAAAATTTTGCGGCAGCTTGACGCTATTTATAGTAAAATATGGGAAGTGGATGACACGGTAAGAAGCGCGTCAAAAACATTATCCTCTGAGGAGTATAACTATATCTCCACGCGCGTAAGTTTTGTTAGAAGAGCTATTTTAGATAGTATAGACCAAATTGAAAAGAGAGAAAAATGATTATTGCAATTTTTTGTATTGGGTGTATTGTTGGCGTATTTGCCACAATTATGATGTCAATATTTATTGAAGCCCGAAAAAAAGCAATACAAAAAGAGCCCAACCCATATGTTCGCAAGGCTTTGCGAGAATTAGATTCTTCTTTGAGCAAAGTGAATGCAGCTTACAACGTCATATTAAATTGTAGTTTTGGAGCAAAGTATTATCAGCGCAATGATATGCTTGAACAATTGGATTCCTGTTACAAAAATATTCAGGATACAATCAAGCAAATTGAAGAGAGGGAAAACGAGGAAAAGAATGACGCTTGATGGTATGCCTTGTTGTCGGTCTAATACTTTGGTATATCTTATGGAGGGCACCATGCGGCAACTTGAACTAGAGTTAACAATCGAGGACGTTCCGCAAGTAGAGGAGAAGAAAGATGACGAAGTCAACAGAGGATGTTGTGTACTTAACGTTTGTGACTCTAATGACAATTTCATTGTGGACATCCTTGTTACACATGATATTAACTTAAAAGATTAAGATGATTTGCGCCGAATGTAACAAGTTAGCGAAAAATTCAAAACCGCATATTTGTAAGCGGTGTTCTCGTATGGTTTCTTTTAAAGAACAACAAATTTGTGAAGTCTGTTCTGTTACAACTCAAAGCTGTTGTGTATGTGGTCGCAATATGGTTACAAAAGGAAGTGAAGACCCTAACCATCCATTTTTTAGTTCGTCGGGTCGATGTAAGTCCTGTGGTAATTAAGAATTGTCGTAGGAGAATTGACTATGGACAGCTGGATAGATAAATTAGCTAAGTGGTTTTTTCCTGATGTGCCAATGCGTTGGGCTTATGTAATTGTTAATGACGATGTAATGCATTGTCTTTTAACCAAGAGAGTTCCTGAAAATCGAGGGTATTACATTACAGACGAAGACTTATGGTATTGTGACGAACTTAGACGTTGCGTTGGTAAAAATGAAAAGTTTTTTGAAACACAATCCGAAGCAATAGAAGTTCTGATACAACAACTTGAATCAAAAATAAATCGCGCTCAACAGTTTATTTTGGAAAAAACTGATTATGTTGAGTTTTTGAAGCGCAGACTAAAGCTTGCAAAAGCAAATGAAGCCTTAGAATTGCTTGAGAAGAAAACTGGTGAAGAGGTAGCAGAGCGGTTAGGTAAGTATCTTATACTAGAGAACGCTGTTAAGCAACTTAGGCTTATTAACTCTTCTCAAGAAACTCATGAGGAGGATTCGATTCTTGAAGAAATGGATATTCTGTGGAATGAGATGACTGAAGAAGAAAGAGCTAAAGCAAATAGATGATTATTACAGATACATCTTTTCTTCAAGATATTTGCGATCCAATTTCCTCATCAGAGGAAGAGCGCGATATTATTTCTAAACTTGAGCAAGAACTTGAAATTTCTAATAAGGCCGGATCTTTTGGGATAGGTTTGGCTGCGCCTCAAATTGGAATTAAAAAACGAGCGGCTATTGTTCGAATTGGCCCAGCGGCAACAATCAATCTTATCAACTCTGTAATTGTAGATAAGAATGGCTCGGCGTTTTCACAAGAATCATGCTTATCTCTTCCTACAAAATCTGTTGTCGTGCAGAGAAGTTCTGATATCTTAATTGAAAACAACAGCTTCGGTATCAAGCAAAAATTTGCGGCATATGGGCTCGCTGCCATCTGTATTCAGCATGAAATGGACCATTGGGATGGAATTTTGATTGTTGATAGGGCAATAGAAAAGCATACAGAGAGCGTTAGCGCCACGCCTAACTTACCTTGTCCATGTGGGAGTGGTAAAAAGGCAAGAAAATGTTGCAAAAAGGTGAAATAATGTCAATGACCGTGAAGGAAATGTCGGAGTTTATCAAAATGCAAGAAACCGTGATGGGTTTATTGCTAAGAGTAAGTGCTCTTGAATTGATCTTAAAGGAAAAAGGCGTTCTTACGGACGAACTTTTTTCAGTTAAAATCAAAGAAATTGGTGAAACAGTCGTCACCAGAACCAAAGAGATGATGGCTGCTAAAGAACTTGAAGCAAAGAATAATGAGCAGGTTGGAGCAACTAACATCTAAAGAGTAACAGGATAAAATGGAACAAGTAGAATTTGCAGGATTGGTTGTTTTGAAATTCTATTCGGATACGTGCGCTCCTTGTAAGCGTATTGTAACCATTATTAAAAAAATGCAGGAAGAATTTCAGTCAGTTAAGATATATAATGTCGATATTGAAGAAGATTATCAGCTAGCTAAAAGGTTTAGCGTCAAGTCTGTTCCTACTCTTGTTTTCTTGAATGGAGAAAAAGAACAAAGCAGAATTGACGGACTGGCAAATACTGAAACAATTCGAAAATCATTCAAGGCACTGGTAGGTTAAGGAGAAATTAGATTATGACAACAAAGAAAGTTCCCGCGAAGAAGACTGTAAAAAAGACCGCAAAGAAGGCAACAACCCCTAAGAAGGCAGCTTCAAAGAAGCCTTCAGTAAAGAAGGCTACGAAACAGTCAGGCACAGACCTTAAGAAGGTGGCTAAGGTTGTCAAGGCTATAAAGGCGGCTACTGCACCAAAGAAGCCGCGCGTTAGCCCTCCTGTTGATGTTGAGCTTCTAGCGGATACAGGCGAAGTAAATTATGTAGCGCCAAAGAAGGCGACAGCAGAAGACTTGCTTAATCCAGACCAGCGGAAGTGGTGGGATGATATCAAGGGTCATCGTCTTGATCTTTTTGGTTTACCAGAGCAGTACATTGGGGCTTTTGCTTCGCCTCTTAACTTAGATTCGAAGGCTCTTTATTTGACAGTCAAAGCTCCAGCAGCTGTTCCTGCAATTGAAGAGTTTGTTGCGGGTTATACGATGGTAGATAGGCAGACTAGGGTACGTGTTCCAAAGTATACTATGAAGATGAGCAACAAGTATATTGTTATCAAGCCAGCCAAGGGAAGCATTCAGAAGGTTGGAAATAAGATGATGTTTGTTGCTGATGAGGATTGAATTAAGCATTCTGTTAGAAACTTAACAGATTTGGAATAAACTCTTGAGATAAAATGCAAGATGATGGGAGCCTGTTGTATCTTATACTTGGTTGCTGGGGACGAAACGATGAAGGATTTGTAAGCTGTCCTTCTGTCTCCAATCCCATCCTACATGTTCACAAAGACCTCCAAGATTATCAAGACATTTCTAGATACCTGAAATCAGTTGGTTTAGCTGATAAACGCGTTTTAGATTATAATGCGGTGCGCAATATTGTTTATACTATTCAAAGAGACTATCGAATGAAAGGACCGCAATCCTTTTGGACTGAACGTCAATTTAGAATAATAGAAAACTTTACGCTTGTTCATAAACCATGTGGGATTTATCTTGCCTTAGACTTTATTCTTCCTGCCCAAGTGCCAAAACCGAAAGAAGAGCGCAGCGTAGTAATTATGCCTACGAAATTCTAAAACTCTAAAGCAACCAATAATCTCGAATCAATATACATTAATTGGAGTTAAAATGGGATTCGAATCGTTGATAAATGTGTTTAAAGCTCTTAGAGGAGTAGGTAAAGGCGCTGACGTTGCAGTTGACGCAGCCAAAGGTGTTAAGCAAATTTCTCTTACACAAAAGGCTTTATCAGCTGGAGGCGATCTTTTTAAGGCTACCAACAAAATTAATTTCTTGGGCAAGACAGAAAAAGTTGAAACTGCCGCCAGAGCTATTGCTAAAAATACAGAAGAGCTTGCTGTAAAGCTGTCTTTGAATCGTCTTCCTGATTCAACCATTGTAAATTATACTAAGGGGCTTGGGTATTTCCAAGATGCTACAAATCTTTCAGTAAAAGCAGAACCAGCCGTATTGATGAGAGGTTATCTTGAAGGAGTGCAAGAGACTCCGGAGCTTCTTTCTAAGGCCAAAGAATTTGCTGCTGTTGGACGTGAATCAAATCTAAAAGTTTTGCATAGCATTGACCCGAAGCTTACGCCTGAGACGGCTGCGAAAATGTCTGACTTAGAAATCATGAAAGAGGTGTTTTCAAGTCTTCCTTCTGGTAGCCAAACTAGAATTCTAGAACAATTTGAATCAACCGTTTTGGTAGGTTCAAAACTAAAAAACGCAGAAAATGCGGCTAATCTTGGAGCAAAAGTTCAAGGAAAACTAGCGGATTTAGGCAAAAGGCAAGGTAATTTTCTTACAGAACTTAAGAAAACCATTGATAAAAGTAACTTGGATGATGAAACTAGGAAGTTAATTGATGACGCCTTGAAAGGGTCAGAATCAAATAAGTTTTCAGTTGCTATTGGTTACTTAAAGAAAGACAAGTTCATTGCCGAAGAAATTACTAATCTTACATCTAAGGCAAAAGAAATTGAAAAGGGCATAGAAGAGTCTGAAGAGTTACTAAGGCGGCTTGGAAAAGATAGGTTAATCAATACTGTAAATTCAAAAACGTTTATCACAACAGTAAGGGATTTGCAGTATTTATCAACACCAAGTCTTTTTAAAGCAGTTACTACGACGCAAGGAATGGCAGGTTTGGCTGCTCTTGTGGCGGCTCCAGCTTTCGCAGCAATATATGGAACAACTGTATCAAAAGCAATTGATATCAAAGACACAGCGAAAGCTTGTAAAGACCAGATAGTAGACTTGAGAACAGATGATGATTCGGTTAAAGGTAAAACGTGGAATAGTACCGTTGATGACGTGACGGCTTCTTTGTCTGCGCTTGAGTCTGTTGACCTTGGAAAGTATCAGCACGCTTCGCTTTCTAATTTGAATGAACAACAAGCGAGTTTGCTATATGACGGTTTGTCTGATGTTGTGCAAAGAGTAGAAACTGTACGCACAGGTTTCGAGAAGCTATCTAAACCAGATTTCTATAGCGCATATACTCATCAAGGCCAATCTACCTCTCAGGCTGTAGGAGAGTTTGTTGATAAAAACAATCCTCTTTCATCTTTTACAGGAAATGTCACTGCCGCAAACAATTTAAAGCAACTTGGTTCAAAAGGTTTGCAAGAGGTTGGTTCTCTTTATCAAGAACTAGAACCTAGAGCTATGGAGCTTGCGGCTCGTAAAGAACCCGAAAAGATTGCTTCTGCCGATAAGATTACGGAAGATTATATCAAATGTTTTGCCGCATTACAAGAGGCTTTCAATTATCGCGACATTGATAGCTTGACCGTGAAGCTTGGGACTAAGAAGACAATAACAAAACAAGCAGGCTTACCATTAGCTGCAATTGGTTCAACTTTATTAACCGTTCTCACAGTCTTGGATTTGGTAACAGAGGGCGTAAACTTGGTTATCAAGTCTTATGTAAGGCTATCTAGCGGATGGAATGATCTTTCCAAAATGATTGGGGATATTGTTTCTACTCTAGATGAATTTGCAAGTGCTGAAGCGAAAGACAACGACTCAAAAGCTTTTATTGACCTTACTAAAAAGGTTTCTATTAACCTGAAAAAACAGGCGGAAGTAGTGAAGAGCAATTTCCCCGTTGACTTACAAAAAACCTTTGAAACAGGTGTGTCTGCTGAAGATGAGCAAAAAGTTAAACAAACGCTTCAGGAAATGGTATCAAGTCAAACAAAGTATCAAGCTATTAGTCAGGCTCTAGATTCTATAAACGAGTCTTTCAATGGGCTGCTTTCTAATGAATATTATCAAGAATTTGACAAAACCATAGAAAGTAAAACACATTCTGTGATGGAAGTGTTTGATGAATTTTTTACGCTATTTTCTGGAGAAGGAACTATTTCTGATTTCGGGCGCATGAAATATAGAATTTCACGGGCTCAAGCTCAAATCAATGTTTTGAAAAAGGAAATCGAGAAGATTCATTCAACAACCGTCAAAAAATAACTTATCCCCCTTCGGTTCCAGTTAATCTTTGTTTCAGTAAGTATACATGTTCCTCGTGCTTACTGGCGATACTCATGATCATATCATCAACGCCAAGAGTTAGACTTCCGTCTTCTTTCAGAGCGTTGTACACTTCTTTTGCGAGGTCAAGGAAGGCTTCTTCCGCAATTAAGGAACGTTTGGCTAGGCCAGCGGCGCCGTTAGCTTCAATTTTGTTGATATCATCAACGAAAGCCATGGTAGCTTGGCAATGGGACGCTAACGAAATAAAAGAAAGACCGTAGACTCCAATTGTTTTTTCTGCAACAGTATCGATATGTTCTGTTACAGCAGAATATAGTCTATCGTAGAGTAGATGGTCGCCATAATATGTGTTGCTTTTTGTAGTCCAATGGGCAACTTGATGAATAATAGCTAGTCCTCTTAGAACAGAAGCCATAGTGGCTAATCGTGCGCCTGCATCATCCTTGTTTTGAGGCTCTTGTCTATCTTCGGTGTTTACGTCATTATCTTCGTCTTCATCTTTTATTTCATCTAATTCTTCTGAGTCAATTTTTTTTTCGAATTCTTGGGCGAGTTTATAAAGTCTATCCATAATTTCTCCTGTCCTTGAATATAGTACAAATTATTGGTTGTCTAGCGATACAACGAATATCGCGCTATATAATAAGGTGAACCTATGATTAAGACTTGTGTATCTAAAAGTTTGTTTATGCGCCTTGCTGCTTCAGCAGAAGAGGCTGATATTCGTGGCGATTCTGAAACTGCTCAGGAATATACTGATCTCGTAGAAGATCTTGTTGAAAACAAAGCGGTTTTGGATGATAAGGAATTTGTAAATGAAAAGATGCCTGACTTGCAGAAGCAGGTTTCGCACCTTGTAAGAAAAGCTTTTATGGCAATTTTTAGCAATTATGGTGTTTTTCCTGATCCTCGCGAAGAAAAAGAATTAGTGAAAGCAATTACTGGCGAAATATTTGAAATGACGGATTCCTATTATAATCCAGATCATTTCGAAAAAACACCTGGGCAACAGGAAAATAGCGGCGAAGTGTCCTTAGATGGTGATGATATTGATTTTGCTATTCCTGAAGAGTCTGGGGGACACCATGCGGTTGTAACACTAGATGACGACGGCAAAGAGGACGACGGCGAAGAGGGCGAAATCGTTATAGAAGGCGACGATGAACCTAAGTCCGGCAAAGGTTCAAATCAATTTATCGACGATGAAAAAGAAGATAATGATGAAGAAACCAACGCGGTTAAAAATAGACTAGGAAAATAAGGAAAAATGGTAAGTTCACTGAAAGCTCTTATGGACAGCCGAAAGGCTGCTTCAGCACCCCAAGCATCACAACAACAAACTCGAACTCATGGTTTTGACGATGATTCGGAGTACGTTTCCAAAAAAGGCGTTCGTCTTGATAATACTAAATCAAATGTGCCAAAGGCGCCACCTAAGTCCGAAGATTTTCGGAACAAGGTGAACGAAATTATCAATGAAGAGAATGAAGAAAAGCGTGTTGGATTTGAATTAACTAAAAAATATCTTGACACGCTTAGAAATAAAAGTTTGGACCAAACAAAAACTCAAGAGCAAAGAGATCAAGAAATTTCTGCTGTGAAGGATTTGATTGATTTTGCGCGTCTTATCAATAGCAGCCCGCGTCATGAAGAGGACGACCTTGGTACAATTGCTGTTTTGATTACTTTGGCAAAAGCTTTATTGGTTCAACGTGATCGAATAAACGAACTCGATTTTATGTGTTCCAACCTTAAGAAAGAAATTGTTCGTTTAAACGCCGAACGCACTCAAAAATAATCATACTATTTCGTCGAGTTGACGCTTGGGTTACTGATATTATTCCTCAGTAATGAGCACTACAGTTTTAGATTTGATCGATACTTCTGCTCCTACTTTTGGCGAAGAGGAGTGGGATTCTGAATTTGCTATTGATTCCTCTACCCTAATAAGACAAGCAAACGATTCATTTAGTTTATTGGAGTACTTGGAAAGTCATTACTCTTTGGAATTTTTAGGTTCAGTTACCGGCTGGACCAGAAAAATGCAGTGCCCTTTTCACAAACACGGAAATGAACGAACTCCATCTTTTTTCATCAATGAGAAAAGTAACAGGTATTTATGTCACGCTTGTGGTGCTACGGGTGGCCTGGTTCAGTTCATTTCGTTTAAGTTTAACAGGCCAGAATCTGATGTCGCAACGCATCTTTTGAAGCTTTCAAAGCAGGGGCTAAATGCTGTTGCTATTATTGAAAGCCAAAAAAAGATTGATCAGAAAAAGAAAGTTGTCGGTCTGCTGCTGGAGTTGTCGGATATTTTCAGAGAATTTATTCATGCTCACGCGGATGACGACATAGCAATACGTCATGTCAACAAGATTATGGAAGGTTTTGATACGGCTTACTTGTTGAACCCTGAGGGCGTGGAAAAGAATATAACTGAGGTTGTTGGCAACCTAAGAACGCTATTATCTAATTATGATAGGAAGTAAGAATGAAGCTGATTATAGTACCAGACATTCATATAGGGAAACAAACATCTATTGGCAAAGATGCAATAGGGGTTGGATTGAATTCAAGAGTTCAAGACCAAGCGGACTTGCTTGATTTTGTGTATTCTAAGATTCTTGAAATTAAACCGTTGTCGGTTATACTTTTAGGTGATATCTGGGAGGATGTTAATCCTCGTTCTTCTTATGTTCGTGTAGTTTTTGCGTGGATTAAGAAGATTGTCGATTTGAATATTTCGGTACACATTATTATGGGGAACCATGATTTTGTGCGCAGCGGGCATGAGCGAGTTTCTATGTTGGATTCGTTTGATGCTTTACAAATGGAACGAGTTCACATTCATCGTAATATTGAACCGATTTATTTCAACGAACAATGTGCTGCTGTTGCAGTTCCGTTTTGTGACCGTAAACAATTAATGCTTCCAACCATTCATGAAGCGCAGGGTCATGTTATAAAAAATGTTATCGCAACAAGATTGGAAATTTTCAAAAGACTAGAAAGTGTCAAAAACACAGAAAACTTAAAGGTTATCATGTTGGGACATTTAGCTTTAGAAGGAAGCTTTTATGTCGGCGATGAAGTTGATGATGAGTCGAATGAAATTTTCGTTCCTCTAGAAGCTTTTGCTGGGTATGATTGCGCTATTATGGGACATGTGCATAACCAGCAGGAGTTATATCGAGACGGACGAACTGTCTTTGGACATTTGGGAAGTTTAGACAAAACATCTTTTAGTGAAAAAGATAAGTTTATCGCTGTCTATGACCCTGACGTTGGATTAGATTATATTAAGCTTCCATGTAGAGAGTTGATTGATATTGACATTGATGTTCCTTCTGAAGAAAAAGATGCGACATCTTATGTTTCGCAGCAAATTGAAAAAAACAAAGACGCTTTTGAAAACTCTATTGTTCGAATAAAAGTAAAGTTAAATTCTCATGACGCAGAAAATGTTGATAAAGACAAAATCATTGCTAATTTGAACAAAAATGGAGTGTTTCATGTCCCGTCTTTTTGTGAGACGAGAAGTTTAGACAGAGTTTTAGTTAAAAATGCAGAAGTAGACGAGTCCGTAAATCCGATTCAAGGCTTCAAAATTTTTCTCAAGACTATTGATGCCGAGCCTGAATTCAAGGACGAGTGTTTTGAGCTTGGTAATACGGTTATCAAAACGTGTTTTGCAAACTTAGCAAATAAAGGAAATACTAAATGATTCCGGGTAAGCTAACTTTAAAAAACTTCAAAGCTCACAAAGAATCAGTCGTTGACTTTAGTAAGCTTGGTACGGCGATTCTAATTGTAGGAATTGAAGATAGTTCATCTGATGTAAGCAATGCTGTTGGAAAGTCTACTCTTTTTAGCGCTATTGAATATGTATTGTTTAACATTAACTCTACCGGAGAAATTGCTCGGGTTATTAGAGACGGGGCTGCTAAATGTGAGGTAGAATATGAATTTAGCATGTCGGACGGTTCACATTACTTGATTAATAGGTACCGAACCAAGACGACAAATGGCGTTACGCTAAAGGAAAGAAACAAAGACGGAGAATGGAAAGATATTTCCGGAAGGACGCCATCAGCTACAGACAAAGAGATTACAAAGATTATCAAAATCAATAGCAAGACATTTCAGAACACGTCCTATTTTATGCAGGATGATGTTGAAAATCTTGCGAAGGCTCGTCCGGAAGAGCGAAAAAAGATTATCAGTTCCATGTTGGAGCTAGGTATTTGGAAAAAGTTTAAAGAAGCATTGGATGAGGAGCGGAAACCTTTTGACAAAGAGTTGGCAATTGTCAAAGCCAAGATTGGTGATCTTGGAACTAGTCCACAAATTGAGTTGACAAACCTGGAAAATGGGCTGGAAGCTATTAGAGACTCTATTGCTCAAAGTAATATCAAATTAGAAGATGCAAAACCAAAGTTGAGCAGCAAAAAAGAATTGCTGGGGCAACTAAAGAATCTTGCAACAGATCACGCTCAGATTGACCAAAAATATAACGACGCGATTTTGTTCAAGAAAGAAACAGAGGACAATGCGAAATACATTGAATCCTCTTTGAAAGACTCCAAAGTGGAGTTGGATCGTTATGAAACCAAGGTGAAAAAAAATGATGAAGCGGTCAAAACCCGGCTTGAGAAGCTAAAGCAATTAATTGAAGAAGCTCCTCTTGCGCCGAATATGAAAAAATATGAAAGCGTAAACAATAATTTAGCTTCCCTTAACGTTGCGTTAAAGGAAGAAAGAGCCACGCTTAAAGCTCTTCTTATGGAATTGCCAGAAGACGCTATGTGTCCGGCGTGTTCAACTGTGTTGGATGAGCAACATAGGCAAGAACTAAAGGATTCTAAGCAAGTTCGCGCAAAGAAGGTTCGTGCTGAGATTGAAGAACTTCAAAAAAAGATCACTATGTGCGAGGAGGATATCGCATATTTTGAATCTCAAATTGAAGCGAGCAACGCACATAATAAACAAAAGACTCAGATTTCCGGAGAAATCACAGTTTACAATGAAGATATCCGTGTTTGTGCAATCTCAATAGAGAGGCTAAAAGAAAGAATTACTTCTTTAGAGGACAAATATACAAAAACGCAAAGTTCTATTCAAAAGGCCGCGAAGATGTACGAAGACGCTAAACGTCTGAAAGTAGCTTCGATGAGCCAGGATAGCAATGATAAAGAAATAGAACTGGTTTCTAAGGAAATCGCAGAGCTTGATAAGATTGTCAATACACATAGTAGATTCATTAATGAAAACATGTCGGAAATCGGTTCTTATCAAGAACGAATTGAACAAAAGAAAAAAGATGTAAAGAAGAAGCTTGAGCTTGACGCTAAAGAAAAAGAGCTAACTAAAAAGCTAAAAGTCTATGACACGGTTGGTTTTGCCTTTTCAAGCAAAGGCATTCCGTTTATGATTATCAGTTCCGTTTTGGATTCTATTCAAGAAGAAACCAATAAGGTTCTCAGTATCCTTCGGAAAAATATGCAGGTTCAGTTCATTATTGACAAAGAGACGGATGGTGAGATAAAAGATACGTTAGATATGAAGTTTTTTGCTAACAACAAAGAATGGTCTTATGATGAGCTTTCAGGTGGACAAAAAGCTTCTGTGGCTTTGGCTTTGAAGTTCGCGATGGCTGTTGTTAGCAGAAGACGATGCGGAGCAGATATAAAGCTTCTTATGTTGGATGAAGTAGACCAGCCACTAGATGCTGCAAGTACCGAATCTTTTTATCAGATTATTCGAGAATGGTCTAAGGATATGACTATTATGGTTATTACCCATAGAGAACAATTGAAGACTAAGTTTCCAAATTTTATTTTGGTTGAAAAGAAGAATGATACAACTTCGGCAATGGTGGTATGATGGAAACTATTTATATTGGGATTAGTGGAAAAGCTAAGCATGGTAAAGATACGTTTGCCCAGCATATTAGCATAGCATTTCGTTATGCTCCTGTTCACGCAATTCAAACCGCATTTGCTGATCCAATTAAGAAAATGGCGCAAATTCAATTTCCCCATTTGACGCGAGCGGATTTGTGGGGGCCGAGTGAAAATAGAGAAAAAATAATTCAAGGATATGTTAATCCTGAAACCGGAGAGCCTTTGAAAATCCGAGATGTTCTAAAGCATATTGGAACAACATGGGGTCGTGGAACTAATCCTAATTGCTGGATTGACGCAACTTTTGGTCACATAGATTCAACATTTTATGGCCCGCCAGTAGACTCTGGTTGTATTGCGGTAATTTCTGATTGTCGGTTTAGAAATGAATACGAAGCAATTAGAGCTAAAAAAAACAACATGATTTTCAGATTGTGGCGGCCATCTGTTGAGAATGTTAGCTCGCATCCATCAGAAACCGAGCTTGATGATGAAAGTATTCCTTGGGATGCGCTCATCATAAATAATGATGTTATGGACGATTTTCAAAAAGAAGCTACAAAGGCGGCTGCAAAAGTTTATGATCGATTTGGTCTTAAATTCTAGCGCAGTAGTGGCGGCTAATAATTCCATATCCTAACAAAGGAATTATGGCTGTAATCACAATCTCTGTTACTCCGTCAGAACGTCAACTGGTAAGTGGCATACCTCAATTTGTTGCTATCGCGACAAATATTGCCGCAATTATTTTCTACACTTTGGATGGCACAGATCCTAGCGAGGCAAGTTCAGTTTATACAGATCAAATTGAAATGCCAAGGGATGTTTCTGCTATAACTCTTAAGGTTTATGCTACTAACGGAACGGATTCAAGTTCTGTCCTTGCTCTGACCTACAAAACAGTTTTAGATGGAATGCGGAAAGCTCAAGCTACGGTTTCTTTCTTAGAGAGCGAATATATGTATACCTCTCTCATCGGGGGAAGCTCGTATGCTCGAAAGGTTCAATACAGTCAAGAACATATGGGAATTTTGGACAAGTCAAATGTTCCCAATACAGTTCAAGATGGGTATGGACCTTATGGAGAGTTTCCGGTTCAGTCTTACGACCAACCTATTTCTTCTTCGTCAGCGAGATATTCTGAAACCGACAGGCAGGGAAATTATGGTAGAGGTATAGGGACTTTCAATAGAACTGAAGTGGTTTACTTGCCTCCCGACCCTGAGACTACAAAGCTTTCTGCAAAAAGTTTTAATCCTAGAGCTATGGTTTTGTTTGCTGATAGTCGGGAACCAACAGATACCGTTCACCTTTTTAGACCGCTTTATTATGATGCGCGTCGCGTAGGCGATTATTATGAAACGTATGAGACAGACGGTAATAGATTAACTACCGGCACTTTTTTGAAACAATATTTTAATCCGCGCGATAATACGATCACATATTATTTTAGAGACAGTCGAACGAATCGTTGGATAATTTCTGTCGAGTCAGCGTCAATACAGCCTACAAATGAACAAGCGAGCCATTTATTCAATGTAGCTCCTGCGGCTTCAGAACAAGGCGCAGGATATATTTATCGTTGGATATTCTTTAAAGGCGGCGCCCATTTGACATAATTCGCTTTTTCAAGAAAGAAAGCTGGAAAATATGAGCGAAGTTAGCGGAAAAGTTTCCTTGCCGGTGCTTTCCTATTCAAAGGTTAGCAGTTATAAACGCTGTCCTAAATGCTACAAATTAGGATATATAGATAAGCTGCCTAAAGTTGAAAAGCCATATACTGTTTTAGGTAATTTTTGTCATAGTGTTTTGGAAGCGTTCCACAAACATTGGATGCAAACACCTGTAGACAAAGATAAATTCAAAACAGTAATGCGTGATTCTTTTGCTTTGCAGCGAGAAAAATACAAGGAACGGATTCAAAAAGAACAAGTGGATGATGCTTATGGTATGATGAAGACATATCTAGAGCATATCAGCGACCCAAAGACTATTTTCCCAAATATCGTATCTTTAGAACAAAAGATTTGGGAAACAGTTAATGATGAGTTTATTTTCCTTGGTTATATCGATAGAGTACAGTTTGACAAAGAAGACAATGTGTTTCATATTGTTGACTACAAAACAACTCAAAAGAAGCAGTACTTGAAGGATGATACGCAAATTAAATTGTACGGCCATTTTATTGCCCTGAATAATCCTGAAATTGAAAACATTAGAGTTTCCTACATTTTACTTAAACATAAAATGCAGTATATGACGAAAGAGTATAACGTTAGTGCTTTGGCAGAAGCTAAGGATCATTTTGTCGAGCAGTGGCATGAACTGAAGAATGATCAGTTGTTCAGAGCGAACGCAGGTTTTGGCAGTTGTACAATTTGTGATTACGTTGATATATGTCAAGAAGGACGAGACTTAATTCATCGTAAGAAGTCATATTTCGGCGAAACGGACTGGTGAAAGGAACAAAGATGACAATTATTCAGAAAGAAAATATCGAAACATGTCGCGATCGTATCATTTTTTCTTTTGATAAAGAGAAGGTTACAGCTACGGTAGATGACATTGTTGAGACTATTAAAAAGAATCAGACTCCCATTAAGGGTTTTCGCAAGGGACGCGCGCCGGATAGTGCTATCAAAACAACTGCTCGGAAGTATATTATCGAGGAAGTAAAACGTCGTCTTATTTCTGAGGCGTTTCAGGATATTATTTTTGAAACGAAGATTAAGCCTTTTGGTAGCCCCGACATTAAAGAAGTTGATGTTTCCATGACCAACTTTAAGTTGGATATGGAAGTGCCGTATTTCCCAACGTTTGAGCTTAATCAGCACAAAGGTTTTAATTTGACTGAGCCTACAGGGCTACCTACTATTGAAGAGCTAACAGAAAGAACAAAGTCTGATCTTCAGACCGAGCAGCCTAATCTTCGCCCGTATAATCAAGATGATTTTGCGATGGATGGAGATACCGTCTTTGTAAATTACAACGGCACTATTAACGGCAAGAGTTTCGAGAATTCTAATGCTACTAACGTCATGATTCAAATGAATGGTGGTATGTTTGTAAGAGAATTTGAAGTTAACATTATGGGCATGCATGTAGGCGAAAAACGCGAGTTTGATATCGCTTTTACGTCAGATCATAATGTTGATAAGAAGCTCGTAGGCAAGACGGTGCATTTTGATGTCGAGCTTGCTAATGGCGTGAAGAAAGAAGTGGCAGAGATTGATGATGCGTTTGCTCAAAAGATTGGTTTAGAGAATTTGGAAGCTCTAAATCAAAAGATTGCTGAGCGGGTTAATGCACATTTAGCGCAGCTTCGAAGTACACAGCTGCAAAATCAGGCGATTGATTTGATGATTGCTTCAAATCCAATTGACATTCCTGATTGGATGAGCCTAAGTGCTGCTGAGAATCTTGCGCGTTCTCGCACCTTGAATTGGAATGAATGCACCCCTGAGTTGCGACAGGGTCTTATTGCTGAGGCAGCAAAAGCTCTGAAGACATCAATGATTCTAAATGAGATTCGCGGCAAGGAAGTGGAAACAGCTTTATCTCACGATGAAATTGAAAATGTTATTAAGACCAATTTGCGTCAGCTGCCTCCTGAACTACAAACTCAGTTTTTAAGTCAGAATGGAATGATGTCTAGATTGTATGCCGAGATTCAGGACACCCAAGTTTTGGATTGGGTTGTTAAGAATTCAACTGTCGGTTCGACAACTGAAGAAACAAAAGAAGAAAACAAGGGAGAATAAGTTATGCCTCGTGTAAAGAAAGAAAAAGCTGGTGCCGGTGAGTTCCCCGCAAAGTTTGCCAAGGTTCTTGGTGAAGAGTGGATGAGTGCAACTGATTCTCTGGACACAGAGGAGTTGAAGAAGATTGTTGTTGACGCTGCGAATATGATCGAAGAGCAGGAAAAGCAGCGCGACGCTGATATGGAACTCAAGCAGCAGAAGGAAAAGCTCAAGGAGATGTCTGGGCTTTATAAGGAAGACCTTTTCTATCAAAAGGCCCGTATCAAGTACTCTCTTAAGGTTCTTGAGTCCCGAGGGATCAAGGTTGCCCCTGCAAAGGAAGCGGCAATTAAAACGGGCGGATGATAAAGAAAAGTGTAATCAAGCAGGTTGGAAACTGTAATTGCTCCGGAGGGAAAGCAAGAATTTCAATTGCTTTCCCTTCTGGGGTGACCCGCGAGTTTATCGAAAAATGTAAAAGCGCGGGGTTTGAAGACGAGCCGGAATACACAAAAGCCGGAATGCTCTACCTCAAAAAAGGCCCTGTTGTTGTTTCAGGGGCGATATGCCTTCGAAACGCCAATATAGTTTGCCTTAAAAAAGATTCACAAAATTGTGAAGCCGAGATTGATAAAGTTATCTCGGAACTAGAGCGGTTGTGTTAACTGTTGTCAATTTTGACTTCAGTTACCTAAGCTTGTATGGTTATTGCCTAAGGAAAGGTTAACTTCATGGATTATAGAATATTTGATGAAGATAATGAGCATTGCGGTTATGCCGCAGGGCATGGCGGGAAATCGCCGTGTAAAGCATGTAAAGGAGCCATCTGCATTCACTGGATGCAAAATTTATCTGCCGTAAAACTTAATAGTTATCCCGGCGGCGATAAAATGAAACATTATACGGATTTAACTGTTAGGTTTGATTTGAAAATGTTTCAGGATTTGAAAACAGAAATTCTTAATTTCGATGTTCGAAAGTCAGTAATAGACGGCAAGGCAACGTATAAATCAATCATGCGAGAAAATTTTCTACCAAAAGAAGGCAAATAAATGTTTACATTTACTGTTACGGTTGGACAATTACTAGCACACGCTGTGGGCGATTATGGATTGCAGTCAGATTGGATGGCAGCAGATAAAACATCCAAATGGCAACCTGCTTTAGCTCACGCATTTACTTATACTTTGCCATTTTTATTCCTTACGAGATGTTGGTGGGCGCTTCTTCTTATTATGGGTTCGCATTATGTAATTGATCGTTATCGTTTAATTCGATATTACATCTGGCTGAAGAATTTTATTTCTCCCAAGGTAGTTCCTAAGGAAGTTTTGAAATTTAATCCTGACGGGTCTCTTGCGAGTTCAAGTATAACCTATGTTAGGTATTATTCGTGGGAGCAATGTTCCAAAACAGGAATGTATACTGGGAAGCCTGATTGGCTGGCTGTTTGGTTGATGATTATCACAGACAATCTTGCACACATTCTTTGTAATGGGCTGATCCTTTCGGTAGCTCAGTTTGTAGCCTAAGGTGTCTTCATGACAGAGTACGTTTCTCTTCACAACTATACATATTTCTCTATCATGCGGTCCATTAATAAGCCTTCGGCTTTGATGGACGCTGCCGCCGCTTTGGGGATGAAAGCCATCGCGGTGACTGATTATGGTACACTGTCTGGTTTGTGGGATTCGTACAAAGCAGCAAAGAAAACGAAGTTGATTTGCGGCTGTCAAATTAATTTTACCGATACTCGCGATCCAGTTGTAAGGTTTCTTTGTAACGAAGATCCAAAGCCGCAAATTCAACCAAGGACGATGATTCTAATTGCAAAGAACGCAATTGGATACAAGCACCTTCTTGAAATCAATTTTGAGGCAGAAAAGTGCAAGTTAGAAAAGAACTCAAAGATTGATAAGGTTGCGCTAATTGACTGGGACGTTCTTCAAGAAAAGCATGAAGGATTGATTTGTCTCACGTCAAATGCTGGCGGAATTGTCGGGCGCCATCTTTCAGACGGCGAGCATGAAAAGGCAATCAAGGAAGCCAAACGATTCAAAGAATTGTTTGGAGACGATTTTGCTTTTGAGCTACAGCCAAACAATATGATGATGGATGGCGCAGAGCAGTTTGCTGTCAATCAAAATCTACGGCGTCTTGGCGCAGAACTAGGGATTCGATGCGTTGCCGCGAGCAATGCCTATTACGTCAACAAAGAAGAAGCTGAATGCTATGATTTCTTGGTGGCGATAAAGAATCATCGCTCTTATAATGACCGTTCGCGGCCTAAAATTAATCGACCAAACTTTTATCTACATTCAGCGGAAGATATCGTTAAGTTCTTTTCTAGGAATTATGGAAGCAAATTTGCAGAAGAACTATGCGACAATACAGTTTATTACGCTGACAAGTGTGAAAAGCCTGAGTGGATTAAGCCTCAGCATGTAACGGGTGACAAAGCCCTGTTGCCTGATTTTCCCGTACATGATCAGCCGGACTTGGCAGAATTTGGGAAATGGAAAGAGGACAATAAGGAAATTGTAGAACAAGTCAAAGCTGACGACAAACTCTATATGAGATACTGGTGTGAAGCCAATTGGAACAGCCACACACCTAAAGAGAAAAACCAAGTTTACTGGGACCGTTATCAGAAAGAAGAACTGCCAGTATATGAACAGCTAGGCTTCAGTTCATATATGTTAATCACTGCTGATTTTCTTCAGTGGGGGCGCAAGCAAAACATACGTATTGGTCCAGGGCGAGGTTCTGTTGGTTGTAGCTTGGTTGCTTATGATTTAGATATCCATCGTGCTGACCCGATTAAATACGGGCTTCCTTTTGCTCGCTTCTTAAACTTGGATAAGAAAGATTATCCAGACATTGATAATGATATTGAACCAAATGGTCGAGAGCGAATTATTAACTACGTTCGGCGTAAGTATGGGAATGAACGGGTAGTACACGTTTCAAACTTTGTTACATTTACTCCAAAGAACGCGATTACAGACGTAATTACCTCTTTGGAAATTGGCGGCTCCAGACAGTCAGCTTTCAAGATTGCAAAAAATCTAACGGAAACAATTTCAAACGAAGCAAAATCTATTGCGTCGGCTGAAGAGTCGTCTCCTTTCCTCAAAGACTTTTTAGAGAAATATCCACAAGCTAAGAAGTTCGCAGAGGTATTGATTGGTTTGCCGCGAAGCTATTCTACACATGCCGCAGGAGTTGTAGTTAGCAAGTATAACCTCTTAGGGCTAGTTCCATTACGAATTGACGAACATGGAACTATTGCTCTCGAATATGAAAAAACCAGAACCGAAGAGAACGGTTTGGTTAAGATTGACTTCTTAGGGTTGGAAACGCTTGATATAATCAATAAAGTCCATGAGATTATCCAGACAAATGGTGGCGAACCACCTTTAGACCCTCCCGATTTTGATAAGTACGATAAAAAGATTTTTGATATGATTTCGGAGGGTGACACGTTCGGTGTTTTTCAGTTTGGTAGTAGCGGTGGAACCATCGATATCTGCAAAAAGGTTCAGCCTATGAACCTTCTTGACCTTGCTGCTATTAACGCTTTGACGCGACCGGGCGTTTCGCATGACGTTCGTAAGTCTTATATTGCTCGTCGGTTTGGAGAAGAACCAGCAGAGTTTCCTCACCCGTCTTTTGAACTAGCATTAAAGGAAACGCTTGGGCTTCCTATCTTTGAAGAGTGCTTTTTGTTCTTGGCTCACTATTTTTGTGGCTGGGACCTTGGCCGTAGCGATAAGATGAGAAAGATTTCAAAACTAAAAGCAAAAGGAAAACATCTTCTCAAAGAAATTAGGGAAGGCTTTATTCAAGGCGCCATGGAACATTCTGGCGTGACAGAAGAATTTGTTACAGAGATTTGGGACGAATGGGTCGTGCCTCTATCTGGATATGCGTTCAATAAGTCTCACGCTATTGAGTATTCAATGGTGGGCTTTCAGACGGCTTATTTGAAAGCCTATTACCCAGCCGAATTTATGACGGCAAACTTGATTTCTGAAATCAAGAGCAATGCTCCTCAAGCAAAAGATAACGCACTTAGATTCCGGCATATGTTGCGTAAGCATGGCGTAAAGATTTTGCCTCCGGACGTTAATCTTTCTGGGCCGACATATAAACTTGCTTCTCAATCCAAATTGATTACAGGCTTTTCCGCTCTTCATGGAGTACAGCAACCAGCAGCAGAAGACATTGCTAATAAACGCCCGTTCTCTTCGTTCACTGACTTCATAACTCGCGTAGATTCAACTCTGGTTCGTTCTCCTGTAGTTGAAGCGATGGCGGCTTGTGGGGCGTTAGATTGTTTTGGGTTGACCCGCAAATCGATGTTTTTATATGCCGCCGACTTGAAACTGAAGATGAAGAACTGGGCGAAACGAAAGACAACCCAGGGTAAGCCTTTTGAATACACTCTTCCTAATGAGGAGTGGACAAAGGGACAATTGCGAGCTTTGGAGACGCATTATCTTGGCGAAGCTCTTTCTGGGACCAAAAAGGATTCTTATCCCGTTCTTTTTGTTGATAAAGGAGTCTCTCATATCAGAGATATGAAAGATATGCCGGATAAGTATCGGGTTGTTGTGGAACTGGAAGTGAAGGATTTGTTTGTCTTTAGGGTTAAGAAGAAGGAAAGCAAAATATTCAACGAGGAAGTTTGTAAGATTACTGGCGAGGATATTCTTGAAGACCAAATTGGTGTGGTTGTTTTTCCTGAGCAGTTTGCTGTGTTGCAGATGAAGTACGCTGAAACGTTCGGCGAAAATGCAAAGCTTGATAAAAACTTTGGGCTTCGTTTGTCGGGTACGATTAGCCGGTACAATGGCGAGTTGTCACTAACTGTGTCTGAGATTTATGCCTTAATGAAGCCTGTTGCCATGCCTGTAGATATGAAAAACCTTAAGAAGGAACGCAAGAAGATTGAAATCTATTCAGGTATGTCAAAGAAGAAACTGGCGGAAAAGACATCAGAAGACATTACAGAAGACTTGTTAGATATGATTGTTATGGATAAAGATTATGAATTTTGATGATATATATAGTTATCGGTAATTACTATTTCTTATAAAGGTTCCATGAAATGTCAAAGTTGTCAATGTGAAGTCCCGCCTGCGTTTGTTCACGCTATTCAAACGAATGTCTGCCCTGGCTGCGCAAATCCAATTATGGATGAGCAGATGGTCGAGCTTATGAGAGGCTTGGCCGATGCTATGTCTCAAATGGAATACAATCCCCAAGGGATCGCTGGCTGGTTAATGGATAACTATCGGCTTGAAAAGGTTGGTCCTGGGGAGCCTACAGGGTTCCATCAAGTAAAGAAACATGTAACAGTTGGTGTCGCTGGCGCGACTGGCACAAGTTATACCGATGAAAAAACTGAGCGATTGAATAAGTTTTTTGAGAATGCTGGTGCGCCAAAGAATGTTGTTGGTATGACTAAGAAAGATCTTGTAGCTCAGAATGAGGCTGCGGCAACAGCACAAGGGCAAAGCGACGTTGAGGATGAGATGCAAGAAGAGGATATTCTTGCTATTAAACGCGCTGCACTGTTAGAAAAGCAAGGGGCGTCCGAGGAAGTGTCGTCCGCAATGGGTCTTGGTTCCATGGCCGTAGTTCCTGGTGCTCCTGACCCATATGCTCAACCTCCTGTTAATGACCTTATGTCGCCCCATCTTCGTGCTCTTCGGGAGCAGCAGCAACAGAAGATTGAGGAAAGTCGCAATGCTGTGTTGTCTGGTGTTCGTGTAAATAAGAACGGGTTTACTAGAGCAGGCTAAAATGTTTAGAATTGTTGACAATAAGAACGTCGAAATGACAGACGATGAGTTTGGTGAATTTGAAAAGATTTGCCGAGCACATGACCAGCCAACATTTAAAGGTGAAGAGCTTTTTAGAGACCGATTTTACACCGATGACAATGGTAAGATTGTTTGTCTCAAAGCTCTTGGAAACCGTATGGTTAGTTTTGAAGTTGTTTTCTTTTTGATGAACTTAATGCAGAATCAACATTTGCGCGCAATGTATGCTGAGATTGATGTGTTGGTTACTAAAGTTGAAGATAAATTGCTTCAAGTAGATGAAAAGTTAAAAGATATGTCTGTTTATATGGACAGCCATTTCCCAAAAACCTAATTCGCTTGTCGAGCAGCTTCATCTTTGAAAATAAAGATTAGCATGAGCAAAACAGACGGTCAAAGCATGATTGACGTGTTGATGAATATTGGAATTGACACGTTAGATGGAGATAAGCTTCGTGTTGACGAGGCGGAGTTTCAGAAAATTTCAAATGAATTTCCTGATGACGGTCTGGTAGATATTGCTCAATATGAACGCATGGCCGGACTAGCTATGAGGGGCATCGCGATTTGTGACTATTGGGTTCCTATTCTCATGGTAATTATTGGGGAGCTTGAGTCAAAAAGAGATATTGCTAAGGCTAAAGCTTATGTTGACGCCGAAGAGCCTAAGTATGGAAAGCTTACGGCTGATGTTAGAAAGCAAATGTCTGAAGCAAATGAAGAATATAATCGCGTACGGATTTTGACGGAACGTATCCGGGCTATTAAAGTAATGTTTGAAAAGAAGTCACATTCCTTTACTAAGTTTCACGTTTTCATGAAGGACCAGCAAAAGCTTTACAGTTATAAGGGCGGGCGTGAAATTAGTGGAGATACATTGAAGTTTTCAAGTGAAAAGCCCGATAAAAAGACCAATGGCGAAGAAAATTGGTAGGAAGAGAATAAGAATATGCCAACACCTAAGAAACCGGAAGAGAAGAGACAAGCAGAGGAAGAAAGCTTTAATAAGCCGGTACCTCAGAATATTGAGAGAATTAAGTATGACCCGATCTTTGAGATTACTGTCGAGCAAGGTACAGGATCTCAAATAAGAGAGGTTATATATATTGGGAGGTTGTTTCCTTTCGTCGTAGGCCCGGTGCAAAACACAAATTTTGTTACTATCAAGGGTTATATGCCGAGAGGTAAAGCCACCTTGCAGAATCCTAGGGAAGTGTTGGAGACAACACAATTGGTAGAAGATACATTTTCATATAACTTAATTAAAAAGATTCGCAAAATTGCCTAACGGCAGAAATAGAATCATACAACAAGGAGAAATCAAAAATGGTACAATACGGCGAAACAGAGTGGGATGATAAAGGTAAGAGTGAGTTTATTAGGCTAAAGGACGGCACGAACAAGATTCGGCTTTTTACTAAGCCGTTCAAGTTCGGAACGCATCGCGTTCATTTTCCGGATGACCCTACGACCAAGAATGGCGGTGGTCGTATCGTCCGTTGCGCAGTCAATGACTGTTCTCTTTGCGCTCTTGCAAAGGACGCAGAGGCTCGTCGCCCAAAGTGGGCTGCTAATCTTGAAGTAGATAAGCAGAAGTCACGTTGGTATGTCGGCGCAATTAGTCGGGACGAACAGAAGGCGGGCATTCTGGAGATTGGCTCCCTTATCCGCAATAAGGTGAAGGAATTTGCGGGAGACGAGAATTGGGGTAACCCAGCCAGATACGATCTAACTGTAAAGAAGGATCCAGTAGCTGGTAAGGAAAGCCCAATGCTTTACTACGCTATTACTCCTAATCCGGCTACTCTCGGTCAGCTTTCTGATAGCGATCAGGAGCTAATTGAAAAGTTCAATGTTGCTGCGCTAGTCAAGCGTTGCGAGCCAGTGTCGAATGAAGACGTTGAGCGAGCAGTGTTGAAGTATCGCAATGACGTTGATGAGCAGCTAAAGAAGGCCAGGGGCAAGACAGCCGAGAGGGCCGAAAAGGTTGAGGACAAAGACGAGGCAGATGAGGATCAGCCCAATCTAGTCTTCAAGAAGCCAATCAAAGAGACCTGAGCAGAATCGTTAGTATAAATCCCTAGGAAAAAGAAAGCCCGACTCATGTTATATATAATGAGTCGGGTTTTTTCTATCTAAAGGGCTAATGGCTAAAACAAAAACAGCAGTTACAAAACAAAAAAAAGAAAAGGTTGTTGAAACAAAACCTATTCTAAATCCAGATGCACTTAATATTGTGGTTGGTTGGGATGTATCAAGTACAACCATTGGTTGGGGAGCCTTATATTTTCTGGGAAATAAAATTCATCAAGTAGAGTATGGCTATTATAAACCCGAGGAAAAAGACAATAAACTGCTGAGTTTAGTGTTAGTAAAGCAACATGTGGCTGACATTTTAGAAAACGCATTCCATAAAAACATAAAAGGTCAATACGGCTTAGTTACAATGTATTCTGGAGTAGAAGACTTTTTACTTCATATGGAAGCAAAATCAAGCGCAAACACCATTACTATGCTTTCTGTTTATAATCGAACTGTTTGTATGTCGGTTTTTGATTTTCTAGCTGCTGCAAATGAAGAATGCGTTGCTTTCAAAGATAATATTCCAAGGTTGCTTCCAGTAGCAACTATTCGAAGTATTCTTAGGAAGCTGTCGGGCCAGGAAGAGCGCGTGGATAAAGAGCATGTACCAGATGTAGTTGAGGAAATTATCAATTCTAAATGGTATGATTCTTCATCTGCTTGGACTTTTAGACGGCTCACCAAACGTACAGGCAAAATGCAAGACGAATGTTTTGATATGGCCGATGGGTTAGCCGTTGCTGTAGCTACTGCCAATAAGCTTGGCCTTTTGTAGGTTGGTTAAATGAATCTTGAGGAAGCTCATCGTCTACTAGGAACGACTGATTCTGCCACGCCAGATGATATTCGTAAAGCCTTTCGTAAAAAGGCGGCAGAAGCTCATCCTGATAAGAATCCAGGTGATGCGACCGCTGAGGCGAGATTCAAAGAAATTAACGAAGCATACCAGATTCTTTCGGGTACACAGCAGCCATCTCATCCACAATATCATGATGTCTCGTCTGCTTATCAAAACATGCAGGTGAACTTCGAAGATTTCTTTGGTCCATTTACGGAGTTCATAAACCCGCAAGCTCAAAGAAAACAGGTGCCTTATAAGAAAAGTCATGTGCAAAAATCGGTACAGCTTTCTTTTGAAGAGTCTATTCTTGGCGCCGAAAGAGAATTCAAGTACGTACGAAAAGTTTTTTGTAAGAAGTGTAAAGCTGAAGGGATGAATCCTGGTTCAGTTAAAAAATGTACTCAATGTAACGGCAGTGGAATGATTCAAAAGCAAAATAAGCAGGGTGGCTTTTTTCATTTTACAGCAACAACTTGTTCTGCTTGTAATGGCCGTGGAAAAGTTGGAGAGGCTTGTCCAGATTGCCAGGGACAAGGTTTCATTAAAGAAAACAAAACTGCAAAGGTAAAGATTCCTCCAGTAGGGTCTCAGACTGATGTTGTTTTGCGTTTCCCTAAAGAGGGACATGTTTATCCAGATGTTATTTCAGATGTTTTTATTTCAATAACGCCTACAGCATCAAAAGACAACATGGTTATTGAAGGAACTAATGTCATAATGAAACTTCCTGTACCATTGAATATTTTGTTATTTGGAGGCGAGCGACAAGTCCCAATTGTCGGGCAAACCGAATTGCGGACTATTAAAATAAATGAATCATCCAAAGTTGGCGACAATATAGTCTTAAACGAATGCGGAGTAAGGAGTTTTCAATCCTCTTCGCCCGGAAAATTGGTTATACAACTGGATATTGAATATCCAAAAAAACTAACACCAGAACTAAAAGAACAACTAACAAAAGCATACGAGGATTAAATGGGTAGACCAAAAGGTAAGTCAAATAGAAAAAATGATTTAGAGCCTATCAACACACAGACTGCTGCGCCAGCGCCTTCTGTATCCAGTTCGGCTGGATTGGATGCGCTATTTGCTATTGAAAAGCAGTTTGCAGATAGCATCAATACATTCAAGCCTAAAAAAACACATGTAAATGTCATTAGTACCGGGTCACCAGCGTTAGATGATATCTGTGTAGTAGGAGGTTATCCAAGAGGTAGGATTGTTCACTTGTTTGGTCCTTTCGGTGGTGGCAAAACTTTTATGTGCATGATTGCTGCCAAGAGCGCTCTTGAACAGGATCCAGACAATGTCGTGATTTGGTTTGACGCTGAAAATACATTTGACTACGATTGGGCTCACAATCTTGGTATTTGGGATCCCAAGCTGTATAATGAAGAAACTGGGGTCGATAGAAATCGACTTGTAGTTATTCCAATCAACCTTGGAAAATCAATCTTCAAGCGCATTTCAGGCGAACTTAAGGTCGATAAGTTTGGAAAAGAAAGAAAAGATCCTGGGTTCTTGGATCTTATTATTGAAGGCAAGCTTAAGTGTCCATTGATTGTTTTGGACTCAATTGCAGCAATTATCCCGCCAGGAGAAGATACTTCTACTATTGGCAAGCAGAATATGGCTCTTCTTCCAAGATTCTTGCCGCCAGAGTTCAGAAGAATCGCCAGTCCGTTATTCCGTTCTGAAACTTGCTTTATGTGTATTAACCAAGTCGTTACGAACATTGGTGATCAGTGGGGTGATGAATTTGGTTTTTCAGGCGGAGAGAAGCTGAAGCATTGGATTAGTTTGAATATCTTTGTTGATAAGCTAGAATCAAAGGGCGGCAAGATTTTAACAGAAAAAGACGCCAAGGACACTATTATTGGCCAGTCTGTTAGGTTTATCATTAAGAAGAGTAAGTTCGGACCTTATCCGCGCAGTTGTGAATCCAAAGTGTGTTTCAAGACCGGGACGGAGTGGACTGGGAAAGAATACACTGTAGGCATCGTAGATATTGAAGAAGAGTGGGTAGACCTTGGCGTTCACTATGGTGTAATTGACCTAGGTGGTTCCTGGTATTCTTTTGGAGACTACGGTAAGTGGCAGGGTAAGCCAAACATTGCTGAGGCTCTACGGGCCGACCCAGACATGCTAGAAGCTTTGAAAGCTGGAGTTGCAGCCGCTAAGAAGGCTGGTAAAAAGAACGACATGCATGTTGAAGGCGAAGACGAAATTATGAAGAAGATTGCTGTGCTTGATAGCCGAGCAAAAGTTGATGATGCTGAAGAAGAAGAAACAGAAGAAGACGATGACGACAGTGAGGAGTAATGTTATTAACTTGTCCAAATAAAGAATGTAGAAAACTTTCAGATGTAAAGTTGAATGAGAAGACCAATGAAGTTGTTTGCGAGAGTTGTGGAAACGTAATTCCAAATGTTACGAGTTTCGTGAAAAATAACTTGCGTGCCAACAAAGAGTTTATAAAAGTTGGTACTAAAAGCAATTTCAATGTCAAGTGTTCAAAATGTGGTCGAGTTGTCGGCCCGCTCTTGGTAAATAATAAGGTGACGTGCCCCGATTGTAAGGGGGAGATTACCTTATCCAAGGCGTTTGAAAATGTCTTCCGCGAGTCCTACCGAAAATCCTAGCCAGAATAATTCTAAGACAGCCGCAGCGCTTGCTAAAGAAGCGACTGTGAAACGCAAACAACGATTCAAGCACCTTGATGCTATCATCACCGTAGCTTCTAATTGGTTGTACAATCAGTCGCCAGCCAAAGACACCCTAGCTTATCTCGACAAACGCATGTCAAGAGAGCAGCAATCCATTCTTAAATTCGGATATTTCCCCCGAAATTGGGAGGATGTCTTGTTGTTTATGGACGACTTGTCTGAAGTTTTGCCTAAAGAAGATCCCAAAAATGTCCTTGAAGAGAATGGGATTATTGAGCTTCGGGCAAGAAAGCCAAAGAATTTCTACTATAATAATCCTCTTTTGATTCCTTTTTACGACGTTTACGGTAATCCTGTATCGATAGTGGGAAGAACACTTCTTTCCGAACAGGAACTGAAACAAACAAAAATCAGCAAATACAAGAACTTACCTTTCCAAAAAAGTAAACATTTATTTGGATTGAATTTATCTTGGAGGAAGATCGTCGAACTTGATTATGTTCTTATAGTAGAAGGGCAGTTTGATTTTATCACGAGTTTCTTGTATGGGTATGAGAACTCTGTGGCGCTTTGTGGTAGCAAGGTAATTCTGGAACAACTACTATTATTGAAACGTTATACTAAGAATTTCTATTTTATTTTAGACAATGATGAAGCAGGCGAAAAAGGCTGGAACGCAATAAATAACAAAGCCAGCAAATATGATATCTTTTGTCACCGGATTGAATTAACGCAGGGTAAGGATGTAGATGAGTGCTTGCGAAGCGGAAATACAATTGTATTTCCGAAACCTCATTTACTTAGGATATATAAACACGCATTAACTAAACAGGAGATGGATGCCGGATAGAACTAGAAACCGCTCGGGAGGATATCAGTTTAATCTTATCGAAGTCGCAGTCTCACCTTTTATCTTAGGCGACCTTTCCGCCGCCCAAGGTATGGCGTATCGTTTTCAACCATTTGAGGAGAGTGAAATGCTTCTTGATCTAAAGGAGGAGCTAAAGGTACATCTTTGGCGAATTATTGAAACGGGGCTTACAAAACGTCAGCGCGAAGTAGTGAAACTCTCAATGGATGGTTATACTCAAAATGAAATTGCCAAACAACTTGGTATCAACCAAACAAGTGTTCATAAAGTCCTTCGTGGAAATATTGATTATCGTATGCAACGTCGTCGGTATGGCGGAGCATTTAAAAAAATACTAAAACTAGCACAAGCAGACATTGAGATTCAAAAGATACTTACCGAAATAAAAGACCTCTACGAATGTTTGGAACTCTAAGTTGAAGGTATATTTGATTTGCCTGAAGATTTTTGTTGTGACATGGTAATGAAACAACATATTTTTAGACGATATTGCTACATAGATGAGGATTATGGACAAATTCAATTTTAATTTTGACGAGCTTGACCACACATTAAATGCTCCCAAAATGTATAAACTTGCGGATGTGAAAGACCAAATCCGAAAAGTAGCATTCAATGTTGTGACTTTCAGAAACAATCCAGAGACATTATGGCAGGTTGTGCAAGGCGATGGAGGGGAAGAGTACATCGTAGCAACTTACACGACTGAACCTGTTGATTTGGTTTCTACAAGCTCAGCTGCATCTAAAACAGAAAAAAAGGCTTGGGTTGTAGAGACTGATCGTTTGGGAAAGAAAGCAACAATCTTCTATAATAACATGCCCATCACAAACGTTGATGTAAGCAAAATTGATGATTTGGAAGATTTCAAATATCGTACACCTCAATTACTCAACAAAAACGCATCCTTGGTAACCAAGATGCTGAACAGTTTGGATGAAAGTTATAGAAGGCAAGTCCTCAACATGTTTCCTGAACTGCAAAAATAACGGTGAATATGGTTCTTAACCCAGCGGAAATTATCAAAAAGGCAACAGATTTAGTTACCAAGCTCCATGACAATGAAGCTCTTCCCGTACCTGTTTTGCAGGTTCGTGCCATGAGGGCTACCGAGAACCATCCCAACGATCAAACGTTGAGAATGCTTTATAACGTTCTTGAGCGGATGAATGAGCATGGTAAAGGTTTTATTACACGCGCAGAATTTCGAGAGTTATATCGAAAATTTGCGACTTCAAACAACAGAGCTTCGGGTTATTTCGAAGAAGAGTTGAGTCTAACAGAGCTTCCTAAAGCGAAAATTCTAGCGCAAGCTGGTGATGAGAGCGTTGACATTGTTCAAGAAGCAATGAGCGCGGCTGCTGATCCAGCTTTAGTTAATGCTTTTTCAGAGCTTTGGACTCAGCAAGGCACGCCTAATAAGAAGGCGGAACTAAAGATTTACGACCCAAGTCGAGCCAAGATGGCAGCAAATCTAGCAGAACTAGAGTTGATTAGATTGGGCGCTCAGCCTGTTAAGATGAGTGTATTTGGTGGTTCACAACATTTTATTATTTGTGATGCAACCTATAACACTCCTTCAGGTGAAGGTCACGTTCTTGTGCCTGTTGAGCTTACCGCTTCACGTATGCTGGTTCCTAATATGTTCCTTTCGAAGCATGGTTTTGTTGATCTAAGCAAGAATGCGATTATTACTCACCTTCGCGAAAGCGGCGGCAAGAATATTAGAATCAACGCTAATCATCTTTTAGACTCACTTCATAATATGCAGAAGTTTGCTTCTATGGATGAGGTTGAATTACAGATTGCTGTTGCGCGAGCAAATGCTGATAAAGCACTAGGCATCGTAAAGAGCGCGAGTGAAAACTCTAACGTTCCTTCTTTGACTGGCAATCCTGTTTATGTTGAAATCGATTCTGAAGAACAGAATGACCTCGACCTTCCTCAAAGCCCTCATGCAGCCAGTTTTGCTTCGATGTTAGAAAGCCCTCGCGGTTTGGCTGAGTATACATTTGGACGCGACCTAGTGGAGCAAGGCAGAACAATCGTTGCTAACAAATTCAAGGCGTTTGGATACAAGCCTGAAATCGCCGTTGTTGGTTGTGATGATGATTCTATCTCCTATGCTGTCAAAGTAAGCACAGCTAATGGCCCGCTTGGGATGCAGGTTCTTGTTGATATTTCTGAAGGCAAGCGCATGCATCTTCCTAATATTGTAGCCACAAACGATAAGGTTTATGAGTTTACAAGAGAAGGCGTCGCAGAAGCCGTAACTCATAAAATTTCTGATTGGGGCATGATTGCTGCTGTATCGCCGATGTATGAGCTAAAGACAAGCGAAGTTCTTGATCGTCTTCGTAAAGCTGCTGATAATCATGATTTCGCCGCAGCTGAAGAAGCTCTTCATGTTATTGCTGAAAAAGCGGCTCCAGATGTCTATAGTGCCGCTGTCGCAGAATATATGAGAAGTCTATCGGGAGAAATCGAAAAGAAGGCTAGTGCTAAATGCGGCTGCAAGAAAATTATCAAGTCTGCAAGCCATGTCGCTCCCATTTGCGGTCACTTGAATTTGCCTCTTGATAAGGTTTATCAGGATGAGTTCGGCAATTGTCGTCCATTATATCGCAGAAACATGGATGAAACATACGAAGGTCTACTTTTTAACACAAGCAAAGTTCTACTATAAGGAGAGCAAATGGCCGCCGAACTTGATAAAGAAAGCCATCAATTAGCCTATGAGGTCCTAAAAAGCACAGCAAGCTGGCTTGAAGACCCAGATAATGAGATTCTAAGTTTACTTGAAGAAAATGATACTTCTGTTGAATTGGCAGCTGATGCTTGTGTTCATGCCGCTCATATTTTGAAAAAGGTCGCTACAGACATTCAGCTTGTGTCTGGCATTGATGATCAAAGCGAAGACGTAACAGTAGCTTTGGATAAGCTTCGAGCCATTGCAAACGAGCTTGATAGCTCAAATGACCCCAATCTAGTCAAGAAAGCCAGTATGTTGGACGAGATTCTGCTAACAGTTGCCGCTGATGTTGAGGCTCAAAATAAGTTTCGAGCACGTATGTCTCAGAAGATTGAAGCATTAAAAAAAAATAGTCAGCAACGGAAAATAGCAACTGAGTCTGCTTCAAAAGAAGAAAAGAAAGAAGATTCGAAACCAGCAGAAGACAAATCAACAGGGTCTGCATCTACTAGGGTTTGCCGAGAACATCCCGGAGCCCAGTTATACCGAATGGAAGACGGCTCCTGGAAATGTACTTTAGGCGGTGAGACTATCACTGATGAGCGTTCTATAGAGAACCAAACAAAGCTAAATACTTTTCTAAACAACCCCATGGTGATTGAAAGCACTCGTGAGAATCGAAATCGATAGGCTGACTATGATGTACGAAAGTGAAAATGAGTTTTACAAAGATTCTAAATCACCCGGATTGCCAAGAAATTATCGCTAAGCTTACGTCTGGCGACTCGTCACGAGATGTTGCTGACTGGCTAAAAAACAAATATCCCGACAACAAAGACCACCAAGTCTCTTATAATTCTCTGAACGAATTTAGAAAGAGTCATCTAAATGTTCATGGCGCTGTTCTGAATGATATTCGCAGCAAACTTGCTGATTCTGTAGAGCAAGACGCTAAAGAACAACTTGTCAAAGAAGTGAAAAAGAACAAGACTTATCGCGAAAAATGCGAAGAAGTTATAGATAAAGAGATTGATTGGCGCTACAGGTTGATGCAGTTTCTCAATGTTGTTGAAAGTCTATTTGAAGATCACTTCAATGAGACTCAGAAAAATCCAGAAAATTACAAACGTCAGTATGTAATGCAGGGCTGGATGACAACTATTATTCAGATGGTCCAGGAAATCAGAAAGATGGAGGGTGCTCCAGACCAAATCGTCCAACATAACGTAACAATTCAAACTATTGAAGAACAAACCGCTCTTATTCAAGAAGCCTTGCGTCAGACTTTTGCTGAAGTGGATTTAGAAACGTCACTGCTGTTGATGGATAAATATACTCAAAATCTTGCAAAACTGAAAGCTCAAAGAGAAAGCCAAATTTCTCCCGAGGTAGCCTATAAGAAAATCAATACCGTTCTAGATAATGTTGGAATGAAGCTGTTACCAGAATCTAAAAAAGATGATAATGAAGGCGGCAATGAGTAAAATAAAACTCAATAAATTTTTAGAAGAGAAAGTTGCCAAGGCGCTGGAACAAGCTGTTTCGGATGAATATAAGTCTTACATTTTGAAGGAAGCAGAAATGCTTTCTCAATTAGGCATTGAAAATGAATCGTCCCTAAAGAAATTCCATCACATTTCTCAATTCGTTCCAGGTTTGGTACGACGCGCTACAGGCGCAAAAAATGTTACTCAACTTTATTCTTACGTCGGTCAAAAGGTTTTTGAGAACAGAGAATCAATTAATAGTTTGAGTGATTTATCCGTTTTTGTTATTGATTCATTGGCGGAGTTAGAGTTGGATGGTTTTAGAAAACTAGCCTACCCAACCGGAAATTCTAACATGGATCCTATACCAACGTTCAATATTGCCAAATGGACCAGAGCATTGAATGACATTTATATGAAGAACAGATTGTTTGGCAATAATAAGGAACAAAACTTTATTGAAATAACTAGCGGATGGAGCGATATGGAAAAAAACAAATTCAAAGACTGGGTAAAGTTTTATGAAAGTGGAGCCCATTTACTGTATAAAAAAGCTAACAGTTCGGCAGCGATTATCCCAGGGTATAATTCTTCGGAAAATGGTTCGTTTTATCCGTTCAAGTTAGAAAAAATCAATGGCTTTCCTAGTCAAGGACTTCCAACGGCAAACACAAATCTTGAAGAGATAGCCAATGAAACTGTTGCTCCTAAAAGTTCTAAGAAGACAAAGGCAATGGAAGAGAGCGGCGACGAAGCGAGAAAAACTCTTATTAGACGTTTGCGCACATTGCAAAATTCGTTATTGAAAAGTCATGTTAAAAGCTTTGTTGGTGAAGACCTTTATAGAAAGCTAGTTAGAACAATTAGCGACCTATTAAACGATGTGATGGAAGTAAAGACAGCGAGTATGTTGTCGGACCTTGTGGGGCGCGCAGAATCTATTCTAAAGCAATCTGGGTTAAATCAAGAAGCGCGTTTGCTTGTGAAAATTGCTCAATCTGCAATGGATGCTCCTCCTATGGATATGCCTCCAGCATCTCCACCTGGAGAAGGTAATGAAAATGCAGGAAGAGATTTGATTGCAGGACTAAATAAAATTGCTCCTCCACCCAAAAAGTTTCCAACTAATGACGAGCTTCGAAAAGATATGAAAAAGGAAAAAGAGGAAGCTGACCCGATAGAGCCTGCGGCTGAGAGCGCTCCAGTTCCTCCTGCTCCTCCTGCTGGTGCTCCTCCTGCTCCACCGCCATCTCCAGCAACAGCTTCTGTTGGGCCTCTTTGGGCTAAACATGTGACTGCTGAAGTAAAACAGTTAGAGCACATTTGTGAATGTATTGCGGATGCAGCGCATAATGCTCGTAAAATTAAAAAGATGGCACAAGCGCTTGCTCCAGAAGCATCAGGAGCACAGCAGCCAAAAACAGAACCTAATCCTGCTTATCTAGACGCTCTTGACCAAGCTTTTGCTAACATTACTGTAAACGATGTCATTAAGCAGATGCAGGCTTTATCAAAAGTTTTCAAGAACAGAGAGATTGCACGTCAACTAAGCATTATCGATTTGATGTTGGACAAACTCGGTATAGCTGGTTTGTTCCCGCAATTAGCTGAGGCAACAAAGTCTGCCCTGGAATCTAATCAGTATTCTTCTATTCGTGTAGATGAAGTTCTTTCTAAACTAATGTCCATGATTGATCAAAATGGAAATGTTAATGTAAACTTCAACGTTGCAGATAACAAAGACTCTATCGTAGACCAAGAAATGAAGAAAGCGCTTGAAAATCCTGAGGTAGTTCCTGGGGGACAGCCAATGCCGGGAGCAATGCCTTCTCCAGAAGCACCGCCAATGGCCGCTCCAGAAGTGCCTCAAATGCCGCCGCAACCAATGCAGTCAGCGCCTTTAGGAAATCCTTCACTCAATCCAATGGTGTAATGGATGAAACTGCGCGAACTATTTAGTGTTATAGATTCTACCGCCAAAGAAATAGGAGCTTCTACTCCATTTCTTGTAGGCGGCATGGTTCGTGATATTGTTATGCATAAGTTTGAGAATATCAAAGACATTGATATTACCTGCGGCGACGCATCCAGTGACGAGCTTGGAAGAGCGTTGGTTAAGAAAATTCCTCAAGCAACTTACACTAACTTCAGTGATGGTCACGGCAGACTGTCCACAGAAAACTTCAATATAGACTTCAGCAATAATTTCAATGTTAGTAATATCGACGGGATATTGAAGGGCTTTGGGTATCTAAAAGCAAAACCAATTGAAAAAGAAGTTTATAGCAGAGACTTCACTTGTAATTCTTTGCTGTTGCCTTTAACGTCTTCTAAAGTTTATGATCTTACAAATAGAGGAATCAAAGATATTAAAAGCAAAATTCTAGACACATGTCTGGCTCCAGAAATTACTTTACAAAGTGACCCCAAAAGAATTGTTAGAGTTATTTACCTGTGTGCTAAATTAGATTTCAAACCTTCTCCAAGGGTAGTTGAATGGGTAAAAAATAACACTAAATTGATGTCTTCAGTAGAAAAAAAGTATGCTGACGAAAAACTAAACAAAGCAATAGAATTAAACCCAAAGGTTGTTTTTGATTTAGCAGAAGAGCTAAATATGAATCAATTTATACCAAACAGCGCAGCTTATAGAGATTTTGCTGTTGAAAATCCTGAAATACTGTTGAGGACACTAAATGGACAATAAGAAGAAAATAGTTAAATTAGCGGTTATTAGAGACCCCAAAGATAGGGTTTGTCCTTTTGGTTTGTTTGTTCCGGACGCATGTAAATGCGCTGGAGAAAAAGTATTGCAAATGACTCCTTTGCTTACTTTAGATGATACTGCGAAGTCAAATGATATTCAATTGGAAAAAGACCCTGAAACTATCAAAGAAGCCGTAAAATCAAATCGAAGTATTTTGATGTGGGATGACGCTCGTCCTGCGCCATGCGTGTTTTGTAATGCGGTGTTTGATGAGAAACAAAAAGTAGAATGCAGCTTTGGTGATAAGGCGGCAGGGATGGGACACGCCGATTTTATGAGCTTTCCTTCCTATACCCAATATTTTTCTATGGGATATTCTGCCGTTCCTGTCGGCTTCTACTCTGACCACCCATCGAGGAATCAAATAGGTAATCTTGAATCGATGGTTAGTGGTACTTTTGCAGAAGATGAGTCGAACGACGAAAAAATCAAGAAGTAAGAGCGAATAATAGAGCATCATCTGTAGATCAGTCATTTTCTATGGTGTGGTAATGGTAAACAAAAAGATCGGACAAGTAGTTAGTATTCCCGTTGAAAACGCTTCTAAAACTCCCGAACCAGGAGAGGTTGTTGTTTTGGATGAAGATATGTTTGGGCCAGAAGGCGCTTTATCTGGATTATCTGGTTCAATAGAATCCACAGATAAAGAAGTCAACATAAATATTGAAAATGTTGATGAGATTACATTTCAACTAGGCCCCGTCCCTGGAGCACCAGAAGAAGTTATTCTAGAGGATGAGGACGAAGATGATGATGAAGTCTCAGAAGAAATTCAAGAGGCGGAAGATGATGAGCCTGTTGACGACTGGGGTTGGGAAAAGAGTCACGGCACAAAAGACTTTTTACAGTGGCTTCAGAAAATGATTTCTGGTGTTCCAGCACACAGTGGTCGAGACACCACAGGTATTGAACGAGCATTTTCGTATTTCAAGAAACTTGATTCTGAAATCAGTCGCGCCATGAGCAGAGATTTCAAACGAGAAATTGACGCTGCAAAAGCCGAGGAAGCTCGAAAAGTTATCAACGATGGTATGGACCGTCTTGTTACCAGACTAGATAAACTTCGGAAAAAGTATAAGAAGAAGACTGCTGAGGATGTCTCAGGGACTTTAGTGAAACGCGCAGAAACCAGTTTCACTGGAGGCATGACTGTAAACGTACCTTACTTTATTTCTTTTATAGCAAGAGCTTGCGTTAACGCTACCGTTTCCAGTGGCAAAGACATGGGCGAAACATTTGATACTCTTAATAAAGAATACAAGCTTGACAAGAGAGAAAAAGCCCAAGTCATTCAACTAGTAAGAGATATGGGATACCCACTTTATGTTGATAGACTACGCATGAAGGACGGCAAGTTAGAGTTTGACGATGACGAAGCCGAACACCTTTCCCAATACAGAGGCTAATTATGGCATTTCGTAGAGCAGACGACGGCAGTGTATTTGGCTCGAACCTTGAAAAGGTATTTGAGGAACAACTCAATAAGAGCCAAGAACCATCTATTACTGATTATGTGCGAGCGTCCTTTGGGAAAGTTGCTTATCCAACAACTCCTCAGATCAAGAAAGTTACCGTGGCTGACATGGTAAATGATTTGATGGTTCGAACGGGTTTGAAAGATTATCTTGCTCAAGTCAATTCATCTGTTAATGCAGAAGCTTTAACAACAAAAGCTGCTCAACTCAATCAGGAGCTTGGGCTACAAACTGAAAATAAACTAAATTCTCTTGCTGATTACCCTGGTTTTGAAGCTGCTTTGCAAGATTATATTTCTTCATACAAGCATCATCAAATAAGCCCAGTGTTGCATTACATTGAGCATACTCTCAAGCCAGCAATGTTGAGTCGCGGTGTAATTCCTCAAGAAATGGCTGACCTAGCTGTTCAACATGATCCTAAGATTATCGGCATGATTAAAGAGTTAATTGCTCAAAAATACAATAAGAGCGTTAACGATATGAAGGAATTGTTTGAAACCGGTTTGGTAAATCAAGACCCCGGAAGCACTGGTCAAGTAACTCCCGCCCTAGAACACGTCGAACCAGATTCTGACGCTAATAAGTAGGCTAACAAAACTGGAATATGTTAATGTAGCATTATTTTGGCATTTTAAGTATGCTAGATAATCTACTAAATAATGTTGACATATTTAATAAGTTGAAGGATGCGGTTCTTAATCTTGATCCTGTGAGTTTTTGCGAAAAATATCTAACGCTGGATGGAAAGCCTTTTCAGCTGCGTTCTAACGGGTATAAGCCTTTCGTTGATATCTATCGATGTATCGGCTTAAAAGCTCTGGAACGAACCCCTTCTTCAAAACCCATTATTCTTGTAAAAGGGCGTCAGGTTGGAGCAACAACCATGGCCGCTTTTTTGGAAATGTATTGGATGGGCAATGGTATGTTTGGAACTAATGGTAGACCACCAATTCGTATTATGCATTGCTTTCCTCAGTTAGATTTGGCAGCAGCATACACCAAAACAAAGCTCAACCCCGTAATTTCACAATCAATTCTTGTTCCTGGGCAGAAAATTAGCCTTGGACGAAAGAACAAAACTTATATGCAGAGTCTGTTGAGCATGGATGTTGAATCATCTCAGCAGTATAAAGAATTCCAGAATGGAAACCATATCTGGATTGAGTCAACTGGATTGAACGCAGACCGTCTTCGTGGTCGAACAGTTGATGTAATGATTTTTGACGAAGTGCAGGATATGCCTTCTGACGCCATCTCTAACGCTACAAAATTGTTAGCAAAAGCTCAGTATGGCGCAGTCGGTGGTGGCGTTCAAGTATATATGGGCACTCCGAAAGGAAAAAGCTCTAAATACTATAACATGTGGATGTCTTCTTCTCAGCAATATTATCACCTTGGCTGTGAAAGCTGTGGAGAATATTTCCCGCTTTATACTCCTGGGTCAGATGAGTGGGAAAGCATTTGGCTATATGGGTACACGGTAAAATGTCCTCATTGCGGTAAGTTGCAGAATAAAAATGATGCAGCTGAGCGCGGTAGATGGATAGGTCGTAACGATGAAGAGAATTGCGACATGATTGGTTATCATATCAATCAGTTGTATATGCCCGAATTTACCAAAGAGCGCATTGAAAAAGAAAAACCTGGAAAGAGCCCGATCAATACTGAGCGAGCTTGGATGAATGAAGTTTTGGGAGAGTTTTATGCGGGGCAAGGCGTAGGTATTAGCACCGAAGAAATCAGACAATATTGCGCTGACTTTGAGCGGAAAATGCGCGCAAGAATACTTCCTTCTGAAAATAAGAGAGTATATTTAGGAGCAGACTGGGGCAAAAAGGTTGACTTAGACGTAAATGAAAAAGGTGAGAAAAAGACCCAGCAAGGTCAATCCTACAGCACTATCGTAGTAATAGCCGTAGAGGGTCCTGAGCTTGTTAGCATTCAATTCGCCACAAAGTTACCTAGAAACGATCTTCAATACAAAGTAGAGGTCATTGAACAGGCTTATCTAAATTATAACGTCAAACTGGGCGTAGGAGACATTGGCTATGCTGGAGACCTTACTGAAATCCTGCAAAATAAATTTGGTGATAAATTCCTGGCTAGCGAAGCTTCTGGAAGTAAATTGCAACACAGAGTTAGCTTTAAAGAAGATGTTTTCCCAAAGACAATCTTGTTCGATAAAAACAAACTCATAGAAGAAATGTTTTCTATGTTCAAGAACGGCGCAATCCGTTTCCCCTATGGAGACTTTGAACGTTTGGCGTGGCTTGTAAACCATTGTGCAAGTATGGAGGTCAAACCCACCAAAGATCGTTCTGGTGATACGAAGATTACTTACGTAAAGGGAGGAACGCCAAACGACGGCTTTATGGCACTAATTAATGCCTATCTAGCGTTTAAATTTGATATTAGTGACGGCTTTAAAAACAAACAGATGTTACATAATATAGATGAGCACAAGTTCAATGACGATAGCCCACAGTATAGCGGCGCTATTTTTAGAACTAGCAAAAAATGGACGTTGTAACAAAAGGACGCGATGACTGAGAAAAATATTCCTCCACAAATTATGTCGATGCTTTATTCTAAAGCAAACCCTGTAGCAAAAGGGAAATTCTCTGAAGATGGAATAGTTCGTGGAGAGTTTCGGGCCGGTAAAGGACAGGAAAGTGTTAAGAGAGATAACCAAACGATTTATTCGGCTTCTAGTGTAATTCGTAAAACGGCTACTACATCAGCAGCAGATTCAGGAGCTATGGGAAGCTCCTGGCGTGGAACTGGCGGAATGGTTCGCCAAGGTCCAGAGATGTATACGCCGCTTCTTATGACTTCAAATACCCAGCTTCCTCGTGACCGGCTAACGATGAATGCTTGGGTAAGAGCAATTTTTGCTCTTAATCCCATTGTAAATAACGCATGTTCGTTGCACTCTACTTATCCAATTTCGAAGCTGAATATTAAATGCGAGAACAAGAAGGTAGAAAATTTTATCGGTGAAATGTGTTATGATATGGAATTGCATAACGCTTGTGTACAAATTGCTCAAGAGTTTTTTGTTATCGGCGAATGTTTCCCGTTCTTGCAGATGGATGAAAACTCTTTCAAGTGGAACAGCATTATCATCCAAAATCCAGACTATATTTACGTAAAGAGGACACCTATCGCTGGCGAACCTCAAATTAGCTTGCGCCCTGATAGCGAACTTCGTAGAATTGTTACAGGAACAGACCCGGAAAGCATCAAGCTTCGTAAGAGTATTCCACCGCATATTTTAGAGTTCGTAAAGTCTGGCAAAAATATTCCCCTTGATAACTTCTATGTTTCTCATCTTGCTAGAAAAATTAGCCCTTATGACACCCGAGGAACAAGTCTCATCGCTCCCATTCTAAAAGCCGTCATGCTTTGGGATAAGCTTCGGGAATGTAAATACGCTCAAGCAGACAATATGATAAACCCACTTACGTTGGTTAAGTTGGGCGGAAGCGCAGATGCTGAGTATAAACCGTCTCCGGCAGATTTGGAATACTGGCGACAGTTGATGGAAGAGGTCCAGTACGACAAAGACGCTAAGATTATTGCTCCAGGAAGCGTTTCTATTGAAAAAATTGGCTCTCAAAACGTTATTGACATCAATCCTGATCTTCAGCAGTTGATGAAGGAAATGTATATTGGTCTAATGGTGCCTCAGGTAATCATGGAGGCCGGTGATATTACTTACGCTAACGGCGGTCTAAGTTTGGATGTTTTGCGTCAGCGTTATATGCAATTCCAAAATATGTTGGCAAAGTGGATTCGTACAAAGATTTTCCAGCCTATTTGTGAGTTGAACGATTTTTGGGACTACAAGGATGGCGAGAAGAAGCTGATTATTCCCGATGTGGAATGGAACCACATGGCGATGTTTGATCTAAACGATTATATTCAGCTTATTTCTGGATTAGTTACAGCTGAAAAGAAAGTTGTTTCTATTCATTCTTTGTTCCGAAGTCTTGGTTTGGATTATGAAGATGAGCGCAGAATGATTCGGCATGAATCCATTGAGGATGAAATCTCTAATAAAGAGCAGGCTTCTCTACAGAAACTTACGCTGACAGAGCTTCGTGCTCTTGATGTTGGCGATGAGATTCCTGACATCCCGGATTCGCCAGTTCCTGGTGAAACACCAACCCCTGGCGAGAGTGCTGAAGGTCAAGAAGGTGGCGATGCTGGCGGTATGGGTGGCGCTCCTCCACCGCCGCCAGACTTGCCGCCAGCGCCACCGGCTCCGCCTCCAAGTGCCCCACCAGCATAACAATTCCCTTTCATAACTAATAAAGAAGTATAAATGTTAGCAACTTCCTAAAAGGATTTCTATGGGCGAACATCCATCTATCACAAAAGAAGCTTACAATAAAAGTTGGTATCAGGTTAGTGATTTTCTAAACAACTTCACTTCATTAGGTAAGAACGCCTTAATGAATCGTTCGCGTTCTTATAAGGCAGCTATTTCTGTGCTTCGTAAGGTTGATACAGATATTAGAAAATATATTGAGCAGCAGAAGCGAGTTGTCAAGCAAATCAATCGAGCCAAAAAGAAGATGGAGCTTGCTCCGTTCAAACAAGGCGTAGACGATTTTCTTAATCTACAAGAAGCAATTTTGAAAATTCTGAAACCTGAGGCTCGGGCAGAATTCAACAATATTCTACAGCATGTAAAGCATGAGTTGTTCCGGAATCCAAAAGCAAAGCGAATTCCGTTCAATCCACATGAGTCTGTTCAGCGTGTTCTTCAAAGTATTAGTGATGCTGGTATGGTAGCTGGCGGTCCAGGATTTGACCCAACAGTAGCTCCGTTTGATTGGAAAACTCGTGCTCAAGCAACATTTGATGAGCAAGAAAAGGCGCGAAAGAAGAAAGAAAAAGAATCAAAACAGAGACAACAGCAACAGCGTAAAGCTGAAGCCATCAATGAGTTTGTCAAAAATGGCGGTATGTTTGATTGGTATTTTAGTGGCAGGCATTATAAAAACCTTCAAGAAGGCGACGAGTTGTATGGAGCTTTAGATAATATCTTCAATACAATTGAAGCCATTTATCAAAATAACGACCAAACTTACAGTGAGCTTCACGCCCATTATGCCAAAGGTGACCCTAAAGCATATCTTGATACTTTAGCTTCGTTGGAAAAACAAACGGCTACGGCTACGGCTAGCATTTGGAGCGACTATAATAAGCATCTTGCGCCGCTGGCAGAGCAAGAAAATGTTTCTTTGAATCCCGTTTCAGAAACAGCCCCCTCTTCAGAACAAGGTGCTGATTTACCGCAAGTTTTTGATGCCGGTGAACCACAAGCCGGAGTACAAGCCGAGCCTGATACAAGCCAAAGACGAGAGCCACAAAGTGTTCAGATGAATGCTGATAGTGATATGCATAAGAAAATCGTAGACACAATTTATGGCGGCCATTATGACGACGCTATTGAATTGATAAAACAAGAATATAGTTATGATTTATCGTATTATATTGGTTTTTATGGAGGCGGAATTTCTCAAGATAAAATTGAAGAAATTATGCATGAAACGTTTTATGAAGCTCTTCGTATGCTCCCCAATATAGCTAATAACATAGGTGATGGAAAAAGGTTTAACGTATTGGGTTGGTTAAAAACAATAGCCGCAACAAAAATTCCAGCACAAAACAGTCAACCTGCGAAACATGTTGAGCCTGTTGTGCAATCTCCTTCTGCTCCTGTTACGCCCGCTGTTGCTGAGCCCGCTGCTGCTGAGCCTGTCGCACAACCTGTTGTTGAGCCTGCTGAGCCCGCTGCTGAGACTGCTAAACCCGCGCCACAACCTAAAGCTTCAAAGGCACCAAAAGCAAAAGCTCCAGCCGGGCTGCCTCGAAAGAAAAAAGTGAAGGTCGAATCTGTAGAACAAGCATTAGAGCAAATTACAAAGACAGCCATGGATGGAAATCCTTATGCTGTTGCAGTTGAGATTTTGAAATTTGCCGAGGAAATTGAAGACGTTGATGAGGAGCTAGCAGACCAACTTACCGCTATAGCTGAGAGTGTTATCAATGGATAATGGGATTATTCGGCAAGCAGCCATACAGATTATTGCTGAACCTAACGATGTCGTTAAGGTTGCGGGCACTCTTGGAAAAATTAAACGATGGATACGAGGTTTGATTAATCCAACAGTGCGCAGAGAAATAGACATTCTTGATAGGAAATATGACAAGGTTAGACCGCTTATAATCCAGTTACAAAGTTCAATTGATCAAATTGAAAAATCGATTGAAGATGTGGATATGTATAGTTATGATTCTGCTATGCAGAGTTTATCCAAGACACTTACCAATCTCATTTCCAATCTAAGTGGTTTACAACAAGCGGTAGATATTCATCAGGACGCAGCCTCAACAAGCGGAAATGCAGCAGAACAGCGAAAACCTGGGTGGGTTACATTGATCGACAGAGACCTTCAAAGTCTTTTGGGTAAAAAATCCCTAAGAGATCTCGAAATTGATCTTAGTGATATTGATGATAATCCTAAAGAATTTTACAATTCGCTAAAGAGTGAAAGTTTTGGCGGATACGGTAAGCATGGCGTTCGTTCTTTTGCCGCAAATAAGAACATGACTGACGAGGATGTTTATCAATTTTTAGAGAAGGCTGAGAGCAGTCATATCCTACAGAAGTTTGTAAGACCAGCAATGCTTCAAATGCCGATTGCGAAAATGTCGTTAGACCAAAGCAAAGAAAACAGCCGAGATTATTTGTTCACTTTGGAGTTGGTTGGTAAAAACATATCATTTGATATTGGTGACCCACAAAAGTATTTAATGGCAATCAATATAAAAATGGATGTCTTTGGTCCATCACGCCCTAAAAACAAACAAGATTTGAAGCTGTGTCGATTCAAAGTTAACAAACATTATGTTACTAGCATTAAGTCTGAAGAAGCTGTTGTCCCTTCTGAGCAACCAAGTTCTGAAGAGGCAGGGGAGCAGGTGAAATAATGAGTTCTGATAAGCGTTTTGAAGAACTTTGCATGGCTATTGTCAAAAGCAATTTAGTCAAGCGAGCAGATGTAGTTCCGACGAGCGAGCAAAAGAATCCTGATGGCACACCTGTTCAGGAAGATCAACAGCCAAGTTATGGCGCAAAACCTGCCCAGCCTGCTGTTCCTGCACAACCGGCTAAACCAACTGTTCCTGCTCAGCCCGCGCAACCAGCACAGCCCGCACAATCTGCTGCTCCTGCACAACCAACACAGCCTGTTCAACCAACAAAGCCTAATCCTGCGCAACCAGAGCCGCCTAAAGCACCAAAACCTCCTGTGCCACAACAGCCTGCGCCTCAAAAGCCAGAAACACCGAAGCAGCCAGAACAACCTGAGCAGCCTGAGCAAAAACAAACTTATGATGCTTCGAATCAAACTTATGACCCAAACGGCAAGACTCATAATGTGGCGCAAACAGAGCTTACAGGGATTATTGCGAAAGCAATGTTACAAGACCAAAATATCAAAAAACTGGCACAAGCATATTATTTCCAGCCGTCAGTCAAAAATTTCTATTTAGCGCAAGAAAAGTTAGCCGCACAATTCAATAACGGTAAAATTATCCCAACCTCCGGAAAACTTTATGATAAATGCGTTGAAGCTGGCGCCGTTTCCTTTTGGACTCCTGTAGCTCCCGCTTCTAACTTTTATGCGTTTTCAGTCAAAGCAGACAATCATAAACTAACCAAGTTAGCTCTCATTGACGCTCTTTGTTCGATTCGAGATAAATTTGGCTGCGCCTTTCAAATATTCGATTCTTTTGATGAGCTTCATGTTTCTTGCACTTCATTAAAGGAAATGAACGTTGAAGATTTGCGCGAAAATATCGCCGATAGTATTTTTGAAAAGCAAGCCGATATATTGGTTATTCTTCCTAAAGTTGGATCTCTTGGAAGGTGTTCTTCAGATTTTGTATTCAAAACGGGTAAAGTAACAGCATTATAGGCGAAATGACTATCTATATCTTAGCTGAACAAACTAAACTATCAGCCTTTTTTAGCGAAGGGTATTCTGTTCGTCCTGAATGTTTGATTCGCAAAGCCGAGTTGGAAAGCGAAGTCGATAAACTATCAGGCTCTGAAGGGTTCGTTTTGCTTAAAATTGAAGAGCCCACAATGACAGAAGCTTTGTCTTATGTGCTCCCAGAAGAAGAAATTCATCTCTTTGCAGATGAAGTCAAAATTGTAAACCCAGCAGAAGAAGGAATACAATCTCAGGCACTACAAAATTCTTACTCTAACATTTTCAAAACTGCTGGAGCCGAGGTCTATTCTGTTATCCAAAAAGAAACCGAACAAAACAAAGAGTTGCATTCAAAACTAATTAAAGCTGCAAGAAATTTTGGACTGAATGCAACAAAAGAATATACCACGATTTTCAAGCGCGCAATGATAGATAAACCAGTGAGAGATGTGTTTCAAAAAACATTTCTTGAAAAGCTTGAAGAAGCTAAACGTCTAGGTGTCAAAAATGCCGAGAAGGCCGCTGCAATGACAGCGATGAGAAAGGTTGGTTTAATCTAATGTCTATTGCTCGGTTTACAGAGGTTTCACCTAATTTGTATCGAGGTGGCGCTCCAACAGAAGAAGATGTTGGGATTCTTAAGAGCCTATATGGCGTACAGCTAATCATTAGTTTGGATGAGTCTACTGGAAATAAAATCGATAAAGCTTGTAAAAAATATGGCGTTCAACATGTTATCAAACCCGTTCACGAGATGATTGAAAACGGCGTTGACTTGGTTATGGAAGAATTAAAGAGCACAAAAGCCACAGAGCTTATTGGCGATAAGGTAGCTTTTGTTCACTGTAAGCATGGAAAAGATAGAACCGGAATGTTTGTAGCTAAATATAGGGTTGAAAATGGATGGTCGCCGAAGAAAGCTGTAGAAGAAGCTGTAAGTTTTGGTTTTGGCGTAGGTTGTGAACGCAACGTTCAAGATTATCTTGATGTTATTAATTCTGCTGCCACAGAAGATTTTGCAACACTAGAGGATTATAACAAGCTTTTTGGCAAAGTTAGAACAAAATCAACGTGTGAAAACTGCGGAAAAATCAAATATGACAGCGGCACCTGTACGAACTGCGCAAGTGAAACAGGAGAAACTACGATAAAATTGTTTGATGATGCAGGAGATGCGGCAACCGAAACAAGAGACACAATGAATAAAATACTAGACTCTGACCCTATGTCGGCTCCTACAATCGATCAAAGTATATCCGGAGTTACTGGGTCGCTAAAGTACCCAAAAGCTGTTCGAAAAGGTATTGTTGGTGCCTTACATAAGTATATTGTTGCCCAGCAGCATGAAGTAAGTTCTCAAGTTACGGCAGAAGATGTTGCTCTCGCTAAAAGACTTATCAAGCAGTTTACTACGCTTATTAGTCTTATTGATACTCTTATTTTGAAGGACGTTCAAAAATTTATTGAACTTTTGAAGACTGTCAACGGCATTACTCCAGAGTTAATCAAAGAAGTAAAAGCTGAACCGTATTTTTCAAACTTAGGCAAGAACATCAAAAAGAACTGTTGGAATCTTGTTGGCAATAAATATATCGATGTCGCAGAAGATATTGATGAGAACAAAACCAAAAAAGAAAACATGGGAGATACTGATGGAAGAAAATCTCCGTTTGAAGTTTGTTTGGATGGTTTCAGCAAGTTTAATAAAGACACACTTATTGGCCCAATGCAAAGCTCTCTCGAAGACGCGATGAAGGGTCTTGTAGATTTGGTTGTAGATTTAGCTGACTTTGTTGAGGAAAAGATTGAAACCAAAGAGTTTCAACCAAATCTTCTAAAATTACTTGAGGCGATTGAACAACAAACAGCCACTATCAAGTCATTGATTAAGGATAGGGTTATATTTACTTTGAACAAAGACGTTGTTGGTTCAGATAAGCCTCATGAAAACAAAGAAGTAAGTGTTCTTCAACAAGTCGTTAACAACAAAAGGTAACAATGGCGATTGTAAAATATAGCGATGGCGGAAGTATTGTTCGAGTAGTTGATAAGGAAGAAATTGCGCAAGAGTTAATTGAAGAGAAAGTAATTACGAAAAACGCTAAGGATGAAGATAGTAAGAATGAAGAAGAAAAGCGGGATGTTCCTTCTTGGGCTAGGTAATTGTTATTCTGTTAACCTAATATTCTGACATTAACCTCAGAGGAAAAATGAGTATATTTAAACGTGGTGAAGCTCTTCAGTTCTCTACATCTGATATAAAACCTACAGACGCCATAGAAAACGATCCATTAGTAATGGAACGTTTCCGAAAAATGGCGTCTTCGCTGAAAAATAAAATTGCGCCTAAAGCGAATGATTTTTTATATTTTTCGGCTATCATGATGCATGCAGCTGAGAGATCTTTGTATGATGACAAGGGCAATCTCAAAGTAATTAATGGACGGCCCGTTGAAGCACATTGGGAAGTCAGCGATAAAGGTTCATGGAAGTGGGTATGTTCTGACCCAAACCTCCGACCTTATAGAAACGCTAACAGAGATATTTTTCCTGAACTAGAGCTTAAGAAAGCTTACAAGAAATGGGTTGGAAAGCCTCTTTGTAAAGACCATCAATCAAGCACGATTGAAGGCGTTCGCGGTCTAATTCTAGATACATATTATGATGAAAAAGCAAAAAACGTTATAGCATTATGCGCTATTGACCGCGTAAATTATGGTGACTTAGCTAGAAATATCGAAACTGGTATTGCTAATTCAGTTTCCATGGGAACGGCAGTTGGATGTTCGATTTGTTCTGAGTGTGGAAACGTAGCTAAGACTGAGACTGAGTATTGTCCTCATGTTCGGTCAAGAATTGCTTATGGAGAGATTAACGTTGACCTGTCTCCCATCGAGTTAAGCATTGTTGTTAATGGCGCAGACCCATTAGCGAGAGTAAGAACAATCATTGCTGCTACAAATCAATTTGAAAATACACTCAAAAAGAGTGCTGGAGCTGGTACAACTTTAGATCAATTGAATGCTCTTAAAGATGAGTTTTTCAAGCTTGCTGGTAGGATTCAAGAACTCGAAAAAGAAATTACAGTTCCAGATGACAATAATTTCGCATTAAAGGCAGTGGCATCTCTAGATATTCATGATGATGCCTCAAAACAAATTCAAGAAGAGTATATCAATGGGTTGAGTCTTATTAAGACTAAGATGTCAAACATTGAGACGATGTTTCAAAAACTTGCTAACAATAAGTACAATACGGAGGAATTAATGGGGTCAGATACTAAAATTGCCAAAGGGTTTTACCAGGGAACAGAGGAACCGACCCCTGGACGCCCACAGTACGAAAAAGAAGAAGCCGACAAAATTCGTGACAACGAGGATCGCCAAGTAAAGAATATCGCTGATCTAGGCCCCGTTGACGGAATGTTCCCTGGTGATCTTGAGAAAAAGCGTATGCTTGCTCGCGCTGCTGTTGAAGAGCGTCGTGTAAAGCGCGCAGCCCTTGTTGAAAAAGCAAAGCTTGCTTATATGCAGGGCACAACTGAGCCTGCCAAGAATGGCAAAACTACTTATACACCAGATCCACTAGGTGATAAGGCTCGTGAACAAGATCGTTTCTTGCAGAGCCCGACTGAGTTCAAGGGTGATGCGGCTCCAGGCGACGTTGAGAAGAAGAAGAAGCTTCTACGCGCTGATCTCAAGGCTCGTTTTACTAAGGCTGCAAAGCCAAACGGCCAAGAAGACACAGCAAATCATCGCTGGGATATTCTAGCAGACAACAAGGTTGTATTTTCTGCAACACTTAATGAGCTAACTGGTGGTCGTCGTTCTCTTTATGACTCAGTAAAAACTGCTGAGTTCGCAAAGGGAATGCTTCGTGCTATCAAAGAGGGTGGAGTTGAGAAGGCTGTATCTATTTACAAGTCTGCTCAGATGGAAATGGGCGCTGACCCCATGGGCGCTATGCCTCCTGCTATGCCTGCCCCCGCTGCTGCTGGTCCAGTTCCCGGTGATATGATGGGCGGAATGGGCGCTCCTGCTGATGGCGGCGCTACTCTAGAAGCCGTTCCGGAAACAGTTGCTGACCCCGTCGAGCGTGGCAAGATGTCGCTAGAAGTTCTTGAGAAGAACATCGACACAATGACCACAAACCTTCGTGAGCTTTCCACCGATATCAAAGGCGGTTATGACACACTAGAGAGCCAGAGTGGACAGTTCGGCGGCGACGCTGCTGCCCCACTTGCTGCTCCTGCTAATGCAGTTACTGCAAGTCTAAATTCACTACGACGCGGCGCAACAGGCCCAGAAGCCACAGGCGCTCTTCGTAATATTCAGATTGTACTAAATGCGGGTCTAAAAGAAGCTTTCAAGACTGTTCTTGCTGAGATCGAAGAAAGCGCTGATGAGCTTGATACACTCAAGGCCACAATCAGCATGCCCGGAATCGATGATGTTCATCAGGAGTTTGTTCAGAATATCGCTGACAGCGCCATTACAGAAGCAAATGAGATCGTTAGCAAAGCTAATGCTCTTCGTCTTGCCTTTGTAAATTATGCTCGCGGTACATATGGTCTTGAGAAAAAGGCTGCCGTTGAGAATCGTATGCTCAAACTTGCTGCTGCAAAGAAAGCTAAGAGCAAGAAAGAAAAAGAAGAAGAAGATAAGAAAGCTAAGGAAGCAAAAGAAAAAGGCAAATGCAACAGCAAACCTGCTGGTAAGCAGCCAGTTCCTCCGCAGAAAACACCAGCGGCTCCCGCTGCCGGAATGAAGGTAAAGGCTTCTGAAGATGATGATGATGTAACCACACTAGAGGGTAAACGAATGCTTAGAGAAAAACTTGCATCCAAAGCTCTTCAAATGAGCGAAATGCTTAACAAAGCCCATCCAGGCGGCAGCGTTACTATCGGTGATTTGGACACTAAAACTCAGGAAGCCGTAGTCGAGGACCTTTCTGATGTTCATGACGCTATGGAAAACGCCGCAACATCTACTCCTACCGCCAGCGACAAAACAAAGCGCGCAGCCAAACGCATTGATGACCTAATCAAAGCTGGGCGCGTTGCTTCTGGCGAACTCGATGACCTCGTCAAGCACGGCTTGGACAAGGATGCAGTATCCTATTGGAAGAAGTATTATGGTCAGGTCGAAGGCGGCAGTGAGTTCGCAAGCGAACTAGTCTCCGATTATGACAAGGAGAAGAGGGCTGCTCTTGATATCGAACAGTACAAGGTCAAGCTCGCTCGTGCTTATGACATGGCTCACCGGATGGCTACCGCAGGTATCGTTCCAAATACCGCAGACACCATTCAGAAGGAAGCAGAGAAGATTGTCAAGTGGAATGACGATGCTTATGAGTCGATGGAGCGCGTAGTTGCCCATCGTAGACCCGAACTCCAGAAGGAAGCTTCTATGAGTATTCAGAACGGTCTCGCTCTCGATAGTAATATCGCACAGGGCGCACCTGCTGACACTACTCTTGTTGCAGAAATCACACAGGCTCTTATGGGGTCTAAACTAGGACGCCGGTTCTAATCTAACTACATCATCATTGTTTAGAAACTAACGAAGGCCCCTTGATTGGGGCTTTCGTGTTTAATATCTTGTCTTTGTATTACGCTTCTAAGGCGTGTAATCAGATTCTGATTTGTTTATAACATATTGTTTCTACCGTTGCTAATAAACAGACATTATTGCTGAAAGGCTATTTAACTTTTTCAGGAGATTTCAATGAAAATTGGTAAAGGTACTAATTCTGCCGTCCTAGATGACATGGCTAATATCATGGAGAGTGAAGATATGAAAACTCTCTTTGCGTTTAAGAAAGAAGCACAACAAACACAAACTGGTGGCGAGTTTGCATCAGATGGAGTTCATAGAAACTTAACTCAACAAGAACATTTGGATATCGCTCGTCAGACTCCCGAAGGAAAGGGCGATGATGAAAAAGTACGATATCTTACCCCTACTCTTCAAAAGCTTGTAAACGATCCTTCTTATGCCATGATGGATGCAAACGCTGTAAACGCAGCAAGACGCGCTCTAAGTGGTAAACCTGGACCTAGTGACGCTTCTCTTCTTGCTCGATTCTTTCCACAGGAGCAAAATCTTCAAGCGGCTTTAAATTCGTTTAAGAATATTGCCAATCCATTGGCTCCTACTCCAGTTAAGCCTGGAACCGCCGTTGCTAAGCCTAGTACTCCTACTGGGTATCAGCCAACTTACGGTATGGAATCCACATCCAGTGCGATTACCGAGCTAGTAAAGATGGGCGAGGTTTTTGCTGAGGCCGGTTTCATTAAGAGCGAAGCTCTTGTTGGCGAACTCCTCAAGACTATTACTGTTGAAGCTCGCAAGAAGGTTGTTGAAGAGCTACAGAAGGGTAAGAAAGGCGCAACCAAGAAGGATGAGAAGTGCCCGAAATGCAAGAAAGATTCAAAGAAATGCGAATGCAAGGGCAAAGACGGGAAGTCTGCTAAGAAGCCTGAGCCTGAGAAGAAAGATGGAAAAAAGCCTGCTAAGAAATATTAATTGAGAAAGGCGCGATATATAACAAAATTAAGACAATTTTCTTTTGAATAGAGGTTTATTATATGTTGCGTCTCGTACAAATTGGTTCAGCACAAGCAGCTAGTTATCCGGCAGATCCCGTTGGTTACTTTTACCCAGGAATGATTGGTCAGTTAAAGCTCCACGGAAACACCATTGTATGTGGTGTTTCCGATGGAACGGCTCCTCTTGGGATTATTGATGATACCAGGACAAATGCCTTTTACGCTCCCAGTATTGATGAAATCATTATCGAACCTGCTGTTGGTCAACTTGTCAACGGTAGAATGGTTTCGGTTACAGAGGTAAAAGCAGAATTAAGAAATTCAACCATCATAGATAGCAGCTTTATCTGTGATACTCAAGTTGTTCTTAAGCCTAAGAATGGTGTTGTTGTTTTCCCTGTAGGAACAACTTTGAATTTTGACGCTGACGGTGACGGTGTGAGCGATTCAATTCGCGCAGTCTGTAGTTATACATATCAGGTGCCAAATACTCCTGGTGACAACACTACAATGGGCAGCGGTCGAATTACAATCTGGTTTCACAGAGTAATGGCACAAACTGATCAGTTCGAAGTCAATCAGCGTTATCCGTTGAATGCGCCGCTATTTGTTAGTGAGGCTGGAAAACTTACCACGAGACGACCTAGTGATTATCATCCGACGGTTGCTATTGTATTAGCTCCACCGCAGAGTGCTACACCATATCTAGACTTTATGTGGCTGTAAAAGTTATTTCTTCTCATCGGTAGGATAAAGTCTAATCCTTATTCCTTCATTTGTTTCACATTTTACAATGCCGGTATGTGCCCAAAAATCACGCTTGTGACATTCTAAAATAATTCCGTCTTTACAATTTGCTCGGCAATTAGTCCAGTTAGCGTCGTCTACTTTATATGCGACAACTAAAGAAAACAAAATAGAAAGAAAAAATGTTGCTATTCCTAGTCCTTGGAGCACGGAAATCAAAAGTTTTTGCATGTTATTTTGCCTTATTGAATTCAATCAATCTTACGCCTTCAACTGTTTCACATCGTACAGTTCCTGACTTCTCCCAAAACCCAATTGTCTGACAGTCTTGAACCATACCAGGACACGCTTGCCTACAGTTATCTTTGCCTTTGGAACGACCTATTTCGCCTAAAATCACACCTGTAAACACAGCAACAACTACAATTATAATCATACTAGCGATACAATAGTCTGTTATATTATCGATACTCATTTTGGCGCAACCTTTTTGAATTCTGTTGAAAGCTGATTGTAAATCGGTTGATACTTGTTCTTATAGTAAGTCCAGTCAACACTACCCGACGACATAATTTCGTGAAACAAATCATTGGCTTCTTGATAGTTCACAATCTTGCCTTTGGTAGCTATTTGCCGACCAAACATTAACACGCGAAGAGAATGCCACAAGCTCTTGATACCAATATGATATTCTTTGGTGACTTCAAGTTTTTTCTTGGCTTTCACCCATGAGTTGGAAGCCTTATGAGAAATGGAAGCTCGAAGTTTAGGAACATCCAATAGATATCCTGGTTTCAATCTGTCAGCAATAATATGTTGGGGCGGCAGGAAAAGACATTCTAAAATAGAAATCTCTTGTTCAAGACTTAAAGCTTCAAATTGTCGCTGCTTATAAAACGAAAAATCAAATTCTCCGGTATAATGTCGGTCAGGATGTCGAAACGTTTGGTCATCTACAACTACAATAAAATCCTTATCAGAGACTTCCGTCATGGTTCCGTATACTTGAGAACCATAAGCGTACACAGCAGCTACTTGGGATAGGTCAATAGCATGCCCGAGTTGGTCGAAAATATTGTCTGAGTTCATTGATTTTGCTAGTATTCTAAAATTTGTTTTGGCGCGGTCATTTGAAATTCCGTAAGATTTCGTGCGCCCATAAACGAAAAACTAGACTGAATTCCATCTATAATTCCATCCAATGTTTTTTGAATAGGCCCGGAGGCAGGAATTAATTTTGAAACGCCTTCAATGTGCCTAACATGATTGTCTTCTTTGGACACAACTTGTTTTGCTACAATAGAAGCATTCCCCCAATAATCCTTGAATTTTTGATTATCAACCATAACTGTTCTGCCATAACTTTCGTCGCAGGCAGCAAACATTTTCCCGACCATTACCATATTGCCCCAAATCATACATTTGGCAATATCCGAAGCGTGTTCAATAGAACCATCTAGGCAAAGAAGAGTATCCCAATCATTGGTATCGTCTCGATAAGTTTTTGCTACATGAAGACAGTGAACTCCAACCCCTGTAGCAAATCTAGTCGAACAGACGCTTCCAAAACTGTTTCCAATTTTGATGATATGGGCTCCTCGATCTCGCAGGTATTTAATTCCATCTGTGGAAGAAACATTTCCCGCCATGATGGTAAGTTTCGGGTGGGTGTCTCGGATATACTTTAGGATATCTCCTACCAGCTTGTGATGCCCATGATTTACATCGACAATTACGTTTTTTGTTCCTTGGTCAACCAGCCAATCAACAAATTCATAATCTTCTTTTTGAACGCCAATGGAAGGGTAAAATCTTGAAAGTTCTTCTCTGTTTCTTCGGTTCTTCAAAACTCGAAGAAGCGTTTGATTTCTTTCTTCCTGGGTTCTAAAAAATCGATGATAGCTGGCGGCGGCACCTTCTACTAAAAGTTTATCTACCAATTCTTCGGTGCAAATAGAATGCATATTTGCGTTAATTACAGGAATATAGAGATTGGTCAAAACCTTTCCGTTCCCATCAACCAATAAGGAGGAAATGTCTACCCCAGAGGAACGGGATTCAATCTCAGAATATGCAGGTATTAAAGTGAACGAATCAAATGTCAGCATGGCTTTTCTTTATGCTGGCGGAGCAAATTGCTCGACAAATGTTAGCATAAAAAGCAAGCCATTTTAGAAATAAACTAATGATATAGCATCTAGAAGAGATATATCTAAAGGATGACCATGGGATACAACAAAGATTGGAATGCGGCATTTATTGGATCGGAAGATTCAAAAGCTGTGTTTAGTTCTGAGGTTTTTCGTAACTTCGTGAAAATTTATGAAAGCAACGTCCAAGAGGAGCTTCCTCCTGTTGATACAAGCAAAATGTTTGTAACGGCTGATGAGGCTTTGGCGGCTATTGTCAAAGAAGCAAGCGCACCAAATCCTATTCGTTCAAATCTTGATTATGGTGCGGCACAAGAAGTTGAAGACGAGGATGAAGACTTATCCCTTGAAGAAATGAACATCAAAGCTTCGCATGATAACGCATTTGTTGAAATGCAAATCAAGCAAGCTTGGGATAAGCATTTTGCGTTGGAAGATGCAGAGGAAGAACTGGGCCTAGAAAAGAACGCCTTCTATATGGCGAAGAACAGGAAATAGGGTTAATATGGTTAGCAAAAATATCTCATTTTCTGAAAGCATTGTTATGCGAGAGTTGGAGCGTATTGCTCGGGCAAAGAATCTTATTGTAGAAGAGCCTGAAGCTCCCGCTATTGAAAAGAAAGCGTCTGTAAATACTTTGGAGAGTTCTTCGGACCTTTTCTTGGATATGATGAAACTCGCTTCTGTTCTACGAGACCGAGGGTTTACTTCTCAGGCTTCGCAGCTAGAAGAGAAAGCCATTATTCTCAAGAAGGCAATGTCAGAAGGTGGACATGATAGTTTATACTCTTTCTGGAAGGAAACCGGAGAGAGCCTCGTAAGTGACGCTCACTCCTCGACTGACGCTGATATTCCTGGGCACAAAGTAATGAACGCTAATGAAATTGCTAAAGCGGTTCATGAAAGCACAAAAGATAAGCCAACAGGACAGGAGAAGAAGGCGGAGCTTGCCGTTCGTATGGCAAAAATGGTCAATGGGCTTGTTAATAAAGAGGCTCAGGTTGGCACCGGAATTCTTCAAGGGCTTTTCGGTGGAGCCACTGGTTGGGGTGTTGGTACCGCAGTCCCAGCAGCGGCTGCACTGGGAGGGCCAGAGCCGGGATCAAGCTCTATACCATCTGCTATGAACGGCGCTGGCGTATCTGCAACTTCAATTCTTCAAAATTTTAGAGAAGAAAGCAACGGCATTCTTGGTCAATTTTTTTCTTCGGCTACTGAAGCTCAATTAGGTTTGCGCACATTAGCAAATGTTGATTTTAGAACTTATTTTTCAGACCAAAACATTCAGAATGGGTCAGCTATAAATGGAATACCACAAGTAAACGAAGCAGAGTATTCTCAAATAAGAGCGAAGATTGCTAAAGGTTGTGATGATTATATTTCTGTTGTAGGAACAACAGATGTAACATCTCTTCCAAATTGGGGAAATATCAAAATTAACTATCGAATTTCTAGCACTGAAAAAGAGGCTGTGAAAAACAATATAAAGCAAGTTATCTTGTCTTATGTTGATAAATTCCAATCAAGTTCAAAGAAACTTGTAAATTCGAACTTAGCAATTCTTGATGAGCTTTTAGTTGGAGACTACAAAGCAACTGTTGACAATATTGACAAAGTGCTCGGCACTAAAAACCAAGTGCTCAGCACTAAACGCTCAAAAGATATAATGGCTGCGGTTGGCAGTATATCCACATCTCTTGTGCGTATGAAGGGTTTTATTCTGCGAGCATTAAAAGGAATGGCTTCAATAAAGCAAATATACAATAACTATGACGTTGTTTCTACAATCTCACAGGGTTTAAGCGGCGCTATCAAAGCTGTTGATTCTTTGGTGGAAAAGCTTAGCCAAACCGAAAGTGGTTTCAAAGAATATACTGTAGACATGGAAGATAAAGTTAATGACGCACTGACTTTGTCTGCTGTTATTATTAAAAAGTCAGAAATAGCCAAAAATAATATTGGAAATATTAAGTCGTTTAATGACGGTACAAAGAAAATGCTTTTAGAAAATATTGATAAGCTTAAAAAAAGACCTACACACGCTTTGTATTTCTTAAAAGCGTTACCTGATTACAGTTTCTATTCTGTAAGTGTAGGGTTAGAGATGAAGTCTATGGCTGACTTTGATAGGTATGTTAGTGTTTTGAAAGATATAGATGCGGCTATGGATGCTCATGTTAAAAACACAAGCGAAATCCTAGATAGAGAAAACAAAGAAGAAACTGGTCTAAGATAGGAGAATAGGAACATGTCAATTAATAAAGTTGCAGACGCAGATTTAGTTTCTCAAGTTAATTCTCTTTATGGTAAAGCTGCTCCTTCGCCAAAAGCTCCATCTGGTCCGGCTCAACCTGGGGCCGCTCGTCAACAAAGTGGTGGCTCCAGTGGTTCTAGCGACAAATATCTAAGCGGTCTTATGGACCGTCTCAAGAAGCTTCCACCGCAGACCGTAGATGCCGTCAGAGCTATGCAGAAAGCATTATCTAATCTAGGCTCCGGCATTCTTCTTTGGGTTGACAAACAAAAACTTCCTAAGGACCAAGCAAAGAAGTTTATGGATCTAAGCCAGAAAATTGGTCACACATATGGCGGGCACGCTTCGTTTACAAGCGAAGATGGTGTCTGGGGTAAGATGACCGCTGAAGCTCTAAAAGCTGTAGATGATTTGATTGAGCTTATTAAGAAAACCGGCGGCAATATAAGTTCTCCAGGACAACTCACCACACATTTATCTACTGGTGGACTTCCAGATCATGTTGCTATCAACCAGCGTGACGCTGTATATAATGAAGTTTATTCTACTAACATTCCTATTATCAACGCTGTTCTTCGAAATTTTGGGTTCATGGGTAGCGAAGGTGTGGATGGAGCAGAACTTGATAGACTTCCTAGAACATTTGACGAAGCTATATCTAATTTAGGAAAGACTCAAATTGTTAAAGATATTATGGATAAATCTCTGTTCCCTGTATTGGGACGAGATTTACGATCTCTTGGGACAGCAAAGGATCTTTTAAAGAAAAATGGTTATGAGCTTCCAAACCCAGCCCGAAAATTGGATTCTAAATTTCAGGTTCTAGAACAAAAGGTTCCATATACTGGAACACAGTATTCTATTGGCGATATTAAAGTTGAAGACTTGGCTTCGTTTTTCGAGACCAACGGATATGTTACAAATTGGAAGAGTTTGATTGAATTAGAACAAAAACGTTATGCTGGTATCAAAAGCTCAATATTACGGCAGCCAGCGAGAAATATGAACATTAATGATGCTCCGCAAATGCGGGAGTTCGTGAAAAACGTCAATGAAGCTTTAAGTGTAGTGGATTCTAGTTTCAACGAAGCATTAAACAGTAACAACGGTCTTATTAAACAGAATGAGTTGGTTGGTTACTATCGCGCTTTACAACAGAGAATTTCAGGGGCAGTAAATACGCTACAATCAAAGCTTGGATATGACTCATCTCAAGTGCGTGATTTAGCCATGTTTGTTCAAACTATGCCGCACAAAGCAATGTCTTATGAGCAGCTTTCTTATACCATCAGTCAAATAAAAGAAAACCCAACATCTATTTCTGTACCTAAACAGCTTGCTCAATATCTTGCGAAGATGCAGCAAACCAGAAAATCCGTTGGGTCGGACGCATGGACCGTTTCTCAACTTGAGTGGATGGTAAAAATGTTTGTTGAGAGATCAAGCTCTCAATTTGAGCGCGCAACAACTGACACAGAAAAATCTATTAAAAAGCAATACAAAAATTCTGTTGCTCGGTTGGTTCAACAACTCAATGCTATCAAAGCTTTTGCTAGAGAAAAATTCGACGCAATGGGGCAGAGTGTAGCCGAAGAAACACTTGGTGGACTTATTGTTCCAGACACTATGCTTCTAAATGGTTTAAGCGGTGTTGATTCTTCTGGAACAGCATTGCAAAACAGAACAAACAAAGCGCCAAACTCACGAGGCAATGAAAATAATCCTTGGGGCACTGGTGCTTCTGGCCCTTCTGGCGGCCCAGGGTCTGAAAACCTTGGTTATGTCAAAGACAGTGATACCGTTAAAACCAAGAGGCCACCGATTACACCTAATACTATCTTCCTAAAAACTCTGGACGAGTGGTCAAACGCAGAAATTTCTGACATCGTATCCGGCGCCAAAGCAATACTAGAGTACGGCAAAATCTTCAATAGCGAAGATATGGGCGCAGGATTCTATCAGAGTATCGGATTTACAGCCAATGATATCTCTCGTATTATGGAAGCTATCCAAAGAGCTATGGATAACTATCTGCGTTTCCTTAGAGCCAAACAGATGACCGAAACAGAGTTGGAAGATAAGGTTCGTGAGGTTTCACGTAACGCCCAAAGATGGATTGGCACTCTAGCTCAAATGAAATCTAGAATGGCGCCTGACCGCTCAGTAGGGCCAAGAGTTATCGTTGACCGACCCAATCGCAGGTAATGTTCACATGGAACGAACAAAACGATTAGAAGCTTTAGCTAAACTCAAGAATGAGACGACTGCACCGGTCATTATTAAACAGGCCGGTGTGGTTGATCTTCTTAAAGATGCCTTTACTTCTATTTCTCAAAGCGTTGCTTCCAGTTTTGACAAAAGCAGCCCAGTAACCAGCGTGCTTCAATACTTTGCGATAGCAATGATTGCAAGAAGAAGCGTCTTATTAAGCGCTTTGTTTGCTGCAATCTCTTTGTTTTTTGGCGTCAATGTAGGCTCAGTGTTTGAGTCAATCAAACAACACCTGACACCCCATCTTCAGTCGCCTGAAGCAATAGAAAATCTCAACAAAAATCAAGATTCAATTGTTCGAGATATTGCAACCAAATCCGTTGACCCAGAAGTAAAGCATTCTGATGAACAAATTCAAAGCGCTGTAAAAAGCGTTGAATCTTCTGATGGTGCTGATCTTGGTTCCATCTTAGGAGCTTTCAGTCATCATGAATATTATGGTTTAGTGAAACAAGGCGCAGCCCCTATATCGCCAAATATGGTTAAGAAAATTCTTCCAATCATACAGTTCTTTGGCCCAGGGAGACTTGGAATTGCTGGTATCTTCTTTTGGATTATCAAAGCTATTCTTATTGGTGCAGGAATTACCGCAGCTACCGGAGTGCTCGGAGGAATGTTAGGTCATAAACCTGTAACACCAGAAACCTCTGAAGTGGCAACTGAGACAACTGAGAAAGAAGAATCAAAACCTCTTCCGCAGAGCAATCAAGTTGCTCCGTCCGATAAATCGCCGCAAATTGCTTCTAAACTCAAAAGCAAGAACAATACCGCTCTTGAGTCTCCTGTTCCAAATAGCGGCGGAGCAGAATGGGTTCTTAGCGCAAAAGTAGATAACCATTCTCAAGCCGTAGACGCTTTTGCAAAACAACTTTTTGATGATGTCTTCCGCGCTTATACCGGATTTGAAAATGCACAAATCCCTTCTTCAAAAGTAATGCAGGCAGCTAAAGCTACTGTCACAGAGTTTATGCAGAAAACTAATTTCAAGTTCAACCAAGATGACAACGTGCAAGAACTTCGTATCCCTGGTAAGTTTACAACCAGAATGCAAATTATCAATCATATTCTTGGAAAGATGCAATAATCAAGTATATATTCAAACAGAGGCAAAAAAATGACACGCAGAAAAAATTATGAAGATCTAGCTCGGTTTGATAACAGCGAAGTTATGCGCGAATTTGTAAAGATCGCTTACGACAGCGGCTTAGCCCAACTCAAAGATTCTGACGTTCCATCTTATTCTGTCAAAGATGGACGTAACGGTTCTGATTCCGTTAAAGATATTGCTGAGAAATATTCTGATAAAGCAACTCTCGACCAAGACAAAGACGGCGAAGAGTTGATCGAAAAGGCTCATAAAGAAAAAGCTGAAGCCATCAATTCTTATCTCAAAGACGGCGGGCGTGTAGAAGACCTAAACGAACAACACAAAATTATGGTTGATGTTGCTACCAAAGGCCCTTCTATTAATGACTTCTATCACAGAAACATCTCAGCTATCAAAAACGTTTTAGATGAACTTGTTGTTATCGGGCATGAAATGGATGCAAGAGAAGAAGATGATATCGTCGTTTTTGCCGATGAAATTATCGCTGGAATTACAGCGACGGGCGAAGCTGTTGATGAAGACCTAAAAAAAAAGTTAAATAAAATCGCTCTAAACGCTCAGCCTGTAGAGGGTCTTCTTTCTAAATTCTTCAAGTTTGTAAAATATAGTGTTCCTGCAATTGGTGTTGGAGTAGCAGCTTACTTTACTCTTTCTCATATGAGCAAGGGAAAGTCAGCAAATGTTCTTACGACTTCTGAAGGAAACGTAGGCACAATTGACCGATTTATCAATTCTGCAACTATATATATTTCAGAAAACACTAATAAACTTGACCCGGCAGAACTGAAAGATATGAATCGTCTAGTTAACACAATGAAACTTTTTCGTAGCGAATACAACAAAACGTCACGGCAATTTTTTGAAGTAAGACGTTCTATTATAAATGCTATTGATTATTCTGGAACATTTGATTCTAAAAATCTTGATAAACTATATTCTGATTTGCAGCAGGCTGACGCTGGGTTCAATAAAGTTGTTGAGTCTTTCAAAACTCAACTTGACGCCAATGCTCAACAATTAAACCTTTCCAAAGATGTAGCCAGCAATAGATTCATTAGTTCTGATCAGGAATATTCTAGAACAACTGATGCAAAGAAAGTTTTGGACGCTACATTTGAAGCTATGTATTCTACTGAAGAACAAGTGCTAGCCGAAGCTTACGCTGATGTTATTAACTCGATAAAAGCCGAAGCAAAGAACCGCACTAGTATTATGAGTTATCTTCAAGCGCAAATTGATGCTTATAAACAACGTTTAGCCTCTGAAAACACTGAGAAGCCAAAGGAATAATGGCTGAAAATAAAGACAACCACCTGCTGTTTAAACAAATACAGCTTTTCCTACAAGCCTCCGGCGTAGCTAATTATACAGGCAGTATGGATGGGAAATATGACCCTTCCATGAACTCTGCACTGGAACGTGTCGAAAATCACATCAAATCTGTTAGCAAAGATTATGCAGAACCTCCTGTAAGAGTTTCTGAAAATGGAAGTGTGTCTGGTGATCTTAAGAAACTTGTTGAAACTCTTCTTAAAACAAAACGAAATCCATTGTACGAAGTTTTCAAAAACGCTCCCGGATGGAACGAAGAAATCAAAGACGATGAAACTCTGAAGAAAGCAATTTCTCAAACAAGAGATTTGCTTGTTTCTTCTTTGCCGCAAAACAAAGATGTTGGAATGGCTTTCGATAAAGCTGTTGCTAACAAAGATGTAAAGGATCTTCAGAATGCTATAACGTTACTAAGACGTTTACTGCAAGAAAAGAAGAAGATTTCTAAAGCAGCCTCTCTCATTCTCTCATTATCAAAATAGCTTAAATTATAGCGGTTCAAAGAATTCTTATTCTTTGGCGTATCGATCTGTCTATTTTTTAGTCAGTATATGTCAATCTTTTTGCATTATGATTGTTAGGAATATCTTCATAGATATTCACAATGTAAAGACCCAGATTAAAGTCCACGGTTCAGGAGAATGTGAACCAATTTTAGATTTGAATTTCAGGAGAAAAAATGGCTCTTAAACCACTACAAGCAGGAAAAGAACCCCTCGGTCAGTTTGACGGACTTGATACTGAGTACCTCACCCTCAAGGGTGGCGAATGCGGTACTTTCGGAATCATCTCTCTACCTCGTACCGACAAGGCAGTTTATGATGCAAAAGATGGCTATACCAGCTATCTAACCAGCGGTAACGTTGTTATCACTAAGACTCTAGCTTCCGGCGCACGCCCCATCATGCTTCTAGATGAAGGCACTCTCGGTTATGGCACGACTTTCGGCGTTGCCATCGGTGGAGTTGGCGGTCAGGTAGTTGTGAATCCAAGCGACCCAGCACAGGTTGGCGGTCTCGTTCTTGGACCTCACACTGCTTGGGGTTCGGGCAAGGTAACTTGCTGGGACAAACCCGGTCTATACGCCGTAACTTTGGATGCAGTTGCTGCTGATCTAGCTCCAACAACCGCACTCAACCCAGGCGCAGCAATCTACGCAACCAGCGCTGGTCTATTGACCTCCGTTGCTGCTAGCTCGTTCGCCGGTTCAGGTCAGTATCCAGTAGCTCGCTTCGTCGAATTCTCGACTAAGGGCTCGCTTGTAACCACACCTAGCTATCTAGCTGGTGGCAATAAGGTTTACACCCAGGTAGTAATTCACTTCAATCCTGGTGAGTAATTGTAACTAGTAGACTGTGCGAAAGGAGTTTGTAAGTCCTTTTGCTTATGGACAAATTGATTTAGTGTAGGAGAAAAAACAGATGAATATGTTTAACAACAATGGACAGCTCAACGCCTCTTCTTTGAAAGATGCGTTTGGTACTATTATGAAGTATGCTTCTCTTCTCGAAGAGAATATGCCTTCAAACGCTGCACTTGTTGGTCAGAACGCTATGAGTGATGTCAAGCGTGACGAACTGATCACCAAGGCAATCATGACACAGGAAGGTAAGATTGCTCTAGCTCAGGCAATGGCTAACCCCATTCGTATGAACCTAGACTATCAGGGTATCTTCCGTCGCACCCTCGTTGTAGATCCTCTACCCCAGGGCGTTCAGGCTTCGTATGACCGCGATATCGATGTCGCTGCCGTTATCGTTTCTAGTAACGGTTCGCCTCCCGAGAGCCGCGTATTCGCCGACCGCATCACCGTTCCTGAGTTCGAAATCGTTTCGAACCCCACGGTTCGTATTGCTGAGGTTCGTCGTCGTCGGTTCAATATCATCGACCGCGCAGTTCAGAAGGCCCGTCAGGAAATCATGGCCCAGGAAGATGCCAACGGCTTCGCAGCCCTTGATGCAGCTTCTTCGGTTGAGAATACTGTTCAGGATATCGCTGACCTCGGTCTACAGAAGCGCGACCTAGTCGAGCTAAAGATTCAGATCGATCGTTGGGACCTGGTTACGACCAAGTTCTTCATGAACATCAATGAGTTCACCGACATCCTAAATTGGGGTTCGGGCGGCGGTCAGGCTGCTGGTATCGGCGGCGAATTCGACCCCGTAACTCAGCGCGAAGTCCTTCAGACTGGTCTCTATGCCAAGATCTGGGGCGCTGACATCATGGTAAGCAAGATTGTACCCGCTGGTACAGTTTACGCTTGCGCAGATCCAGAGTTCGTAGGCGTTATGCCCGTACGTCAGGATATAGAGGTTTTACCGGCCGATGAACCGCGAAGGTTATCGCTAGGCTGGATTATTTCTGAGATTATCGGCATCGGTATCTGCAATCCTCGTGGCGTCGCAGCTGGTCGCAAGACAACAAGCAACGGCTAACATACACACTAGTATAAACTAGTAACAATATAAAATCAAAAGCCTTCACTAGTTGAAGGCTTTTGTGTTTTAATAGTTCACCGAACGCAAATATCAAACCTACATCCATCCCAAAGTCAAACGTTAGCTAAAATTATCTGTTTTGTCATCTCAAGGACGACTGTGGGTTGATATATAGATCTGTTGTAACGAGATCAATATAGGTGAATGAAATGAGAAAACATACGGATGAAGAGCTTTTAGAAGAGCTTAAGAGAGTCAGAGATTTACTTGGTCGAGCACCAAAACAAGCAGAGTTAGCACAATATAGTCAGTACTCTGCAAATTCATACAAACGTGCTTTTGGTGGAATTTCCAAGGCTTTAATAAGAATTGGAGAAAAACCAAATATCAAGCTTGATTATTCTTTATTTGACATTCATGAAGAAATTAGAAAAGTTTATACTAAAATAGGCCGAATTCCAACGGTTGAAGATTTCAATACTCATTCTAAAACGTCGTATGGAGCTTTTAGAAAAGCAGCTAAAGGTAAAACTTGGTTCAAATTAATGATTGAAGCCGGTTTACCATTAGACGAAATTTCAAATACTAATAAAAGACTTATTACCAATGAAGATTTAAAGAATGAAGTTTTGCGTCTAAAAGAAAAATTAGGTCGATATCCAACATATTATGAAATGTTGCGTGATGGTTTATTTAGCTGTTATTCTTATTCTGAGCGTTTTGGATCTTATGTAAAAGCTATGCACGCATTAGGTTTTACTGATTATGTTAATCAAAGCATTTACCATAATCAAAATCATATCATGGGGCAAGATGGAATAATGTATAAGTCTGCCTTTGAAGCAAACATAGCAGACAACCTTTATGGCAGGCTACAGAACAAACAAATTAAAGCATACCAATATGAAAAGAAAGTTTGTCCAGAAAGAACTTGGACGTGTGATTTTTTTGTTGAAACACTTTCTGGAAAAGAACTTTGGATTGAAGCCGACGGTATGGCTCACAATAGAAAAGTTCCATACGGTGTCGGTAATGAAAAAATAGACTATTACATTAAACATAACATAAAGTATTTTGTTATTAAGTACAGAAAAAGGCATACTTCAGTACAATTAGATGAAATTCTCAAGAGCGCATAGTTAGTTTGCTATATATTACCATATGGCAAGTCTACAACATTACTATTTAGATGCAAACGCACATGTTCCTCTAAGGCTATCACTTAAATCAAAAGAAAAAATCAAAGAACATTTTGATGATTTGAAAACATCTTTATGTTCTCATGGTCATCCATTATCTCCTAGTAGGATGGGGCAAGCTGCTTCTATTTTGATAGAGGAAGCTCGTGCTGGGATATCAAAATTGTTAGGGATAGAGAATCCAACTTCATTATATTTCACACATTCTTGCACCGAATCCAACCAATGGGCTATACAATTATTAAATAGTGTATGTTTTGACTATTATCATTATGACGTAGCTATTTCTCCTTTTGAGCATCCTAGTATGGAGAAAGCTGTTCATAACATACTCAACGAAGCTGTTCTAAGAACAATAAAAGTCAAAGAAGATACTGGTTGGCCTGTACTCAATTTTAACACCAATCATATTGTGCATATAGGTGTACAGAGCGAGATAGGTGTTATTGCAGACATTGAGGGCTTGAGGGGGATTTGCGACGGACTACTTATCAGTGATATTTCTCAAGCTGTAGGAAAGATGGAAGTTGACTTAAATAAAAGCCAAGTTGATATTGCAACTTTTGGGGCGCATAAATTTGGAGGAGCTAGCGGGGTAGGATTCATGTATGTAAAAAATCCTGAACACTGGCATCCGTTCAATGATTATGGTGTATCATACTCTTGTGATGTTCCTGGTACGCCAAATGTTGTTGGAATTTACACGTCATATTTAGCTTTAAGTGATGCTATGGAAAGTTTAGAGCAACGCGATAAGAATTGTAAAGATTTCCGGCGCATATTAGAAAATGGATTAGAAGCTTTAGGGTTTGATATTATCTGCAAGAAAAGCGATTACAGATCGCCGAACACAACATTTGCGAGAGCGCCAAAGAAGAAAGGCGCGTTACTTGTATCTAAGTTATCGGAGATGGGGATTCATATTGGGTTAGGTTCAGCTTGTGGTTCTTTTGTTGTGCAGGATTCTCATGTGATGAAAGGCTTAGGGATTAATGAGTCTAACACACATTTTATACGGATAAGTCAATATGGAGATTATGACGGCAGCGATGCCGATTATGTACTAAACCAGATAGAGAAAGTGTTATAAGGAGAGCATATGTCCTTTGAGTTAAAGACAAAAAAGAAGATACCTAGTGAGCACGAAACCAAGACGAATATTTTGAGCATCGCTCATAACATTGGTTGTTATGAGGAGGCTAATAGAATTTATGCCTATCACGAAAGGGCGTTTGAGAAGAATGGAGGCTTGATGGCTTCGTCTCAAACGAAGCAACAGATAGCAGAAAGTCTTATAATGTCGCTTGCAAAGCTAAATGAAAATTTAGTGACATGGTTATTGAATGAAGATGGAGAGATAGTAGTAGGCGGCGTTCCTATTCTGAAATTTGAGTTGAATGACGAGAACTTATAATAGCCTACCATTTTTTCATCATAATGATTAAGGAAAGGCAAAGAAATAAAGGAAATATGTCAGAAGAAAGTAAAAAGACGTTTACGGGAGTAGTAGATTGGTTTGATCCAGATAAGAGCTTTGGCTTTATCACGCGAGATGATGGCAAGACAGATATTTTTTGTCACTACAGCGATATCGTGATGGAAGGTTATAAAGTTGTTATGTCGGGTGATAAGGTTCAGTTTGAAGAGGACTTTTCCTTCAATGGGAAACTCAAGGCGGGAAATGTTGTAGTAACTGAGCGAAAGAAGACCGCAAAGACAGTATCGAAGTAGAGGTAAAATGAAAAGGACTACCGATTTAGGATATCATTGCTGGGTAACGAATTTTACCAAGCGTGATATTTTAATCGGAGATCTTGGGGTAAGAATTCCCGCGAAGGGAACGGTTGATTTATTGGATCCCAGGCATTCGTATTTGAGTCTAGAGAGAGTAACATACTCTTTGGAGAAAGGCTCATTAGCGAGGAGAATGGACCCAAAGATTCAACCGAAACAAATTGGTGTCAGGCATGGCCCACCCCAAGTTTTACCAAAACGAGTGATTAGCAAATCAGAAGTTTCTTTTCCAAACAAAGATCGGTCTTTGGTAAAGATAGAAGAAAAATCTTTTCCAGAGCTTGAGCTTGATGCGATGGATGAGGAGAACTTTGCGGAAGAGATGGCTGAATCTGCACTAATGGATCATGCGCCAACTATGAGCCTCCTGAAATCAGAAGTACAGAAAGACAAACCATAATAAGAGGCCGACATGTTGAAGACAACAGCAACAATTGACATGCCTGATATCGAAGTTGAGTATGAAATAATTGGATCGTTAAATATAAGAGATGAAGTTTACAAGAAGTATGAAGAACTTTCTGATCGAGTGAACGAGATAATTAAGAAGAGTAAGCTGCGGAGCGATAGTAAAGAAAAATAAGACTAAGGAGAAAGCTAGCAGTTATCTAACGAATTATTCCCCAAAGGGAGGGTAGTCCTAATGTCACCCCCAACAGCAACCACAATTTCTTCTGAGAAACTTGAGAAAGTTCTAGAGGTCAACGCCAAAGCAATCGAAATTAATACGATTGTCAGCACGCAATACGAGCGTATTCTTGAGAAATTCAAGAGTCATGCTGACGAGGACAACGATCGTTTTGATGGGCTTGATGAGGTTCTTACTGAATTGAAGAAAAACAATCAAGCTTTGATAGCAAGCGGGGAGGATGTTCGCCGGGTGAGCGGTGAAGTATTGGCTCAGGTAAAGGCGATTGCAGATGTAGTTAACAAGGTAGAACGCTCGATGTTCAAAATCAGCGTTCTCTTGATTGGTTCATCCACACTTGTGTCCGCAATTGTTGGGATTATCGCAAAAGTAATCTTCAAAGTGTAATTCCGTTTTGGCTATTTTGCGAACGGTGCCTTTTATTACAACCGGGCATTCAACGCCATTGTTGAATATTTTCTTACATTCAACGGCACCATATATATCATACTGAATGTGCGCGAATCCGCTTGGGCGATGGAGTTTGCCGTTTTTGAGCCATTGTTGAGCAAACAGTTCACCTGTTGGTCTGTACAGGGTTCTTGTGGGTTCTTTGTCTGAACTTTTGCGCATGTGGTATGTTTCGGAACGTTTGGCACCAGTTTCGTAGCGGGTTATTTCATAAACTAAGGCGCCTTCAACATACCATTTTTGGTGTTTTGGTTGTCCGTTGGAGAAGTAGAATATTATCGCAGGCGCACCTACATGGTGGATTTCTCCAAATTCGCACCAGATTTCATTGCGCGTAATCCAGCGGTCTTGTGCTGCGTCGTATATTTCGCGCACAAAAGCCGGGCCATTTTTGCGGTGGACTTTTTCGTTTAAAAGGTAGACGGTTTCCCGTATCTTTTTTGTAGCTTCACGAACGCATATAATGGTGTTGCTACCGTCTTGTGATACATGCGTCTTACATGTAAACATCACGGGTCTCCATGTGGGCGAACTTTCGTTATACGATGCCCCATAGCTACAGAAGGTAGCACGCTTTTTGATGGAGGCAAGTAAGAGGGCTATTTCTCCTGGTTTTCGTCATCGTTCGGGTTACGAACGTTGAACACGTCGATGTCTTGCAGGCTTAAAAGCAGCATATCGTCGAGTTTTTTCTTCTGGGAATCGGACAACACTGGAAGTTCATCCTCATTGATTTGGAGATTTGCAAATTCTCGAAATAGTAATGTGAGGGCTCTTGTGTACGGTTCCTCGTCGGCGGTATAGTACCCTTGTTTTCTCAGTTCTTTGGAGAATAGAGCCGGATTCCCCAACAGAATGGCATTCCATGCTTTCTTGTATCTATTGTACAGTAGTGTTAGGTAGTCCAGTGCGCCTTCGTTCAGTGTCTTGTACGCTCGGAAACGAGAGTATGGATGGTCAGGGTAGAACCATACAATTGCTGTTTTTGTTCCATCTTTCTCATCTCTAATAGAAGTTATCTTGGCTGTGTTTGGATTTTCTTGTACGAGTTTTTTTGCGAAGTCGAGTTTGAAGTATTCATTACAAACATAGAAGGTATAGTCTCGACCATCGGAGAGAGAAGATTTGATGTTACCCATATTCCAGCAGTGCATTTTCTTGAGTCGTCCGGTTTCTAGAAAGCACTGTGCCATTATGCAAAAAATTGATTCTTTTTTTGGTACTGCGTTAAATAGGTTTAACCAAGCGTAGTGTAGCGCTTGGTAAAACTCTAAAGGCTGTACAGTTGTTATGAGGTCAGGTAGTTTTTGCGCCATACACTGATGGCGAAATATTAGAAAGTACTACTTGAGGAAAGAGGCGTTATTGGCTACTGGCTGAGGCAGTAGAGATGGTGGGGTCTTTTTCTGTGGTTTATAGCTAGCCCACATCTTTCCATTCTTTTGAGTAACGATGATGTTTGCCTTGTTGGTAAAAACGTTGAAGATAGCATCCATTTCGGCAGCGGCATTTCGTCTTCCGCCTAGAGCGTATCCTTTGAACAGGGAGAGTGAGGTAGTTGCTTTTTCGTTTTTCATAACTATGTTCCAAGCGAGAGACGAAGCAAGATTATTGTTGGAGCAGATTTCTTCTCGCTTGTAACCTTTCCAAGCGCCGCTTCCGACATGAAGTTGATACAACGAAATGCTTTGACCTTTATCGCAATACACTGAACCGATATAACAGGCTGTACAGTCCTGTACTTTCTCCCAGAACCCTGATTCATGTGCTGCGATTGATGCTAGAGCTAAAGCGCTAGCCTCATGGGCAGCATCTCCAGCAAACGGTTTCTTTTCAGAATCAGTTGTTTGCCAGATGTCATTTGTTACGCCTTGGAGTCTTTCTTTTTGGGTATCGTCTACAGGTGTGCCTCTTTGCGAATAAAAGCCCAAAATCAAGGCGAATAGGGTGGTTAGAAAATTGTGCATAATAGTATAGTCTCCTTTGTTTGACTCAATTACGAGTCATTTGGTTTATTAAGATAAGCTATTGTAAATTACTTTGCGGAATAAGAATTGGCAGCCCAACCGCAGCCGCCACTTTCGAGGATAAATCCACCGCAACCTTTTGAAATAAGGCGCTGAGCGGATTCTTTGTTGCATTCGGGGCAAGTTTTCAAGGGAGCCTCGGTAATCTTTTGTTCGGCTTCCCATTCGTGATTGCAAATTTTACATCTATATTCGTACGTCATTTGAACCTCAAAAAAACTTATATATCAAGGGTCTCCCATCCTTGTGGAACGACAATGCTATTACCACGGAATGGCAGCATGTCAAATACTATCCAACCGATGACTTTTCTGTCTCCGGCGTACTGTTCTTTACTTCTCTTCGTCCAGACTCTTTCCACTTTTTTGATACACTGAAGAGATTTTGCTCCTGTAATTTGACCGCCATCAACAGACACAAGCGTTGGAATTTCTTCGCCTTTCCAGGCAACAGCAGTCAAAGCGTGTGTTGCTAGGCCGCTTCCTACAATTACATAGTCTCCTAGTTCAGGCTGAATGCTCATATCTTTCCAAGGAGCCTGCCATGCTTTATGTTTTCTGGCGAATATTATTTCGGCCGAAAGCGCTGTTCCGTCGATATAGTTTTCATAAAGAGCCTGCATATCCACATTCATTCTTCGCCATAATCCACGAGCTACCAGACCGCAAGTTGATACGCCTTCAGTAACCCATTTTCCATTGACAAGTTTTGCTTTGAATGGACGGTCCAGATCCCAGGCATATTTTTTTTTACCCAGGATGCCTTCAAACAATTTTCTGGTGGGTTGATAGGCAGATACTCCAACCATCGAATACGCATTCGCTACAATTGCTTTGCGGAGCAGGAATGTGTCGGTTGGTCTTGGGATAGTAATTAGCGGGGTATTGCTATCGATCATAAAAAAATGCAAAATAATTGACTGAAATTGATTTTCCCGCTGGGAATAGAGCAGCATATCGTAGAGGAGAATAAGTTATGAAAATTGAAACCTTATCTAAGATCGCAACGGTTTTTGAGAAGCATCTAAAAAAATATGCTGATGAAGTGGAGCCGCAAGCTCTCAATGATTTTTCTCGGGCTGTTTTGTCTGAAGTAGTTAAGAATTCTGGATTCTATAATACCGTTCAAGTCAACGCTGGAAATGTACAAGGAAACCAATGGGTTGATAAAGGTAAAAAAGTTTGGGGGAGCGTTACTATTGGTAAAACAGGTTATATTACCGCAAAAAGAGAGTCGGGTAAACCGTGGCAAATTCAGCCTGCGACAACGCTTACAATTGATTGGAACTTAGAAGGTGATGCAGAAGCTGTGGCGGCGGTAAAGACATCCATTACAAACGACTACAACATGTTTGCTAAAAAGTTCTTGCTTCCCGCCTTTCAAGCAAAATTAAACGAGCATCTAACCGATCCCAAGTGGACAACGATTACGAATCAAGTTATTCCGGAAGCAGGAGCGAGCACAAGAGACAGCAAGGCGCAGAGAGGTTCGATGAGCGCTGGGATTGTTGAGATTGTGCTGGAAGATGAGTTTAAGTAAGGTCTTGTCGAATCAAGTCTGGTTTGTTGGTAGTAAGCTTATTTGTGTTAGTTGCACTACTACTTGTTCTTTCTTGAGAGGACACTTAACGTGTACTTCTCTAATGTCCTGATTTATAGGGGTAATTCTATAAAACTGTTTTCCTTTTTTACCTTTACCATTTGGGTTTTTCTCGCCAATGCGCCAACCTTCGAAGAACGTGAATGTAGGCTCTTGCATAGCGCCACACTCGCGTTCTTGCGGCTCGGGATTCCATCGAAAAAATGGACAGTCAGCACAACAAGTTACTTCTCGGAGCATAACTACCTCGCTAGCTTCCGTTTTTTTGATCTGCTGGATGAGTTTAAGTAAGCTCTTTGTTTCGTAAGAATTCCGCATATCCTCGGTCAATTTCAAACACAACCCGAAGAAGAACAGCATTATTTATCGTGCCTATGAGCTTGCCGTTTGCGTGGATTCGAGGCACCCAATCGGGAAGTTCTTTCCCATCGATATACCATTGGCAATTATCTGGCACAGATTGTTTGCTTCCTAAAAACTTGGCTCGATAGTCGATAATAGCTGGACCATCGTACCGGTGGTATCGATTATTAATGCCCCAGCGTCTTAGAGTGCAGCGTCCGTTGAGAGCAAATTGTTCTAAATATGGACCATCAACTCTATGGAATTTTCCGTTTTGTATCCAGGTTTTTTGGTGCAGATTTCCTTCTTTCCAATATTTGATACAAGCCGGATTACCATCGCGGTGACGCAGATGATGTTTATGATAAACCTTTTCTAAAATGATGCAAGAATCTAAGTCGAAATCAAACATATCTTTGCGACTCATTTTCGGAAAAAGATATGTAATTTGTGTTGGTTCATCTAACTCAGCATGGAAAATAAAAACGTTGTTTTGTATTAAATGACCGCGACAGACGGTAAGTTCAAAATTTCCGTCGGCATTGTAACGCTTGATGGTTTGGACTTCAGGCCGGTATTTAGCAGCGCAAAATGAATCATCTTTTATGAAATCACGCAGCAACATGCTTTCACAATAGCACGTTTTGGGCGATTGTCAAACGTAGATGGAAATTACAACGTGGGCAGAATTGGTGTTTTACGTTTGAAAGCGATGGCGATTAATTCAGCCGTGACTGTAATGCCAAATGTACCAATAAAATATCCGACAATTAATTGCCATAACGGCACCTGAAGAGCTTCAGACATCCAAGCTCCAAAGGCTACTGACAGAAAGACAAGGAACTGAAGGCCGATATGAAATCTTGTATTCCACTGAAACATATTTTTTACCTTAGTCTACGGAATCAACATTGACCGTCCGAATTTTTCTCGTTTGAGTTTTTCGGATTTGAGTTCCTGGTACAATTGCTTCAGCCAAACTTTCGCTTCTTTTTTTGTGATTCCAATTGTTTTGGTGGGATCTTTCCCTGCTAAATCTTTTGGACATGCGGGCTCCAGCACCATAAGTTTCTTTTCCGTAAAATCAAAAGGGTATAAACGACAAACTAACGGTTTAGTTTCATGAGGTAAAGAGCAGCCATCTTTCTTTAAAAAGATGCAATCTACACCATTTTTTGCTTTTTTGAGAACGCGACGTGTACCATTTATAATAGTTACTTCGTTCCAAAGCGGGTCATCCCACATTGATATAGCCTCAATATATGGTTGCCCGGCTGCGCGGCGTTCAAAAAATGGCTTTTTGTAAACGCATTGAATTCTTGCAATATCCCCTAGTGTAACAAAAGGCTCTGAATCCTGGCAGCAGGTTAGTTGGCGTTTGGAACATTGAGCGCAGATGTGATTTGTGCTTGTATTAGGCATAGGAATAACTTTACATTTGTGGGGCAAAATACCACATTGCTTTTTCATCGTGATCGGCTTCGTATTCTTCATCAAGAGGTCTTAGCCAACTAGCATCATAATCAGCTAACGCCTGTTCACAAAGCGCTTTCACACAATTGCTGTAGTCCCTGTAAACTTTTTCATTACGGTTGTCCCATTTTGCAAGCCTTCGACGAATCAACCGGGCAATTGCGGACGCTTTTCCTAATCCAGACTCTAGTGAGCCTGTTGTAAGCTCATGCAATTCTTCACACATAGAAACTAGGCAATACTCATAATCGCCTAAATCATCGATAGATTTTGGTTTCATGAAGTGCATATTTACCTCGTTTTCGTCTCGTGATAGCCGTCTAATGGAACCCAGTTTTTCCCGGTTTGTTCTTTGAGATATAAATATGGATCGTGCTTTGCAAGAACGCACTTTCTAATTTGTCCAAATCTTACGTCTGCAAGATAAACGCTTGTGTTGAATGAATAGTCAATTGCTTCTCCCTGCAATATAATTTGACGTGTTCTTCCATTTTCCCATCCTACGCCTTTATGTGTGTCAAACACAATAGGAATGTCTTCAGGAGCGTCATATAGATTTTGATACAAGTCTCCATTTACAAACAGGAATTGTCCGCTTTGCCCTACCTCATAACTTTTAAGAAGTCTTTTATGGTTCTCTTTAATGGTGTCCTGTATACTTGGGGTAGAACCATAGGCACATTGTAGAGTGTCAATTTCTGGGCCATCGACAACGGTACATCCAACATGAGTAATTTTGTCTTCATCGCCATCTTTTAATGGGTTAATTTTACATGTTTGAAGTTTCATGAATTCAAAATCAACGACAATTACTTCGCCTGCGCAAGATGTTTTGGGAAGCTTGAAACTATGTATTCTGCCGTCAGGCCAGCCAATTCCGCGCCAACGAGCAAAAGTCATATTTGGGTCTTTCCAAAGGCGACCATTTACAAATACGACATGACTTGAATTATCGCAAATCCATTCGCAATTTGCGGCAATTTCATTTTGAATTAATTCTTTGTTCATTTGTTTTCTTTTTCTTGCTTTGATTATTTAACAGAAGCAACAACAATTCCTGCAACTCCAAGCAGACATCCTATCAGGGCGTTGCGTTCTGGAGCTTCCCGAAACATACAAATAATGAGCAATGGTTCTACTATTAGAATCGACCCGAGGCTTACTGCGGTTACACGCCATATGCCTCCGTTTTTAGAACCAGCCCAGTATCCCCATAACAGTAAAGGCCAGCTTATGAAGCCCCATGGTAACCCTTTCCATAGGTGACCTTTGGCAGAGAGAAGTTCGCCATAGATGGCAAGCGCCTCGCCAGTAAAAAGTGCAAGCAGCGGTAGAATCAGCTTCTCTAAACCCATCCACATCATGGTTATTTTCTTAATTTCCTTAGGCTTCTATCCGATACAGTTGTGGGAAAAACTTTAATTTTAGCCCCAGCTTTAGCAAGAATATTTGATTTTTCTTCAGCTTCATATTTTGGAAGTTCTATAGCCAAGATTGAAGGCGCTTTATCTACGCTTTCTTTTGCAGCAGCGAGAGAAACATCAAAAATTTGACGAATAGCTTTCATTGCTTCAATGCGATTTATACAAGAAATCAATTCAATAGTGAATTCAGTTGCTTCATACTCGCGATCGAAAGGAATGCCGTATGCGCAAGCGACTGTTTGCTTGGGTATACCTAATTCATTCCATGTTTTTAGAGAACCATCTTCTTGGAATTCACAAGGAGAAAGAAGATCATCAGATGCCTTTTTGAGAGCGGCTAATGGGAACACTTCATGAATTCTGTCTAGAACACCAGAAATCATCTCAAGTCTATGCCCATTTTTAAATGCCGCCCAAATTTGTTCATCTTTGGAAATTTCAATTAGTTTGTGCCCGGCAGCAGCAATTAACGTCTGTTTTGCTTCAAAAGGCATTCCATTTTTGAAGTAATCCAAAGCAAGTTTTTCTAAGCGTTCTGACTCTTTCATTTGCTTACTTTCGGCAAGTTAGTTGTAAGACGCTTAGAACTTCGCTTGGGTCGCAGCCATACAATCCTGATGCCCAAGCTTGATTATTTTCGATGATGGCAAAGCCTCTATCTTTGATGATTCCAACATCGACAACGGAGGGAACTGTATTCTCTCCCAAAAACTTCAAAGAACTCAAAGCGCTTTCAGCAAAAACAGCAGCTTTTTCGCAGTTTGCAACGTGCCAATTCTTTGGTTCATTAACTTCGCCGTGATACAAATAACAGCTTACTGTTTTACATGACTTAGAGTCAACAAAACATCTAAACTCTTCTATAAATTCTACGGGCTCAGAAACGATAACGGGCGTATCATCTGGTGCAACGTCTGTTGGCGGAGGATTGAACTCACCGGGCTCATAAACTTTTGCAGGAAACAGTTTATAATCAGCAGGCTTGATGAACATAGATTTGTTAAAGGATAAATTGCGAACAGCCCTCAACAAATAAAAAGACACATCTCTTTTGAGATATTCTCTCGGAAGCAATGTTAGCCAATCAAATTTGTTTTGTTCTAGGCTCCAATCCATTTGCTGGGCAATCACTTCGCAAAAAGTTTGTGAACCGTATGGTACACCAGAAGCGTGAGAGTTAACTATTTCTTCTGGCAATCTCCAGCCAGAATCAGCGCCAATTACATCCCACCCTAAACTTCTAGCCATGGTTTGCATAGCAATGAGTTCATTATGAAGTCGGCCCGCTCGCGGTTGTGTAATAAGAATCATTTATTCCTTCTTTATGTTAAATTTATTTAAGCTGGCAGAATCAATTGAAATACCGAACCATATCTAATCAATCCTTTCAAAACCTTTTCCTCGCTCAGGACTGGTAGATACCATCTTAATTGGGGCGCGAATATATTGACCAATCTCTTCAACATATTCCAAAACAGAATTGGTTTTGATGGTGTTGTATGAAATGTCAGCGCTATTTCTGCTGGCATATTCCATAGCAAATGCATCAGCGCAATTTGTGGAACAATTTTCTAGCTTGTACTTGGTAGCGTACTTTATTTCCATACCTTCCAATACGTCAAACTTTGTCATAACCAATTCATCAAAACCATTGATCATGCAAAAATAATTCAAAACAAGAAAGTCTAACCACCCCACTCTTCTCTATCCTT